TCTTCTGCCTTTGGAGTTTCTTCTGCCTTTGGAGTTTCTTCTGCCTTTGGAGTTTCTTCTGCCTTTGGAGTTTCTTCTGGAGTATTTGGTGTGCTCTCAGAAGCTCCAGAATCGCCTGTAGGAGCATTTGGAGTTGACCCCTCATTATTACCCTCTACTGGTTGTTCAGGGGAAACTGGGGCATTCTGAGAAGGCTCAGAAGTGCTTGGTGCAGAAGTCTCACTATTAGGCTCAGAATTTTTTGGAGACTCATCTTTAGACTCTGCAGGAGTGTCTTTGGGTGTGTCTGCCTTTGGATTTTCCTCTGCTTTAGGTGTTTCCTCTACCTTTGGAGTCTCATCTGCTTTTGGAGTTTCCGAAGGAGTCGTAGTTGAGTCCGAGTTTGGAGTGGATACCGGTGGAGTTGTATCTCCATTGTTGTTTGTCGGAGTGCTATTGCTTGGAGCAGTAGGCTCAATCGTAACCGTAGGGGAAACTCGGTCAAAACCACCTTGTTCCTCTGCACCTACAGAACCAACTGTAGCTACAGTTGCTACCGCTGCGGCTGCTACTACCCCTCTCTTCACACTTAAACGTAAGGCTTTCTTACGTTTCATTTCTTTTGACATCTGTTATCCTCAGTCTTTCTGCTAGTTTTAAACGAAAAAGGGAGGCAAACTCCCTTTACCTAAACTTCATTATAGCACAACTTACAGTTTATGCAAGTCTTTTCTGTGCTAAAGTTCAATGTTGTCATAAATTGTCGCCACTTGGAAGATACCCTTGGCGGAAGTTGGAAGAGATAAAGAACGCTTAATCTCTGCGTTTACTTGTCTTTGCTCTCTTTTCTCAGCTACCGTCTCTTTTTCATCAGAGTCGAGCACACCTGTTTGCTCTTCTTCGTATTCTTCCTCAAGGTAATTCAAGGAAATAGACTCATCTACTTCTAAATTTGAAGTAGTTGCTGAGTTGTTCTCCATGAGAACCCCTAACAATTCATCTACTTTCTCCGGGTTTTTAAATAAATCAGAGGTTAGAGAGCCTGTAGTGTGAGCCGAACCGAAAGAGCGACCACTTGTGGATACCCCTTCCATAGCTGAGTATTTCTCAACTAACTCAGCAGTCTGCTCTGCACCAATTAAACCTCTACGAGCTTCAATACGAGATAAAACCTTCTTCTTCTCTCTACCTGTGTAAATATCAAGAGTCGGTTTAATACCAAACTTAGCTGAAATAATGAGTAAACCTACCAAGGAAATCGCAATGAGTAGGATTCCTAAAATTGTAAAAATGTTCATAAACCTACCCTCCAATTAGCGTTTTCCATAAGTTGTATTCAACTTATTGCGAACCGTCTCAACTCGACTTTGCAACTCAGCTTTTGCTTTGTTCTGTGCATCGGTTTTGCCAGTGTATGTGGATACCGAAGCAACTGCTTTATCAAATACAGAGGTCAAATCCTCTAAAGTCAACCCATCCGACTTCAAACCACCTGAGTAAGAGTCAATGACATCAAAGACACTTTGTAAGTAAGTCAACTGAAGTTGAGGGTCACTACCCATCTCAGACTCTAATTCACTTAAGGCAGACCAATATTTCTTGTACATACCACTATCCGAATTGTCTGTGATAGAACTTAAAATACCCTTCTTGAATGTACCCAACTCTAGGTAAATTGAAAGCAAATGTTGGTTCTTATCAGATACTCCAAACTCTTTTGCTTGTTCAAACCAAGGAACTGACTTAGTTTGTCCATTTTGTGGGTAATAGAACCAGTACAACTGACCTACTTGATAAAGTAAATCTCCTGCTCCTTCTTTTCCTTTCAAACTAGGAATATTCGACTGCAAAGCACCCAACAACTGAAACTCATCTTCACTTGTGAAGTGTCCACTAGAACGGTAAATCTTCACTAATTCACTGTAAGGTTCAACTTCATTAGGTAAAATCTTACTTGCTTTCAACAAAGAATCAATATCTTGCGAAGTCTTACCTGTCGCTAGAGCTTGGTTGTAAGAGTCTGTTGTAGACATTTGAGAGTATAGAACACCAGTTCCTAATAAAGCTAACCCCAATACTAAAGTTCCAAACAAGGTGTAGATGGTTGTGGCTCTCTTCTTAAGTTTCTTAATATAACCCTCAGACATCTTATCAATGTTCTTCAAGTCATAAATCATTTCCTCAACTGACTGATACCGGTCTTGGGGTTTAAAGGCAGTCGCCTTTTCAATAATTTTCTCTAAACCAACCGAACGTGAAGCATCATATTGTCGAATTGGTAAAATTGGTAACTTCCGACCATCTTGTAAGACTTCTATAGACGGACTATTTCGAGTTGCTAAGAAGTACAAAGTACGACCTAAAGCGTAAATATCAGAGCGCTCATCGAACCACGCTTCTTTTGTGCGCATCTCTGGGGCTGCATAACCTTTTGTACCTAGTTTTGGTTCACTACTGTAGTCAAAATCTGGACCAACTTCACGTGAGATACCGAAGTCCATGAGGAACAAATGATTTTCGTTCGACAACATCACATTGTGAGGTTTTAAGTCTCGGTAAATCACTTTAGGATTGCGATTGTGCAAATATTTCAAGGTATCACACAAAGCTAACCCCCAACGGACAATAGACTTTTCATCTATGTATGTTGTTTTAGCAATCAAGTCTCTTAATGAGTACCCTTCAACATAGTCCATTACAATCAACAAAGAATGGTCATCTTTTGTCATTTTAATAATACGAGGAATAGAAGGGTGAGACAAAGACTTCAATAAATTGACCTCTGCAATTACCGCTCTAGCTTGTCTCTCACCTTCTTTTGTACCTCGAACTGGGACTTCTTTTAAAGCCAAAAGACGGTTCAATTCAATATCTCGAACTAAATATACAGTCGCAGAACCACCTTGCCCAATTTGCTTTATCACTTCCCATGAGCCTTCAACTATATCTCCTACTTTTAAGTATGTTCTAATAGCCAAATAAACTACCTACTTTCTACTAACCGTGGATTACATAACCAATGGAATCCGAAATAAACTGCCAAATACTGCCTGCGGTTTCATACATGATACCGGAAACACCTAGTACACCTGCTAAACTGAAAATCGCAGCCCAAATTAAGGTGTCTCCCAAACCTAAACGCTTAGTTTTCAACTTCGCATTTTCTTTCTTGTCTGCGAACCATAAACCACCTGAACCGTTACGGTTTTGCTCAATCGCTCTGTAGTTAAAGGTTACAACCCTCATCGCCGGACTGTCAATATAAACAAACCAAGAATCCACTACATAAGCCAACAAGAGAATAGAAGGATACACTAAAGCTAACATGGACAAGACCATAACAATTAAGCGAGCGCCTTTAATCGTTCTCTTTTGTAAAGAAACTTCACGTTCTTCTTTCCATTTAGCAATACTTGTGGCTTCGTCACCTTTTAATTTTTCAATTTTATCCAAGCGACCTTTAAAACCTTGTTCTTCTTTACCATAGTCTCGGTCTTTAGGCATGTTTGGAATAGCGTCTTCAGACCAACCCTTCAGGTTATCAGAGACTGATTTTTTCTTCTTGTCTCCGCTCTCATCAGAGCCACTTACGGTTCCATATTCATCCTTAATGCGCTCATAAATACCTTCTGCCATTTTAGCACGTTTATCTAATGTGTCAGCAGCAGGTCTCTCAAAAGCTGCAACGAAATCGTGTGTAGCACCTTTTACATTAGTGGTTTTCTTAAATTCATCATAACTTTTAGAGGTTTGATTTAACTCAGTACGACCCCAAACACCATGAATATAACTAGACCAAAAGGTAGAACCGAAATCTCCACTCCCTTGCATCTCTTTATCCATATACTCAATGGAAGCTGCACCTGCCGTAGCTGGATCTTTAATGTCATATCCTTTTTCTTTAACCCAATTTTCGTATTGAGTTCTTCGAGGACTACCTGCAGTATCTGTCCACTGAAAGAGACCGAGACCTCTACTTGCTACATTGCCTTGTTCTTCCAAAGTCGCATCAAAAGCAGACTCTTCATTGGCGTTCCCCATCATCCCAGCGAAAGCTTCAGCAGAAATACCAAGCTCTTTTGCTTTCTTAGCAGCTCCTCGAATAGTCTTCCAACCATCTTCTGTAATATCTTCAACATTATTGTACCCAGCAAAAACTGTGGATACCGAACTACTCAAACTGAGCAAGGTAGCACCTAATAAAGCTCCTGAAATAACTCGTTTCTTTAAACTTGAACCCATAAAACACCTACCTCCGTTTTAATTGGAGTGTAAACTGCTAAATCCTCCAAGTTACCACCTTTAATATCGTCTTTATTTGAAGAACCTACTTGCCCTCCAAATTCTAAGAGGACTTTGTAAGAACCTGTTGAACTGTCTTCCACTACAACATAGCGAGTACCTACGTCATATAAAGTGAATGTTCCAACTACCTTTTCTGTATTGCTCAAAGATAGTAGTTTTTCATCTACTTTACTATTCTGAGTTAAAGAAAACTCTACACTAGGTGTATCTTCTAACAAACTGCTTGAACGCAAACCGATAGTGAGATACCCACCAGCACCTTTCATAATTTGTTGAACACCTTCAAAACCATAAGGTTTCGATTCTTTTGTCCATACTGCTACAACTTTACCTAATTTGTTCACAAGAACTTTTTGACTGTCTGAACCGACTGCATATAGACCGTTTGAAGTTTTCACTGCGGTTGCTCCGTCAAAAGACCAACTTAACTTCTTAGCAAAAACCTGTGCAATAGCTAGGACATTTTGAGGGGCGTTGACTGTTTCTTTTTCAAAGGTTATCTTACTTTCAGCAAGACCTTTCTTCCAAAACTGCCACCACTGTTTGTCTTTATTCGGTAATAAGAAACCTACACTATTGCTTTCTGCTAGGCGCTTTTCTCCTACACGCTCAAAAGCCAAAGTGCTATCTGCTTGAGACTCTTGTTGTTCCTTTGGAACGTCCGCGTCTTGATTGAGGGATACCCAAGAGAGTCGGTGTTGTTTACTTTTTTTCAACTCTTCTTTGTCATAAAGAGGTTTAACCCCTTTGGAGTAAATTTCTTTATCTAAACCTTTCACATAAGGTAAAGACAAAGCAGAGTTCATAGAACCTACAAAGTCACTTTCTGAACTGTATTTATACTTAAACAAGAGAGCTACTGCTTCATCAGCACTACCTGTCTCTAACAAACGTTGAGCTAACTCTGAGTCACTACTTACCAATTCCGAGACGAAATCGGATACCGAGAAGTTGTTAGGATTTAAACCAAAATCGGTGTTACGAACCCATAAAGCCATAAGGACACTCGGTAAGAAACCAACTTTCTCTGCTTGTGTTTTGACTTCTTCTTTTTCTTTCTCTAAGGTCTTTATCACAACACTTTGACTTGGCTTATTCTCTTCTGCTAACACACGTGTTGAGTTCAACATAAAAGGAGAACTACTTAACACAATACTACATAAACCTATTAAAGCTACTTGTTTTTTCATGAACGTAGACTCCTTTCTAATTCAACTGAAACTTAGGATGTGCAAAGTAGTGATACCCTGTCTTAGTTGTGTCGATTTTGGTATAACCTTTGCTTTCCAACTCAGCTACTTGCTTACCTCTAAACAACTTTGGTACAAGCAAGTCCAATTTTGCAGAACCTTTATATCCAACACCTACTAAACCTTTAGTTAATGAGTAAGTCAACTCATAGTTGTTTGAGCGAAATGTAACTAAGGTAGAATCACCTTCAACTTTACCTACAGGTTGAGTTAAGGCAAACTCTTCTCCTAATTTCGATAAAACACTTTCTAACTCAGCTAACTTATATTGACCCTCTAAACGACTTAATTGGTACTCTTTAGTATAAAGAAAGTCAGTTGTAGGCAAACTTTCGGATACCGACTCCAGACTTGGAAGTTGGTCGAATGATAAATCTTTATCAGTTACACCTTTAGCAATCGTTTGTTGGCGCTCTTGGTTCTTATCTGGTGCAATTTCTTTCACTGGACTAAAATACCCTGCAAATAGTATTAAAATCGCTAAGAATACAAAGAAAAACGCAATCAGAAAGTAAATCGCTTTGTACTGAACTATCCGTTTTCTTTCATACATGAAAGGAACTCCCTTCTTTCAATCTTACTAAGGAAAAAGAGGATAGTCTTTATCCTCTTTACTTGTTTACTTAGTGTTATTGTACCACATCAAATCGAACTTATCAATAGTTGTAGTCTATTCTTCTGTTGGAGTGGCAACCTGTGGTTTTGAATGACTAAGGTAAGTACCTGTATTGCTTGCATCGTAACGGTTAAATTGCAATTTATACCCATCAAAGGCAACATTGGTTGTGTCTCCCAATTCAAGTCCTTCAACTTTACGCTGAAGTCCAGACACCCTTGAGTCAAGCAAGTCAATGACATGAACTAAATAAGCGTAGACTGTTTTAGGGCGTTCTCCAAACTCTCCGTGGTGTTCTAAAATAATAGCTTGTAACTCACGGTAGAACATTTCATTGTAGGTCTCTTCAATCAAATCTTTGTACTTAGAAATAATTTCAATTCCTAAGTAAGTGTGAGGAACAATCGAAATCTCAGTATACGCACCGTTTTTCAACTCTAAAATTTTACCGAAATCATGAACTACTAAGCCTAGAATAACCAAATCTCGCTCTTCTGGACTCATAGTATGAAGTAACTCATATTCAGTCATGGCTACTTCTGCGTATCTCAAAAGTTTGCGAATATGGTTCAACAAACCTCCAACTTTACCATCATGGTAGCCACCGTATTGTGCAGCCATAGCTACGCTCAACTCTTTTCCTCGGTCACTTAACATGTGCAAAGTCAACTGAGCACCTTTCTCAGTCATCAATTTACGAACCAAAGCGCCAATTTCATGAGCATTTTTACTTGGATCAATGACTTCCATAAACTCAGATGGGTTGTAGTCCGCAGACAAACCACGGATACCCTCTAACTTAGCTGACAAACTCTCATTGTAATTTTGAATGGTAACGTCACCGTCACTCACATAAATGCTAGTGACTCCATTTTCTTTAAATTGAGACACAATCACATTATCAAAACACACAAAACGAATAGAGTCACCACCTCGGACAATAATCGTTCCTTGTAACATGTCTGTTTCGTTGCGAGTCTTTCCAATACTCAAACCTTGCAAAAGGAAAGAACCTTGGTGTCTACCTAATGTTTTAATATCAATCGTCATTTACTGCTACCTACCTAATCTAATCTAGCTAAACTGCTTAATTTATTGTGTTAAGGCATATAGAATATTGCCGAAATGTTGTCCTTTTGACCTTCCCCAATCATCATACGAGACATAGACTCTAATTGGTTCTCTTTCGACCAAATCAACTTCGCTTTTTCTTTCGTTAAAAACTCTGAAAAACCGTCCGAAGTCAAGAGGATACCTTCTCCTACTTTCAGCTCCAATAAGGAAGACTGTTGCAAACGGAAACCTCTACTCACACCAACTGCTTTTGTAATCTTGTGGCGGTTAGGGTGTTTCTTAATCTCTGCTTCCGTCATGTTTCCTTCTTTCAACTGATTGAAAGCCCAAGAGTCATCCTCGGTTTGCAAGTGCAACCCTCTTCGATTTAACACATACAAACGAGAATCACCCACTTGAAGAGTTAAAAACTGAGAACCTTGAACGATACCGACTGTACATGTTGTGGCTGATGTACCTTTTACATTAGCAAACTCATCACATAATCGAGAGTGCGCTCGGTAAATACCTTGAGAAACAACCTCTGCTATAGCTTCTAACCACGTTTGCGAAGGTTTCTTCTCTGCAATAGACTCTACTGCAGTGCGAATCGATTGAACGGTTAAGGAAGATGCGTATTTACCACGCACACCACCACCCATACCGTCACAGACAACCAAGACATAAACTGGTTGTTCTCCAAGTTCTACACCTGAAACCTTGAAACACCCAATGGTGTCCTCGTTCTTTTCACGATACCCTTTGACCCTTGAAGTGCCGTTGTAACCACCACGGTCTGAATAATACTCTAGTCTCATCTAATCTAAACCTCTTTCACTCTAAATGTTACTTCTTCTTTAGCAATCTTCAAAGTATCTCCGTTGTGAAGCTCTCTCAAATCTCTTGCGAAAATGCGCTCTTCACTTCTCCACTCAGAACCTTTCGCAACTTCATTTTTCAACCAAGTTCCATTGGTTGAACCCATATCTTCTACATAGAAAGTGCTTTCTTCTTCCTCATAGATAATCTTGAAGTGAGTGCCTGACATGTACTTATTATCTCTAAAGGCAATCGACTCTTCTACACCATCAATCGCTTTAGGGCGCTTACCGAATACCCATGTATCTACTCCACTTCGACTATCTAACTCAAAACTTTCACCTGTTTCTCTTGTTAAATAACCGACTTTGTGGTATCTGCGAGTTGGAGCTACTGTGTCTGAGTCGTCAAGTACAGAAGTCAATTCTCCCTCATCAATATCAGAAGTATCTTCATCAAGAAGTCCTGTGCGCTCAATCATTTCAGTATCTAGTGCAGTCAAGTCTAACTCAACTCCACCTACAACCTCAGTAACCACCTCTGGGGCAAGCTCTTCTTCAATCGCTTCGACACCTTCTAAAATCAATTTCAACTGCGGAGAACTATAAGAAAGCAAGTTTTCTGAGCGATACCGCAAAGACTCTTGACCTAAATTGTAAATAAAGTTCTCTGGTTCAATCTCTTTACGCTCAACCATGTCAAGGAAACCTAGAAGACGACTCAAGCCTTGTTCATCAACATTTTGGAAAGGTTTTGCGTTTTTCAATAAGGTGCGAACTAAACCATAAAACCCCGAACCCTCTACTGTTTTCAAATTCAAAGGGTAGACCAAGAAGTAAATATTCCCTGAAACATCTAAGAAAATATTATCTGGTGACCAATCTAAAAATGAAGGTGGAATTTGTAAGTCGTTTGAGAGCTGCAAGACTGAACGGTAAATATTTGCAATCAGCAAATAAAACTCATCAATCGTAATAGCTGAACCGAGTCGAACCCTCAATGAAATCAAACCCTCTAAATCATAACGAAAGGCACGTTTTTTCTCATTGTATTCAAATGGTACACTGGTCATGAAACCACTTGAACGCAGAGCATTGACAATACCCTCATTGACTTGTTCTTTCTTACTCAATTCCAAAATAAGAAAGTGCTTGTTATCTTTTGAACTATATTTTAAAGAACCCAAATTGCTACCTCACTGTTCCTATCTGGACATAGGGGATACCTTCAGTTACTTGCGACACAAGGAGTACGAACTGTGTTTCTAAGGTAAAACTAGTCTCACCTTTTAACTTCTTCAATACTTCAGTCATTGGCAAAGCTCGACCCCGCAAATCAAACACTCGTAAATTACGACCTTTTACTTGAGACTTCAACCACTCTCCTAAAACCTCCGGTTCCAAAATCAGTTCATTTTCTACTTGAAGTTGGAGAACTGGGAAGGTCAACATATCTTCTAAAACTGCTTTTTGAGTGGGAGTTATAGCTAAATGAGTCGAACCTAACTGTGGTTTAGAATGTTCTAATTCACTACCTACCAAATCATCATTTACACTATACAAAACCTCTCTATCAAAGCCAATCGTTCGAGGATACACCAAACCGGATGCACTTGTTAAAGCGTAAGGAACTTCTGGCCATTTCTTCAAAGTTCGCACTGCTAAATCTTCCTTGTAAGGACTTTCTTCATACGATTTGCACATACAAGCTCTTACAACCCATCGACCATCTACTTTCGCAAATCTTAGTAAAGAAAGCTCTGGGGAATAATCTTCAAAAGTTACTGGACTTAAAGTTCCTGTTAAGTGAACAATCTGCCCTAGTAGTTGGTCTTTCGGAACACTTACATAGATAAACCCTTCTGTAATCAGCTCTCCGTGAGATTTATGATACCCCAAGAGCGTTCGTGCTTGCACAATCTTAACTGCTGATGAAACTTTCACACCTTCTCGGAAGAATTTACGAGGGTCTACTTCACTCACTAAATACACAGAAAGAGTGAGCGAAGAAATTCGCCCCTCTTTTGCTACTTCATTCAATAAATCAAATTGTTTCATATACTTTATCCTAAGTAAGTCAAGGTAACGAAGATATTCCAATACACTTCTTTGTCAACCATTACCAAATACGAAACTGCATCTAAAGAGTTGCTTTCAACCTTTTCTCCAAAGCGCTTTTCGACCACTTTATACAAAGGTGCATCTTCTCCTAAATACTGATGGAAAATAGCTCGAAACTCTGAAACCAAAGCAGAAACATCATCACAAAGCAAACCAATAGTCTGCACTTCTCCTTGTGCTTCTAAAGTTACTGAGAGTTTGTATTTAGAACCACCCTCAATCATGTCTACACTTGTTTGTAACAAGTTTTCTTGTTCTTGTTTAAAAGCTACTTCATCTGCCAATAAAGACTTGAACGTTTCTTTTAACTTATGTGTATATGGAAAATCTGTTGCTACGGAAACCATTGATACCGCGACCTCACTTATCTACAAAATTGCTAACATTTTCTGACCTGAGAAAACTCGGTCTTTATCCAAATAAAATTTATGTTCTAAATTGCGAACCAACTGATATAAATGGCGCAACTTCTCTTTCTTGAAGTAACCAATCACTTTCTCTTTTGGAGCTTCATTTGGGTCAATCGCAAGAACCAAAGTCATACAAACTTCGACAGATTTTTCTCCTGTCTCAGACTCTTTCTCAAAGTCTTCAAAGTTCTTAGTCTCACGTGTACTTGAAGAAATCAAACCTTTAATTGCATCCATAGTGACTGTAGACATTTGAGACTCTGGAGTTAGGCGCACTTCGAAAAGTGGATACCCTTTCTCCAACTCAAAACCAATACGAGCTACTTGTTTCTCTTTACTTTGTAACTCAGCTACAACTTCTTCGTTGGTCTTTATCGAATCTGTTGAGCCTACTTCTAATTCTTCCAAATCACTCAGTTCATCAACTTCTTCAAGCTCCTCAGAGCTTGTTACTTCTAAATTATCTAACAAATCATCTAGCACTCATCAATCTCCTACAATAATCAATTACTCATATTATAGCACTAAACTCCAATAAATGCAAGAAACAAGAGAAAAATTCTTGACAGAATTAGGATTTTCACCCTGCATCATTTAAAGGCTCTCATTTGCTCTCTAACGCATTTCAGAAAAAGAGGGTAACTTTCTACCCTCTAATTCTTAAAATCGCTGAGAAGCCAAAATAAGACCTCTGAGACCTGTTTAAATTCAAATTACAAAACAAACTGTCGTGCAGTTCGAACTACATCAGAAAGAAGCGCTTGAGGAATACCGACTCCTGTAAGTTGAGTGAACTTGTCTTCTCTCTGCAAGTAGAGAATAATCTTAACCAAAGGAACAGAACCATCATCTTGTAAGAGCATGGTATTTAACTCTGCGTAAAGACCGTCACTATACTGCAAGTACAAGACAGAACCGTCTGCATTTAATTTAGAACCAAAGTCCATCAAGTGTTCTTTCAAGAGTTGAACTCTACGCTCACGCTCTTTTTTCTTCTCTTCTGCTTCTTGACTTTCTGTTGCAACTGCTCGTTTTTGAACTGTTTCTAAGTCAGACAAGTCTCTGTATTCTTTGATAATAGATTGTTCAAAGCCGTTTCTCATATTCCAAAAGAGTTGCAAACGCTTGTGAATGTGCAAGTCAGGTAGATGCAAGTAAATGTATTCTTTACGCTCACCACCACTCAAGTCCTCGAAATTATCTGGGAAGTCGAGGATACCGCTGGCTTGTTGCCAACTGTGGTCAGTCTTCGTAAGCTCACCCAACAAATACTTGTTCAATTCCAAAGCGTAGTTTACTGGGAACACTCGGTCTTGTTCAATCGTGTCTTCCGTAAATGCAGTAGAACGCAATTTGTTCTCCACATCTTCTGCGTTGAACTCATGAATGCGCTGTTCTGCCCAAACCATGAACTTATCAATATCACCATCCCAATCATAGGCATCTAAGTTCCACTCCATAAGCTCTTGAAGTCCAACTTGCCACTCGGTTTTCTTCGCAGTGTACCAAGAATGACCTACTCCGAAACCTAAATCTAATGGACAACCACCCTCAATTTCAACCATAAGATTCTTACGAATCAAACCTAAAACCACATGAGGGTGAATGGTGTTGTGAACCTCAATAGTCGCTTCATCATGAATGAAACCAGTGAGCAAGATTTTTCCTAAATACCCTTGTTCTTTCAAGTCAGAGAATAAATCGACCATTCCCTTTTTATAAATATCTGCCGCAGAACCTTGGATTGGGTGGTTCAAAGCATAACGTCTGATTTGACTCTTGGACACTCGATCCTTGTTGTAGAAACGTTTGCTACCAAAAATCGTAGTTGAATACCCTTTACTCAATGCAGTTTTAACGTTCTTCTCAAACCAACCTTCAACCGAACGTTGGAATGAGAAGAACTCTTCTCTCTTTTGAGCTGCCTTGCGAGCATTTTCTCTTGTGCGCTCTCCAAAGAGGACTTCTCCGAGCGACATGTCCGACATGCCGAAGTTGATACCGAATACAAGACCTTTGGACATCTTACGCAGTTTATCCGTAACCTGCTCTTGCAAGAGACCATTCAATCGAGCAGATTGGAAACGGTGGTAGTCATTGCGCCAATCCTTAAACATTTCAATCAAGGACTGCTCTTTCGACATAATCGCAATCACTCGGTTTTCTTTCGAAGCGTAGTCTGTATCGACCATATAATAACCGTTTCGAGCGGTCATCTCTTTTTTTATCGTGTCGTCAAACCCTTGAATGTTCGGTTTCTTTGTTGACAAACGACCTGTGACCTTGAACATATCTAAAGCTGGGAAACAGAAACCTTCAATAAAGTTCTCTTCGACCTTATCTAAGAAGTTGGTGAAAAGACGAGCAGTGTTACGAGGAGACTCCAAAATGACCGTGAATGGGTGAATAGGTGCGTTCTCCTCTGGTTTCACTAAGAAACCTTTCTCACCCTCAAACTCAATCTGAGTTTTATAGCCGAAAGTTGCTCCAAAGATATACTTAGTTGCAATACGAAGAGTGTCAGTATCTAAGTCTGTTAACTCTTCAAACTGTCTGTTATCTACCAAACAAGTTAAACGAGCAAGACCGCGTACCAATTTCTTTTGGCTTTCATCTTTCTCTAACTCAGCTAACTTCTCTTTATTCTGAGTGTGACCTAACCAAGACGAAAGCAAACTCAAGGAGCGAGTGACGAAATCATCAAAACTCAATCTGAAGTTTTCTTTATCTGGTTTAGTTCCCTTATTCAAAAACTTCAAAGCAGTCTTATCAAGAGTGGAATTTCCTGATTTTTTGCTGATTTGTTCCGGATACCCAAGGTAGTCATAAGCAATGGTTTTGTTCATTGGAGAGTTTACAGAATAACCGCTCTTTTGTGCAATATACACATTAGGATAATCTTCAAATTTGTAGTGAAGAACCTTTTCTCCCTCAGGTAAGTCATAGTCCAACCCTAAAACCATAGAGTTGGCTTTTCCTTGAATAGCGAATAGACCATCTTCTGTGTGTTGAGGTACATGAATTGCTAAGAACTCTAATAAGTCTCGGTACTCTCGGACTAACTGCTTACCATAGTGCAAACGGAGTTGAGGAACGGACTCCAAGTTGAGATGCATTCCGTAAAACTCAGAATAAGCTGCCACACAAGTAAATCGACTATCATGTACAACTGCTTGCATCATGTCAAAACCAGACTTACCAAGTATATCATTCTCTAAGAAATAAAGAGCAATACATAAGGTATTATCCGCATCGGGGCAAGCATAAAAGCCTACAAGCTCTTCTTCTAGTTCATCAAATGTACCACCACATTTTTCATAAGAACCACACTTTGTTAAGTCATCAAGCTCTACCGCTTCTCTATGCAAGAACTTATCTGTTACAGCTTTCAAACCATACTCTTCATTGTCACGTGCAGAATAGGTTTTACGCATAGCAACGAGTGTATCAAGCCAACAATCGTAGACGAGACCGTGACGATACCCCACCTTCCAGTCGAAGATGTTGTTGTGGGCTACGACCTTTTTACCCCCTAAATAGGGTTGCAAGTATTTCTCTACAAAGAGTTCAATATCACCCCCACAGACATTTGGAAACTTCTTATGCGCTAGAGGAAAATAATAAGAGGTTCCGGGTTTTGCAGATAGTACCGCACCTACCATAATCGAACCTTTACCGTAGAATCCTCTAAAAGTGAAGTCCAGACCTGTGGTCTCCGTATCGAACGCAGTTAGTTTTGTTTTCTTGTAGTCTTTCTCAAGTTGCTTAAATACTTCTTCAACTTCATGAGGTTTAACAACTCTATACTTACCAGTCAACACCCTCTCACGCACCCACTCAAAGTTTCGAGGTGTGCGTTGTTCAACTTTGGCTTTCATGTTCTCTACTTCAATGACTTCTGCCATTGTAGTATAGAATGGGTTGACAGAACTATCCAAACCTTTCAAGTCAGTTACAACCTCAATTTTAGGTAAACCTAGTAACTGTCTTCTTAGATTATTTGAAATCTCAGTCTTATAAGCCGTACCAATCGAGTCCATACGAATAACGTCCGAACCAAGGAGGGATACCCGCTCCTGATTTGGTAGGAACTCAAAGGACGAGTCTTCTACAAATCCGAACTCTAAGGACGTTCCACTTGTTAAATCTTGAGTTGCAAATCGCAAAGAGCGAACCAAACCATATTTACGCTCAATAACCCCTTTTCCAAAAGGAACTTCAAATTCAACCCTGTCTTCTACATTTTCAAGTTCTTTCAAACTTAAAGCCAAGAAACCTTTGCTCCCCCTCATTTCATTCTTGAGAGTCTTAGCGTAACTATACACTGCGTACAAATAAGCAAACAAAGCAAATGAAGGGTGTTTTTGGAAAGACTTCGCAATAGATAAATCAACTCCATCTTCCCCAAATAAAACCTTTGGTTTAATTAAGCGTTCCACTGTAAAGGAAGCTCTTGAAAAAGTAGCCGTTCTATAAGTTCGACCTAATTGCTCTGCTTGACCTTGCATAAGCATCTGAGCAGACACACCATCTTGAGCTACCAAACGCAAGAGACCACCGTGGGTCAAATCCGACAGATACCCTTTGTAGTTGTAATCTTGACCTTTATAAGTAAATTTAATCTCTGAGGTAAGCACAAAAATCTCCTTTCAAATTTATTCTAAAACCGTTAAAGAACTTACTCTTCTTCCACTTCATCAAACCAATCCAAAGCAGAGGTGTGTTTTGTAGCTTGTTCCGTTACATATTTCTCTTTATTGTAACGGTCTGCAATTAAAAACCCAGCTTCTTTGTTGTATTCAACCTCTACCGAAATTGGTAGACGGTTAAAGACCTTCAACAAATCTTCCAAGTCTTTCACATAAATCGAATTACAATAACGCTCATTCAAATAACGAGCAATTACCTTACGACCCACTTCTACAGATAATACTGACTCCGTGTTATATGGGTGTTTTTGCGTATCTAAATACTTCAACACCGAAGTTAGAGCTTCTTTTGTAAACTCAATCAACGTCTGAGTATTTGTTTCTCTAGGAACAGACACAGACTTACGCTCAACCAAGCGCCCTTCTGCGTAGAATACCCAAGTCATAAATCCGTTATTTTGACCTACACTTACTTGCAACATCTTTAAAAGACCTCAACTTTCTATCATAACTTCCTTACCACAAGGAATCAAATCAAACTGAAATACTTCTTTGAAATAAACTAAGAAGACTGGGAACTCTCCGGTATCTTCTTTAAACTCTAAGTACATAGTTGAACCAACTACCCCAATAAAGCGACAATCGAAGTTCAAAACTAACCAACTTGCAAGAGTTTCTAAAATCAACTCTTCTAAATTCCCTTTCAATACATAACCTTTGTAGGGAATATTATAAAAGGTCTGAGAACCTAAATCAAGTCGGAAACTGTGGGATACCCCAATCTCTCCGAAGTAATAATCAAAGAGTGTATCTACATAAGCACTCGTATCTAACTTATAAATCGTGTAAGAGTTAGAACCACTTACAGACAACTTATTGTCTTTCATGCGAGTCCTTATCGGTTGTTTCTTATAACACAACTCACTATCTACTAAGTGACTCTCCACTTTCAAATAAAGAAGACTCGCTTCAATCAAAACTTCCTCACACTGCAGATAATAACTAAGCCACGTAGAAACTCTCTTCTCTACTTCTTCATTCGGTAAACCTACTCGACCTACTAAAGACACTAGGAATTGCGACCACCAAGTGCGATACCGCAAGGTAACTGAATTAGTTTCAAGAGTGGATTGTTCAATCAAACCCTTAGACTCAATAAAACGCAATATCAAGACTGCTTTTAATAAATAAAGCAATTCTTCTTCATTTTTCAAAGGTTTTAAAGGTTTTGTTCTTAAGGAATCCAACCAATTAAACCAAAAGGACTCAATGCCTTTATTTGTCTTTACAGTGCTAGGTGAGAAATCTTTATCAAAGTCATATACTTCAAAATCTTCTACCAAGACCTCAGTTGGTTGACTGATATTTCTTCGAGCTATGTGCTTAACATAACCTTCTAAGTGACTTAGTGCAATATCTTCTAAGTTCAAGAGTCGATTTAAAACCACATCTTGAAAACTCTCTAAAGTCTTATAAGACCCCAATTTTCGAGCGAGGGGATACCACTTCTTACTTAAATCAAGAGCAACTACTAAAAGTAGAGACTTATCTAAGTTCACTTGTTTGGAGTAAGGGTTTAAAATCAACGGTTCACTCATATAACACCCCTACTTCCAAACTTTTATCTACTTCGCTATAAATAAAGTCCTTGAACTCATCATAGTGCAGCAACTCTCCTAAAGTCTCTACAAAGACCTTATCATTTTCCTCAGACAAAATGTCTACTAAATACTCTTGGCTATCTCTATCACCCTCTAATACTTTCTTCAACAGAAGGCGGAAATTGAGACCATAAGTATTCTCGAAAAAGCGGGATACCCTATTGTATTCTTCAATTAGTTCTGCTAACTCTACTCGAAAGTCAAAAGTATCTACTGTGATCTTATTTAAAAATACTTCCCAACGGTGGACAGATTGTGGAACTAAAGACATCTCAGAACTCAATGTATTTTCATCTACCACTCCAGAGGGTAACTTAGACTCACCATCTTCTCGGACACCAATATTAAACTCACCGTGGCGAATTTTATCTAACTTCGTGTGAACACTTGCTCGGACACTTTCGTCCCAACCTGTATAAATAAATTGTTTTTCGCTCATACCTGACCACTCTTTATCCAAACGCTTTGTTACCAAAGTATATAAAGAGTCTTTGACATAGTTTATATGTTTAGTCTTAGGTAAATACTGACCAACCAACTCTAAACTATGTTCAGATAAAGTCGTGTTCATACTTTCCATAAAACAACCTGTTAGAAACATCAGATACCACCTGTTCTAATGACCTTTGGGTAGGTACAGTCTTCAATCGGTACTTCTCTTGAAGAGTCTTTACTTAGAAAAACTTGAGTTGCTTTATGTGGTTCCGAGTCATAAACCCAATCTAACTTATAACTCTTAGCAAAATTAGGAGAGAACAACCCACAATAATTCTGCCCTTTATACTTAAAGACACAATTACCTACTAAGCGAACTTGCTCTTCTGAAACCCTCTGTTCTTTCAAGAGTTGAGTCAGCTCATGAACACTAGTGTAGTTCAGACCCAAATCTAGTACATACGTGACCCCCTCTACCAACTCAACATCTTGCAACCACGAAACTACCTCGGTTAAATCCTTGGAAGTCAAGTCAACCGAAACAAAGATAGGAACACCGTAAGAAAGCCACTTGTTTTTATCGGATTGGAACTCCTTGAAGGATACCCCAATGGCACAAACAGAAGGATTTACTTGGAAGTTCTCAGAAGAAGGGAGACTCTCTTCAACCTCATCTTGACCCAACATAAAGAGCAAATTAAAGAAACCTACTTTGTTCTCAACTTTTGGTTTTACATACTCTTTAGTAGGCTTCAACCACTCTAAAAAACTAGAACCCCCTTCAGAAACAAGAAACTGCCAAACAGGTGAAGTATTTACATCTAACTGCAAACCCTTGTCTGCTTTGTAATCGTCCATTTTAACTGCTTTTACTCTCACTGCACTAAACCTCCATTTTTCAATCCGATTAACTTAGTTGCTTGCAAGACAAAGGATACCACGTGGAACTCCTCCGACCACTTACGACTACCTACCAAGGACATAAAGTTTACAATCTCCGTCATAGACAACCCATCAATTTGCTCCAAAAAGCGAGCGTACTTCCCTATACGGTAATTATTGTACTTACTCATATCAGGTAACAAACCGATCTCTGGGTAAATCTTACCCTCAACTAGCAACTCTTTTAATATCAATATTGCCTTAAAAGACTCTAACAGAGACTTACGAACCGTCTCAAAACTCCTATGATGAGACAACTCTAACAAACTCTGCAGTTGTTTCTTCTTGTATTGATCCAAACCTCTCTCTGTTTTAGTGGTTGAGGTCAACATACTGAGAGCAACCCTCTCAATCTGCAAAGAACCAACCCCAGCTAACTGCACCAAAGTCGCATTATCTCTAATTTCAATACCGTCTTTCAGACTGGATAAAATCGTAAAAACGGCATCAATGTCTCGAAGATACCGCTTGGTAACTACCCCATACATTTTCTCAGATAATTTCACAGATCCTTTCGCTTTAGTAGTCACATCATAAATGTATTGAAACTCACTCTGAGTCATATAGGTACTGAACATAATATCTGGTTGAAAGTCCACCAATTCTTTATTGTATCGAACGTTTTGAAAGAGTTTATAGTTCTTATACCCTACAACTAACCGTGTAAACCCTACAATACTTTGTAAGAACTTCACAGTCGCTTCTGCTAACTCTGTCTTTTGTTCATCAACTACAAAAAGACGGTAAGGAGAACGAAATGGACGAATTTGAATCGATGCGTCCATCTTTGGTAACTCATTTAAGTCATTTACTCGAATAACCGAAGAAGAATCTACTTGAAAGCGTTTCTTTACCAAATTGGAAACTAAGGAAAGATACCGAGTGCTTTTTCCATAGACTAAAACAGAAGCGAACTGCGCCTCTGGATTTAATAAATCATCTAAATGAATTGCCAAAATCTAATCTCCTTCTTTTTCTAATTTTCTATGTTTCATTTTATCAAAAAATCCCCTAAGTGTCAAGTTTTAGGGGAACTTTTATCAAATTTCATAATTAAGAGTTTGCAACATTTCTACGACCACTGCTTTCATCTCTCGTTGATGGTCTAAAAAAGCTTTAACTTCACTATTTGGAACTTCTTTTAAGTCTTTTAGTTGGTGGAAACCTAAATCCACTGCACTTGTTAATCTACCCTCTATGTTTACTCGGCGATTGCGGACACCCTGTAAGTAAAACTCTTCTAAATGCTCATAAACTTCTCTAAACAAAGGTGATAATTCTGGGGAGTTTAAAGCAATTTCAATCACTTCTCGGTAAAACTGAGGGCAAGCACCCTTAGATACCCAAAGTTCATAATCTTTCATCAGAGCAAGTCTTGACTCACTATCTGTATTCTCTTCAATAGCTTGTTTGACCTTATCCTCAGAGACAAAGAAGAAGGGATTGACATAGTTTTCCTTATTCATGTAACCCACTTCTCTCAAAGATAAACCGTAAAGTTCACGATTAATAAAGAAAAGTAGAGCAAAGTTTGGATAAATCTTGTTCCAAACCTCATCAAATTTAGGAATCTTGGTTTGTGAAGTTGCTACTTCTACTGGGATATCACGTGTAAATTTCAAAGCATAAAGGTAAGTCAACATTGGGAAATACTCTTCTTTAATTGACCTAGTTGCTCGACTCTCCATACTGAATATCTCGCAAGTTGTAACCAAGTTCTTAGCTAAACTTAAATAAGACAAGCTAGAGAATTGAAACACACCTAAAGGAGTGTACTGTCTTGGAGATAAATCATTCGAAACAATAGTTCCTTTACTATCAATCTGTTGCAAAGAAATGTGGTTTCGAGTATGGATACCCTTAACCCAATCGCTCGCAGTCTTTCTACGAGTTTTTAAGTAGAGAGGTTGATTATAGAGCAAATCACCATTTGGGGAATACACAGGTAAGTCAACCAAGTCTTTAGAACCTTTTCGATTTGTAGACCAACGTGTAGTACACAAATAATTAGCTCCTACATCTGAACTACCTTGAAAATCCGCAAGAGGAGACATAAAACCACTATGAAACTCAAAATCTGTTGCATAATCTTTCCGAACTTCAAAGGTTCTGTTGTTCAATAGGAGAGAGACTGGAACCATCCAAATTAACTCTGCTTGTGTTAAGTGATGCACTTGCACCAAGTTCTTTACTTGCCACATAAATTGGCTATATAAATCTGCTGCGTAACCTTTTAATTTCAAGGAACTTAGGCGCTTGGCGACAGGTGTGGATACCCCTCTGGTTGAATAAGGGGGGTTCATTAAAATAATGAGTTTTTCATTGTTCTGTAAAACTCTCTGCAAACTCTCTGGGAGTTGTCTTGAGAAATTTTGAATCAGTGGCGAATCAGTAGAACCTAAAAAGTCTAGTTGAAAGACTGTTGTTTCTAAGTCCGGGCGCTCTTTCTCAAAACGCTCTTTAGTCAAGCGAACATCTTCTTCATGTAGAGTAGACAAATACACATGCTTACACTTAGGGAACTCAATCAAGAGGTTTCCTGTGCCACACGAAGCGTCCCACACTACATAATCTTCCAAATTTGGAATATCACTTAACAGTTCATGAGCTTTTCTACCCCAAAACAAAGGAGTGTAAAATGAACCTTCCAATTCTCGCTCTTTTTTGGACATACCTAAATCTTTCACAGAGTGACTTGTATCTAATAAACCTACTGATTTAAGAAGCTTTTGATTATTCCCTAAGAATAGGGCTTGTTCTTCTGTTACATCTTTTGAATTTACTTGGACACTTAGAGAACCCTCTCCTTCGACATATTTGTCGAAAAATGCAGTCAGATACCGCAGTAACTCTTGTCCTTTTTGACCTAATTTAACCACCTAGAATACTCTCCACAAATAAAAACTCTGGTATTTTTCCTGTGCGCTCATAATAAACCATTGTTGCTTTAGTAGGTACAACCAAAACAGTTACCTTTTCATGTACTAAATCTTTCAGTACACCCTCAGGAATTGGCTCCACAACTACATCATACGCACCTCGGTTTAACTTACGAGTCAAATCAATTCGAGTTTGCAAATCCACAGTATCTTCAATATAAACGTTAGGGTTAGAAGTTTTCCACTCTAAAACCACATAACGTTTATCCACTACAAGCATCATTTTACTCTCACCACCTACCTAATCTGTCTAAACTATAATTTGTAACCTAATAAGTCTCTACGGTAAATGTTGAAAATTTCGAGATACCGCAATATCAAGTCCTCAGAACCTACGCTGAGTCCAAAGATAGTCAAATAACCATCAAAGTCTAAGACAATATCTAACTCTGCATAAAATTCTTCTAAGTTTTCGTATCGATCGCAGATAGTTGGAATAATATCTTCAACCATAGGAAGAGCTAATGAAGTTAAATACTGCTCTAAAGTTAAGCTCTCTTTTACCGTTTGCAACTCAGACTTAAATAAGTCAAATCGAGAATGAAATTCACTATCTGAAATCTCAACCGAAATTTTATCTAGGTTGTAAAAGTCGGAAATAAACTCAGACTTCCAACCAAACTCACTCACTAAACGTTCAAAAAAGCTATAGCTGAATTGTGTTAAACCTAGCACCTCACAAAAAGTTACTGCACGTTGATAGTACAAACCTCTACAGAAAGGGTTAGGACACTTCAATACTGATAAATCCAAGCTCAATTCATACTTTAAGTTACAATGACTGCACGTTTTTGGGAAAAGATACCCGACCTCAGAGGAAATTCCAACTTCTTTTAATCTATGTTCTACACTCATCTATTTACCAATCTTTCTCTGGAAAAGCACCTGTATAGCTAATTTTTACTAATACTGTAGCACTTTGCAAAGTTGCTGAACCGTAACGGTTTAATTCGCTCAAGAATACCCTCAAAGTCGTATCATCAATTTGACTGAAATGTGTGAAAATAGCATCGTACAAGCTATCTGTTGTAAAGGTTGAAAGCTCAGACCAAGCACAAGGGTCACCCACAGTTGCTTGGGTATAAGTTTTTACTGTAATTACTGTTGACATACTTATCTCCTTTCTAATTGGTTTTATAACGGTCAAGTTAATTTATTTTACCACAAAACCTTGATTTGTGCAACAAAACAAAAGAAAAGTGAGAACTGAAGTTCAATCACTTTCTTTGTATGTGTTATGCAGTCTGTTGTTTAGTATAGCAAACCTTAGTAGGTTTGTCAAGGACATCAAGCTATCAGTCCGAAACTTGTACCGTTTCAGTCATGTTTCCTAACATAGCAAGAACTACTTCGTCAGACTCAATCGAGGTTGCAGATTTAATCTTGTTGATTTTATCTTGGACTTCTTCTGCAGAATCAGTTTCAGAAATTACAGGTTTTGTGCGATACCGGACATCCACTACTGTTTCCCCCATTAGTTGAGCTAATTTATAGTCTTCGTCTTTAGCTACAAAGACTACATTAGAGTTAAATTCCGAGGTTGGATTATCTTTCAAATAAGCTACAATTTTGGACTCGTCTACATTCAAAGGATTTGTTCCTAGAGGAATGGAAGGTTGAGTTAATGTGGTTTGAAGTGTCAACCAAATTGAGGATACCCAAAGTAAGGTTTGTAGTAACAAGTTAATGAACACCGTGCACCTCCTTGATTTTCTTTAAAATTAGCTCATATTTACTGCTGAATTTCTGCCAGACTCCATAAGGAACAAGGTCAAATGCAATGCAGTCTTTTGCAGTTAGTTGAGGGAGTTTATCCCACAAGAAATCATACAGAGCTTGACTATACTCATGAACTAATTGAGCTTTATTTGCTTTTGCTTCTTCAAGTTCAAGTTCTGTGGTTGCTTGAATGACCCAATCGTTAGCGTTGCGGTAACGTTCGTTGAAGTCTTCTATTAGTTTGTCTAAATCGTCATATAACATTATTTTACCTAACTTTCTAAAAATCTTTTCTTTGTAAACGCACCGAATACAGTTTCTAACTCTACTTTGGTGTCTATACCGTTGCAATCCTTTGGATAATATTTAACTAATAAATTCAAAAATCCTAACAATAAATTGCACTTAGGTATGTTTTTATCCACTACTTCAACAAAGTAACGGACATCAAATTGAAAATAATTTGGATTGATATAGGGAGAAAGTGTAGATACCGCAAGTTCATAGGGTTTAATTTTGTAACCGAGACCTTTTATGAGGTTGTCTAAATCGAAATATGCACCTTCTGAGACTCCCAAAGCAAGTCCATTGTCAAATATAGGGGCGAACCTAATAGAACCATTAGGAGCTAAAATAATGCCGAAATTGGAGAGGTGCCGGTCGGTGTTTCGGAACATCACATCTAAAGTTAGTAATCTCAACATTTCTTCTCTGAACGACTGACCGATTGTTTGTTGAAAAACAGAGTCGATAAAGTCTAGTTTGTAGTCGAAACCTACTAGTTTTTCTGTAAGTGGACTCACTTGAGACAATAAATCCTTAAATGAAATAAACTGCACCCCTTTTTGTAAAAAATTTGGAGAGACACAAGTGCTTAAATCAAAAGAATTGACTGAAGTGTACTTAAAGTCGTAAAGTACAAAATCTTCAAAAGTTAAGTATTTGCAAGACCTTAAAAATGTAGAAACTAAAACTTCCGCAAGAGCTTCCCCACCCTTAAAATCTTCTTTGTACCAATAACCACCTTTAGGGGAAGTAAATTTAGTTTGATACCCTAATCTTGAAGTAGGTTTAAACATATTTCCACCTCCTCATATCACAGTCGAGAAAGTAAGAATAAACCGAAATCTCATCTTCCAGCGCCCGACACCAACTAGGGTAACACTCACCCCGATTAGCACGTGAGTCTGTTATGGTTAAGTGTTCCTTCATCCATTGTCTTATTTCTTCTGATGTAGAGTCTTCACTTAAATTAAGCAAAGTAAACTTATGATGTATCGTTTCGGACTTCACAAACGTGAAATGATACCCTTGTTGGTCTTTAGTAATATAACCTAACAACTCATCATAGCAGTAAATTTCTAAACGAGAGTAAGTTTCTCTGTTCGATAGTTTGAACATACTACCTCCAATCTGGTAGACCTTGTTTTAAATCTTTTTCTTTTGTAACTGTCATTATAAAATGAGACTCTGGGCGTTTCTTACCCATAAATGAAAGCTCAAAATCAAAACAAATCAAAGGTGCAACAAGAGCGTGGTCTGACGTAACTTGAGGATTTGTATCTGAAAACTTACTAAAGCAAACCTTAACTAGAATCCCTTGATCTGACTCAACTGTGCCGTATTTATAAAAACCATTAGTATCATCCTCTAAAATTAGCACTTGATTGAAAATAGCATCAATTTTACTTCTTACTGTTTCACCATCTGAGGTTCTATCTCCCCAATACAAGTCCGTATGTAAAGCACTACGAGCAAAACCACTATAATGAGTACAATAAGCTGCAAAAGTCTCATAAAGTGCCTCATAGTTTATTTCATCAAGTGCAAAACTAATTCCATAGGATTGATACGGATAAGTGAATGTTGCTATTGCTTTTTCTTTACTTACTTTCATGATTTTCAAACCTCATCTAATTTTCTTTTATTATATCACAAAAACCCTTATAAATCAAGAAAAGGAGAACTTTTGTTCTCCTTAATACTTTATTTTAAAATACTTCAATCTTTAGTTTAAAATACTTCAAGGTCTTTTTCCGCTTTATCCGAAGTATCAATACCCAAAACCTCAGTTGCGAAAATCGTATTTGCTGCAAGTACATAAGGTGTTACATATAAACCTAGTAAACCACCTGTTGCAAATACTCCTAGACCCCACCAAAAGAAACTCAAGTTCTGTACGAACAAAGTCATTTTATGACCTTTCATCTTCTGCTTACTTTCTTTAAGTAGTACAAACAAACCAAGTTCTTCATTCGTTTTTGCTAGATAAACTGCTAAAGTGTATTCGTAAGTTTTTATCAAACCGATAAAGCCACCAAATAGTAATAAAGCAACTCCAAGCCAAAAGAGTAGACCAAAACTATTCGACACCAAAGCAGCGACAATTAGACCGATACCGATTACATAAGGTAAGAAGAACCACAAACCAATCATGAACCCTACTAACAAACCTGTTTTAAAGGTGTGAGCAGTTAAACTTCCGAACATATCAGAAATTTTACGACCTAGTTGTTTTCCTACAGGTTGTTGTTTCGTCAAAATGTCAAAGATATAAAGGCTTGCACACAATTCATAGAGCAAAGCTAATCCAGTTGTAGCTGAAGATACCCCTGTGGCATTTTCATTAAATGCAAACATCAAGTTCACCAAGGTTAAAACTAAAGTAGGTAAACCTAATGCTAACCATAAATTATCCTTAGCAACCCTTTGTTTTGCTTGCTTTTTAATTTCCTGTCGTGTTCTCATAACAGTCAGAACTCCTATTCTTTAAATTCTCTAACAGTATAACAAAACTTGAAAACATTTGCAATAACTTTCTTGAAAGTGAAAAATAAAGAGAGGAAAACCCTCTCTTTACTTAAATTTCTACAAATGAAGTATCGTAAACCGAACTGTCGTTTATCATCAACTCTAACATCTTATCTGTATCACCGTCAAGTTCATAGAAATCTATACCACGGTCAATTTCAACACCATCTACATTTTTAATTACATAGTGGTAAGTCGCACCTTTCATATACTCATTGTAAATAACTAACTCACGGTTTACCATAGTTAAAATCTCATTTTCGATAGACTTCGTAATACGCTTAGTCTTGAACCAACGATAAATTTCTTCACGTGTTGCAAAAGCGAAACCTACAAAGTTTCTATCTGAGCTATAAATTGTAGTAAATTCGAGAGTTGGAGAATAATCTAACGAGGTTGTAGGACTAACAAATAGAGGAACCGCATAAACATTCCCATCCTTATAAAGACGAGAAACCACTTCATCTATAAGTTCATGCAATGTAGAGACTTCGGACTTTATCTTTGTCGTTAGACCTTGTTTTGTAAGACTATCTATAAAATCAGACGGATTAGGGTATGAATGTGGTTGGATTGAATCGTAGTTTGGGTGCCACGTAAAATACCTACACAAAGTACGAGTCCACTCATCACTTAAAGGAACAACGTTCGGTTCACCTCTATAAACAAGCATTAAATCGCCAAATTCATTCTCTAATTCCATATAAACTTCTGTTTCCATAACTCACACCTCAACGTACTTCAACTTCTTGAAAGTTTTCATCTTCCAAGCAACAAGCATCCATCACAATGTCTTCAATAAAGTCATTCTCAAAACCGTAATCGTAAAACAAGAAACCTTCGGAAAGTTGTTCTCCTAAATTGTCATAAGCAACATAGTCATAGACTTTACCATTTAAGTAAGCGTTATAAACATCTAAGTATTCTTGTGTTCTTCTCTGTAAGTATTCCAACTTAGCTTGTGTTAGACGAGAAATATCAAATCGAGATTTCAATTCATCTTTATCTAGCCATGCAAAACCTACGAAAGAACCTCTCCAATCTGAATAACTCTCAGAACTTCGGAAATAATAAGCAACTTGATTATCTAAACGACCGATAAAGATAGGAAAAGCTACCAAATTCTTTTCTTTGAATAAACGCTCACTAATGGATACCGCAAAGTCTAGCTCAGCCCAACCTAAAGCTACAGACTCTCCCAATAATTTATCATAAGAACCTAAACCTAATTTGTCATCTACAAAGGCAACCAAGCTCTCATACGGAGAATTGTCCTCAATAGGCTCATAACCGTGAACAAAAGTTGTTAAATTAAAAGATACATCTGCATTATCAAAAGGGTGTGCAGTAGTGTAAATCGTTTTAGCTAAATCAATACGTTCACCACATTTATTTACAAATCGTCTTACTAGATTATTCATAATTTCTCCTCACTCAATTCTAAACAGAAACTTCTACAAAAGACGTATCTGTTGTACTTAAATAACTCAAAACCGTTTTGAGCAGATAATCTGGTTCATCATCTTGGTCATAAAAACCATAACACGAATCCATAAACTTACCATTAGAGTCATATAACTCAAATCCGTAAGAGTCACCTCTAGCATATTTATTATAAACATCTAAATCACTAGAAATATGTGATTTAAAACATTCGACTAACTTAGAACTAATCTTTGTTACACCAAACTCTTGATAAATCTTCTCTTTTTCAACCCAAGCAAAACCGGAAACTGAACCATCCCAACGGTCAATATTGTTACCTAAATAGTAGTGAATATCACCATGATTGTAAGAAAGGATAGGAAAAGCGAGGATACCCTTACGCTTACCTAATTGTTCACATAAGATGTTTGCAAACTCTACTGAGTTTAAACCAGACTCAATACTCTTCTCTCTATATCTATCAAAAGAACCCTCTCCTAAATAAATGTCTATAAAGTCTTCCATAGTCCTATAAGAGTTAGGTTGAATAGACATATATCTATGAGACCAAGTGTAGAAGTTAAATAAAGTGTCTGCGTCCGCTAAAGGGTTACTTGCGTCCATGTCATAAACAATCTTTAAAATCTCACCACTATTATTTCTATATGTTTTATATACTTCACTCAAGTTTTTACACCTCAACTGTTAAATCTAAACCTAACTTCGCTAAATCATTAAATGCTCTACTTGGATTTAGAGCAGACTCAGCGACTTTTGCTTTAACCAACTCTCGTAGTTCACCTTGCAAATAAATACTTACAGATAAATCATTAGTTACCAAAGCAATATACACTGCATCACTCATATAATCAGCATGAGAACCGCCTAAATCTGGATATAAGTAAACAAACAAATTAGAAACCATACGAGCATTTTTCTTCACAAGTTCTTTGTTATTTGCTAATTTTTCTACAAAGATTGCTTCATCAAACTCTGAGAATACTGAATCAAAGTTCCAACCTTCTCCTGAAATGTCCACATCTTTTGCAATCTGCTCATGTACTTTTTGTTTGAATAATGCTTTTAATTCAGTCTCATCAACCTTATGACTTAATTTCTCAAGGTAAGTTGCATAAGACTTAGCTAAATCTCCAAACAAGCGATTTACTTGGTGGATTTGGTATTCCTCAGTTAAACCAAAGTCTTTATCTTTAAAGTCTGCAAAGCGAAGAGATGCGATACCCTTAGTTAATGATTGAACAGAAATGCCATATTTCTTAATCTTGCTATGAAGTAAATCTCCTACAATCATATAACTTTTCTCAGCGGAATATTCATTATCTTCATGTAATACAGTAATAAAATTCTCAATAGTAGCAAACTCTCTATCATTTGCTCTAAAGGTGTGATAAATAACACCTTTGCTATCTTTAGCTAAGTAAGCAACACCACCAAATTTAGTACCATCAGAAAATGAAACTGGGTCAAGTAAAAAGGCAAAATCAGTTAAGCAATTATCCTCCAAAATCTCATCAGAAATGGAGATACCGTTGTACAAATCTTCGGCTTGTTTACTTGGTTTTTCTACAATTTCGTGCATCAACTCTCCATTCAAGTCTCTACCTGTCGGAATAAGCTCTTTTCCTTCAAGTTCAGATTTGCCCGGACCTTCTTCAATCGTAACTGTAAATCCACCTGCTTTTACTTGATTTGGTGCAAGCTCTTCTTCTTTTGCACCCTCAGTCAAGTTGGTTAAATTAGGAGACTTCTCAGTTTGTTGCATGTTGGCTACTTCTTCTCGTATATGTGGGAACTTGGTATCAAAGTAATTCAATACGTCTTCAGTATGGTTAATCAACCATAAGTATTCAAACTTGTTACCATACTCAACTAAACTTTCCATAAAGCTCACTCTAGGAAGTACCGTTACGCAGTAAATCTCAAAGGCACGTGCAAACACCTCTGTTGGAGTTAAGAAGTAATTCAACATAGAACTTTTGTAAACTCCACCGTCCGAGAGATTTTTCTGATACCCTTTAAGGAGTTGGCGGAACTCATCAGACATAGACAAGTTCTGGTCTTTGTCGTAAGTGAAATCAATGTGATGTCCGTATTCGTGGAGCATAGAATTTACATTGCGCACACTAATGGTAATACAATCAAACGCTGGGAAATACACACCATGAGCTTTTCGATGCTCAATCTTACGAAAACGCAACTCTGGTTTATTCTCTGAGTGCGGTAACGCTTTGTAAATCAAACCCCATTGTTCTTCAATATCAGGAAGTTTCTCTAAGTCAAACTGCTCATCAAACTCCACAAAACCAAAACCATACTCTAAGAACTTAGTTGAATCCATAGCAGCTTGAATTTTAGTAGGGATGTTTCTCTTAGTTTCAAACGACTTAGCGTAGTCTGATTTTTGAACTCTGTCATACTCTTCCATAAGAGTAATGTTAAAGTCATCCAAGTACAATTCATACAAATACTCAGCCATAACTTTTAACATAGTCTTATTTTTAGCTGGTGAACCTAACAAGTAGTTACCTAAACTGCGCATGAAAGCTTTATAAATCAAGTTCAGAGAGTTCTGATTTACAACCTCTTTAAACTCTTTACTTTGGCTGTCTTGCGGTAAGTTTGGATACCGAGTGGTATAGAAGTCCTTATTTTTAGAACCATTGTACTTAGCTTTAAATTGTTGAGAATTGAATGTAACCCAATCTTTCAACTTATCAGCTACAACTTCTTTCGGAATCACATCTAAGAAGTCCAAAACAGAAGAAAGTTGTGGAGCATAGTAAATACTAAACTTGTAGTTAAAGAAGTGATTAAACTGTGAACGAGTGATATAAAGCTTTTGAATAAGCGTTTTGTAGTGCGAAGAACGAGTCTTTGGTTCAACATCGTTACTAATAAAGAAAATATGCTCATAATCTTCTTTTTCTTTATTGAACCAACCGTAAACATAAGTGTAGAAAATGCCGTTTTCACAGTCGGCATAACCGTTTATGGCGAATCTCTTCATCTGATTAATATAAGACTCACGCTCTTCCTCACCCCAAACTTTCTCATCAGAATTTAACTCCACAGTAGGAGCTTCGTTTGGAGAATGACGATACACTACCCCAATTTGACGGAGTTCCAAGTCTGGTTGTTTCCCACCAGTTTCTGTACTGAAAAAATCTAAGTTGCTCTTATCAAAATAAACAACCAACTTTTGCATGACATCATCCACTACAAAAGTTCTATCCGTATTTGTCTTATTTAAAGCGTTAAACAAAGACTTAATAAAGCGCTCACCGTTAGTTGGGTTGTAAGTAATGGACACCCCAACACCATGTGCGAAACGGTCTCGCAGTAAATTTTTATGTAATTTCATGGCTAATGAAAACCTTTCGATTTAATCTATAACTTATCAGAAAAGGTATGCAAGAAAATCCAGCATACCCTACCTACTCATCAAATTTTATTTTGAACTCACATCTAATGCAGTCCTCAAAGCTAAGTCATTCTTAATGTCTTGTCCGGGGAACTTATGCACCAAACTTTCTTGAGCTTTCTTAGCACGTTCTTTTCGAGAATACCCTTTCTTCTCTCCTGCTTTAATCGCAATATAAGCAAGAGACCAAGCATTTAAAATCCGTCTACGGAACTCTTCATCCATAGTATCTAAATGCTCTTTATCGGTAGTCAAAGTACCCATTTTCTCCATAGTGTGCAACAAATGGTGGCAACCAATACACAAGGTAATCAAGTTCTTTTCATCATCCGTTCCACCTGCGTGAACTGGAACTTTATGGTGAACCACTAACTGAGACAAGAAAGCACCTTGGTTTTCAACCTTATCTTTAGAGCAACATTGACAAACCATTTTATCACGAGCCTTAATCTTATTCTTAACCTCTGGCGTTAAATCATCATCACCGTCACCTTTACGGTCTTGCACAATGCCCTTATCTACTGCATCTGCTTGTTCTAAGGCACTCTCTAAAGTCAAGTTATCCATAGAGTTATCTGCTAGTTCAAGAAGTTCATCTACCTCTTGGGCGCTCAGTTTATTGTTACCTGAGTTTTCACTCTCGTCTGAACCACTCTCAGAACTTGAACCACCTTCCTCATCTGAGACAACTGCTTCCTTACCAAGCTCAGTCGAAGAGAGGATACCCTTGTGGTCTTCTTCCTCAAGTACATCACGCTCTTTCCGTTGTTTTACCAACTCTTTGTAAGCTTTGTCTAAGGTGTACTTCCCTGCAAACAACTCGGTCATAGGTTCTGGGTAAGTATCTGACTCACTGCAGACCTCTTTTAATTTCAGAACGTCACCACTCTCCAAATAAGGGTACAAACGCTCAATTTGAGAGAACTTCAAACCATATTCGTGTTCCAAGGTAGAAAGTCCGTTCCAAATCTCTTGGTAATTATGTTGTTGTTGCTTATTTAGAATTAAACCAAGTAAAGGAACTAAACGTTGTGCTTTCTCATAATCTGCAAAGTGCCATACAAAAGCTGGTATAGTTTTATAGCCATTTCTTGAAGCACCATAAACTCGACGGAGACCTGAAATCAAAGTGTACATTTCAATCTCTTCACCATCTACCGAAGGTAAAGCCAAAACATCAATCGGATTTAACACTCTACCGAAGTCTTCAATCGAAGCCGTCAAACCGTTTTTCGTTGCAAAACGGGCTTTTTTATCGAACTCTGTAATGACAATAGACTCAATCGGTAAATCCATACGCAATTCACGGTCGTACTTCAAACCACTTAAAATCTTGTCAATATCCTCAAACGGACTAAGTACCGAAGGCGTTTCGGATACCCCTACAATATCTACTGGTGTTTCTACTTCTAAGTCGTCTAAATCAGAAATGCTCTCAGAAACTTCTGTTTGCTCCGTATCGTGTTCTTCTTCCGAGTCGATATTTTCCCCACCTACTTCTTCTAAATCGACTGTGGGCGATTTTGAGACTTCTGGTGACCACTCTACAACTTCTTCTCCAACCTCTGAATAAGGTGCTACTTCTTCTCCAACTGGAGCTTGTTCTTGACTAGAGGATACCCCCACCTCTAAGTCATCTAAGTCTCCCCATAAATTATCTTTATCCAAACTAACCTACTTTCTTAACAACTGATCTACTGAACGACCATTAGAATCGCACACTGTAGTTATACCCAACTCTGGTGACGACCAAAAATAAATCGGACTTTCTGGCTTTAAACCTAATACTAGAATGTCTAATGGACTTTCTAAAGGTAACTCTAATACTGTGTGACCTGCAATTTCAATACCTAAATCTTCACTGTTTTTACCATGCAAACCTAAATCTAGGCTACTCTCTACTAATTTAGGTTTGTTGTTTGCAAAGTCATAAAAACCAAAATAATCGTTACCTTCAACCTCAAATTGAGCCGTCACATCTAAGTAAGAAACAACTGCAAAAGGTTTCAAACCTTCTAAAGTCTGTTTCCAATGAATGTACTGCAACTTCGCTTTCTGAGGATTTACAGACCATAAAATTGGGTTGACTACTACACTATCAAATCCAAACTCTTTAAACTTTTGACTGTGATGACTCGCCACACTGACTCTCAAATTTGTTGATAAAGCACTGACATCAGCGAGGTCTTCAAGTAAGGATATCCAATCTTCTACAATAGAATTGATATTTTGGTCTGCTTCTAAGTTATATCGAATATAAGGCAACGTATCAAAACCTAAATCTTGTACAAACTTGCACTCATCATCACGTTTTGCAAAGTTCAATCCAAACTCAATATACTCAGAAGCATAAAAACGAATAGTCGAAATCAACTGAGGGGTTAAGTCCAACTTCGTATAGCTCATACTAGGAGTCAAATCTTCTTCAACAATCGAGGTATACAAGTAACCACAAATAGCACTCTTCGGAATTTGAGCTAGGTCAACTAACGTTGTCAACCCTCTGCGCTCTAAATAAGGAAGAACTAATCGTGTACAGTCCACACCTTCTCGCCCCTCTTCCAAAGAAATTGCACGTTGAAAGAGACCATGCTCATAAACTAAAGAGACTTTGTTGTTGCTTAGAAAGACTTCCACATAAAGCTCTACATTCTCTTTAGCTGCTAACTCTAATAAACTCACATAATCATCATAGAAAGGCTCCGCCTTAGTTAGATACGGAAGTTGAGCCATCTTTTGACTCTCTTCAACCAAGTAAGTATCACCTTTTGGTAAGCGAGCTTTCAACATATCTTGGTATTGTAAATAATCTCTACCTAGAGGTGTATCTTCTGCTCTTAACAATAATTGCTCTCTCAAAGACTGTAACTCTTTTTCGAGCAAATAGTAGGATACCACTCTGTGTTGGCTATAGGTTCCATTAGCTAACTCTTTATCTAAAGTGTTGACTAACTCTTCTCGTTTATTTAATAACTCCTTTAATCGTGTACCAATTTCAACTGCACTTGGCACAATCCCTAAAAACGGAGACACTTCAAGCTTTGTTTGCAAAGAAAGGTCAACCTCGCTTTCATTTACTTTTTGTTAGTTTATCATTTTTCCTACCGATTTGCAATAACTAAAGCAAACTTAGAAAAAGAAAAACAGCAAGCTCTTGCCAGCTTACTATTTAATCACCAAATAACAAAATACCATTGAAGCAATACCGAGTGCTATGACTGCCATGATACCGAAAAGTCGGAACAAACGCAATAAGTTGATATTCAACTTAGCTAATGCACTGGTTTGGTAAACTTCTCGACCGTTCTTACGAATAGAACTTGCAGCAGACAAGAAGACCAAAGCCGTACAAGCCATTAAAATCATTTCAATGACTGAGACTGTCAAAGCATAGAAGTTGGTAATTCTTGCTACAGTTGTAATCAAGGTAATCTCACCACTGATATAATTGCTTGAAATAGTATAACCTAATGTGTAACCCGCAGTGAGTAACACCATCGCACCTAAGAAATACAAGAAAGGCGCATTTGAGATTGTTCTTAATTTAAACTCTTTCCTTTGATTAAACAAACCTTGTTTAAATAAAGCTAACCGTTCACTCAATGTACCGTCTACCAAAGACTCATATACAAAAAATACAAGCCAAAACATAACAGAGACTAAAACAATACGAGCAAACCAACCACCTGATACCCCTATCAACTGTCGGAATACTTCTCCTCTAATACTTGAAACATGTTGATCCATAAAGGACAACCTCTACTTTCTAATTTCCTAATGCAGTCAAATCCAAACCTTTTATTAAGGCTTGACCTGATTGTGTGGGTTGATATTCCAAAACATAGTGAATATTCTCCACTTTACAATATAACGAACCACACAAGTGACACATAGCACAAGAAACTGTCACTTGTGCTTCACTCTGACCGTTAGACACTTGAACCGTTTGAACCTCTGAATTTAGGTAATGAAGTCCATCTTTGTCAAAGTGCTTAATGATTTGAGGAAAAACCTCATCTTCTGGGAACTTTGTCAATTTACTTTCGTAACCTTCCCCAAACAAGTAGAGAAAGGTTTGTCTTATCAATTCTGTCTTAGAACCAAGTGCCATGTAGACCTACTTTCTAGGTGAACTACTCCAACCTATACTATCATTTAGAGGTAGGAGATTCTTGGGTAATATGCAGACTTAATGCTTAGATTACTAACCATCAGAGGTTACATAAATTTACCAAGCTAACCCCGTAGTCCCTACGGTTGTAGTTTTTTTTAGTATTAAGCTAAACGCAATCCTTCATTGAGAATATTGATACTTGCGTTAATATCCCTATCATGGTAACTACCACAATTGTCACAAGTCCACTCTCTGATTGAGAGAGGTTTCTTCCCTGAACTAAATCCACAATCTGAACAAAGTTGAGAAGAAGGATACCAACGACTAATTTTGGACACTTGTTTTTCGTACCAATCAGCTTTATATTCCAACATTCTCACAAATTCAGACCATGAAACATCGCCAATAACTTTTGCTAATTTATGATTTTTCATGAGATTTTTACTTGATAAATCTTCAATACACAAAATGTCGTGGTTCTTGACAAGATAGGTACTGAGTTTATGAAGGAAATCTTTACGCATATTAGCAATTCGCTCATGTATTCTAGCAACTTTTACTCGCTGCTTTTGATAGTTTTTACTTTCAGATAGTTTTCTACCTGCTTTCTTAGCTGCTAACGCTCTACGAGATAAAATCTTTTGTTCTTTAGCTAGTTTCTCTGACAACTGCTTAAGAAATCGTTCATTACCGATTTTCTCTCCAGTCGAGAGAATAGCAAAATCAGAAAGTCCAAGGTCGATACCGACTGAAGTGTTGGTTTTAGGTAATGGAGAAATTTCAGTTTCACACAAAATTGAAACATAGTATTTTCCAGTTGGTGTCATTGAAATTGTTGCATTCTTAATGATACCTGTAGGTTGACGGTGTGCTTTTACTCTCACCCAACCAATTTTAGGTAACTTGACATAACCGTTTTCTAATGCAATACTACCTTTCTGATTATAAGTCTTGTAAGACTGATTATGGCTCTTTTTCTTAAACTTAGGAAAACCAAAACCTGACTGAAAGAAGTTTTTATAAGCATTTTATAAATTAAGTTTCACAAAAGCTAAAGCTAAACTGTCTACTTCTTTTAACCAAGGAAACTCCTTCTTGTATTGAGCTGGCGTATTATATAAGGTTTCTCCTGTTTCTTCATAATACTTAATCTTATCCGCTAACATCATATTCCAAATAGCCCTGGAACAACCAAAGGTTTTAGCGAAAAATTGCTTTTGTTCTTGATTTGGATATAGTCTAAACTTGTAAGATTTTTGCCTAATAGTCATTTTTCTTATCCTTAATTTTCGATATATTGATGAATAACTTCAATAGGTGCACCACCACTAGATAGTAAGCAAAAAGAACGTGACCAAAACATATCTTTTCACACTGATAACATAACGAGAAAACTAAATGTACAGTTGTATCGAACTTCATCTATAATATTAAGTTTCTTAGACTTTAATTGATTATATTTTAACACAACAAGGAAGGAAAAGCAAGAATTGTTTTTATCTACTGAAACTTTAAGGAATATTTGTTAAACTGTAACCAAAGCTACATTGACTACAATGTAATACATATCAGACTCTTCAAAAACTTCAGCTTTCACACCGAATCGACCAAGGTAGGGAGTTTCTAACAAATAAGACTTAGACTCAATCTCATCTTTACCGCAAGTGTCTACCCACGTGTGGATTTGATTTTTGGGGATACCCTTGACAACCTCAAGTGGGTACTTAGCATATTTCTCAGCTTTAAGCTTATCTGTGTAGACTTTAACCGTAGTTTTCCTACTCAACACTTGCGGTCTTTCATCTAAACCATAAGTCTTCACACAATGGATTGCTAAACCGACTGCATCCAGTTGGTCTTGGTAGCCACTCTTCAAATAAACCTCAAAGGAATCATATTCTCTCCACTTATTCGCCCAAGGATGTGCCAACGCTTGCAAGCATAAAAGAATTTCTTCTTTTTCTACATTGTCTTTAGACCAAACTGCTTTCTTTAATGGTGCTATACCTGTTTCAGAACGCAAAGTAGCTTTCCACGTTTTGTTAGAAACTCTAAAGAATCTCTTAGCTTTTAGGACACCTTCTGCCAACAAATAATCAAGTGTAAAGTTCAATGCATAGGCTACAGAAGAAGTTTTTGCATTGTTACCTAACAAAGCCTCTTCAACACACAACATGTCTAACTCCACTTCTCCTTTTAAAACCTCCATAAGTAAAAAGTCTTTCAACTCTTGCATCCGAAGACCTACAGAATAAGGACTGTCTAAATCTTTAATGAAACTTTTCAAATTAAAAGTCTCCAAAGTTTGACCATTCCAGTAAGCGATACCGGTGGAGGTTTTTGACAAGTCTAAAGCCAATACTCTATCTAAACCAAAACGCTCAGAACCCTCTTTGAAGTAGTCTAAGTAAGTAAAGCAAGGAGAGCCACCAAACTCTTCCATGTCAAATGTAAACATTAAGTCTCACTCCCTTCACTACTTCTTTTAGATGATTTTACTTCTAAGACTTTGTTTATCAATAAAGTCAACTGCTCTTTCAAACCTTGTAGAGATAGAGAACCTTGGTTAAACTTCTCTTTCAAAGTCTCCACATTTTCTCTATGAATAGAGACTGTATAAGGCGGAGCTTTTGAAAAGTCAAACTTAGATTTTTCTTCTTGAACCTCTACAATCGTGTCACTCAATTCAATACCATATAGTTTAGCTAAACTCTGCAAATAACCAAACCCATTAGGATACCGCTCTCCTAAAAATTGCTCTGCAAAGAGCTTATGAAAACCAATAATTGTACCTTTTACACCACAACCAAAGCAGTTGAAAATTTCAATACCGGTTTCACCGTCTTTGACGATACCGAGTGAGGGTTTTAAATCCTCATGAAAAGGGCAAACAACTCGACTATTTCCAACGCTGAACCTATAGTCTGAATAGCGAGGTAAGTGTTTGCAAACCACGACATCCCAATAGTTTGAAATGGTTACATCATAGTGTCCAATAAAGTTCTTGTGGTAAAGCAACTGCTCTTCTAACTGACGATAAGAAGCCTTAACTGTTCTTCTTTTTACTCGTGAAGTACCAATCATTCCAAATCACCTACAATCGTACAATGTAATGTAAGAGCTGACTGCAACTTATCCGTAATTAAATCAATATTCCGTTTAGACAACTGACTAGGTGTACCACTTACATACTGTATGAACCCACCTGAAACTAAAAATAACATAGAGTCACCAACATAAAGCATAGTAGACTCAGAACCTTCTAAATAAGTAATCTCATGTGAACCTACATAGGAGTCTAAAATATCCAACAAATAAGGTTGGTTCAATTTTGAAAAATCGTACTGCATCAATCATGCACCGACTTTCTTTTCGGATAAACACCTCGAATGAAAATTGCCGAGACAAGCTCATCAACTCGGATACCCTTGAGTGGTGTATCGAAATAACCTTTAGGTTCTTTGAACTTATGGTGTTCTTGACCATCCCAAAATCCATAAGGTCGAAGTTGTACACTCTCTAACAACTTAAACAACTCAGTTAAAGACAAGTGGAAAGTGGGAACTAAACGCTTATCTAAGCGCAAGTGTTGTTCATCTACCAAACTTGCTACTGCAAAGGGTTTTAAGTCATTTTGTTCTCCAATCAAACTAGGCAAGTAATTCAAGAAACGAACTACTTCTGCTAAGTACAAGTCTTTCAACTCTTTGATTGTGACGAGCGCTTGTGCATCCTGATACCCTAACTGTTTTGTATAGTGTTGTAGCAAGTGTTCTTGTACCACTAAATCTACAATCTCAATGTAAACCAAAGGAGTACCTTCAATATCAGTCACCCAAAGCCAATCATAAGCTAGACCTAAATCAATAACGGAACGAGCTTCGCTACTATCTAGTTCCTCTTTGTACAGAATAGTGTACTTGTTGGTAAACTCTAAGACACCCTCCATAAAGAGGTCGTAGAAATCTTCTACAAATTGGTCTAATATCTCTTTTGTAAACTGTTTACTAGCCATTTAATATTCTCTCAACCCCTTCTCTTACTTTTTCAAATTCTAATAATTCCCATGTGTTATAAGCACTTAATAATTCTTCTGAAACTCCGTCACTAGGAGCCAACAAGATGTTTGAGGATACCGAAATCAAAGAGTTCCAACTCTTCTTATTCATCGCTACACTAGGAACTCCATCTGTATTGTTGATGAATACAGGTAATTCATAAGTATTATTCGCTACTTTCAAAAACTCTACCATACGGTAAACATTGAAGTAACCTCGGTAAGTTTGATCCAAAGGAAGCCCTCTCAAGGTATCTTTCAATACAGAAACAAAGAACTCCTTAGAGTAGAACGGTAACTGCAGTTTTTGGAATACTTCAGGTTTTGAACCTTCTGCTACATACTTATAACTTGCTTTGTTCAAAGGGAAAACCTTTAAAGCAAAGACTTGATTGTATAATTTGCGAAATTCGGATACCGAAAGAACACCCTCTAAATCTTTCTTCTCCAATAAACCAAGACAAATCAAAGCACCCAACCGAACATCTGAGACCGAACCTAAACTCATTACTTTATCTAAGTGACGAACAAAGTCATAAGGTACAAAATCTTCTGTACCAACCTCTTTACCCACCAAAGCAGACTTCAAGGCACTTGAAACCTCATTGGGTTGCAAACTAAATTTAGCTAAGAATGAATTGTAGGAAACGTAATAAGAACCATTTATCTCAAAACTATCACTTGATTTTGTACCCCTCAGATAATTCAGTACCGAAGTTTCTACGAACGTACCGACACCTTTGACCTGCAAAGGTTGGATACCCATTGAAAACAGTCGGCTACGCTCAGTGAATGTTAAATTTACCAAAGTATGCTGAGTTAAAAAGGCACAAACAGTAGAGTAAGTCACACTTGGTAGAATATAAACTTTCTTCTTAGACTTAGCACCTACAATGTTAGTTAAACGCAACTCTAAATATCGAACTAAAGAATAAAGTTGACTTGGACTCAACTCCAATTTACTTGCAACCCTCTCAATCGAATAATCTAACTGACTCTGTAAGTCTTGAACGAACTGAAAGTATTCATCTGTTAAACTATCTGACCAATAATAAGGTGTATTGGTAAATAAATCTTTTACAATCGCACTAGGTTCAGACTCTAAGAACTTATCAATAAACTCTTTCTTGTCATAAACCTCTTTTAGCTGCTCTACTACTTTCTCTAAAGTATAAACACACAAAGAAGGTGCTTGTGAATACAACACCTTACTTAAACGAGGGTAGGTGTCCTTAGAAATAACTTCTAAACCACCCTTAACTTTTATAACTTCAAACTGAGCTTGGGAGCGAACGTAGTCTTCGGATACCCTAAAGAACTGTGCTAAGTCTCCTACGCTCACACAAATTTTAAATTTAGACATTAATGTCACCAACATCCAAGACGACAGCTTCACCGTTTCGCATTTCTATCACTTGGTCTTTCATTTCTATAACGTTATTCGCAACCTTATCCGTAAAGACCGAAAGCGGAGCCATCTCTCCTGCTAAACGTGAGGGAAGTAAGTACATTTTAGCTATATTCTTTGCAGACATAGCGTCATTTGTGTACAACATCAAATTTAAGTCTGCTGATTTCGTTAACTCTTTCGAGTCAGCGGTAACGTTTCGCAACTCACGGTGGATACCCTTACCTAAATCTTGAATAACATCAGTAGCCAACTGAGAAGGCAACCACACACAAATATCTAGTAACCCTTTCAAAGTTTCTAAACGTATAGACAACTTCTCTAGCATAGTTTTCTTATCTGGGTACTGACTGCTATCCATCGCTTGTGCGTAGTCAATAACAACAAACTTACACTCTTTTTCCTCTGCTGCAACTCGGAGGACAGTTTCAACCGATTCCAACTCAAACGGATAATCTGGTAAATATATTTTACCATAATTCGGGTTACTTACCAAGTCCATACGAGAAATTTTTTCTAACTCAGCAACAGAGCTATCTAAAGTACCACGTTGAATGTCGATACCAGCAATCTTTTCGTAGTTTTGACCTCTTTGTACATTGTAATAATAGTCAAAGTGTGTGGCACGCAGTTCAGCCATTACCTTGCCCGAACCACCTTCTTTCCCCCAAAAGCAAATACCAAAACCATTTAGGAGAATTTCATGAGACAAACGAACCGCAAATTTCGATTTCATCCCCTTCTCTGGTGCCGCAAAGACTGCAAAAGTGTTTGTATAAATACCTCCAATCGTAGCACTCAAAGTCGGTAAGTGTTGTAAGTTGGAAAGTAAAGTAGGTTTATTAGACTCTTCTTCCTCAAAGTCAATATCTGATGCACAGACAAGTTGATAAGAATTCTCTTTACCTAACGAAGCCTTAATGCTATTTACCTTCTGTGAAAGGAAATCAAGCGCACCTTCGATACCGAAGAAAGACTTGCGCTGAGACCGAATCGGATTCGTTAAGGCAATCGAAGCTTGTTGCAACGAATCATTAAAGGCTAATTTTGCATAAACCAACTTAAAGCGAGTTAAGGCATCTTCAAAAGTTGGCTCTTTCAAGAATGAAGGGTTACGGTATTTTTGGTAAACCTCAACTACAGAAACCAACAAACCTTCAATCGCAGTTGAACCCTCACTGACATAAGACTCAAATTGAATACGATCGGTGTCTTGTGCAATCTCAGAAGCGTTTGCTTGCAAGTAAACTTTCAAATAATCTAAATCAAGCAACAACCCTCTTTCCATCTGTACTTTCTTCAACATAGAGTAAAGCACATAGTTCTCATTGCGGAAATAATCGTTTTGTAAGCGACCCATCTGACCTCTTAGAGAATCGAAGTCTCTAAGAAGATACCCCATCACTTGGTTTTCATAATACTCAAGTTGAACCTCTGGGCTTTTATCTGATATCTCAGAAGGTGTAATGTCCGACACATAAGCAGACTCAGTACCTTCTGCTTCAGACATTAGTTCCCAAAGCTCTTTATCTTCAAACACTAAAAGCAAATCTCCTCTCTAATATCTATCCATTCACATTTTAACTCAATTAAAACCAACCACCACGTTCAAGTGCATCAAACTTCTCTTGTGTTGTCATGTTGGAAACATCTTTTGGAGGTCTTGGCACACGAGGTTGCAAAGGCGGTCTTTGGTTTTGCGATACCCTTGGTTGAGTTGGTTGTTGAGGTTTTGAAACCGTGCGACTAGGTTGCACTTGTGGTTGGCTAGGTGCTTGTTTCTTATTTAAAGGTTGACCAAATCGGTCAAGACCCATTTCAAGCAATTCTGCTTCTGTGAAGGGTTCTCCTGTCAAATAGTTATAAGCTGGGTTGTTCGAGTCATACATAGGTTGTTGAAATCTTCTTTCTGTTTGTTGTTGATAATAAGGTTCTTGTGGATAATAAGGTTGTTGTGGTTGATAATAATTAGGTTGAGTCAAGTGACTACGACCTAAACCGTAATCAGTTATGGAGTCTTGCAAAATACGTTGAAAATTCTCGGTGTCTTTCCCCCAAAAGTCGGTGAGGTAAATGTTGTCATCGAATCCCATAACAGAAATAACCACCGAACCAAAGAAGATACCCCTACCTCTCTGTACACTTGCAATTTGAGGTAAATTTACAGTTAATTGGTACTTATTCAAAACTAAACCTTTATCCAAAATATGCAAGCGCAAATTCGTTACACAGACCAAAACTCGTGCTTGACCGCTTTTACAAGCAGTTATATAGCGAAGTTCTTCATCTGCTCTCAAAGTTTTTGCTAATTCTTTTAGCTCAAAACCTGTACCAATAAAGGGAGTTTTGACTAACATATTCATAACCTTATTGTGTTCCAAAAAGGGAAGTATTTTCTCTGTATAGTAAGGATGTACCATATTTCAACCCACCTTATCAACCTATAATCTGTTTGTTATTTTTCATCAAGTTTAGAGTTGACATCTTTAATCGAGAAAATCTCCGAACGCTTGAAGGATATCCTATTACGACCTACACTAACCAACGCTTCATCAGGTGCGCCAATTAGAAATCTACGAATATCGGAGCTATTTGAGGTCTTTGATAAACAACACCAACGACCCTTGTAGTCTTCTCCAACTTCCCCAATCGTAATTTGATCTCCTGCTTGCAAATCAACTCTCTGACCATTTGCCAACACTAATTCTACAACTGAAACCATTATATTTTACCTTAATTTCGTCCAAAAAGCTTTTTCAAACCATCAACTACTGCATCTTTCAAATCAGACAATGCACCAAGAATGGTTTTCTTCTCTTTTTGCTCTTTCAAAGCGTTTACAGAAGCTCGAACTTCTTGAAGTTGTTTTGATAATTCATCTTGAGCGCTTTTCAACTCCAATACTTCACGTTCTTTAGCAAGGATTGTTTCTTGAGCTTTGCTTAACTTTCCTTGATGCTCTTCTTCTAACGTTTTAATATACTCAGCAGTATTTTTCTTTTCGTCTTCCAAATCAGCTTTTTCAGAAAGCAACTCCGTTTTACGCAGTTCAAGACCTTTATTTTCAGTCTCTAACTTAGTAATACACTCTTCTGCTTTAGTTAAAGCCTTATCCTTAGCTTTGAGGTCTTTCTTAACACCTTTCAACTCTTCGTTTAGATTTGCTTTATCTGTAACTAAAGCATTATAAGAATCCTCTAAGTTCTTATAGTCTACTTTAAGTGTTTCTAATTCTTTTTCCAAATTGACTGGTAAAACAGTCTCTCCTGCGTTGTGAAATCGAACAGACGAATCGTCTGACACCTCTGCTTTCTTCTCAACTTCTTTGTTTGCTTTCTCAGGGACTTTCAAAGTCTCTTTCTTAGAATCTTTCGGAGCCTTTGGCTCATCTCCTGATACCCCTACGAGAGTACCTTCATCTGTTTTAATCGGTTTACCTGATTGAGACAATTCACCAACCTTACGAGGTTGAGTGCCGTATACAATCAAATCTCCTTCAAGGTTTGCAAACTTAGGTTTTGGACGACCACCTTTAGGTACTTCACGATTGACCGCAGATTCAGAAAGTTGAATTACTTCAATCGGAGAAATGCCTTGAACCTCAAACTCCACATCTTTACGCAAGTCATATTCTTGACGAATAGAATCTACTGTTTCCAAAGAGTAAGCCATCATAAAGATTGAAGCTTTCAACAACTGAGCAAAGTCTGTGCCTGACAAACCCCAACGAGCGCCTGAGTTACTTACTCGAACCGCACCTGTGTTTGGGTTTGATTTAGTTGTGGAAATACGCACATAGGGAGCGTATGTATTTACAGTTTCTTTTGTTAATATAATTTTCATTTTCTTCTAACTCCTAAAAATCAATATTTTCTTTATTATACCACAAAACAAAGAAGAAATCAATAACAATAAGAGAGCAAGTTGAAAAATTTTCATAACAACTTGCGCTTCTTCTTATTTTATCTACTTATTTGTTAGGTAGCTCTATCTTAATCGAACCGTTTGCTAAGTGAACTTCATCAACTGAAACGCTCTCTGCTTTCTTTTGAGCAGCCGTTAATTGGTCTTGAACGACTGATTTTACTAATTCTTCGTACTGCTTATCTTTACGAGAAAACAAACGTTTAAAGAACCCACGCTTTTTAGGTTTTTCTTGAGGTTGTGGGGATACCGCAGTTGAAGTTGGTTCAAGTTCATTCGACCACTCTTGTGAGCGCTCAAAGGTAATCTCAGTTAAAACCTCAGTTGCTTCGCTTGCATAATCTAAACTAGTACCGCCAGACTCAATCACATCTGTAATCTCATCTTGCAAGTCTTCAAGGTCAACATCTTGACCTAACCCTTCTACAAGGTCTCCTGTGTCTAATTCTCCCAGTTCATAAGACAAGCGAATAGGCTCTAGTTTCAAAGCGAGACTTTCAATACTTTGGTACTGAGAATCTACCAAACTACTTACTGCACTCAGACTATCTTGATGTAAACTAGTCTCCAAAGAAGCAAGTTCACTTAGGGATACCGAAGTGCTATGGTAAGCTTCACTCTCTAATGCAGATAAAGAATCTGAAACAGAAGTCGAAACACTTGCTTGATGAGTCGATAAGGACTGTTCTAATTGGTTACTATAGTCCACCAAAGAGTTTGAAGTCATTGTAGAGAATGATGTAGACTGACTATCCACTAAAGATAAAGACTCACTTACCGATTGAGAAAGGCTCTCTGAGTGGTATACCGAGAGGGAGTTTGAAACAGACTCCGACTCAGATAAAGAAGTGCTTTCAGATAAAGATTTAGCTAAGTTTTCTTTAGCTAACGCTACCAACTCCATCAACCACTCTGACATGAACGGTACAAAAAGAGCCAAAGCCGTGTCTTCCAGGCATAATTCTTGGTTGACATGAATAGCACCTGAATCATCTACAAAGACTGGGTAAGTGTAATGTTGCGCACGCTCAATACCCTCTGAGTCTTTCTCCTTACGAATAATTGTAAGAGTTGAACCTACAGAACCTTCTGAAACATTTGTAGTTACCACAACTTTTACAAATTCTTCCGTACCATACAAATTAGGGTGTTCAACCAATCGCTCTGTAAGGTCAGTTGAGTCAAACTCAACTTTTGCTAACAGAGTAGTTACAAACCCTTGTTCTGTTTGTACTTCTGCTTGGTTACTTCTAATGATTTTCAATTTTCTTACCTACCTACAAATTACAAATTGTATAAATCTGCTTCTGCAGAACTTAGCGTTGCTACAGGTTTTTTCGACTGTGTACTTTTAGCTCTTCCCTTTGTTTTCTGAGGAACTACATCTTCTAGTTCAACCTCAGACATAGTTAAGCCTAGCACCTTATTGGAGTTGCGAATTACTCGATTTGTTCTTGCTACTCGCTCTTCATCGGTGCTATTTTGACGAGGGATACCGATATATAAATATTGGCGAGGAGAATAACTATCCTCAGAACCTAGTCGTTGCAAGACATTGTTAATCTGAGAACCGTCCGTTAAAATTACATAAGTGGACTTCCCTTCAAAAGCACGTTGTCTTACAAAGTCTTCCACCAAATAACCGTCTTCACGCATAGAAGGGCTATACGCAACCACTACTACTTCACTCAACATGAGATTTTCGTAGTCTTCGCGTTTCTGTTTGATACCCTGCAGTCTAAAAGGTGTGATAAAAGGGTGAACACTCAGCCCAGCTTTATACGCAGAACCAAGCAACCAAAAGGCTAACATTTCAATGTCAGCACGAACCCCTAAGTAGAACAATACTGAGGTCTTGGGTTTCTTCCCTACAGACAAAGAACCTACTAAAGCACCTACAGAGTCTTCTATCGAGTTGTATTGGTCTTGATCCAAACTCTCAGTCGTTAAATCTCCTAGAACCAACTTTAAATCCACAAAAAGGCGAGAGAATACCCTTCTAAGACCTAACTTCTCAGATAAACCCTGAGTTGCACCCTCTTGGGATTGTACACCCTCAATAATTTGTTTCTGTCTTAATTCCTCACACAGAGGGCAAGAAACCATTTTATTCACTGTAGTGTCAAACACTAAACCGTCTGTACACTCAGTCGATTTACATAACTTCATTTTTTATCTCCGCAGTTTTAATTGTAATCTTTCAAAACAGAGAACAGAACATCAAAAACCTCAGTTAAGTCTGTATCTTCTGTGATAATCGTACTTACTTTCATCCAACCATTTCTGAATGAAAATTCTAACCCCACCTCATTAAATCTATCTGAGTCTTCTGTGCAGAACTCACTACCATAGTAAAACGGAAATTCAATTCGGAAGTGAGCATAGTCTCTTACAATGTGGAAATAAGCAGCGTATAACCCTGATTCTTCCGTATCAAAGTAAAAGTACCAGTTAAGTTTGCTAACTTCCCATTCATAATCAAACTCACTAGACTTGAAATTGAAACCTTGAGAGCTATGGTCTTTACTTGTGTAATCAGTTACCAACTTTTCTAAGTCAGTTAAAATCATTGGTGTTTTTATTATCATCTAAACTAACTTTCTGCTTTTACAAATCTTGGTTGTATCGTCTTAATAAACCTTCAAAGACTATCTTAAAGTCGGAATAAACCCAAGGTTGAGGATACCCAATCCAAATGAGCGCTTGTGTTAGAACTGAACTAGCTGAAACTATAGCATCTTCGCTTTTACAATTATCTAAGTCAATGAAGGAGTCCGCGAAGTCTCTCAGAGTTTCGGAGTCCATTCCAATCCAGTTTCCGTGAGGGTCAAACCGCAACTTAACAAGTATAAAATCATTAAGGTCAATTTTAAAGTTTCTCAACTTAAGGTCTTACGGTTAACCTATTCCACTTTAACTCATACTATTTCAACTTTAAAAGCTACGCAATAGCACTTATCGTTAAAGTTTCTACTTAACACCACCTTACAGGGAAATGCTAACTTGTCTCGCAGTTAATACATTTGTATAAGGTTGAATGTTCAAAGAACTTATACGGTGTCTTTATAACCTTGTCCACGTCTTGCAATTACAAACGAAGCTCCGACATGAACATTGAGTTTCATTTGTGGACAATATTTCTGTTTTGCCAACCAAGATGTCCAAGCTGGGCTGACTTTTCTAATAAAGACTTTATTTCTGTAAGCTATAGATTCTACTAAATCAATAAACTGACTATATGCAAGAGAATGTAACATTTCATTGTACTTCTTGCCTTGTTTTGTTTCAGTTTTAGCCTTGTTGTTGTTAAAATTCAAGTTTTCAATACACAAATCTTTGCCTTTATATAAAGATAAATTGATAACTTTTGATACGACTTGCTGTAAGTCTGTTTTAGTTTTATTTCCAGACTTAAACCGATAAGGTAAAACTTGAGTTTGAACCAAATGACCATATTGATTAGTCTCAGATAAAGTAATAAAACCCTTATTGAAGTCTAAACCGATAGTACCATGAGTAGAACGTGTAAGGAAATCCTCAGAATCAAGTTGTACTTCAAAAGTACAATGAAGATAAAATCTGTTATTTCTCTTTATAATTTTAAAACTTAGAGGGCTAGTCTTCTCTTTAAGGATACGAACTAGCTTATCTTTATGATGTCTGAAGTAAACCTTACCAAAAGCATAACGGTCAGAACCTTTAAGCTCTTTAAATCCTCCGAAGTCTTTTCTGGCTTTTAACTCAAACTGATTATTTTTAGGATTGTACCTAAGTTGAAACTGTTGATTACAAGAAGGCTCAACTTTTGAACCTACAAAAGACATTTGACTATCTCTCTGATTTACGAAAGCAGTATAATCTCTTTGTAATAAGTGTTTTGTACCAAAACAGAATTCGAAACTAGAAGTTTCAATCTGATAAGTTAAATTAACCAACTTCTGTTTTAAGCGATTTAACTTTTGTTTCTTAGCAACTATTTTCCTTCTTAAATTTCGTTGAGAAACTAAAGATACCGGTAGACCTAACCTCAACATAGTTGAGTTATCATCTCGTTTTTGTTCTAGTTTTGGAATAACACTTGTTTCCAAATGTTTTATTTTTCGCTCTAATTGAGTTTTCTCATAAAGTTTCAACTCTTTAAGTGCATTTATTCGACCTTGAGCATCTAAAAGGATAGAATTGGCAGTCCTTCGTGTGATACCATAGGTTTGCTGTAAATACGTGTTAAAACTAGACTTATTTAAGTCTTTTGAGTTTTTAATACAATAAAAAGTTTCACGTACTGCTTTAGCGTAAGCATGACGAGCAACTTCTACATATTCAATCAAATCTTTGTTGGTTTGCTCATGTAACTGTGTAACTACAGTGTACTTACGTTTGTGCATGTATGTCTCCTTTCTATTACCTTCAGTCTCCATCAAATCTTACTTAAAACTTAACTATTCTTGTTTTTAGAAATACAAATTAAAACCTAATTCATCCAAATACCCTTGCCATAGTTCATTTCCGTTTTCATCTAACTTCAACAAGTTAATACGAGAAAACTCAGAACCAGACTTAGAACCTCCGTCAATGAAATATCTAGTAATTAAAGGCTCACTGTCTAGTTCTAAACTATCCTTTAAAATTTGACAAGGGTTGATTGGGTGTTCATAACCTTCCATTGTGCAAGTCGGAGTATGCCCTGAAATAATGGTTTTTCCTTTAAAGTCTGGGTGTAAATCAACATCTGTTAAATGATTTAAAGAGTCAATGTAAAACTCGCGAGTCCAGACCATACCCTCTGTATCTTGTTTATCTAAAGGTAAATCTAATTCAAAACCTGCGTGGACTACAATGTTCTTACCATCCTCCAAATAATACGGAAGAGAACGCAACCACACTAGTTCATCATATAAGTAAAACAACAACTGTTCTCTTAAATCGCTCTCCGAAGCAAAAGGGATACCCAAATTAGCTAGTGTTTCTTCTCGTCCATTCATATACCACCAATTTGTAGTGAATGGTCGAAAGGCACTATCTAGCAAGAAAACATCATGGTTTCCTACAATCGCTTTAGCTTTACCACTTTCGCACAAGTTCTTTACAAAATGTAATGTGTCAATCGTGGCATGTGGTTTTAGGTCAATACCATCAATGTAGTCTCCACCAAAGCGAATTTCACAATTCTCATCTGTGAACTCCGATAAACTCTCCAACTGTTTTAAGACATCATAGTTTGCATGAATATCAGACAAATACAAGTAAGACTTCAATTTACACCCTCTCCTTATAAACTTCTTCTTCGATTCAATTTTATTGAAAGAAAACAACTAAACTAGAACCATCAACTAACAAACCATAAGGTGCGTGAGTTTTATCCTCAACTTCGCTACCCATCATGTATAGGTTTGAGAACTTATTTGCTAGAATGTCTTCTTTGAATTGTTTCATATCGTAAAATTCAACCTTAGACTCACCGTCTAAACCTAAATCTGATAAAGTTAAAAAGTTACCTAATCTCATTTAAAGTAACCTATTTCATTTAAAATCTCATCTACTTCTGCTACTGCTGAACGAATATTCTTAGTTCTTTCAACAGACTGCAGTTCCGGTTTGACATAGAAACCAAACCGTTTAGCGCTTTTGCGCAGAAGTGGATACCCATGAGCTTTCCTCCAATTATTTGACCAATAATGAGCGTACTTGTAATTACTATTTACGGAAGTGTAAAGTACCATTTGGTCTTCTGTCTCTTGTGGTTTTGGTGCGACATAAACAAAGAGTGAATCTTTATCTTCGTTGTAGTTGGTTGGTTTAAAGCGTTTCATAAATTCTAAACCTCCTAGTTAATTCTCAAGTACGTCTACGTTGAAAATAACCGCAGCGTAGAAATAATGCTCATCATGTGAAATGGAAATGCTTTGTACATAAGCATCCTTATTCTCGTTCAAAACATACTCTATCTTTTGCTCTAAATCTGTTGTAGTCAAACCCCTATAAATTCTTACTGCACTTTTCTTAACTTTTTCCATTTAACGTTAAACCTGCTTTCGTTTGTTCTATGTTATCCGACCATTTAGGATAGGACACAACTCCACTCATATCTTGGTTCGAGTAGGATACCGCTACAATAGACGAGCTTGCACCTTCTGAAATCTCTTGTTTTATAACTTCCACCACAGTATTTACTAAGTTTGGGTCTAAAAAGAAATTGTTCAATAAGCTAACTTCATGTTTTGTATGAGCTAATCTATCTTTCGTACTCACACAAGCTTCTTCTAATACTTTATACTCTTCTCTTCTAGCTAAAACTAAGTAAATATGCTTGTCATGAATATCTTGACTGCGAACAATACGACCTTCAATCTGATTTGTTATTCCAGAGTTTCCTGTGAAAGAGTAGAAAATTAAATGGTTCATAAAACCTAAGTTCAAACCCTTCTTCAAGTTAGTTACAATAACCCTATAACCACCTTCGTGGAACTCTTTCAACTTGGACTCTTTCTTCTTAGGAGTGTTATCCTCTCCATTTATAGTGAGAGCCTTTATTCCCAAACCCTCCAAAAAGCGAACCAATATATTTTGAGCTTCAACAGAATGAACATAAATTAAGGCTCTGTCTTGACCGATGCGATATTTAAACAAATCTTCAATTACTTGTAACTTCGGTAAAACCTTTGGAGTAACCTCTAAATCCGGATCGAACCACGAAGGTTCATCCCAAACATAACGCTTATGTCTAGTTTTACTGAATAACTTATTTTGGTATTGTGAAGGTTTGTATAAAACCAATTCACACGTGGAGTTTTTAACTGATATCCCCAGCTCTTGACGAGCCGTACCAAAAGCCATAAATCTAGTACACACTTTAAATAACTCTGGGTCTTTATAACCTAAAATTTGGTGTGTTTGAAACGACTTCTTCACAAACAACTCTTCAAATTTTGTCTTTAAAGGCATAGAGTCTGGAAAGAGGAAATTTAACTGATTGTACATTCCCTCAATCGACTTCTCAAAAGGAGTAGCGTTCATCACAACTACATGGTTTGCGAACTTTGTTCTTACGGTTTTACAAGCTTTATAAATATCCGACTTAGTAGACCCTAAAATTGAACCCTCATCAATGAAGAAATAGTCAAACTTACCATGCAACTTCGTAGTGTGTGCAAGCCACAACATAAACTCGTGACTTGAGGATACCGCTGAGTAAGAAGCTACTACCCCATTTGAGTAATTCAACTCTTTTTGCTCTTTGATAAAAGCACTTACTTGGTTGGAGTCTCCTGTGGTTGTAGCTACATAGTCTCCTGTGAAACGAATTAACTCCCTACGAGCTTGCGCTACCAAACCAACCTCAGTCAAAAACAAATAACGCAAAGGTTTACCTTTGGTTCTTTGCTTTAAAGCTCCTACATGGTTAATAACTGAAGCTACTGTAGCAGTTTTCCCCAACCCTACACTATCCATAATTAAAGCAGAGCGTGCTGCTAAAATAAAATGAACTCCGTATGTTTGATACCAACGAAGGGTACCTTTTGCTACACCTTCTTTTAACGAACTCTTCGTAGCAATTACTTGGTCTATTTGCTCTGGTGTTAAATCTAGTAGACTATCGGCTAACTCCGGAAAACCTACTTGGTCTTTATCCTCATTTGCTTTTTGAATAATACTATCCAATAACTTATAGCGTTGTATTGGTGCAGATTTATCTATAAATCCGCCTTTGTATAATGAGACCTCTGTTACTGCCACAAATTTTCGCCTTTCTTACTGTTTTTACATCTAATTTTAGCAAACTAAAAGAAAAAAGTCAAGGGTTACCCCTTAACTTTTACCGTTTTCTAATGCTTTGTAAAATTCACTCAAAATAAGAGCATCTACTTCTTTCTTAAACTCTGGGTTCAAAGCAGTTACCACAGGTTTGTATACATCCTCGTATAATCTACGCTCTGGGAATAAAACTCTGTACTGAGACCCTTGGCGCTTCACTTTTATACCATGAACAACAAGCCAACCCCCTACTAAAGCCGAGCAAATCCCACAAATGCCATTGGGGATACCCTCTGCATTGACTTTTACAAAGCGAATGTTTTCAACTAATTTCACAATTTGGAAACCTTTCTAAATCAAGAATGAGCAAAGATTAAAAGCCCACCTTTGCGTAAAACCTTACCTTGTCTTACTGCGGACTCTATCTCACTAGGAGAAAAGTAACCTAACGCAGTCTTTTCTGAAACCCTCAAATTCCTACGACAATAAGAAACAAAGTCTTCATTGACTAAACGAACAATTTTATCATTTACTTGACTTTGAGTCTGAGGTTGCATTTGTGGTTGAGGTTTCTGTACAATAGGTTTAGGTTTAACAACCGATTGTGCTTGAGGAATAGAAACTGTTTGAGGTTTTGGAGCTGGTTTCGGTTCTTGAACGGTACAAGATGCAACCTCTGATTGGGATACCCTTGGTTGAGGTTGTTTTACAACCTCTCTTTCTTTCGCTACATAAGTCCAAGGTTCTCTCTTACCTACATAGTCCGAACGGAAAATCTCTTCTTTGAACTCCACTCTAGTTGGTTCGTTCTCAAAAGCACTCTCAGAAGTCTCAGATTGACTCAGATTTGAGTTTTCTTGCGAAGGTGTAGTTTTACCGACCTCCAATTCAAACTCCGTTACAGACGATTGTGGAGTGTCTGAGAATGGGTCAGAAAAATCATCTGAAGGGTCAACCTCAAACTCTCTTAACTCTAATTCTTGCTCTTCCTCATCTGAGTTCGAACTTAAACCTAAACTAGCAAAGGACACCCCTCTTAACGGGTCTTGTTCTTCTTCCTCATCTCTACGTTCAACTTCTTCTTTACTCTTCATAGAAGTCAACCAGTCTGTATTTATGAGGTCTTCAAACCCATCAAACAAAGAATCCAACTCAACCGTCTCATCCTCAGAACTTTCGGTGTCGAGAAGATACCGAGGACTCTCCTCTACAATCTCTGTCTTTATACTTTCTTTTGAAACCGTAGGTAAAGGTCGAAAAAGTGAAATTCGCTCAAACTCCCTCTTTTTAACCTCTTCATAAGTCTCATAAGCAGCCATTTTTCTAGCGTATACTTGCATTGCAAGCAGAAACCTAGAACTACTAATTGGATATGTAATTTCCATATTCTTGTACAACTCCTATCTTTCTGCTCTGCGCCTTTAAATGTCTCGAATAAAGTCTACATTGCTTGTGTTAGACTTAGGGAAACGCAGGGAGTCTTCCTCTGCAAAGTCCGTGTCGGAAACTGAGATGCCGAGTTTACCTAGTGTTTGACTTGCTTGTTCATTTTTCAAACGAGTAACATAAGCAGAGGTAGCAGCTTCTTCTGGGTATAACTTTGTCCACATCTTTCGTTGTGTTTCATACAACTTATCCAAACGCTCTTTCCCTCCGTTCATGCTCATAATCAAAGGAGCGTGACCAAATTTCGGTTCATCAGACCCAGCTAAAGTGTAAGCAAAGTCACCCGTGTTGGTTGTTGGGAAGTCAATTTGTCTGTACGAATCCTCCCAAATCGTTTTCTGAATTGGTTGACCCGCTTTAACCGCAAATCGATTCCCCACCATACGAGAAGCGGTTTTAGGGAAGTAGTCATTGTGCAGTTGGTGAGGTACGAAAATCAAGAAGATACCGACATTTGGAAAGGCAGTTAAAATCTCACTCAAATAAGCTTTGTATGTGACTTTCTCATCTTTATCCAATTTCTCAGCAAAGGAAATAATCTCATCTAAGACTACAAATAAGTAAGGTAACTGCTCAGACTCATCAGAGCAATTCGCATTGTAGTTCTGAATTTTTAACTGGTCTCCAATCAAGCGTTTTCTGCGTGGAGCTTCTTCAGATACCACCCAATCGAGTAAGTCCATAATAGCTTTTGTACCTGTTGCAAACCTACGCAAGTGTGGTAAGGTAATTTGGTACCAATCTGAGTCTTTATTTTTCATATCTCCTGCAACAACTTGAACCTTACGAGGAGAGTTTAAAGCCATCATTTGATTGACGATACCAGTAGCGAGGACGGACTTCCCTGTTCGAGCCATCCCTGCAATAATCGTACCTGTGTGTTTCGCCAAGTCAAGAAGAATAGGCTCTCCATATTCATCAGCTCCAAACACTATTGGTAATTCATTTTTAGTGTCTAAGAAGAAGTCTTTACTTGAAGCAATCAAGTCTCTCAACATAAAGGATGTACCAGTCTGCTTAAAGATAGTAATGGCAATGCGACTACCTTTACCTACCGCAGTAGTTGTTACATTTTCACCAAAGTAGTCTTTCATTTGGTCTTTCAACAACTCAGTAATTTCTTTAGCAAATAAAGTTTCTTTCCCTTTTAGCTTCTCTGGGCGGTCTGTGATAATCTCAAATACAGACACTCGCTCTGTAATAGACTCCACATTTACCCAATCCATCTCAGACAAACCTTTTACCCCACCTGTTTGGGCGTCTCTGAGGAAAGTTTCTAACTGTTTAAACTCTAAGCTATCTTTAGAAACCTCACGAGACCAATCAGGTTTCAAACTTGAACCATCTAGGACAGACAAATATTTATCTAACAAAAGACTTCTTGTTACCAACTCTGGTTCTACTAAACCACCTGCTAAATCAGAAGTAAAGGCACTTTCAGACACTTCTTCTAATTTAGGGTGTTCCAACTCTTCTCTTGAACTAGAAGAACCCTCTTCGTTATCTTCTGAGTCCTCTTCTAAATCCTCAGACTCATCATCTATGCTCCCCCAAATATCCTTAGCGCTTGCGCCTTTTGAGGTGATACCCTTGGGTTGGGGTTTGAAATCTTCTTCCTCATCTTCTATATCATCAAAGTTAGTTGGTTTTGGTCTCATCATAGGCTCAAAACCTTGTCTTTTGGGAAATGGAGGTTCGTCCTCTTCTTCATCATCCCAACCACCACTTGAACCGAAGTTCTTAAACTCGTTTGGAACTTCTCTTCTAGGAGGTTGTCCGAAACCACCCATAGGGTCGGAAGAACCAAACCCATCATCCATAAAGTCTCTTGGTGCGCCAAACTCAGAAGGTTGTGGAGCTTGTGGGATAACTTCTTCTTTTAGTGTGTCATCCACCAACCCCCACTCCTTATTCTGTGAGTTCTTATACAAGAAAATACCACCACTCACTCCACCGCCTACAAGCGAAATGAAGATACCGGGAGCAGTTGCAAATCTTGTAAACAATCCAAACAAGAAAGAGAAACCACCTACTACACCATAGTATAAAAGAGCAGCAGTTAAGCCTTTTCTTAGTTTGTAGTCACTTCTGAACATATCATCAGACTCAGATAAGACAGGCCACACATAGGAGGATAAATGTTTCCAAAGACCTTTACCAACCTTAAAGATTTTGTCCATCCAATCTTCATGTTGACTTAAATGTTGAGGAGGTTGATTTTGTTGTGGAAAACCCTGAGGTTGCCCGAAAGGTGGTCTTTGTGGTAAACCCCCACCCACTCGATTTGCAAAAGGATCAGGTTGCGCACCTCTCATACGAGCTAAAGGGTCGCCGCCGGTACCTTGGCGCATACCACCAAAACCTCCTCGGTCTCCTGAAATACCATTCTCAAATCGTTGATTTTCTCGCTCTCTACGAGCATCTGACTGCCTTGTTAGGTCGTCATTTGAATTTCGCCAATCCATATTATCGCTTACCTCCTAACGTTACTGCAAGGACTACCAAAACATAGACCACACCAACCCCAATTACGAGGAAACGACTTTTCTTAACCTCTTCTTTCAGCTTTTCAGAGGTTATGGAGTTTGCGACCCCCCAAAGGATACCCCCTAAAAAGAGAATTAAACTTAATAACATCATTTTTACTAATCACCTAAACTATCTACTGCTTATCTTGTGCAATAACCCCTGTTCTGAACAGTGGTGTATCACTAATCACACGTGGAATATCTGCTTTTACAACCGCAGACTCCCCTGAGTTCAACTTCAAGACAAAGGCTTTCTTATAAGGCTCTGCGTGTACTTGGTCATATCCTGCAACCAAACCTTCATCTTCCTCAATAACTGCACCAATCTCAGCTAACTCATCAGCTAAGTCAGTGATACCGAGAGCTTTACATACAATCTCTTGGTAAACTAGAGATTTGATTTTACCAACCATAGCCAAAGTATAGTTAGCAAATAGCGAGAACTCATCTTTTTCAACCAACTTAACTGGGTCATTAGAAGCGACAATATTAATATCCCCTGCTTTACGACCCCCTGTGATTGGAGTTTTCAAAATCTCCACTGCATTTGGTAAAGAACTGAAACGTTGCAACTCTTCCCAAATCTTCACATTGTAAAGACCGCGAGAAAAAGGATACACAGTTCGATAATAGGCTACGGTTGCTGCGTTCATTGGAATAAGAATAGCGTCCAATTCAGACAACTGACTTTCGGGAACCCCTCTCATATTGTAGTCACAAATAACTAACTTCGCATCAATAATGTCTTTCAAGTACACTGGGTATTTAAAGTAGTTGTTCAACTTCTTACTTGGTTCAAAGTAAGCACCAAAAGTTTCCAAGAAGTAAATATAATCTCTTTGAAAGTCTTTCAAAGCGGACTTATACAACTCTTTAATATCATCTTCAGTTAAAATCTTTTTGTCTTCTTCCGTAATCGAACTCAACACATCTTCTAAGTTCGGACGGTATTTCTTCAAGTAGTTGTAAACCGTATAAATTGAACAACCATCAAGGGCATGCCATGTGGAAGTGTCTATAGAAACACCATACTCACTATAGAACAAGTCTACACCACGTTCAATAATCAACGGAATCCAAGCATAGTTCTTCAAGGTTTCCATACCTGCTACTGCTCTGAACAAGTCAATAATATTCTTACGAGAGCGAGTAAACAAAGTGTTGTCCATCTCTTCATCGCCTGTAGGAACAATCGGAACTGGGTCAAGGTAGCGCCCTGAACCCATACCTAAATCCAAGGATACTACTTGGAAGTCTTTCTCTAACAAGGTTCCGAGACCTTTGTATTCTCCACCTTCATAGTCGTTAATCGTCATAATCATGTTGTCATTAGCTGCAAACTGTGTAGCCAACAACTTCATTTCAAAGGATTTACCCGACCCAGACATACCAATAACAATAACAATTTCAGCGTCAGTTACGTCACGTTTAAATTGGTGGAAAACAGGAGAGTGCGTTTCAATATTTGTACCTAAGTAAGTTGTACCGAACCCTACTACCCCTTGCTCAAATGGGTGCCACTGCGCTCTTAATTCATCTGAGGTAAAGGTAGAGCGAATTTTACGCTTGCTTTCCTTAGACATTTCAGAGTTAAACGGAGAGAAATCACCTACAGTGTCTGCAATGATTCCCGTAACTCGGCGAACTTGCATTCCTGTTCTATGAGAACACATGTGTTCAAAATCTTTTAGAACATCTGTAAATTCAGGACCTCTCCGACCCGTTATAATAATCATAACTCGAACTTTATACAAGTAACGCTTATCTTGGTCACTTAAAGTCGCATCATTTGCATATTCTACCGAAAGTGACAAACGCTCATCTTTTTGAGCAGTTTTTACATACTTATGTTGTGTAAACCTCGAACCTTTACTAGACTCTTCTTGGTTCTTTGCACTTACTTCATCCAAGACAGACAAACGAGTTTTGACTTTAGGGTCATCCCAGTTAATCTCAAAAGGTTCATTTGACTCAATAAAGTTCATTGAAAGTCCTTCTGGTACAATGGAACGCAAAGTCGCTCTATACCCCATCTCAAACTCTGGGGGGAGTTCATCAATCACATAATAAGCCGTTACGTTTTGAGTTCCACTATAGGTAAAGTTCGAGTCCATATACAAGCGCCTACTTGAAGCCAAGGCTCGCTCTGGGTTATAACGTGAGCGGTACTCATCATAGACTGAGTCCCACATCTTAATCAAGTCCACATATTTATCAAGGAAACCTTTACGCTTTTCTTGATTTTCTTGTGTTTTCTGATTTTCTAACGAACTCTTAGAAAGGCTCGTTACTTTGTTTTCTTTTTTCTTAAACACCAATTCTCACTTACCTTTCTAACTTTAATAACCCAAATTACACAACTCAGTTAAGCGTCTCATAATCGATTCAAAAGCGCTACGTTGTTGCAATTTACGAGACTCTTTATCAGTTGCGTAACTTTCAATCAAAGCGAGGATACCGAGTTGAGACTGTTCTCCATTATCATTCACAATCGTCTCTTCTGAGTTCAACCCTAAATCTCTCATCAGTCTTCGACTTGAAACACTATACACAGTCGTAATTCCTCGACCTGAGACCGCTGCAGTTCGCTTATAAGTTCTATCCAAAATCACATATAAGTCAATTCCAGGACTCATTAAAGCACTCATAACACTTGTTGTTGGAGTTGTTGTGTACATCTCAGACAACAAGTACAATTTAGAAGCTTCGCGTGTAATATTACTAGAGTCTACCTTACGCAAAGCCTTATAGCGAGCATCTACATACTCTGTAGCTTGGTCTATCACAATTAACTTAGCTTGTATCTCTGGCACTTTCGCTAACCAATCAATATAAGCCGACAAAAATGAGGTCAGATACCGAGTGGGAGCTTGCTCTCTAATCAATAAGACTTTGGAGTTACCTGTGTAACTATACTGAGTGTAAGTGTTAATAGAACCAAACCCACCAAATGAAGAAGTTTTTAAGTTATTGATTTCATCTTCTTGTTTTGACAACTGCTCCTCTGCAATTTTCAAGCGACTTGAAGCAGTTAAGAGAAAAGCTTGTAGTTCCTCATTCAACTCTGCTGAGAACACAACTTCCTGTAAGACATCACTCAACTGCTCATAAGCCATAGAAATCTTACGCTCTACTAACTTAGGTTCACCCTCTAACTTACCCCTAAGGTATTCATCAACAATCGTGAAGCTATCCGCTAACTGAGTTAATTCGTCTGTTTGGTTGTCCATCTCACGACTAGACATAAACTCTAGTAAGTCAGAAAAACTTTCCGTATTATCTAACAAGGAGCTATCTTGAATGACATAAGCTCCTACTGTTTTCATAGTTTCTAATACAATACGAGAAGGAGTTTCAGTTATGTAAGCAATCTTGGTTAAAGAGTTGTCTCTCATAGCATTTAAAATAAATACTAAGAAATCAAAGTCTTTATCTGTATACGACTCAATAATCAAAGTCGTTTTCATAGTAATACGCTCTATCTGTTTAATGCTAGAAACAGTGGTACAACTAGGATACCGAACGTTTTTTGTTGTTAAAATGTAGTCCATGTTTTATCAAACCACCTACCTAGACTGAGCTAACTGTAAGACTGCGTAGATTTCATTATCTAACTTAGAAATCGCTGCTAACTCTTGTTTTGTGAGTTTCTTCTTACCAAAGACCTTCCCACCATAACCAAAAGACTTCACCACAGAACCATTACTTGCTATCGGTTTAGGAGGTGTAAATGTAGGCTCTTGTGAGGATACCGCAGGCTGCTCCGTTCCATACTTCACAACTGCCTTTACATTCTTCTTACTTGAATGTTCTAAGCGAATTGTGTCTAAGGAACTCTTACATAAGTTGTTTGCAATTAAATCCACATTTACTTGCTCATTTGTTTGTAGCAAGTAATCTGTATAAATCGGTTCACTAAAGAAACTGTAATAAGACTCCACTACTTCTAAATCTGCAGACTCAAAATAACGACCAAAGAGTACAACTTCTGTTGTACGAGCGTGGTCTAGTAAAAATGTTCGCAAGTTGCGGAACTCTTGCGCAGAATTGACGTTCACACAGTTAATTACCAAACGCTCACAACGTAGAGCCTTACGACTAGCCATGTTCAAAAAAGCACCAATAGAGGTGAAACCTTCCACCTCTTTTAAACCGTGCGAGTCTTGAACCGCTCTTACTACCTGTTCGCTCTTCTCTCCAAAAATTAAACCAATCATCTAAGGATACCCTCTACTTTCTTGTCCTAAAATAAGTCCAATTCCTCTGAACGTTCAACTTTCTTTGTTTGAGAAATTTTTGAGCTACCAAACAAATCTTCTGCACTCACATCCGCACCTTTATCCACAGACTTAGGAGAGTTATCCACAGGTGTTGACAACTCTTCCGCAGAAACATCTGTTTCAAGCACACTTGTTAAGCCACTTGCTTGTTTTGTTGAGTTGCTTTCTGTTCCAAACAAATCCAACACTTCTGCTTGAGTCTGTTTTGCTTTCTCTTTCCCTTTTGTTTTCTTCGCTTTCTTAGGTTGAGCTTTCGCTTGTTCCGCAGATACCCTTGCTTGTGCTTGTTGTTTTCTATACTGCTCTTCTTGTTTCAAGCGAGCTTCTGCTAGAGAAGTATTCACTTGTTTTCTACGGTTTTGAGCGTCTCCTAACCACAATAGACGAAGACTGGAACGCTCAGACTTCTGAACTGCTTGGTTCATGGCTTCAGTTACCGAAAATTCAGTTAAACCATATAAATCCTCTACCAAAGTTCCAATTTGGTCTGCATTTAAGACTTGGATACGCTTGTAACTTGCAGTCATAAGTGCAGACATCAAAGCAGTTACTTTATCCCAAAAGACCATAGGGTCTCCTGAACCGCGGAGTAAGAAATACTCATACGTCAACTGAGAACTACTTGAGTTATCTTCCCAATGATGGTACATAGAAGACAGAACCTTTTGCATGGTTGGAGAAGACACCTCATTTAAGTGATTGTACAAGTCATCAAAACGCTCATCATAAGAGTTTGCTGCTTGTAAATCAATCAACTCAGGTACAATATTTAAAGCAGCACACTGATTATAAAAGTTCGCCAAACCTTGACCATGTTGAAAAGCTTTCTCTTGTACTTTACCTACTTGTGTCTTACGAACACAACGGATAAAAATACCAATACTACCATCTAACATATAGCAGACATAAGGTAAAGTTTCATCAATATCGTAGATACCGAAGAAGTGTGAGAATAACGAGGTATCTGTCTTGGACTTTAACTCTTCCCTCAGTTTGAACTCTCTCTTTACCTTTCGCTCATTAAATACAAACAAGGAAATTAGACGAAATGGTAAAGGGAATAACAAAACCCATAATAATAGACTCACAAACCAGTTCTTTACAATAACAGAAAGAACTATACATAAGACTAAGTACATACCAAAAAATAAAGTACTTTTACCTAATCTTAAAATACCACCACTAGCAACACCATAAGCACCCTCTGCCTCAGCAAAGTTTACTAAGTTTGTTACTGTTAATTTACCTAATTGGGGTTTGACCAACCAATACCCCTCTGAATAGTTTCGCTTTGAATCAGCCACTACCGTAAACCCCCATGTTCAATTTTCCAATAAGTCACTTTACCGTCTTGTACACTCAATTCTACCGAAACCAAAGACTCTACACGCGTTCCAACTTTATTGGTTGCAGACACATCAAACAAAGCAAACCATTTATCAGAACCACTTGCACTGTACACTCTCGACAAAGTTCTTAAATTAACCAATCTATCTACACTTGGTGCGTAGTCTTTCGACCAAGAAAGTAAAGAATCTCCGACCTCTGAGGATACCCAAGGGAGTGCTTTGTAAGCTCTTTCTGCACTTGTACTATCTTCAACCGAAGCTAAGTAAGTCGTGTAAGTCTTAGCTAAAGAGTAGTCAAAATTGTTATCTTTTGCTTTCCACTGACTTGTCGTTAAAATCAAATGTTCTTTTGCAAAAGTTTCATCTGCGTAGTTTGAAACAACTTCTTTTGCTGACTTTGCAACCTCAGTTTCTCTCTGAAGTTTAGCACCTTCATTATGAGACTGAATGATATTATTTACTATGAAACCAAAGAACCCCAAAACTACTACGACTGCAAGACCTATTAGTACATTTCTCTTTGCTTTACTTGATAGTTTATAATCAAATAAGTGTAAGAACCATAAGACCACTTTCGCTTTAATCTTCTTCACTTGACCCACCTACTTTTACAAAATTACCTAAAGTATAGTCCACTACAGACCCCGTAGAATCGTAAACCACAGTAGCTTGTCGATACCCTTCGACACCCCTCTTATAAACAGAAACTCTTTGCACAAGTTGGTTTGCTACAGAGTCATAACTATACTGAATGGTTACTTTCTCTATTACCCCTAGTAAATTGGGGTAATGTTTTACCAAATCCGGCATATTAGTGTAAGAACCTTTATTCTCTAAGGTGCTAAATTTCAAGCTCTTTGTATTCTGACCTTGGAACCCTTTACGACCTGTGTAAGTTGCGACCCAGTTGATAATATAATTCTCAAAAGGTTTGACTTGATTTTCTAACTCAATCTGCTCAGACCAAGCATTTTCATACTGAAGTTGACCTCTAGTTTTTTCCTCAGAAACTAAAGGAGCTAATCGACTCAAATCAAAAGTTTGACCATCTCCCGAATTTTGAAGAAAAAAGGAGGATACCGCTAGGCTACATAAAGTTGTTCCGAGTAGAACACCACCGTAAATACTAGCTTTCTTCCACTTCCCCATAAGGAAGAACCTCCGAGTCTTTCGTAGAACTGAATCCGTCTGGCATAATTTTAAATTTTAAATTATTCTCACAACGAATGAGCAAAACCCCCAAAGCCGTAACCAAAGAGATCGTCCCTCCATAAATTACACCTTTGTGTTTAATTCCTACTTTGCTACCTACGGTAAGTTTTGCAATCCAACCTTTGCGTGAGTCTTTGAACATAATTTATTTCCTATCACTTAAATTTACTTAATAGTTTTATTTTACATTATTTCTGAGAAAAACGCAAGAAAGCATTTGCTAAAAACAAGAAAACCAAGCAAACAGTTTGTTTACTTGGCAATTTCATATAAGGCTCTCATTTGCTCTCTACTCGATTTTAAATTTCAAACAGAGAAAGGTTATTACTCCAAATTTAAAATCGAAACTGGGGCAATTTGAGACTTCTGAAAGGTAGTTTAACCGAATGCGTCCGGCTTACCTCCGTATAGATATAAAATGTGGAAAGTGTTGGCGGTTTTCTCATAAGACAAAACTAAGTACATATCATCATGTTTACCCCCTGTTAGTACAAACAAGTTATTTACCACATCAGAGTCTTTGGTAGACCAAACTTCAAAACTATCTGACTTCAACTTGTAACCTTGTTTTTCGACTGCGTAGCGAAGAGAGATACCGCTAGAGTCTGCTTTCAAACGACTATCATCTTTTCCTCCACGGAAAGTCTCCAAGAGTTTTTCAACCGACTCTTGTTGTTCTTTAACTTTGGCACTCTCATAAACTCTAGACCCCTCTGACAAATAACCTCTTGCTCTTGCTAAGTTAACTTCCAAGTCACTTTGAACTTTATCTTCAACTGACTTTGTTTCTTCTTGTTTGACACTTACCTCAGTAGGTGTAGTCTTTTCGTGACGAGCTTCTTGCTCGCCTTTGAGGTAGAGGATACCGAGAGCTATTAGGGTTCCTAGTCCTATTCCACCTAGAATTGTTAAAATCCACTTTACTACTTTCAAACTGTTACTGCTACTTTCTAATTATTTTAATACTGGAGCTTTTTTATCATCGTAGGCGAAGACCATTTGACTGTAAGTTCCGGGTTTATAAATACGGTAATGCCACACAAACTGTTCGTTTCTCCAATTCCAACCCGCTAAAGGAGTATTTTGTTCAACAGTCAACATAGAACCGTCTTTAAACACAGTACACACAAGTCCTGTATGTCCATATACTTCACCTGTGTCTGGGTCGATTGCTTGAGTTGGGTCTGAGAAAATAGCACCTCGCCGTGGAGTGGAACTTACAGAGTTTCCAAAAATACCTGCCCAAGCATAAGCTTGGTCTTTACCGTTCCCTTGCACGTTCTCTTGCGCTCGACCCCAAACATGGTTCCCTAACGAAATAGTCAACGCAACACATTGTCCGTTTAATTCAGCACTACTTGTATGGAACCAACCTTCACCCGGCACACCAAAGGACATACCGTAGTTCTTAGGGTCAATGATATAAGGTTTCAACCCTTCAGGTAAATCTTCAGGTCTCCACCCCCATGAACTAAAGGCATCTGCCGGTGGGTTATCTTGACCATCAGTCGAAGAAAGACCACTTGGTTCCGATTTTGTTGAAGTACCATGATGGTGGTGTTTTGGTTTACACTTAATCTTCTTAATCGCTTTTGTTAGAAGACTATCTTCACTTGAACCTCCACCTTTAATCGCATCATATAGCCCACGAGTAAGGAATTTAGAGTATAAATCGTAACCTTTGTCGTTCATGTGAACGGAGTCAGAGGTTAAGTCGTCCCACTTCGATTTTTCTTGAACATAACGGTTCCAATCCAAGTAAGCCATATTTGACTTACCACTCACATAAGACTTAATCGTCTCTGCAATCTTATCGTGGTCTACCTTGTTGTAAGAACCTTGACCCCCTCTTGAAGCGGTAGTGACCCAAATAATCTTTTTGGCACTTTTCGCTTCGCCTACGAGCTTATCCATCAACTCAGTTGTTGGAGGTTGGTTAGTACCAAGTGCTACAACAAGTACATCTTTAATCTTCTTCTCAGACTCAAGCTTTTTCGCAGTTTCGATACCGCTAAGTGTACTGTCCGAGTTTTCAAAGGCTCTCGAAACCTTACTATCAAAGGTTGATTTAGGGAAGTAACCCTTTAATTTAGACTCAACACCTACTCCTAACGAGTCTCCAATAAAGGTAAATCCGTCATAGTTTTTCGCCCAATCTGTTGCTTCACTTGAGAGTTCTCCGAAACCAAAAGTTGAGCTATCTACGGAGCTTGATTTTTCCTTGTCCTTTTCCTTATCCGAAGAAGAACTTGAAGAACTTGAAGAACTTGAACTGTCTACATTTTTTAGCTCTCCACTACCTTTACTAGTTCCAAAACTTATATGCACATGGTCATAGTGGTTTTCAGTCTTACTTCCACGGTCAGGCATCTTGTTCCACGTGTTAGCCGGACCATAGATGTTCTCCACACCCATATAGAAACGTTGTTTCCAAATGATGTAGGTAATTCCAGCAGGCTCCATGTTATCAATCGCAAACTGAGCAACATCATCCCCCAACTGTGAACTCTCTGGAACCATAACGTCCAAAGCCAAACCTTGTCCGTGGTCTTGAGGGTCACCCGGTCTATAACCACCAATATCATTTATACCGAATTTCTTATAAATAACTTGGCGAAACTCTTCAACGTGAGGCTTGATACCCTCTGCCTTTGGTAACTCACCCTCACCACCTTTGTAGGTGTTCCCCTTCTTCTCATCATCAGACTTTTTCTCTTTGTCCGAGTGAGTGTGTGCTTTGACTGTACCATCCGCACTACAATCAACCGAAGCCATGACTGCTACATAAACAACCGCAGTCGAAGCTCCAATAGTTGCAATCGTAAATGTCCAACCAAAGGAAAGAAGAACAATCGAAGCCAAACGTGTTACCCACATAAGGAAACGATTGAAAATTAAAGAAGAACGAAGAGCCAATATTTTAATGCGCTCTTTGGCTTCACTTGAAGCCGTCTCAACTAGAGCGTTCTCTACCTTTCGTTTATCTTTCTCAGTTAAGTCTGTTTTACTTGCAGTTTGCTGAAGTTCTACTCGACTCTCTTTTAAATCCTTTAGTTTTCGTTTTCGCTTTTTCAGAGACTTCTTAGCAAAGTGACGATAAAACCTACCAAATAAAGGATACAGAAAAGTTGCTAACAACAATAATGCTGGTAACAACAAGAACCTCATCATTGGTTCAAAGAACATACTCTTCCTCACTTTCTTCAAGTCTAAATTTAGTTTAGTAAAAGTACGAAGCCATTATTCCAGACTTCGCACTTACAAGAGTACCACAGAATACCCTTGACAGACAACTATTTGCTACGCATTGTCTGATTTGTTATCTTTCTTCATTTCCTTATCCAAAGCATCGAATTTGCTTTGAGTGTCCGTAGAGTTACTGTTTGAAGTTTCTTTAGGAGTTGTTGGTTTCTTCGGTTTGTCGAATACTCCTTCTAACTCTTTCTCAACCTCTCTATTGGCTTGTTTAGACGCAGAAGACTGAGTTCGGTTAGAGTTACGAGTACGACCAAAGGCTTTCTTGAACCTTGCACCTGCTCCACCTAAGTTTCTACGAGTGAAATCTGATGCAGAACTTGTAGCACTACCTACCGCATCACGAACACGACCGTTCGAAGCTTTGGATACCGCAGAGTCAGTACCATCTGCAATGTTCTTAACTTTCTCTAAGTTCCCTACTACAAGACTTGCAGCCATTTGAACCCCAGCTTTAGCCGGAATAGAAACAATGCGAGCGTTTTTGTAAAGACCTTTGAACAAGTTAGCTACTGCAATCCAATACAAAGCACAAGCTACTAAAGTAACGGTAATCAAGACTCCCATAGTTGAACGAGGAGAGTTAAAGGATTGGCTTTCCCCTAAACTTCCAGTTACTAGTTGGTTTCCACCATCACCCATAAGAATAGAGACTGTAAAGGCAAGTAAAATATTCACAACCAAAACCGTAATAAACGGTAACATACACTCAGTCGCAAAGGCTTTAACCAAGGACTTATCTTGACGAATAAAGGATGCGAATACCGAAAGCATCATAGCAATAGGTAAGCAACACAGAATTAAAATCAAGAGAGTTGGAACCAAGTAGACCACTACAAAGGAGTTGAACCACATCATGAAGAGTGTTACAAATCCATCTTTCTCAGCTACAATCTCATAAATGTCTGACTTCAAGGTTTGGTTATATACCAAGCTTTCACCTGTCGCATTTTGCAAAATCATACGAAGGAAAGCGTCCCATCCAAAGGCTTTCAATTCAAATCCTTGAGGTTCAAAAACCACTTGTCGTTGATTGAACCCACTTTGTGAAAAGATACGGTTGAAATCAAATGTCGCAATCATAGCACTTGCAGTATTTAATACCACATCGTCAAGAGTGTAATAATTCATAACATTCAACCAGTCATTACGAACCTCTTTTGCAACCTCTTGCAATTTCTTCTCTACTTGTGTTAAGTCAGACTCTTTCAAACCATAGTACAACATTTCACTCTCTGAGAAGACCATAGGACGAACTGTGTAAGCAGCCGGATTCATTGGCTCAGATACCACTTGCTTTTGACCTGCGTATTCAATCGTTTCAGGTTTTGCAATATCTAACTCATACAAGTAATCTACCCAAGCAGTATAAGTTCTATAGGCATTATCTGACGAGTAGTTGAACCAAGTCTTATAGTAAGCCTCAGACTCTTTATCTGTAATAGCGTCAAGCTCGGTACGTTTTGTACCATAGCCTGCGTATGGTTTTGTACCATAAGTATCACTCCACTGCAACAAGGTTTTGTTTGCTTCACGCAAGTAAGGAATGGTTACAGTAAACAGAGAACCAAAGTCTAAGAAGTCTTTCATAGCTCCATATCCGGGTTTACCTGCTTCCATTTGGTAGTTGTAGAAGAATGAGTCATTTTTCTCTAACATCATCTTCTTAAATTCACCACTAGAACCTGCTTTGGTGCTTAAACCATTATCATATAACCCCCAAGAGAGGTAATAGAAAGGAGACTCTGTATAAAGAGCAAAGGCAGATAAGGATACCGCATCCTCTTGGGGAATTGCCGTTCCAGTTGTAGACTTGTTGGCTTTCGCCATTTGGTCTTGCAACGTTTCCTTGTGGTTGTTGAAGTTACGCTTAGACAAAATGAAGTAATCTTCATTCAAACCTACTTCATCACCTACTTTAACTTGACTCAAATCCTGTGTTGAAGCCTTTGCAATCGTGTTTGACGAAATGGGAGCGAAAATCCGTTTCATTGTCTTCGTATCAACCGAACCTGTTGAAGACGTTCCTTTACGGTCATTGATAAACCCTAATTTAGAACGTTGTAACAAAGTTTGATGGTTCGGTTTATCTGAACTCTCCAAGCTCAAATACTCTTGCATAGAAGAACGAATATCAGACGGAGTTACAGAAGTTGAAACATTGATTTTCTTATCGGTTTGAGGGAACATAGTTGCAAGACCCTCAGACCAAGAACCAATATTAAAGACAATCGCACCATTGGTTGAAATGTTGTCTCCCATGATATTTCCGTAATACATACGAGAATAATCGGCAATATCGGGATACCCTCGGTAAAGATAGTTGGTGTCCAACCCTGTGTAATCTTCATTCGATAAACCATTTGATAAGAGAGCTGAGGTCAAAGGAGAGTCAATCAAGTTCTTACCACTTGCATCGTTATCTGTTCGCTTCTCTCCGTTGTCTTTCTTCTTCTCTTTTTTCTTATCTTTGTCTTTCTCCTTGTCTTTCTCCTTCTTATCATCAGCGTGGACAATACTTGGAGTTACAATACTTAAACTTGATAAAAAGCTAGGAGCGAGGAGTACCCCAAGGGATACCCCTACCAAAGTCCACCGCTTCATCTTTTTAATTTTATCCATAAAGCTAGAACCTCCTACTCGCTTTTATTTTTCTCTTTGTTAGCTTCATCTACGCTATTTGAAGTGACTTGTTTCAAGTCACGTTTCACTTGTTGAATGTAACCATCTTTCTTAGGAGCCATCCAACGAACTTTAACCGATGCGCCAAGTGTTTGTTGCCACTCATAAACATCCGTTTCTCCTTCGTTTTCAGAACCACCCCAACCACCTTGTAGTTTAACCAACAAGGCAGTATAGTTGTCATAGTTTCCTGTTTCGGCTGCTTTTTGCAGTTGAGCTACCGAGTCTGAGTAGTTTTGGTGTGTCGCCAGTACCCAGAACATAAACTTATCTTTGAAGAAGTACGAAGTAATCTGGTTACTCAAATGAGTTGAAGCGTCAATCATCTTAGGTGGGCTATACAAAAGATACCCAAATGCTAAGATAGAGAGAACCGCTGGTACCACTCGAATTTGTCCTACGAATAGGAAAATCAACATTAAGAAGGAAGCTACAATCAGAATAGTTACACCCCAAGAAGAGAACTTAGAATACAAGTAATCTGTAAACTTAATCTCATTCATTTTAGGAATAGTTGCAAAACCGGTTAACTCCAAGTAACGAGTTGTACCTGAGTAACTTGAAGCGGTGTTTGCTCCAACCATATCTTGTAATGAACTTAACATTGTTTGGTTCATAAAGGTCTTAGACCAACGTTGTTTGTATTCACGACCTTTAGTTGGGTTTAACATGAAGTAAGCCATATTCTTCAATACATGGTCTAAATCTTCTTCATCTTCTTCTGATGCTGCTTTCAATGTATCTTCATCAATGACAGAAGAGTTGTCCAAGTTAATAACGTAGGAAATATCCTTATTGAGTGGGTTTGCTCTAACAAGTACAGTCGAAGCGTATAAGTTAATAGCATACTTCTTATCAGCCGTGTCTTTAGGAGCTTCACCTGCGGTATCTACTAAGGCACCTTTAGACCCTTGACCAATCCAATAACCACTACTATCCAAACGAGAAGATTTTAATGGAATATCTTGAGCTTTACCTAACATCAAAGTTCCATTATCTCCAAGTTTCTTGAATTTGTCATTATTACCTGCGTAACCTTTGTCGTCAAAACTGATAATATCCTCAATAATAGGTTTGGTTACTTTCATTTCGGACTTGAACTTAAAGGCATCATCTGAGTAAGGTTTAGAGTTCATTATTGCCCAAGAATCTGCACCCGGTACGTTCTTAGCCAAATCTAAAGGCATTTTCTGATCCCCAAAAATCGGGAAAAATCCTTCGGCATACCCAGCAGGTAAAGCATAGTCAGTTTTACCGCTTCTAATTTCAGCATAAGACGAACCAAAGTCATACCCTGCAAGGTTTCCTCCACTGTGGAAAATAGAACCATCTTTCATAAGTGTTTCTGATTCATTACCATTTCGAATCAACCACTGGGTATTTAATGCACTTTGTAAAATTGCACCTAAGTCATTAAAATTGTAAAACTCAAAAGATAAAGCCCAACCTGTGTTATCAGCCCCATCTTTACCTGCTACAACAGAGTCTGGGGCGATAGCAGAGTAAAATCTCATTTTTCGATTAACAGAACCCCCCAAGGTAGCATTCGAACCGTCAACGGACAGATACCCTTTCCCTTTTAGGAGAGCTAAGTTATTGAGGTTGTTAATTGAGATTTGGCGACCTACTCCCGTTTCAGAGTTGTTGTAAATCTCAGCCATTTTCTCATCAACACTAGACCCTTTAATTTCTACTTTCTTATCTTTTCCCTTATCCTTGTCTTTATCTTTGTCTTTGTCTTTGTCCTTATCTTTGTCGCTAGTAGAACTACTTGCAGTAGAACCACCCTTCTTAGCGTACATCATAGGGTTTTGTGAAGCTGGGATTACAACATAAGCACCACGTTGGTCAGACCCCGTTTCAGAAATCAAGTTACCGAAACCATCAGTATACATACTAGCTGAATAAATTGAAGCTTCGTAAAAAGGTTTTAAAGAACCTTCGTTCTTTGTTTTAAAATCCCAAATTAAACCATCTTTATCCTGATACTCAAACCCATTCAAATGAGCATTAAGCTTCTCAGCTAACCTACGGTCTTTATTCTTAATCCAAGAAACTACCTCTGAATCAGAACCGTCTAGAGTTAAAATGTTCGTACCCCAAGATTTATCTGCATTTACTGAAGAAATATTAGTATAAAGTGTAGCTTGGGATACCGTAGGCGTACCTTCTGGGTTCGGATTCCACTCATATACAATCTCTTGGCGTTTTAAAGAATCTGTATCGGACTTACTCTCACGAACCAAACCTAAAAGGGTTCCTTTACTCTCATCATACTCATATCGGTGTTTTAAGGAAACTTCATCCTCAGTCGTTAATAACCCTTTATGAAACAGCCCTACAGACCCAAACAAAACTTCAAAGTAAGTAGCTTTTAATTTCAAAGACTTCCACGTTTGACCACCGTCATCAGACTTAGCTAAATACAAAGCTTCAGATGTTAAAGCTCCGGAATTAGCTACCAATTTAGCTAACTCACCCGCTGGGTCTTCTGCTAAACCTGTGTGATTTTTTAATACCTCTTGAATATCACTCTGTGCATCTGCTACAGTTCCTTTGTTAATAGCAACACGAGTTGTAAACGGAGAGTACCAGTTAGAAATAAAGAATCCTACAGTTTTAACCTCTGCCGGAGACAAACCTTTTGCTCCACCAGATAAAGAACCATCTGCTTCACCAGCAGCAATCTTTAATTGGTCAATCGAACGCTCCATAGCCGAGCTTTTCCCACCTTGAGCGTTTTCTGCGTAAGCAGTTGTGTAGTCGGCTTTCAAACCTAATACGGAAGACCCTACTTGCAAAGCAACCGAACCGAGAAGTAAGGATACCGAAGCTAAAGTGACTGTCTTACCTACAAAACCTCGAACTTTCTTTCTTCTATCCTCAACTACTACTTGCTCCAAGGTCATCGGAACAAACTGACTCGTTGATTTTCTTTTATCTACCGATTTTCCTCCAAAGAATAAAATCGAATCCTCACGCAACGAGTCTATAAAACGTGAGAACTTGTTTATTTCCTTTAATTTAACTTGCTTATCTTTAATTTTCTTTTTTCCGAACATGAAATAAAAGAACCTTTCTTGAAAAAAGAAACCTCAGTACCCAACGATACCGAGGCTCCCTAGTCGCTTGCAATGAAACTTACCAATCAACGATAAGCTCCATAGCAGCAACTTATCGGTTAAATAGATTGGCAAAGAATATCGCAAGAGCCGTGGTATTACCAATCATGATGTAGGCTAAACAAGCACCTGTTACCACTAGTTTTGGTATAGAGCGAGACAAATATGTTATCATGTAATTTGAATGCGCACCTTTTGAAATACCATCTTTATAAGAGAACCAAGCTTCTGGTGAAATCAACACAGGGCGCTTGTCTCCCTTCTTCATAAAATGATACATCAAGCTCGGTGTCATCATTGCGAAAACGTCCATCGCCATAGAGATACCAACTGTTGCACAAATCAAAATTGTGAGAACCCCCAACAAAGTACCTAAAGGACTTGTGAAGAATTTCAAAATGTTTTGTGCTTCATTTAAGTCAGCAGTTACATCAGAGTTTACTGCTTGAAGAACACTTGAAATGTTTGTGTCCTGATCCTCTACAAATTTATAAAGCCTTGCTCTATCTCTTGCAGATAAACCACCAGAACGGTCGTCTTTCAAGTTGCTCAAAGCAATATCCATGATTTTCTGACGAGTGTTCATTGGATATTCCATAAAGTTCTTACGGTCAATAGAAACACGTTTTTTACCACTGTTGTAGTAAACGAACTTCCAACCATCTGAAACTTGGTCAGAACGAACAACTAACTGTACTCTAATCTCATTGTTGATATTGTCAACGACTGAGGATACCCCTGCTTCACTGTCTACAATGACAAAAGGCATGCTATTCTCACTCACAGTAGTTGCATCAAACTTCGCTCTAGCTTGTACGACATCTACTAAAAGATTGGAGTTTGAGGAAGTAAAACCCCAAAACCCCAAACTAACTACCAAGGATAACAAGGCGACTTGTAAAACTCTGACGAATTTTAACTGTGCCATATAAAACCTCGTTTCTGACGAACCGACCAATTACAATCCAACAAGGGATGCAAAGAGTGTTGAAATCGGGCCGACCAAGACCAACATAGAGTTGGTTGCGAAGAAAATCAAGATTAACGCATAAGCTAACATCATAACCCAAGTCTTACCAATGTAGATAAGAAGTGGGTTTCCACCTTTATCCAAAGCTTGGTCGTTGGCAGTAACCGCTTGTTTCGGAATGATACTTGCGATATAACCTCTTGCACCTTTAGCACTCTCAGCATCTTTTACAAAATATTGGAATGAAGGAGTCATGAAGTAGAATACTGCAATCGCCAAGTGGATAAAGAATGAGAAGGAAGCCAAAATCAAGAATACCGCAATCGCACTGTTAAAGAATGGATAGAAGGGAGCCAAGAAGTTTGAAGCAGCATCCCAGTCAGCAGCTACGTCAGCAGTTGCGACAGAAATGAGATACCCTGCAGTAGATTTACGGACTTCTCTCATGTCTTTCCAGAACTTGTTAACAGTACCTTTTGTGACTGCATTATTTGTAGCGTCACCTGACTCAATCGCTGCCGCATCTTTGTCAGCAGTCTTTTTAACTGCTCTGTTGATGTCTTGAATGACCTTGTTCTTGTCACTCTCAGTCAATTTGTCAAAGTTACTTGTAACTTCACCTTTTTGGTTATAAATCTTAGAACCAGTGAGACCATCACCTGTAGTTGTACGATAAGTGTTTCCTGACACATCATCATAAACCTTCTCTTGAAGACGACTCATAGATTCAGAACTAGACTCAGCGTTTGTACCACCTAAAGCCTGTACTTCTGCAATATCAGTGAAGTTTGTAACACCACTAACTTCAGACATATAACCTGCGCCTACTAAACTAGCAGACATTAACAATGTAGCGAGAACCCCTCTCGCAGTCTTAGAAATTTGCATAGATAAACCTCAAATCTGGTTCAAATTGTTGGAGCAATCTGACCTTTTATTTTTATTAGTTTATCCTACTACAATACGAATAAATCGTTCTGCTCTCTTATTGCTACTTCCAATAACAATAAGACAACGGTTTGAGGTGTACCTTAGTACCCTCAACTAAAATAGTGCAAGATAGAAATACCACCTAAATCCAACAAAACCAAAGCTAACATTCCATATTGAATAATGGACAAGGCTTTTCTTATCGCCATCTCCCACTCTGAACCTGTTTTAAAGGCTGAAACTTTAGGAACCAAGCGAAGGGTTGTGAACATAGGAATATTTGGAAAGAATATTTTGATGAAAACACCAAGAGCGAAACGTATTCCCTCCGTAGTCAACATATCTAACACTAAATGGGAAATCACCCCAAGTCCAAACCCTGTGACAATTAGTAACCATAATAGAGGATCAAACCTACCTGTAAATCCTAAGAAAGTCGGGCTGAACATCAACCACAATATCATGAGAAGTGTGAACTCACTATGTGTTTGCCACGAGCGATGGATACACCTCATGAATTTCAAAGTCTTATACAGAACAGAACTTTTCTTCTGTTTGCTACTTAATCTCTCATCTAGCTTCTTGTAAGGTGTGTTTGCAATATGCAAGACCTTATTTTGTAACCAAGAAGCTGGGTCTTTTAAAGGGCTAGAATCCCAATGATGGTCATTATCTGACCACATACCGCCATAAATCCCCGCCGTGTAAATGACCAAGAACTGTAACGCTGGGGAAATCAAGTCACTTTGTATTAAGTAACCTGAATCCTTCAAGGTTATGAACCCAGCCATTGCACACACCGTACCACCTAATCTGTGAGTTTTGCCTTCCATCAGCTATTTACCCACCAATTCTTTAAAGTCTTTGGTACAAACCAAACGAACTTGTACTCCTACCTGTTTCTTAAGTGTTAAAACTGCTGAACCAACTTTTACCTTATTCCAAGACCTTGTAGCACTTGGGTTAAAGGAAATTAAGTTGATGTAGGATACCGCAGAACCATTTGCAACTTCTTGATAAGTCAACTCTTGGAACTTTTGCAGTACCGACTGTACAACTGTTAGTGACAAGTCCAAGGACTCACTCACTCGTTTTAACAAATAAGTCTGAGGTAGCACTTTCCGAGCTTGGTCTTTTGAAACCGTTACTTTCATGAACAAACCTTCGAACACATCAAAGGAATACCCCTTAGTAATAGCTTCAAAGCAAACTTCTCTATAGTATGAAACAATATTGTCTACTGTTTCATACTTCAAATGAACTAATTTACTTACTTCTTTTATAACCTCTACATAAGGCAACCGAGCCTTTGTACTCATGCGAACTAAACCTCATCTTACTAAACTGCGAACTTGAAATTTAGAAAACCGTCAAGTTTCTAAATCCAATTAAGAACTGTGTTGGTATTTCTTGTTGTTGAAATTGTAGTCGAGATTGAACTGTAGGGTTCGATAAGACCTCCAACATTAAAGGTAATTCTTGGTCTGACACCTCAATACAACAATGTGTTACTCGACCTTTCAAAGTCTTTTCAGCTAACTCCAATAAGTCAGCTTCTAAGCGCCTTTTCATTAAGTGAGCGTGGTGTCCACCAAACCTTGAATCTCCACTGTTCTTTAAATTATTAAAGATTTTTAAGTCTAAGAAAGCCATTCAACCACCTTTTTATCCATTACCTGAAATGAAGTGGAAGCCTTGGAAAATCAAGTTCCAAACACCTTTAATCAAAGCGATAATTAGAGATACCGCTTGACCTTGGAACTCAGTCGCAAAGGACGTTCCAAAAATTACAAAGGCAACACCTAAAGCAACCAAAGTTTTCATGTGAAGTGACACATAACGACTTAACAAATTACCCGTGGAAACCATAGGTTTGTTCTGCATTCCTTGGTTCATTCCACCCATACCCATGCCACGGTTCATGCCCATTGGAGAACCCATGCCACCCATTGGAGAACCCATTGGAGCGCCCAGTCCCATACCCCCACGGTTCATACCCATTCCACCTTGTTGCCCTTGTTGAGAACCTGTACTCAATCCTGCACTCTCAATGATTTGACGAGCATCATAAGACAAAGTGAAGAAAGAACCAATGAAACCTTTCAAACTAAAACCTTGGTCTTGACTAGGTGGTTTGTTCATGAAATATTCACGGGGACCGGACCATACCAAACACAAAACATCAACAGAGGTTTGGAAGAAATACCCAAAGGTCGCAAGACCCCATAAAATATTGGCTAGGAACATCATTCCGTAACCCACTGGAGCTAGAGCGTCCATTGCCATGTCCCAACTAGAGTCACGACTTGTATTGACCGCTTTGTTTATTTGTTCTAAAGCACGTTCTTTTGAAGGCTCTGGAATAGCGTCTCTTACGTTCTGCAAAATGTTGTTAGCTTGCTCACGTGTAATCGTATTTGTCGTGTCAACTGCATCGGATACCGCTGATGAAGAGTCGGGCACCCCACCTAACGAATCTGTATTTGCAAAAGCAGTTGTAGGTAGGAGGGCTAACGTGTTTAGAAAGACAATACTTTCTAAAGCAAATTTTCTCCCTCTAAAGTCTCGGTTTAGGACTAAATCTGAAATTTTACCCAAAACTCGCACCAACTTTCTGTTTATTTTGATTATTCTATCAAAAATCTTTTTAATTGACAAGCATTTCTGCATAAAAAATAAGAGATGTCTGCCAACATCTCTTGCCAATTTTTATAAGCCTAGACTACGCTTGATTTCTGCTACTTTATTTGGTGCAAAACCTGAGAAAGCACTTTCTACATCTTCAAGTCCGTTAGGGAAAGTTACTGGAAGTGCACTAAATTTAGCACCTTTTACAATCGCTACATGCTCTTCATTGTTAGGATCATAAGGAATTTCCTTGTACGGGATACCCTCTGAGTCGAGCTTGCGCTTCAACATCTTACATCCGGGACAAACTCCATCCTCAGGGCGCTTTGTAAATACTACTACTTCTTTTGACATTTGTTTTTCTCGCTTTCTTTATAGTATATTCAAGTCTCGTGTGTGGTTTGACAATATCCAGTATAATTCAAACATATCTTCAACAAGAGGTAAATCAGAAGCAAAAACCTCTAAAGCACCGTTGTATCGAGCACTAACATAATCGAAAGTTTGAATAGCGCTAAGACGTTCTAACTTCGGAGACTCCAAATATAAACGATCAATGTAAGCTTTTAACTCAGGTACAAAGTCTTTAAGTGTATAAATAGAGCGTAAAATGTTATGTGAACCTTTTGCTTTCTTAAACTGGTCTGGGTCATAATAAGCCACAACTTTCTTAAGCTGAATTTCAAGTAACCAAGCCAAATTTACGCGAAGCAACAATCTGTTCCCAGTTAAATCGTAACATCTACCCAAATCTTGAACTAAATAATCAGTTAGAGTAGTTGGTGGAAATTCATACAACTCCATTACAACTCAACCTCCTGCCATAATGAATTGCTTTTAACTAAGCCATTTAGTAAAATCTCACGCTCTTCTAAATCATCATACGGATACAAAGTTACAAATAACCCTTTCTCATCTAACTTATCAATAGCTACAAGATTACCATCATAAAATGGATCACCTTTTTTTGTCGGATAAAGCACAATCAAAAGCCTATAGTTAGGTTTTGAGGTGGGAACTTCATAAGTTTCCGCAAATTTCTTTGTGTAACGTTTTTTGAATAGCTGTTTTGCCATGTTATACCTACTTTCTGCAACTAACTTTTATCTTACTTTATTTTATTACAAACTATCAAACATATCAACCATTTGGTCTGTAGACATCGGTTTTAAATCCAACTGTGCTTTTGCAACCGTGTTTTCATGGTGTGCTGCTTTGTCTTCCTTATGCTTTTGAGCCATTTGTTTGCTCTCCAACACACGCTCATTTCCTTTAATTTCGTTGACTTCAATACCTACAGAAGAGGTTGAAGAAACAGATTGAGTTGGAGCAAGCAAACCTCGATACCCAAGGATGAGTAATTGAGTTTCAATATCTCCTCTACCTAAGTTGTTCAAGAACTCCAAGAGAGCTAGGATTTCTTCATTGTTGAACTTGTCAAACAAGTCTTTATACAACTTAATCTCATCTTTAGTTATACCTAACACATGAAGACCTAACGAAATGTAAAGACCTCTCTTAACAAACTCCCTCAAGCCTTCAACAAAGTTCTTTAAACCCACCTCTAACATAGCAGTGTGTACTGTCTTCGTATAGAGAACTGTATTCTTTGTTCTTAGGAAATCTAAGAAATCAAAGTACAAACCTCTATGTTTGTTCACATCAAGAACTTTAACAACATCCTCATAACGAACAGAACCATAAGAACGGTACACATTTTCTAGTTGTTTCAAAGACTGACGAAAGACACAGTTTGAACGAACTGCAATTAACTCCAAAGCTGGTTTCTCAAAGGCGAAGCCTTCTTCTGTGGATACCCAAGTCATAAGGTTTACATTGTCTGCTACGCTAGGTAGCTCGATCTCAATCTTTAAGTCCATACGAGTTTTCAAAGGTTCTAACATCTTCTGTGGGTCAGTTGTACAAAAGAAAAAGATAGACTTAGGAGGAGCATCCTCAGTAAACTTCAACATACTTTCTTGACCTGCTTTAGAAATCAAGTGACACTCGTCAAAGATGAAGATAGAATACCCCGCAAACAACTTAGGCATAGAAGCAGATTCTACGAATTGTCGCACTGCATCTACGTTACCAGTTTTAGATGAGTCTAATTCTTTTACCGAAAAGAGCTTGGTCGCGTCTGCGGTCTCAATGTATTCATTCAAATCTTGACACATCTTACATTGGTTGCAAGGTAACAAATACTCTCTGTTCTTCCACTTACGGACTTGTTTATTCTCACATAAGACCAATTTTGTAGACATACGAGCCATAGTAGTTTTCCCACACCCACTTGCTCCTGAAATCATCACACAGGCTGGGTAGTCTTCCCCATCTTTTGAAGAAAACCGGTTCAAAAGCTTTTGAACTGCTAACTCATTTCCGATATAGCGGTCTACATCTTTTGACCTGTATTTCGTTGCGAAATTTTCAGCCATATTACAAATCTTCTTTCCAACGTTGTACTTCTTCTTGTACTTGAGCTTTTGTATCGTCTAAAGCTCTCCAATAGTCCAACCGTCTCAACTCAAATGGAATCCAACCATCTGTTTCTTTGTCATAAGTTTGAACTAGAAGATCTAAATGACCTTGTGCCATGTATTTACCCATTTCATTCAAGGCAAAGTTCTCTTTGTAATAATCCTCATACGGAAACTCAGTCAACACTTCAGAAGTTTTTGCGTCCACAAAGCGAATGAGAGGATACCGCTCTTTGTTTTCTCGTTTGATTTTATCCCTCAAAATCTTACCGAGTTTAGGGAAAATGTCTCTCAATTCCCAAGATAGAAATTCACAAGCAAACGGTTCATGAACTTCACCTGTCTCTTTTTCAGTATAAGTTACAACAACTCCATCAAAGTGATCTGTAAAGACTTGTCCGTCTTTAATGTAAAGCTCATAATCTGCTTTGTCATAAGGCAAGCGAGGGAGTTTTACAGAACCACTTTCGACCATCTCTTTAGTTACTGTAAAGTGTTGAACCTTGTAGTGCTCATCAATGTAAAATAAAGTTGTTTGCTTACCTACTGGATAAGGGCGTGCATTTAATAAAGTCATTTAAAATTCCTCGTTTCTAATTTTCTTTATTATATCACAAATTGTTGTAAATAGCAAGATTTTGGAGCAAATAAGGTAAACTAAACAAAAAGAAAAGAAAATAGTAGGTAAACCCTACTATCTCCCCGCAGTTTAGACGATTAGACATCCCTTTCGGAATGCTAAACTATATTACCATAAAATATTCGTTTATGCAATGCAAAAATTTTAGTTCATGCCGATTTGTTTTTGTGGAATCGATACCGAACCTGCCAATACTTGTTGGTACGCTTTTTGTGGAGCTTTTAAATTACCATTGTGTCTCCATAAAGTTTCTTGAAACTCTTGTTCATTATTAGCACGTGAACCAACACAGTTTGTTACCAAACGAACTCGACCTGACTGTTTGTACATCAAAATAACAACATCTACAGGTACGCTTGCACCAAGCTCAAAGCGGTTCGCATAGTGATTTGGTACAGACACCTTAGAAATATACCCATTTGATTGGAAGTACATATCAGTGTAGTACCCACGCTCAATCTTATCAAACAAAGGCAAGTAAGTTGAGTCTTTACGCTCATAATACTCACCACGGTTGAATAGGCGGAAACCTACAACAGTATGACTCAAATGGTACATTGTAAAGTACAGGACAGAAAACCCACCTAAGAATACCAACAAGTTCAGAGCCGAGATTAAGAAACGAATAGTGTAAGTTGAGTTCATCAACTGTTGCTCGTAAATTTCTAACCCCATATCAGCCAAAAACCAAGTGGATACCGCAAGTGTAGTCCAAAGGGCAATGTTACGACAAAGGGAACGAACTTGTTTTCCTTTTGTTTCTACTCGTTCTCTAAAGAGGTTTGCTAAGTTACTTTCGACTTCAAGACGATTGCTACGCTCTTGATCCTCAGTCATATATACTACATTGTTCATTGTTAAGTCTCCTTTTCTTTTATCCATTTAACTGTCTTTATTATATCAAAAATAAGATACTTTGTCAAGTACCTTATTTGAATTTCTTCTAAAACTCTATAATTTAAAGCGTATCAACTATAGGAATATCTTTAAAACCTAACTTCTCCAAATGCTCAAGGCAGTCTGAGAAGTTACAGAACAAATCTAATTCCTCAGTTGGTTTATCGTAAGAGTCTACGAGACCTTCGGATACCGCTTTATCTCTTAGCTGCTTTCTGTACTTAAGAGCTTCCAGTTCCATAGGTAGACCTACCTTGTTTTTCATCATCAGAGGTTTAAAGTTTCCATATTTGGTTAAACCTTTCTCAACCTCTGGGTCGCAATCCATCATGAAATTATAAATCCAATTCCAATGAGCTTTTTGACTTAAATTACGAATTTGGAAATACCAATCTACATAAGGCTCAACCGTTGATTTTTCAATCAAACCAACTGCATAACGCAAGTCGAAGTCATTTGTTGAACCAAGTCGGTAGTTACCAAACATCATCTGAACTCTACGACCACTACGAGCTGGTTTAAACTTGTTCTCGTCCATTCTTTGAACCATATAAGGCATATAACTATTCTTCAAAATAACGGAACCTAAACCGTATTTAGGCGCTCTATTAGAGTGTGATGTAGACACTCTACCTTTGTATAATTCAACTTTCGCATAAAAGGTAACAACGGAACCTAAGTACAAAGCCATATCATTACACAAAGAAGCGTCAACTTCTGGTAAGAATAACCACACATGACTAGAGAAAATCGGTTGATTTGGAATATCTTGGAAGTATTTACTATCTTTACCGTTAGCTTCTTTGACTAATCGTTTAACCTCCGCTTTCTTACGATTGCCAAACGTACCTACTAGCGAAGGGTCTAAAATAAGGAGTGAAACCCCATCTTTAGTTCTTCGCACATCTGTAATGCGCCCAGCAACTCCTACATATTGGTTCAAATAAGGTTGTAAGCCAATTCGACTTGAAGCTGAGGTATCAATTTTACCTTTGTTTCTTAGATTTAAAAATTCAAATGCCGTAATCAAACCATGTGTTTGCATCTCAAACGGTATACGCTCTGCTTTACCCTCTAACTGAGACAAGTCATTTACTCTACGAACCATAGAGAATGGGGTAAATGTAAATCCATTCTTTGGAGTCTTATTTCCAACTTTTTTCTTCTTTGGTCTTTTTGCCATAGAAAAATCCTCACTTTCATCTTAATTTAATACCTTTATTATATCATAAAACGTGTATAAAGTCAATAACACCAACTGATCGAACAAATTGAAAAAAAAAAACAAAACCCTCACATTAGTAAGGGTCTCTCTTTATTCTCTCGTAGCAACCGATAAAGATACTCCGAAAATGTGGTAGTAAGTATCAGAACCGACATAAAATTACTACTTTTATATAAGTATAGCATAAACCTTCAGTGTTGTCAACATAAAATTAAACTACTGACAAAAGTAAAACGCACCAAAAAGGTGCGTTCCTTAAATCTAAATTATTTACCTTGAGTATAGTGCGCAAAGTAATTCGCCAAGTTGACTTGTGAGGATACCGCTGGTTTAGTTGAACCTTTGGTTTCTTTGTCAGACTTAGAAGTTTGTGCTCTAGGTGTGCGTTTAGGTTTCTCTTGATTGTAATCATTGTAAACACCAAATACACGCTCAAACTCAGACTTAACTTTAGAACCTTTAACTGCTCTACGGGCACCTTTAACCTCATAAACCTCTTCAAACAAGTCTACTGGAAGTAGTAACCCTTGAGGTAAAGCCAAGTTGAGACGGTCTTTCAACATTAACAACAATTCTTCTGGTGTTTTGTTTGTTACCAATTTGTGTTTTAACAACTGACGAGCAACTTCTTCTTTCAAAGTCTCAGTTGAAAGCGCAAGACCAATCGCTACAGACAAACGACTAAACAACCCTTCTGGGTGGTCAGGGACGAGAATACCCTCTCCACGAGCATCACGAACTTGAATAGCGAATTTGAAGTCTTTTACAATCTCAGTAGCTACTTCTTCTGTCAACTCTGGGTGCAAGTCCATCAACTGACTCACAACGACTGGTTGAGCTTCACCGATACCCAAACGAGAACCAATCTCTTTACAAGACTCATTCAAAGCAAGCAAAGCCGGTTTTGTGAATACACGAGTTTCCCCAATCGCAAATGGAACTTTAGGTACAGACTTCAAATCTTCCGCAGTAGACAAGAGACTTGTATTAGGCTGATAAACCGTACTTGGTTTTGCTTGTGGCACTAAGACATCATCAAAAACTTCAAGTTCTTCAACTCCATCGTTTCGTAGAATATAACCTACAACACGTGTAGCATCGTAGTAGACCCCACGCTTAAATACTCGAACTTTGTCCACATTAGATTGAATAATCCCAACTAATGAAATACCGCCTGCTCTTGGAGCATTATCGTCACCCTCAGTTGTTGTATTTGTAGCAGTTGGTTTTTCTTCTTTTGCCTTTGGTTTTTCAATAGGAGTTACTGTGACCGGTTTTCCTACTTTTTCTCCAATTACTCGACTTAGGGGTTCTACAACTCCATCTTGTTCACCGTTAGGTTGAACCTCAACGGTTGGAACTGTGTGAATAGGTGCAGTTGGTTTAGCAGTTTCTTGACCTAATGCATCGGATAGTGTTTGGGTTTTCTTTTCTTTTTCTGGCATTTTAGGACTGTTTCCTAAGTTCAACATTCTAACCATGCTTTGTGCGACCTCGTATCTTTCTGAAAAATTTTAAAACTATTGTAGCATACCGTAAAATAAAAAGTCAAGAGGAAAGTAGATACCCTCTCAACTTTTTCTTATTTTGTAATTGACTCAATAACAACCTTGTCTACATCGGCTAATTTACGGTAGCGAACCGTTACAGTATCGCCTGCTTTTAGTTGACTTGCGGTGTCAAAGTTAAGGGATACCGAGAGGGTAGTTGAACCAACTGATAAGACTGCTTTATAGGTAGCAGCTAAATCGGAATTACCCTCTAAGTGTAGTTCCTTAACCACACCTTTTGCAACTAAGACTTCAGACGAAACTTTTGCACCATCTAAATTTTGAGTCGTTGTAGTTGTTGGTTTACTCTCACTACCACCTAAATTCTCAGCTTTCTCTTTTGGTTTTTCTTCTGCAGAAGTTGAGCTAGAAGTCTTCTCTTCTTTCTTCTGAGAACCTTCCGGGAAAATACGGTCACTGTCGGATACCGCTGATTTTTTATCAGTAGTACCTTTCCCTACCTGTGTAACCTTGTTTTTCAAATCACTTGAAGGGTTTTGTTTTGCTTTATTGGCTACAAATACCATAATACCAAAGAGCAAAACTGCCACAATGACAACAGTTAAACCAATAGACCAAGGAGACCATTTCTTCTTAACTGGATGTGCGCTTGCACTATTATCCATCTGACCATATTGGTCATAGTGGTTGGAGTCGAACTGGTTCTGTGGATACCCTTGAGGGTTTTGGTTGAAACCATTTGGTTCAAATCCTTGATTAGTTTGAGAACCCCAACCCTCATTTTGTCCTTGGTTAAATCCTTGAGGTTGTTGGAACTCATTTGGGTAAGGTTGTTGAGGTTGCTCATAACCAAAACCACCACCTCTTTGACCTTGAGGGTCAAAACTCCCACGAGGATTGAATCCTTGCTCTTCCTCTAGTGAACTAGTTGTCTCAGAACCGAAATCCGAAGAACCAAACCCACCTCTTTGTAGAGAAGGTTGTTGGTGAGGTTGTTGAGGGGAACCCCAATCAGGAACTCCGTTCCAACCACCTTCGTCACCACCTCTATGTTGTCCGAAATTACGCTGACTCATCTAAAACCACCTCAATCTTTTCCATCTTTTGCTCCTCAGAATTAAAGGCTAAAACGTAGCTTCTATCAACGATACCGAGTTCTCCTGTTTCATTGTCAAAGCGAAGAACCTCTTCATAAACCTCACCGTCACGTTGGTAAAGGGTAATCTCACCTTCTTCACTTTCCGAGTATAAGAAACGACAACGTTTTTCAACTGTTTCTTCTAACTCTAAAGCTAATGCACCAACCAATCTCATAGGATTGTAAGTGACACCCGTCGGAGGTCGCCCAGCTAAATAATCAGACCAAAGAGTGGATTGCCCTCTGAGAGCTTCTGAGAGAGCGTCAAACCCATTGTAAAAGTTTTTGCGTATAAATTCCTTTAGAGAATCTAAATCGCGAGGGAGGGCATTCTGGAGCGTTTGAGGGTATTCATCTAAAACACACCATTCAATCAAGTCTTCACTAAAGCGAGACAAGAATCTATCTTTCGCTTTACTATTTAGTACAAACCTTACAGCATAAGGACTTCCTAATGGTTTATACTTCTCTAACATGACATTTAGCAAAGCTAAGTTATGATAAGCCAAGACTTTATCTGCAAATGCGTTTAGTAGCAACTGAACAAGAGAAACATAGTTACCCTCTTTTACTTCAGTTAAGACTTTATCTGACAGAAGAAACGGGCTAACTGTTAGTGTACCTTTCTCAATATCTACAGATAAAGAAAAGGTAAATGCACCTTTAAAGGAGATACCGAACTGATTATCACTTTGTCTTGACTTTACGAACCTCAGTTGTTTCAAGGAGTAAGTTTCAACACTTTGAAGTTGATTTAACCCTTTGAAATACAAATCAAAACCACGTCTACAAGCACTTCTTAGGTCAGTGCAACCGTCTAAAGCATTGGAACCTAACATGATTTTGAAATCATTCTTTTCATAAAACATCAAATTACTAACCACCTAAACTAATCAAATATTGAAACCATCTAAAAAAGAAACTTCTTGTACTTCATCTTTTACTAGTTCTACTGAGTATGGGTCTTTGAGCGTAGAGTCAGAACGTGTATCGTCTTCCAAACCCTCAATATCTTCTTCCTCATATTGAGGAATGTTGAAACTATCAGACGGAGGAAGTTCGGAGATACCGCTTTTTTCTTCTTTTCGCTCTTGAACCATAGTAGCAAAATCTGTAGTAGAACCTTCTTGCAAACCTGTTGCAAACTGAGAAACTGCTTCAGAAATTCTTAATTTGTCAATCTCATCAGCTCTTCTCATGTATTCTTCGTTGAAAGTAAGTTGAGCTTGTTGCTCATACTTCTCAGTCGTACTCAAATGCTTTTCTTCAAAATGAAAGCCTTCAGCACGGTTGTTAGTGCCGATACCGATAAGGTTTTCAGTTCGGGCAACTGAACCCACCGTGCGAAGTTGAGATTCAGAGTCACCATCTTTAATTAGAGGTAGAACCTCTTCATAACCTTTACGAAAGGTTGCTTTGGCTCTACGCTCTAAATAATCTGAAACTTTCTCTACACTCATTAAGAACCTGCTTTCTTCTGAACATCTGTCTCATGTTTAACTTGAGACTTCTTGTCCTTATTCAAGAGAGTGCTTGGGTCAAAAGTTGAACCTTCAAAACCTTTCGGTCTACGAGAAATTTCTTCATCATACTCTTTCAGAATGTTGTTAATAACCGTTTCACCTTCACTGTACTTAGCGTAGTTGTCTAAGTCCATATCGTTCGAAACAAGCCAACCGCCTGCTCCAGTTTTCATCAAAGTAATGTTTACTGTAATGGTTTTCTTCTGAGCTAATTCAGATTTCCAGTAGTTACTTACATACTCATACAAGAAGTTTCTAGCCTTCGTAGAATCTGCCTCAGTTTTACGATACGAATAAATACCTTTTAAAAGACCTTCGCGATCCTCTTTCCAAAAATCTTTATTAGACAAGTCCAAGGCTTTCAATTTAACCGTTACACTACTCTTATCATCCGCAAAAGTCGCCTGATTCTCGATACCCTCAATCTCTAAACTAAGTAGAAACTGTTGGTACATCCCCTTTTTAAAAGACTCTGAGTAAGTGAACTCTGCATCTGATTTAAAGTAACCATTCAAGGTCTTCAAAACTTGGTCTTTATAAGCGTATTTCTGAGCAGTCGCAAAGTCTAAAGTAGATAGAGAACGTAAGAAAGTTCTTAACACCTCAGTCTCAGACAAGTTTTGATCTCCTAAAGCCATACGAGTTCCCTCATCAGACCAATAGTAACCCTCTCCTGCTTCACCGTACTTACGAATTAAACGCTTTTGTTCTTCTTCAAAGGGAGTCAACCCTGCGTTTTTATTCTTCGGCTTATCTACTTGCTCTTCACTTGCTTTCGTCTCTGTGTTCGATTTCTTAGCTTGATTACAAGCTCGCACCCCAAATAGTAATAATACAAGAGCAAGAACACCTAAAATGGTGTATCTTAACCCTTTCTTATCCCATAATTCTTTTATTTTGTCCATGAAAATAAAACCTCAACTTAACTTCTAAAATTCAAGCGTATCTGGAATAGTGACGAAATCTGAGGATACCGAACCGCTTACGCTCGCCAAATCTGTATTTCGACCTGTGATAAAGTTGTAACGCTCTGGTTCTTCTTGAATCATATCATACACAACCCGCAAATAAGCAGTAGAGTAATACTCAATACACTCACTAAAGCGCATTTGAAACTCAATCAGAGACTTAATTTCAAACTTACTTACGCTTGTGCTTGTATCTACATCAGACACACGTTTTAATCGAGCCAAACTCTCTACCAAGAACTCTGTTTGGCGCTCAAATGCCCAATCTTTAGCTAAGTGGTTAATTTGACGAACCATAGCGTCCTCAGACATGAGAGCGTAACGCTTCAACTGTCTAATCTTCTTGTCTTGCTCATCTTTAGTTAGGTAGCGAACCTCTCGGATACGACTGAGCGAGAGTTGTCTTTGTGGGTACTCCCCTTCTGCAATTCCCAAGTCGTAGAAAGTCAAGAGTAAACGAGTGAGACCTTTCATAATCTTCACTTTACTCTCTTGGTAAACCGAAGCAGCAGACAAAGAATATCCTACAGTCTCAAAATCTTCTAACAATAATGAGCCTGTGTAAAGTTGAACTGCTATCGTAGTGTCCGCAGTCATATTAAACTCTCGCAAAGACCCACCTACACGATGTGCATCAACGGTTACAATACCTTGTTTGGACTTTTCTTTGAGTTTAGAAACGTAACCATTTACCACAGATACCGGAAGCACCATGTACTCACCTTCTACGAAAGAAACCTTCTTTCTAGGGAAAGATAATTTACCTTTAGACAAACTAAGCGTAGGAAAGGCAAGCAAACCTTGATTAAGTGTATCTCCGAACTCTTTATAAATCTTACTCAAACTAGTCTTCTGTCGGTCAGTTATTTCAACTGCACTTTCTAACAAAGGTAAAGTTAGACTGCCAAAGCGAACATCTTGTTTTCCTAAATTGAAACCTTGCAATTCTTTAGATTTATGTGGCGAAGTCACTACATAACAATAAGTGTTAGCCAACAACCACAAAGCAAAGCGTAAGTCCTCAAACTTCTTAGAAGAACCAATTTCAAAAGGCAAGTCTTGGAGAGCTTGCGCTCTCATTTTCGCAATTAAAGGTTCTAATTGCGTTCCAGATACCGAGAAACTAGGGTTGAAACCCTCAGAGTTTAAAAACCCTAATGGTTTTCCTTGCTCCGCTAAGAACTCTCCTACTTTCCATAACAACTGCTCTTGTTCAATTTTAAATACCAATCGTCTAAACCACCTATTCTAATCTGCAATCTTCTGTATCAACTTAGCGAACTCAAGTCTTGGAATTTCACTTGTAAAGTCCGGTAAACCTTCTTGAATACAGTTGAACAAGTTGTCACTGTACAAGACATAAAGGAAACCGAAGTAAAACTCAAATGGTAAGTAAGTCTTACAGAAACGTGCATAATCTTGTAAAAAGATTTCTTTAGTTTGAGCATAAATCTCTGAAATATCAGATAAAAGACCTACTGGTTTATAAAACCAAGTTGTTAAAAAATCTCGTTGATTTTCTAAACCGACCTTAAGCACCGATTTGAAAACACTATCAATATCAGTTCTAGGTAAGTCTACAGAACCCCCTTTTACAACCATATAAAGAAATACTGCTTCACCGTAAGTTAAATAAGGTTTTAATCCACTTACCGTTTGAAGGACATCAGTATGTTTCTCATCGTACTGCACATTCTTATCTGCAAACTGCTTATAAGCATTTTCTCTCAAAACTGAGCCTTGTAGGTGCAAGTACATAGAACCACCTACACCGTATTGGTAAGGTAAGTAACCACGAAGTTGAGCATCAATAATAGCACGTGCATCTTCTACATCTACACTATTATCAAAATCTTCATAAACTTCAAGTGGACTTTCTACTTCTACTAACAAGTGAGAAGGCACATTACCAATGAAATTTTTAGAGTTGCCCTCTAATAACTGTTTACGCAATGACTCCCAAGATTGACGGAACTCCGAGTTATCTTTCCGAGAACTCAACAATTCTTCCATCTCGTCAGAAATACGAGCAAGAGAGCCACCATTTGAACCTTCATTTAAAGCTAATTCAAGCTCTTCCAAGGATTTGATATTAGACTTAACTTCTTTAATGAACTCTGTTTGGTCTTTAGTTAAATCAAGAGAATCTTTATCAATCAAACGGTCTGCAACAGACTTAAAGTTTGAAACACCTTTAAGTAAACCACGCTTATCAGTAAAGACACCTTCAACTCTGAAAATAATCCCACCCTCAGAAGTATTTAACTCCAAATCATAATCAGATAAATCATCATCTTGTGCAACTCGTAAGGTACTTAAACATTCCCAAAGGTTATCACTAACCGCCAGAGGAAATGAAGAACCTTGTATAATTGTATAAGTTAATTCCTCATCTAACTTCAACTGCTTCTCAACCTCAGCTTGCACTGACTTTTTCTTAAATTGTCGAGAAATGTTGGATACCGCAAGAGCCAATGCGTAACCACTAGGGCTATAAGAATGACTTGTATCCGTAGGGTTAACGCTATCCAACAAAGCCAAAACAACCATTTTGTTTTGCATTTTCTACCACCTATTTTCTTTCTGTACTGTATTCAAAGTACCCCAAAAGTTCTCTAATTCACCAACCTCAGAAAAGACAGAACGCAAATCCTCAGATATTTTTAACTCCAAGAAAGGTAGAGACAGACCTCCAAACCCCTCATGCAAGGTATCTAAGCTAAGGCGACCCTTTTCTATACTTGGTACCACTATGGAAATACTACTTTGAATATCTAACCCTCCAAATTTAGAGGAAATCACACTTTTTACACAGTAGGAAACTTCTACAAGTCTTGCTCCGATTTTTGACTGACTAGGTAGGATACCCTCAACTTCTAGTGGGTAAGAACCGCCTACGCTGAAATAAACCGGTAAGAGCTTAAAGTCAGAACCTAAATAGTGAACCAATTCAATATCTTCTGAGTCCAACTGCCTAAAGGACGAAGCTGCTAACTGCAGACCTCTTCCACAACTAACTATCCGAGTCAACTAGGGCGACTCCTTTCTGTTCTAATCGTTCTAAACTACGTTTAATCAATTCTTTACGAGTTGGAGTTAAGGAAATCAACAAACCTTCTCCACCAAAGTACCTACCAAACATCTGAGAAAACTCTTTTAAATACTCTTCTAAATGAACATTCTTACTATGAAGTTGAGATTTGCTAACCATCTTGTAGAAAATCTCTTGTTTACCTTCTTCATTTCTTAGGTAATAAGGAGTTGCGTCTGCAAAGGATACCCTTGTGAACTCCCCTCCCAATCCATTGAAACAATTTGTGTTAGGTAGTGGTTTATCATTGTCGTAATCCCAACAAATATAGTTGTAATACAAAGGGTAATTCTTTAAACCACCATGTGAAAAGGAAATTTTAAAAGGTGTAATACTCCGAACCATCAAGTCTGGGTCTTCTTTTTTGTACTTCTCTAAAACCTTAGTTTGAGCTTTTAATAAATCTTCATAAACCAAGGAATAGGGAAAGTCTCCTTTATCTGTTCGCAGAGAATCTAAGACCTTACTTATTTTCTCATTTTGAACCTCGATTGAACCTCTTAAAATTAAAGGTAGCAAGGAAGACTCTTGCGTTCGTTTAACCCCTTTTAAGAAAGTCCAACCATTGCATATTGATACCCCTTGTTCTTTAGCAACTTTGGTTAGAAAGTTGTAATACACCTTGTGTAAGGACTCTTCAACCTCAGTATAACCATCGTGAATGGAAATCTCATCATTTAAGGTCTTTGGCAACCATAGAGGTACTTCTCCTTTTTGTTTACCCTCAGAAACCTTAACTTGTCTTGTTTGCGGTTTTCCCTTTAAAAACCCTCTATTTCTCAAATCATTAAAGGAGTACAAGTTCTCTAAATAATCTAATTCTTGTTTATATTGTAAGTAAGAAACTACCAAATTTAAACCGACTTGAAAAGGATGGTCGGATTTTACAACCTTCTGAACATACTCTAAATAATTGAGGTTTAAAACCAAAGATACCGCACTGCGCTTATCTGTGTAATTTGTAAAACCTATCTCTTTCAACTGAGCGACTACATATTGAGACAACTCAAACTTACGGACAATAGTGGGAGAATAAGAAATACCGTAGTCATACAACATGACCTTTAAGACTTCTACTGCGCTTCGCATTTGTAAATAGCGCTCATACAAGTCTTTGGGTGTGACCTTCGTTTTTATAACCAAACCTCTCATAGAGCCACCACCATTATTTCTTGCACAATAACACCATCTGGTGTAGGGGTTTCCATACGAGAGAATCCTTGAAGTTTACTACTTCTCAACCACTGCTCTCGCAACACTTGGTAAGTTTTAGCAGACAGAGGGTTTGCACTCTTACAACCCTCTTTTTCATTATAAACAGTTACCGCAACCGAGGTCGATACCCCTTTTAGATATAAAACAGAGAAGACTTGTACAGGTTTGTATCGTAAAAGAGTATTGCTATCTAAGTCTTCTAAGTCCATTTTCTTAATTAAACTATGACTCTTATGAGCCAAGGTGTACACTGTAGAGTCTACTATAAACTCCAACCCAGCATTAAAAGGTCGGCTGCGAACTAACATACGAAATTGAATCTCCTATCCAAATTGCATTTTTCTCAATTTTATCATATTTAGAGGGAAAATGCAAGACTTAGACAAGAAAGAACTTTGTTATTTCGACTTATTGGCAAGTTGTTCTTCAAACTTCTGAGTAAAGGTGTTGAAAACATTCATTAAGTCACTCAGAGACACACATGGGTCGAGGATACCGAAGTAAAATCTCTCGATATTTGAGTAGTCTGTCTCCAACTTCTCTCCTGACATAGTGAGAGCTGAACCGTTACCAAAGTGATAAGGTTTACTGTACTTGCTAAACACCACCCCACCGATAAATTTCACATCACCTTCTTTAGATTTTTGCTTGTCTGCAAACCAAGACAACTTGTTATAAGCTAGTTGGAAGTCTAGCTCACTGTTCGTATTGGCTAAGGCAGATTGAACTACTTCCCCATAAGCTTCTAAGGTTACTTGTAAGTTAGCAACCCCTGTAAAGAAAGCAGACTCCATAAATTTCAAAATGAGGTCTTTCTCTTGAAGTAAGAGACCATGTTCACTTACCATAGAGCCTTTAATAGACGACCAAGCACCTTTATCCTTGTCTTGTTCACTAATGTAAGGCACTAAATCTCCTAAAAGAGAGTACATATTATACAAGGATACCGCACCAAAGGTGTTTTCCATAAATCGATAACGTAAGTTATGCGCTCTTTGTTGCTCCAATTCTTTCAAAAACTGCAAACGAAGAGAAACTGGTAAAGGCATGTTCAAACTGTTAAACTCTCTCACAAACTTCAACAAATATTCAATCTTAGAAGTTGGTTTTGCGAAGCCACCATCAACCAAACTCTGCCAAAAGCTAGGTAAGGCAAAGCCAAAGTTCTTCTGGTAAGCTAACTGCTGACTGTAAGAATAAGCATAAGTCAACATTTCATTGAAATAGCGAGTACGGAAGCGTACCAACTGGTTCTGTACTTGACCCTCAATATTAAAGAAGTCTTGCACACAATCTACCCCGAACTTTAACACTTCTCCTGTGGCTTCTTCTTCCGCCACAAATTCCCATTTAATATCGTGACCTAAAGTACATTTAGCGCCTGTTTCAAAGTAGTTCAACTCTTTAAAAAACCAAGTACCACCACCCATAAGAGTTGCTAATTTTGCAGCTTTCTCTCTAAAGTAGTCGGTGTCAGTATTTAACTCCAATTCAATTCTTTGAAGTCCTTCTTCGTAAAAGCTCTCTTGCAAGAACCAACGAGACAAGAGTTTTCTTTGTTCTGCACTAAATGTCTCAGAAAAATAGCGAACATAAGAGGATACCACTGGATATTGAGAACCTTGAAAGTTCTTCAAGACTGCGCTAGTTGTACGAGCTAAGACTGGAACCTTAATCGAACTGTTTTCACCCTCTTCAAAGTAAAGACCGCTCTCTTTAATATGGTTCAAAACTTGTTCCGACAAGACTCTACTTTTATCGATAAAGGCAGTTGGTACACTAAAGGACTTTAGTTTCTTACCGCTCTGCATATAAAATCCGTAGCGGTCTTTCTCTTTAAAGTAAATACAAACAACCTGTTTTGGACTTTCAACACCAACATCAGCTAAACTCTCAAACTCAGTTAATAGTTTAGCTCCACCATCTGTTAAGCGACTTTCAATTTCTCGAACGGGTTTTCTATCAACCATACGACACACCCCATTTCTCGAATGTCCCATCCCCTTTAGATAAGGAGCGCAAAATAACCTTCCATTGGTCAAATTGAACTTTCTCTTCTAAAACTAAAGCCAAGCGAGAAAAATCTAAGGGATACCCCAACTGATAAGCCTGTTTTAGAACTGTGTATAATGCTCTGAAGAACTTGTCTTCTAAAACATCTGGGGAATTTGTTTGAATGTAACGTGCAAAACGCTCATAATCTACTACGAAATGTAGAGGACTGTTTTCAAACAATTCAACTACACCTTCATCTGAAACCGTAGACAAATCCAAACTAGAAGACAAACGCTTTAGACGAAAACGCAAGATGTCTTCTTCCAAATACACTAAACCATAACCTACTAAACCATCTGACTGAGAATTTCCTTTTGGAAACTCAATCAAACCTACTAATTCTTTACTCATTCTTTTATCCTTCTTCTGCTAATGAAACCTCAAATGCTACTGGGTCTAAGTCCATTGTAGGTTCTAATTCCTTATAAGCCAAGTTGATAGTAGTTAAAATACCACCAATCTCTTTTTGAATAGTGAACTCATCACTTGGAAATGCTAAACCTAGCTCAACCAAACGATTATACATAGAGACAATTTGCTCTTTGCACTCTTCAACCGTATTTCCTACAAAGTAAATGTTCTTTGTTTCGGTATTTCTCATCCGAGAACGGTCTTGAACGACCAAATACAAAGAAATACCATTCGTCAATGTTACAGAGCAACCTCCGAGGTGGTCGGATACCCTTTTCAAAGAGACAGTAACTACTTCAGTCTCTACTCGATATAGAAATTCTTCTGCAATCCAAAAATACTGAAGAACTGCACCTTCCATAATCTCATCTTGACCTACATATTCAATCTGAGGGTCAGGACTTTTGTAGCCATTTGGGATAGGAATGGCGCTTGCGCAAGCGACAAGTCGATACCCTTTTGGTGCTTTTACAGATTGTAAATTCAACTTAGAGTAAGCCAAATGACCTTTCTCACTAAACTCTTTCTTAGTTGAAATAAAGACAAACTCACACTCTTCTAATTCTTTGAACAAGTTCTCTGAACTAAGTCCTTTCATTTTCACAAAGGACAACAATTCTGAACCTATCGGACTTTGAGTTAGCTCCAAATGGTGCAAACCAAAGACTGTTGGACTCATAGACTTAATATAAGCCATTGTTTGTTTAAACTCTCTCTCGAACACCTTATCCATGAAAGGAGACTGAGGGAAGTGAGGGGTAATTGAAGATACCCCTACACCCTCAAAACTCTCTTGTTGGGTTGGAAAGTGTGGGTCTAAAGAGTGTTCTACTGTTTCTTCCTCAAACATACTACTACTACAAACCTCTCAACTTAACTTTTGGGTTCTAAAGACATCACCACCACCAAAGCGTTGTTGTCTCTTGTCATCTCAGCTCCCATCAAATGTTGCTTGTTGGGGATACCGAATGTTTCTACTGCCAAAGGTAGTCTGCGACCTCCCACTTCTACAACCAAGTTGTAATCGCTCATTCCTAAAATATTGACAGACAAGTTTGCAAGAGCTTGGAAATCAACTGCGAACGCTGGGATTTTCTCACCGCTCAATTTAGTTGCTTGTGGGAGAGAGTTGGTACAGTAAATACCAACCTCAACTTTTGTTCCTAAAGGTTGTTTAGCCAATTTCTCTAAGAACTTACGAAAAGACTCAGCAGTTTTCTTTCTCTGAGCAATCGCTTTCTCTCTCATAGATTTGTCTTCTGTCAAGAACTCATAGGCTTGAATAGCACGTGTAAAATCAATAGAAGCAAGAGCCAACTTGTCATTTACAAAGTGATATTGGAAGTAATCTTCATTATCCAAAACACTCTTAATCGTCTCATCTGTTCCTTGAACCAACACGTCAGACTCCAAGAAATTACGAGGAATTGGAGACCATGTGATACCAAGTTCAAGGTTATTTTGACCGTGCATAGTTGGTAAAGCAAGCGCCATTTGACCTGTTGCTGATAGTTTGTTGTTAGCCATAACTTTTAACCTCACTTAAACTTAAATTAAATTTTTCATAGATTATCAAAGTGCATACCTCGATTTTGGGAGCATACCCTATCAATAGTGGAAAAATGGCAAAATAAAAGGCATCCAAAGTGGATACCGAATACTAAGTGACTTATGGATTCACCAAGTACGAACCTAAATTACTAAAATCATCAAAAGGAGCTTGAAGTTGACCTTTGATAACCTTACGGAAAATAGGAACCCCTTCCGTACCTTGAGTTAATCGCTCAAAACTCTCTTCCGAAAATCCTCTAAAGTCCTCTACAGAGTCAAAACCAATGTAATAAATCGACTTAGGGTCAATTCCTTTATCTTTCACGTTTACGTCTAAGCGTTTAGCAAACTTCTGACAGTCTGGACAAGTAGAAACCCCCACAAAGACATAAAAAGTTTCTCCTTTATCTGCTTTTGCAATCACTTCTTCCACCGTTGAAGGTGTGAACTGCTCTATCGTTGCCTTGTACTCTCTTACTGCGTTCTCTTGAATTATAGTCTTTGCACCCCAAAAAGAAATACCTAAAATGGCGATACCGAAGAAGAATTGTAACCAAGGTTTTATATCATAAAATTTTGCATTAAATTTCTTAGCCAAATTGACCTACTTTCTAAAAGTCTCTCATTTGCTCTCTGACGAGTTTTAAGTTTAGGTGGTATAAATTATCGAATTTGAAATTAAAATCGAATAGGAGCGAAACTGGGAGCTTCAAAATGGAAAAGTGAGAGGTTTGCTCCCCTCACTTTATGTTATCTTGTTCTAGTTTTCTTTGCGAGATTTAAAACCTACCAAACCAAAGGCAAGTCCAAGGACACCTAAAATACCCAAGGCACTTGCTCCCTCTCCTGTGTTTGGAAGAGTAGCTTGTGTGCTTGCTTTAGCAGTTGTAGTTGTTTTACCTACAGTTGCTTGAGTTGATGTGCTAGGTTTGTTATTTACTGCTACTGTTTCTTGAGGAACTTTGTAATCCACCACATTCCCTTTACCATCTACTACTGGTACTGGTTGGTAACCCGCTTTTTCAAGCTCTTTACGTTTAGCATCTGCAAGAGCTACCAAGCGTTTTGTTTCTGCTTCTTCATACTTGGCTTTGGCAGTTTCGTAAGCAGTTTTCGCTTGGTCTGCTGCAAGACTCTTAACTTCGTAATCAACTTTGGCTTTGTTTTGTACCTTATAAACTTCTTTAAGTTCAGCTTCTGCTTGTTCAAGTTCTGCTTTCAACTCAACCAAGCGAGCTTTCGCACCTTTAAGGTCTGCAAGTTCTCTTTCTGCTTGTTTAAGGGTGTCTTGAGCATCTTGAAGATTTTTCTTAGCAGTGGATACCGCTTGGGCTTTATTTGAAGCAACTGCTTCAAGTTCAGCCATCTTAGTTTCTTCTGCTTTAAGCGCTTCTTGTGCAAGGTTGAGAGCTTTCTCAGCGTCTTTAAGAGTTGCTTGTGCTTGTTTAAGAGTTTCCTCTTTTGTAGCTTTTGAAGCAGTCAAGTTGTTGACAAGGGCATTTGCGTTGGCAAGTGTAACCACTGCTTTATCATGACGGTCTTTGGCTTCGTCAAAAGCCTTTTGAGCGTTTGCAAGTGGGCTTTCTCCATTGTTCAAGGCTTTCAAAGTAGCTTGAGCGTTTTGAAGAGCAGTTTGGGCATCTGATACCGCTTTGCTTGTTGCTTCAAGTTTGTCTTGAGCGTTTTTACGAGCTACCATAGCATCAGCAAGGACTTGGCGAGCTTTCGCAATTTCAGCTTCTTTGTTTGTGTTTGAAAGTGGGTTCACAATAGGAGTTTTATCCCATTTTGAGCCGTCTACATTAGTTGTGCGGATGCTTGTGAGGAAGTGAGTTGTGTAAAACTCGTCTGTCTTACTTTGTGCTACCCCACCAAAGTACACTGTTTCGTTTGCGTAGTCGAATTGGAGGATACCTTGTGTATGTAGGTAGTCATTTTTGTGAGAAATTAGCTCGATAAGGTCACCGTACAATTTCTCTTTCATTTCTCCAAGAGTTTTGCGGAACACACCATCTTCATCATCAAAGTCGTGGTAAACAGGAGTTGTAACTGCATTTTCGTATGGTTGCAAACCTTTTTCAGCGTTCTCTTGATTTTCTTCTTCTGTGTATGTACTATTCAAACCATACTCTTTAGCGACTTTATAAATACCTTTAGCATAGTGACCTGCACCACCTTTAGCACGATATTCATCTTTCATTGCAGTTGAGAAGTTTGCTTTTACATACTCTTTAGCGATTTTATTTGCAAATTCAAGGCTTGATCTTGAAAGAACCACATCTGGCAAACCAAGTTGGCGGCGCATTTGGTTGATGAGGTCAGCTACGAAATAATTAAGTTCGTCTGTGACTTCTTTTGGAAGATTGTTGATGTCGTAGCGAGTTTCGTCTGCTTGGTCTTTGGCGGATGGTGTGTACTTGTTGAGGGTGCGATTTTGGAGTTGTGATTCTACGATTTTGTTGTAGAGTTCCAAGGTTTTAGCACTTTGCTCTTCCGATGTGAGAGTAGTTCCATTGCGCAATTCCTCAGTATAAGCCATATTCTCTTTTACAGCCTTGATGAAGTCTGGGGCAAGAGTGATGGTTGCCTTAGTATCTTTTTGAAGTGCGTTGAGAGTGGATACCGCTTGGTTATAAGTGGTATTTGCTTGATCTGCATTTGTTTTGGCAGTTTCTTTTTCTTGAGATTTTGCTTCAAGGGTTGCTTGAGCAGATTTAACAGTTTGTTCTGCTTGTTTTAGTTGAGCAGCGTGGTCTTGGCTTTGTGCTTTAGCACTATCCAAAGCCTTTTGTGCCATTTCTTGAGCTTGTTTGCTTTCGCTTTCTTCTTTGATTGCATCTGCTTGTTTGTTTTTAGCGTCAGCAATACCTTCGCCATTGAGAACCTTTTGTGCGTTTTCTACTTCTGTTTTGGCAGTTGCGACAGTAGTTTTAGCTTGAGTCACTTCTGCTTGTTTTGTACCGATTGTTTTACCTTTAACAGCAACATCTCGGTCTGCATCGTCTTTTTCAGCTTGCGCAGTTGATACCGCTTGTTCTTTGGTAGGAACACTTGATTTTGCAGTTTCCACTTTCTTCTCTGCGTTTTGAATCGTTTCAGGAGTTGCTTTGTCAGCAGTCTTTTGAGCATCGTCTTTAGCTTGTTTCAAGTCAGCGACTTTCTTTTCTGCCTTATCAGATTTTTCATTCGCTTGATCCAAAACTTCTTTAGCTTTGTCAGATGCTTCTTGGGTTTGTTTAGCAGTAGCACCAAGTTCAGCGACTTCTTCCTTAGTAGGAGTTTTCACTTCCACTTTCTTAGGCGCTTCTTTCTCTACCAATGCTGGTTCGGTTTTAGCATCAGTTGGAAGTGGTATTTTAGTCGTATCTGCGTGAGCAGTTCCGATTGTGCCGACAAGACTTGCAGTTGCGACTGCTGCGGTTGCGATAAGTTGTTTTTTCATTAGGTTTTACCTCTTTCATTTATTTTGATAATATAATTATACCATAAAGTTTTTCAAAAGTCAAGTAGTTTATACAATTTAGTTTAATAACCTCTACGAAAGATTTACTCTTTAACTTTGATAAGACTATTATACCAAAATAAGTTTCAAAAGTCAAGCACTTTATTTAAAAAGTTTTGTTTTCTTTCTCAAAAGAACTTAACGAGCAATTTCACTGTATATAATAACAGAACTTATTAAGGTTTGCAAGTGAAAATGGCACCATTAGAAAAATAAAAAAGAAAGGTAAGAATACACTTACCTTTCTAGGAACTTAATTTTCTTCTTTGCGCTTTTTACCTACTAGAGATAAACCAGCTAGAGCAAGTAAACCATACCCTGCAACAGATATAGCTGCAGTCTCCTTACCTCCAGTGTTTGGAAGTTGTGGAGTCTTAGGTTTAACTGGTGTTGGTGGAACATCAGTGTGTGTCTTAACAGTGTTTGAAGAAACTTCAATACCGTTAACGACATGAGACACTTTATTCTCAACGTCACCTGCTTTGATACGAGTCATCTCTACAAAGACATCAGCTTGGAACTCAGACTCTTTCGTGATTGAACGCAAGAACTCTTCTTTCAGACCAATTTCAAGTTGACCTTTAGCTTTATCCTCTTTCAACCAAGCGTAAGTAGTCAAGTCATCGCCTGCTTTGAAGTGTTTACCATCAGCAGTTACAAAATCACGTTTTGCAATAACTTTGTACTTACCATCAAAGCGATCATGAGTTTCTTGGTAGTCATCTACAAACTTGTACTCGAACAAGTCATCCGCACGGTTACTTGGAATAAGCGAACCAGCAAATGAGTAGTAGAAGGTTTGACCAAGAGTAATCTTCTTACCATCTTTAGAATCTTTATCTCCAATAGAAATCACAACATCTTTCTTAGTTTCAAACTTAGGAATGTTGTTTACTACTGTTGTAGTTACCTCAGCAACTCCAAAGTCAATTTGATACGCAGTATTTTCATACTTACCGCCAGTTTTACCAAACTGCTCTTTGACTTTCATTGGGTTGATAATCGTAATTGTATCCCCTGTTTGAACATACTTAGCGTAGAACTCTTCAGGGTTCTCAGCTTCCCAAACTTGGAATGCACCTTTTGGTTTAAATCCACGTTCAATTAAAGCATTACGAAGCACTTCTGGTGCTTTTTCAAGACTTTCGTAAACTGAGTATTTCAAACCTTTTACAGCTTGACCTTTAGAGTCAGAAAGTTTAATACCATCAGAAAGTACATCTAACACATCTTCTGGGTAGTCATCAGCAATGAAGAAACCTTGTGCAATACGAGATTTATCAGCTTGGATACCCTTGTATTGTGAATAATCAGCAGTTACATGGTAGTAGTTAGTTGAGCCTGCAAATACTTGCTTACCATCAATATTAACCCCAACTTTGTTGAAGTTCGCTTTCTTAGGACTTGGTTTTACAACTTTATTCACTGTAGTTTCAGTTACCATTGCAAGACCGAAATCAAGTTGGTAAGCAGTGTTCTTGTACTCAGCTATTTTACCTAACATTTCTTTACGAACTGTCATAGGGTTAGTAATTGTAAGAACGTCACCTGTGCGAACATACTTGTTGTAGAACTCAGTTGGGTTTTCAGCAGTCAATACTTGAATTGAACCTTTAGGTGTGTAACCTGCAGATTTAAGTGACTCTTGAACACCTTTAGGAGCGTCTGTGAGTGTCTTATAAACTGTAGATTTCAAACCAGTTACAAGGTTGCCTTTAGAATCTTTTACAACAATCTCTTTCTCATTAACTGAAACTGCTTCTTCTGGGAAGTCATCAACAATGTGGAAACCGTTGGCAATTCTGTCAGCATCAGCTTCGATACCCTTGTATGAGCTATAGTCAGCAGTTAAAGTATAGTAGTTTACTGTTCCTGCTACTACTGGTTTACCGTTAATGTTCACACCAACTTTATTCAAGTTGCGTTTGTGAGGGTTTGTCTTAGGAACATTGTTGACAACTGTTTCAGTCTCAGCAATCAATCCAAAGTCAAGTTGGTAAGCAGTGTTTTGGTACTTAGCTCCTGTTTTATTCAAGTGAACAAAGACAGTCATCGGGTTCTTAACAGTTAAAGTTTCACCTGTTCTTACATACTTGTTGTAGTAAGCTACTGGATCAACTGCTTCAAGAACTTGAATTGCACCTTTAGGTTTAAGATTTCTCTTAGCAAAGGCTTTTTGAACCTTTTCAGGAGCATCTGCTAGAGATTTGTAGATAGTTTGTTTCAAACCTTCTACTTCTTTACCTTTAGAATCAAGAACTTTCACGTCTTTTTCATTGATTGATACCGCTTCTTCTGGGAAGTCATCTGCAATGAAGAAACCGTTTTGAATCTTATCATCATCAGCTTCAATACCTTTGTATTGGTCGTAACGAATGGTCAATTCATAGTGGTTTGTAGACCCTGCAAGAACTTGTTTACCGTTAATGTCAACGTGAGCTTTGTTGAAGTTCGCTTTGTTAGGTTTAGGTGCCGGTACACTGTTTACAACAGTCTCAGTTACTTTAGCAGAACCAAAGTCAAGTTGGTAAGCAGTATTTTCATACTTCGCACCAGTTTGGTTCAAGTGAGCTTTCACTGCCATAGGAACAGTAATAGTGAGCACCTCTCCTGCACGAACATACTTGTTGTAGAACTCCGTACGGTTTTCAAATTCAAGAACTTGAATAGCACCTTTCGGTTGATACCCTTGAAGTTTGAGAGCTTCTTGTACCTCTTTAGGAGCTTCTGCTACAGACTTGTAAATCTTAGAGTTATAACCTTTAACTTCTTGACCTTTAGAATCAACAACCTTAATCCCTTTAGGTTCAATATCTACTGCTTCTTCTGGGAAGTCATCTACATAGTAGAAACCTTTCGCTACACGTTCTTTTTCTGCTTCAATTCCTTTATAGTCAGAATAATCAGCAGTTAGTGTGTAGTAGTTTGTAGATTCTGCAAGAACTTGTTTACCGTTGATATTTACACCTTTAGCATTCAAGTTTTTCTTATGTGGGTCAGTCTTAGGTACTCGGTTTTCAACAATGTCTGCTTGGTAGCCGTTACCGAAGTCTACTTGGTAAGCAGTGTTTTGGTAAGAAGCACCTTTACGGTCAAGTGACAGTTTCACACGCATTGGGTCAACAATCGTTACAGAAATACCTTTAGACACATATTTGTCAAAGAACTCTTGTGGGTTGTCAGCCATGAATACTTGGAAAGCACCTTTAGGTTTGGTACCGCTAGTTTCAAGAATTGATTTAATACGAGCATCTTTCACTTCTTCTACAGAGTTGAAATGATATTCTGTAATACCTTTAACTTCTGCACCGTTAGAGTCAAATGCACGAATTTCCCCACGCTCAATATCAAGAGCTTCTTCTGGGTAATCTTCAACTACACCAAATCCTTTTTGAATAGCATCTGAACCACTCTTAATACCTTTGTATTTACTGTAGTCCATAGTTACATGGTAGTAGTTTACTGAACCGGCAAGAACTTGCTTGCCATCAATTTTCACACCGTCTTTATTGTAGTTTACTTTCACAGGTTTTGTACCACCCGGCGTTGTAACCTCTACAATATTAGAATATGCTTCGTACTTGTTATTTAAGTTCAAATGGAAGTTGTTCTTATAAACAGCGTTATCGTTTGTAACTTCACCGTAAACCTTCAATACTGGAACTTTGTACGCAGTTGAAAGGTCTGCATTCGCTTTAGCGATACCACTTTCTTTCAACACACCCGTTAAACGGTGAGCTGACTCATCATAAGTGACTGTATAATCACTATTTTGAGCTTGTGTTTTCGCAAGATTTAAATGATACCCTTGTGGTAAATCATCACGAATTTCATAAATTTCAGTCACTTCACGGTTTCTTGGAAGTGGTTTTGTTTCCAATTCCCATACAACCTCAGACATTTTAGGAACATTTGACTTGTTCACGTTTGTTCCGAGATTATTCTTCACATACTTCTCAACTGCCGGAGACATTCTCAAAGTAGTGTAACGAACGTTAATGGTTCTAGGTTTTACTGTCTCTGGAATTGGTTTCTCCGTAGGTTTAGGAGGAGCCGGTGGAAGCGGAACGTGAGGTACATCTGGAGCCTCCGTAGGAAGTGGACTCAACGGAGCAATAGGTGGTGGAGTTAGAGGTGTTTTATCTTTCTCTTTATAAGTTGGATTGTTTGGCTCTTTCTCTGTAAACTCAGATGGTTTTGGTGGTTCTGTCGGTAGAGGTTCATGTTTTGTGTTCTCTGTTACAGATACCGGTGGTTTCTCTTGTTTAGGAACTGGTTTTTCAAGAGTGTTTTTTTCTTTTTGGGTTAATTTAGGAGGTTGAACAGGTTCAGGCTCGATAGGTGGAACAATTTTATCAACTACTGATTTACCACCCCAAAGTTGGAAAGCGTAACCTGCTGCGAAAATCTCATCGTCATTATCCGCTGGTTTTCCATGAGCTTTGTTATCATTGTTCCAAAAAGTACGATACGCTTCAGATTGAGCTTTGGTATAAGGGTTTAATGACCAATCTACGTTAGCTAAGTAAGTTAAGTGATGAGTCGTTCCTTTACCTACACTAAGAATAGAACCACCCGGAACTTCGCGGTAATCATCAATATCTGTATAAAAAGGATCACCTTTTCTCCATCTGTTTAATCCTGAGTCATCGTCAGACCCATGAACACCATCTGTTTTCTTACCTGCCCAAAATTTTTGACCACGAACAGTAGCTTCTTGAACTTGTGAACCTTTAGGATTAATAACTACACCTGTGTTGTTAGTGTCACCGTAAGTATAACGTACACCTTGGTTGTAATCCAAGTCTGTATATAAGTTAAGAACACCTAAGTTAATAGGTTTCTTAGTAGATTCATCAAAGAAGGTGATATCCCACTCCACGTTAAGATAGTTATATGGATTAAAGTTTACCGATGTAACCTCTGTATCGTTCGTAGCTTTAGACCACCAAACATTTAAACGAGTATAAGTTGAAGGATTACCCTCAATTTTGTGTTCCTGTGTAGGAGTAGTTCTCGATACAAACTTAGCTGAAATTGTTTTACCTGTTTTAGTTTTACCAACATTATGTAAAGTAAAGGTAGAACCTTGTTTAATTCCAGTAACTACAGCACCACCGTAAGTACCTTTAGAATCAGAGTGACCATAAAAGTCTTTATTCTCTAACCTATCATGTTGCAAATCTTTATCTAAGGTAATTGTCGTATTCTTGTTAGCACCTAGAGAACCGTTTACAACTTCGAGAGTCTTATCCTCATCAAATACCGCAGTCAATTTAGAGTAGTAAGCAAGAGAACCACGTTTAGACTCATCAAACTCACCTACAACTTTAACTCCACCACCTTGACCTTGGAGTTTTTTCTTGTTGTACTCAGCTAAATCTTTCTTATACTGAGCGAGGTCGCGGTCGTAAGCAGCTTTTGTAATTTTATATTTTGCATTTTTGTCATTGAATGCATCTTGTTTAGCTTTATTATCCTTATCAATTTGAGCATTACGAGCGTTGAGTTCAGCCAAAGCACGTTCGTAAGCCTTTTGCGCATCTGCGTTTTCTTTACGGATACGAGCATTGTACTCATTACGAGCTGCAGTTTCCTTGTTGTAGTTGGCTAGATTTGTTGCGTTTTCTTTGTCGATTTGCTCATTACGAAGCTTTGCAGCAGCGAGGTCTTTTTCATACTGTTGTTTTTTCTTCAAGTACGTAGACATGTCTGCTTCAGCAATGGTCTTACGCTCTCTCCACTTACCTAGCTCTTCTTCGTATTTTTTCTTAGCAGCCGCGTTTTCTTTGTCGATGTCTGCATTTTTCTTAATTTGGTCAGCAACTGCTTTTTCAAATTGAGATTTTGCAGTTTCATTTTCTTTCTTAATGCGCTCATTTTCAGCTTGAACTGCTGCAACATGAGCTAAGTGTTGCTCATGTTTTGTTTGATTGTCTTTGTCAATCTGAGTGTTTTTGTCAGTTGCAGTTTTTAAGTCTGCTTGATATTTTGCGTGAGCATCTTCATAGTCTTTCTTAGCTTTTGCGTTTTCTTCTTTGACAGTCTTAATCTCTTTGTTTCGAGTTGCAACTTCTTCTTTAAAACGGTCAGCTTCTTTTTTCACAACCTCAGCTTGGTTGTCATAATTCTTCTCAACTTCTTTTTGGCGCTTTTCCAAATCAGAAGGACTTGTAGCAGTACCACCATCTGCTGATGTATCAACTACTACATTCAATCCTGCAGCTTTCGCTTCGGATACCGCACTCTCTACTTTGTCACGTGGAACAGTTACATCAATCGTTCCTTCTTTTGCTTTCGCATTTTCTTGACTCTCTAACGAGTTAGAAGTCGGTGCGCTTTGGACTTGTTTCGCATTTGTAGCATTTGTTACTTCATCTGCACTTACAGTACCACTATTCATAGCAGCACCAATAGCAGCAAGACCAAGAATAACTCCACAAGCACCATAATGTTTCACTTTACGAATACTTCCGTATGTTTTTGTTTCTGCGTTTCTGCTCATGTAAAATTAAGTTCCTTTCTTCTACACAAAATAATTTGACAGAACTCAATCTGTCTCCCAATCGTCTAAACAACACTCATTCTAATCAATAACAAGAAATGAGCCTGTTTCTACTTTGAAGATTATAACACAAGATAAAAAAGCAGTCAAGATATTTAATTTGACTGCTTTCATTTTTTTTTCAATCAATGGCACGCATTTAATATACTAAGTTAAGGAAGAGTTAAAGCTAGTAACCGCAACTAATTAAGTAGAACTACAAACCTACTGAGGTTAAATACTCCAATGTATTTACACCGTTAGTGTCTTGTGGATAGTATATATTTAACTGATGTTTCATTAAATTCCATTGAGGTGACATCTCTAAAACACCCCAATTTGATAATTCAGATTGTAATAAATTAACAAACTTAACTACATCAAAATCATAAGGATACCACTCTATCACTTTGCTATTACTTTTTAAAGTTGTTCCAAAAGGTTGCATTTTTATCTGCTTATCTCGTCGCAACTGAACTCTTTTTATAAACAAAGAACTCTCACCAACACCTAGACTAAATCCTTGGTCAAATAATAATAATAATAATAATGAAGTTCGATAAAAACCCAAAGTAGAATCAAACATAACTTCAAAGTTCTGAAAATGTTGGTCTGTGTTCAGAAACATTGTATCTAAAGTCACAAAAGCAGAAAAATAAGTAGCACAATCATCATAAGAAACTTGACCGTTTGTAAACCAAACAATCATATTTTGAAGTTCTTTAACGCGGTCTTTAATAGATAATCGAAAATAGTATTTACCTATCCAATATCTAAAAACCAACATGCGTCTATCTTCACTCGATTTTCTTACATTCTGTCTATTAACTTTATCAAATAAAGTTGAGTTAAATTGATAAATATATTCTAAGACAATGTGAAACATAGGAATGAACGAATACCGAGGTTTATACGAAGGACTTTTGCTTATATTAGGAAAAATATAACGATACGGTACAAAATCTTTAAAGGAAGTAGACTCTAAAAATAGAGAAATCAAAAACTCAGAAAGAGCTTCACCTCCGTGATAATCAACTTTTAAGAAGTAGTCGCCTTCATATCGTTTCGGTTGGTTTCCTTTAGGAGAAAGACTCATGACATAGCACCTCCTGCACGCAACACATCATAGTAAGACTGGAAGCCTTTATTGTAAGGTTCTTCAAACTCCAACCAAAAACCATCTTCAACGTCACAAGCTCTATGTGACAATAATTCGTCTAAGAGAGTAGGATTATCTTTACCAATAATTTGTCTTCTACCCCAATGACTTGGAATCCTACGAGATTGAAATTCTCCAGTAAAACCCCTCTCAGTTAAATCATAAAATGTAAATCTATTAGCTAAGGAAGCATCTACTACCTCAGAACTCACCACAGAGTTATCATCTAAGACTAATTTAGCAACTTCTGTATCATAGTGTTTCAAAGTAGCTCTTAATTTCATACAACACCCCCTAAATTTCATACATTTATATTACCACAAAATAAACAAAAAGTCAAGAATAGATACCCTTGACCTTCTATTTTATAAGAGCTGGAGCAGTTGCATTAAGTAAGCAACTAATACAAAAACGACTACAACTGAAACAATAAATCGAAGACTTTTCTTAATAAGTTTTAAAACCAAACCAAGAAGAAAGCCAATAATTAGTAATGTAATAAAACTCATAACTTAAAACCTATTACAAACCTGCATTTGTTAAATACTCCAAAATATCAACTCCATTACAATCTTTAACATATTCAACTCTCAATCTATGTTTAAAGACTATGTATTGCGTTGAAGATTTTAGGTATTCCAACCCAAATGGAAAAGACTCTTTAACTAAATCTACAAATCGAACAACATCAAAGGAGAACTTAAAAGGAGGTAATACACTCCGATTACTAGATAACCGAGAACTAAACGGTTGCATTTTCACCTTTCTTAAATCTGTCATATCTTTTAAAGACGCTAACTGACCTTCCCCCACGCATAAAGATAAACCATTGTCAAATAAAAACATAGGTTTATATCGTTCTTCTTTATAATCATACATCAATCCAAAATTGTTAAAATGTCGATCTATATTTAAAACCAAAGTGTCTAATTCAACCATGTAAGTTAAATATTTTAGAGACTCACCCTCAGAAACCCCAAAATAACCGAACACCCTAAGAACAAACTCTAAACGGTTTTCCGCAGAATGTCTCATCCAAAACTGCTTGTACCAATAATTTATAACACCTTCTTTGTAAGTTCTAAGATTCGATTTGTACCCTGTTTCAGTTAAGTATATCGCAACTAAACGTTCAAAAGGTAACATTGTAAATCTAGGTTTGTAGTTGGGAGACTTAGTTATATATGGTTGTGTCAACCTATAAGTTAAAAAAGGAATATCACAACTAGAAGATTCTAAAAATAAAGAACAAATATACTCAGATAAAGACTCCCCCGGAAAATTGTCTTGCTTATAAAAATACTTCGAATCCGCCCACTTTGGCTGATTTCCTTTTGGACTTTGACTAATTAAACTAACCATAGATTATCTCCAAACAAATCTGATGCGGTAGTTGAATCACCTTCGAACTTCAACCAACACTCATCATCTAGGTCAGCACCTTTATGATACCGCAATTCATCTAGTGGGGTAAGTTTATTCCCATCAAAATAGCGCTTATTACGATAAGGTCTTCCTAACGCAATACGTCTTTCAAACAAAAAACTCTCTAAATCTTTCAACTCTAATTGAAGTGGATAATTTGCATGAGGTAGCGGAGCAATGTAACCTGTCTTTTTAGATGAAATTAAATGCCCCTTTTTAAATTGAAGTTCCAACATTGGGTGATCTTGAAACATATAAGTAGCACTAATCATAATTAAACCTCCTAAACTTGTAAAAATCTATACAGATATTGTAACACAAGAAAAGGTGAAAGTCAATATTAAATAAACATAAGGTGTAGAAGTTAATTCAACTTCTACACCTTTAAAAACCCTCAATGGAAAACACTAACCAAGGAGTCCCACAAAGACTTAAACCAATTTGTAGATTTCTCCCAAACACCATGCTCCTCAGCAGACTTCAAGAACTTACTTACTCCCTCAGAAATAGTGTCTTTTAAGTCACCTAACTGATTCAAAACCTCTTTTGAATCAATCGCAGAAGTAGATTGATACCCTTTGGCAAATTGAACAAGTTGAGAGACTTGCTCATCTGAAATAATTCCATCCAATTTATTGTCTTTTAGAGCTTTCTTAACAATCTGCTCAACTTTTTTATCATCAGCAACTTGACCTTTGTTTTGTTTCTCTTTCGCCAACTCAGTCTTAATTTGAATTAAGGCATTATCTAAAAGTTGACTGTCAAAACCTTTAGCGTCCTTATTCGCTTCAGCAATTTGAGCAGTTGTTGAAACTTCTTGATTGGCAATCTCAGTACGTTTGGCATCAACTTCTTGACCATTTGCCTCCAAAGCTTTAGAAACACCCACCAAAGCAGACTCACCTGTTACTTTTACAGGTGCAGACACTTCAATCGCTAAATCTGTTGCTCCTGCAGTAATAGCTGCATTGCGATATTGAGTCTCAGTTACACGTGTAATATTCTCTGGAGTTACAATCTTGACAGTGATACCATTGCCTTTGTCTTGTTTGGCTACCAAGGTAGAAGAAATCAAAGAGACACCACTAACATCCGACTCATTCATATACTTACCGTAGTCTTTTTCAGTAACTACTTGGCGCTTTACATTGGCTACATCATTCACATTGAAAGATTTATTAACCTCTTCAACTTGAGAGTCTGTTAAGCTACTACCATAAACCAAAGTAGGTTTACCCCATTTTTCATCAATCGTATCTGTTTGAATACTTGCGTGTGCTACTTGCGTTCCAAACCCAAGAGCTAGGAGGGATAAAGCGGATACCGAGAGTAATTTGAGTTTATTCATAATAAAGTTCCTTTTTGCTTATTAACTTACCTATCTGTAAGATTAAAAGTATTATATCACTTATTTATACTATTTGCAAGAACAAACAAAAATAGGACACCGTCTTACCGTTGCCCCGTCAAAAAGTTAAACTTTTTATTTGTAAAATCATTATATCACAAACGAAAGTAATTAGCAAACATAATTAGTAAACTCAGTTTATTATTTTAAAGCTTTTGTTACTGCTCTTAGGCTTGCATTATATTCAATGCGTGAGAAACCCATTTGTTTGGCAAGTGGATAGTAACTCTTCTGAATTAAATCCAATAGAGCTTCTTCTGACTCATAGTTTCTACCGAACCAAGTTAAGTCATTGTAAAGCTCACCTAGCCAACATAATTCTTTGATTGAAGTCAAGTCGTCAAAGAGCCAACTTCCATTGCCGTCACCTTCTGCAAATTGTAAATCATGAGACTTACTTTTCATGCGAGAATTGACATTCACAGTTAATATAGCCGTGTTTCGGTAATTCTTACTAGTGGTTCGAAACTCAGTTTTTGCAGTGGTTCGGAACAATTTTAATTGATACCCAATAGTGCCTGATGGTTTGTAATAAGTTAAAACATAACCATTGGCATCATAAGAGAATACAAAGCAATTTTTCTTAATTGGTTTTTCTGGGAAAGCTTGCATTAAAGCTAAGTAATTTGTTTTTGCTACCACAATCAAACGAGTTAAAAAGTCTGCGAACTTAACTAGTTCTTTTGTTCTTTCGTCTAAGTCTTTGTAATTCATGAGAGTACACCCAATCTACTAACTCTGAAAATACCCTAATTTGTTGTAAAGATGTGTCTGAAAGTCTAAGTCTTTGTTAATCTCAGTAGTCGGGATTTTCATATCTTTAGCTAATTTCAAGGCTTGGTCTACCAAATCCTCAAAGAGAACATTCCCTAGACTTTCGTAAGCTAAAAGGTGCCAGTCGTTGTCACTTTCATAGACAATATTTCCATCTTCATCAAATACAAGGTCTGCAATCTTATAAACAAAGGAGTCTTCAAAAGATAGACCACGTTTATTTGCTTTATACTCTGCAAAGAGTTTATTTTCTTGGAGTTTAACTAAAACATACTTAGACATTTTTGAATTTTTAGTATGCAAAATTAAACGTAATGTATAATCATCTAAACGTTCTACGCTCCACCTTGTAGAACCTCTGTCATAAGCCATATTTGAGCTTTGCAAAGGAAGGTCTTGTTCATTTAGGCGACTCAACCTAACTAGTAACTTCGTAAAGTAAGCAAACTTGATTACTTTCTTGTCTGTTTCGTTCAATTCTTTAAACTTCATATTCACCACCAAACTTTCTACTTAAACCCACAACTTGTTTGTATTACTGTAAATTACTGTTAATCTGTTTAACTCTTGTGTTATCTTTTTCTGAGAATGACCTAAATCCGTAGCTAAAGGTACCGTTAAGGATACCAACTCTAAGAATAAAGGAGTTTCTACATTAGCATAAGCAATCAAACTTAGTTCTTCATTCAAGTCAATCGAATAGAAATCATCAGTGTCATTTATATCCGCTAACTTAAATTCAATCCAATCATCTTCATATTGACTAGAGCTACCAAAGAAACTTAACACCCAACTTGTAGGAGTTTGTCTCAACTGAATATGTTGATAAATCTTACCTTGTCTCACTTTGACTATATCGCGAAAGTCTGGATCACAATAATCTAACTCTATAAAGGTACGAGAATTAGGTGCCTTTCTTAAATCGTATATGACTTGTAAAGGAGAGTCATCAGCAGAACCATGTACTAAATCAACTAACAAGCTACATAGATAATGAAATTTGACTTGTAACTGATTTGGTTTGTCTAAATCTTTATATTTTATCATCTATCTTCTACCGTCTACCTTTAAGCCAATCCAAAACCTACCAAGCACTCAGTCATGTACTCTATAGCATCTTGATTATATTCTAAATCAAAGGAATTAAAAACAACTTTAAATAGGCGATATCGATTAGTTCCTTTATAAGACACTTTAAAAACCCCAACATAAGTATGTCCTTCCATATCATTAAAAGAAACAGACTTTACTGAAGTTGGAACCACAGTTTCAATTCTACCTTTTTCATCAAGTCCTTTCAACAAACTTAACAAATTACCAATTTTATAATACTTTGCCATAACTCAAATACCGTCCATCAATTTAATAAAATTAGTATAACATAAAATCAAAATAAAAGCAAGTTAGAAGAAAACACAAGCACAATACCTATCAACCCTTGTAAAATCAAGGTGTTTCTGCTATAATAGATATAAAATTCAGTTTAAACGAGGTGCAAAATACAATGACAAAACCAAATGTAGTTTCTCTATTTTCTGGTGCTGGCGGTATGGATTTAGGATTCATAAAAGCCGGATACCGAGTGATTTGGGCGAACGACTTTCAGAAAGATGCAGTAGAAACGTATCGAAAGAACCTTGGAAATCACATAGTACATGGAGATATTACTCAAATCACAAGAGACCAATTACCTAAAGAACCTGTAGATATTGTTCTTGGAGGTTTTCCCTGCCAAGGATTTAGCGTAGCAAATACAAAGCGCTTAATGGAAGATAAACGAAACTTCCTCTACTTAGAACTTCTTAGAGTTGTAAAAGAACTACAACCAAAATTCTTTGTTGCAGAAAATGTTAAAGGACTTCTCTCTATGCAAAAAGGAAAAGTTCTTGATATGATTTTAAAGGATTTCGAGAACTTGGGATACCGAGTGGACTATCAAGTGCTAAATGCTGCATACTTTGGAGTTCCACAAAATAGAGAGCGTGTTATCATTATCGGAAACCGAATTGGGGTGGAAAATCCGTTTCCGACACCAACTTATACAACCAATACTCAATTAGAACCACGCCTAAAACCCACACCTACAGTCGAAGAAAGTATTGGATTTCTTCAGACAGAAGAACCTACTAATGGAAAAATAGAAGAACGCTTATTTGTAAACGATAGAATAATTTACAACCATACAGCAAGTACAAATGTTGCAGACACTTTCTTTACGAGAAAGAACCCACCTACGCAAGAGGAAATTGTAGATTATCTAAACTCCTATCGAAAACCCTTAAATATTAGTATTAAGAAGATTGACGAAATTTTGGGATACCGGCATACTGCCGGTCACTGGTTTAGGAAAGACAAGTACGGTAGTCTACCTAGTGTTTCTGATTGGTGGAAATTGAAAGACCTACTCAACTTTGACAATAGTTACGATCAACAAATGACTGAACTTATCGAAAAAGAAATCACATTTGAACAGTCGCTTAGAATCACAAACTGGAACAGACCGAGTGATACTATCACTGCAAGCACTCCTGAAATTCATGTAAATAAGCAAAGGCGCTTATCTGTTCGTGAGTGTGCAATTTTACAATCATTTCCTGACAATTTTATCTTCTACGGAAGTCTAACTTCCATGTATAGACAAGTAGGAAATGCCGTACCTCCTAAGTTAGCTAAAGCTATTGCTAAAGAAATTAAAACTTACCTAAAATAAAAATAAACCTCAGAATTTTTCTGAGGTTTTATAATACAAAAGTACCCAACCGAAGTTGGATACCCTTACTATTAACTAAACAACTCTCCCAAGCAACGAAGAACTTCTTTTCTATCAAACCAATTAGCGCGGTTTACAAACTGCACTTGCAAGTTCTTAGTCACTTCACTAAAAGTAAAGTAGAAACCATCTTCTCTAGTGCCACTTCGTTCGTATTTACCATAGTCATAGTAATCTTCTGAAATCAAATCAATAGCAAGAGTGTAGGTACTATTACTATTTACATAAAATGTCACTAAAATATGTTGCACTCTTCCCAAAGAATCAACAAAAGAATCACGAAAAACAACAGGTTCACTATTCTTAGAAACTGCAACTGTTCTACGCAGTTGTTTTAAACATTGCAATACAGATGAACGTTTAAAAAATTCTTCAAAATAAGTATTTTGGAAGTTTTCTAAGCGTGGTTGACTGTCTGCGAAAAGTTCGTTTACAATACTCATATTTTCACCTCATCAAAAATAAATCAAACTAACCCAATAAATCCGTGAAAGTAGCTACGGATACCGCTTGTTGTGAGAAATCATGTGTTGCTTCTTCTGCGGAGTCTACAAATTCAGCACCAACAAATTCTGCGAAGTCTTTCAAATTCAAAGCAGTTTGTGACTTACGCTCTACTACGAGAGTCAATTTCTCACTTGCTTGTTCATTTGGCACTCGACCACCTACAGACAAGTTTGTAAGCACTACTGCACCTTCTACATTCGTTGCAAAAACCATTGCTTTATCTGTTGGAATACTTGCTTGGAACAGAAGAGACCCATCTTCCACTACAGAAGTTGCTTTCTTATCCAAAGATTTAGAAATGTAAATCTTACAAGCATCTGAATCGAATTGGTTATATGGATTCATACTAAAGGTCAAACCTTGCACACCTTCAATAAGTAACCCTTCTGCTGCCAAACCTTGACGGTTGAGACAAGTCATATCTCCTGTGTAAGTGACACCACTGATATTCTCAGAATAGAAACCAACGTGACGACCATCTACGCTTTGAGCGTGTAAATCCAAGTCACCATCTTGGTTCCAGTAGATACCGATTTGGTAGTTGTCTGGAACCTCAATGCGAGTGTACATAGGGTATGAACCAATGAAAGATTTAGCAGTTGTTGGAAGTGCAATCGAAACATTGATATCTGGTTGATAAAACTTCAACTCTTTGTCTGCAAAGCGAGACTTGAACTCTTCTGCAATACGCTCCAAGTACAAATCAACCAAAGTGTACTCCAAACCACTAATTGGAGTTTGTTTAAGAGCTTTCACAAAAGTTTTACCATTACGAATACGGTAAGCTTGGTAATCACCTTCAACCAAATTACGCAACTCACTCAAATAGTTGTAGTAGCGAATAAGCTGGTAGTTTGTGATACCGCTCAAGTCTTTAGGGAACTCTTTCAAAAGAGTTTTAAAGGTGTGGTCTTTGCGAGAAACTTCAGACAAGCGCTTCATAGCGTTAACTTCTTTTTGCAAACCTAGTTTGCGCAAGGTCAACCATAACTGCTTGTTTGGACGGAAAAGGTCTGCCAAAGGTTGTAGACCTTGTTTTGAAACAAAGTCTTTAACCAAGGAAACAATCAAGTCTTTCTTGTCTTTTGACAAGTATTGAACTTCATAGCGCAAGTGGTTGAAAGTCATAGTGTTTTTGTAGTAGTCAGTTGTTCCTAAAAGGATACGAACCAACAGACGAACTAGCAACTCAGAACTTTTAGGTGCGCACTTGTAACGATACCTGAACTCAATCTGAAGCTCTTTGTTAGCTTTCTCAGTAATGTCTACACCATAGTGTTCAACCAAGTCTGCCAAGATTGAAATGTCGCTTGTAGGTAAAGCCAAAGGTTGATTTAGAAAGACTCCTAAATCTTCTCGAACTTCCATGTAAGATTTAATTTCAATCGTTGTTAAATGTGTATTCAAGGCAGTTTGAAAGGCTTTTTCCTCGGAATTAGGAATGAAGTCCGTACCAAAAAACTCTTTCAACCCACCGTAAGTCATTGCATAATGACAAAGACGGTCAAATACCACTTCTTCCCAACTTAAACCTTTACGAACTTCGAAGCTCTCATAAAAAGTAGCATTAGAGTTTCTTAAATCAACCCCGTAAAGTTTAATCAAAGCATCTGCTGTCTCCTTAGAAATCGGCTCCAAAGGATTTACGAGGATACCGTAAGTTAAACACAACTGAGTGTTTTTAAGGTCTCCTACTTCTTTTGTGCTTTCTACAACTTTTAAATATTTTGCTAAAGTTTCAATTTGTGCGTAGTTCATTTCTAACCTACTTCTTTCTATCTTTCCAAAGCGAAAGTAAAGCCCTAAACCAAATGATTTAGAGCCAACCTGTGCGAGTCGTAATAAACCATTCGTAGTAAAGGGCAGTACGTCTTACCAAGTACCACTTACTACGAATATTAAATATCTCCAAATAAAGGAACGACTTTGTGCAATCAATTTATTCTGGCGGGATGTAAATTCATCTGTTTTATGTTTTCGGTAAAGGAACACCCTTATGCCAAGTATGTTTATAGTATAGCACAAATTAGAGGAGTTGTCAAGGGGAAACTTTAATTTAAGTCATTTTATAAACCAACAGTATAATCCTCATCGGTCATAGCTTCAACTTGCCCCAACAAATACCCATTCCCAACTTGTGAGAAGAAATCATGATTGGAAGTACCAGTAGAAATCCCATTCATAATAATAGGGTTTACATCTTCAGCGCTCTCTGGGAATAGTGGATTTTGACCTAAATTCATAAGAGCTTTATTTGCATTGTAACGCAAGAAAGTCTTCACTTCCTCTGTCCAACCAATTTCGTCATATAATTCTTCTGTATATTTTTCTTCATTTTCATAAAGTGTATAAAGAAGATCATATATCCATTCTTTTAGCTCTTCTTGTTCTTCCTCTGGTAATTCATTAAAAGCTAGTTGGAACTTGTAGCCAATATATGTACCGTGAACACTATTTCCAGTTATAACTACAGAACCACCTTTTCCACGTGTTACCAAATATCCTGACGGAACTTGGATACCGTAGACTTGCGCACCTTCAACTTCAGTTCTCACAACTGATGTTCCTGCAGTAAGTGAACAGTTTTTAATAACGTGAAGACAATAATTCTTAATACCTTCAACCGTATAAGGGTCGCTATCTTTGACAACAGAAAATCTGGTTTTATACCCCACTAGTGTACACAAACTTTGGACATAATCAATGTAGTCTTTATGCGTAGAATAGTAGTTTATAGAAGTTTCACACTCAGCAGAACCTACCCACTCAAAGAGCGTGTCTAAATAGTCTTTACACCATTCTAAAGTAACAGTATTCAAGTCTCGTTTAGGCAACAATTTGAGCTTATCCAAGTCGATACCCTGACTAGGAATATCCGAGAGACGAAGCATGTTTCCATTACCGTATTTGTAAGAGTAGGCTACATAATCTAAACCTAAACGGTCAAACAACTTCTTAAAACCTTCAATCTTATCTAGTTTACTACTACTTACAATCAAATCAATCTGCTTCGCTTGTTGAGAAATAGTACCGTAGCGAGACATAAGAAGATAAAACTTTTCCCAATCTGTTAATGAAGTTGCTCCCTTATTATCTGTAAGCAAAGGAGTTGAATGTAACCAAGAAGAGGTTTGACCAAATTTCGTCTCCGCAGTTCTTGTTACTAAACCATCACTTGTAATAGCCTTACGAATAATTCTATGCTTTGGACTACACGTCAAATCAACATAACCAAGCTGAGATTTGAAATTGTATAACTTTGGTGCATAGTCAGTTGAAATCGTGGAAACAGGTGCAAAATTTGTTCTACGAGTTTCTTTATCAAACTGTAATACCAAGTCCTGTGGGCGAATATCTTTGACGGATACCCAACCTTTAGGAGTCAAAAGTTCTTGGTCTTTCGTAACACATTCATCTCTGATTATCAATTTAATAATCTCAGCTACGTTAGGAAGTTTATTATTACCTAAGTACCACAACGGAGTAAAGAACCCAGAGTAGAAAAGAAAGGACTCTAAGAAGACACTTGCGACTTTCTTTTGAAGTGGAGTGCCTGTATCGTAAATGTGTTTGATAATTTCAGCTTTCTTCTGCAAATAAGGGTTGTTTGCAGTCCACTCAAAAATCTCTTCAATTTCTGTTTTGGTATTCAGTGTGGAGAAGATTGAGGAATAGGATTTAGCGTGGACACAGTTGCCTGAAATTACAGGTTTATCTCCTGCTAAAACCACCAAGAAACTAGACGGAACCTCGATACCGTAAACTTGCTCTCCTTCAAGTATATCTGTTTTAACTCTTGTCAACTGCGGATAGTTCTGTTTCTCAGTCATACAGATTCCAACTATGTACAATTTAGCTTTCGATAACTTAGATGTAGAATCTGTAATCATTTTTCTGAAAGCATGACCTGCTAAAGTTGCAAGTGCTTGTACAAAATTCCAATCTTCATAACTTCTTGTATAGTAGAGAACTCTCCTCAAAGTACCATCAACTCCAACTTCTTGTCGAGTACACCAATAAGTTAAACATTGAATAAAAAAATCTGCTTTATTACTATCAAAGTCATCTAAAGAAAAGAAGTCTTGGTAGGTTAAAATGTCATAGTGGTTCTTTACATAATCCTCCAAAGGAATTGATACCAGAAATCTTTTATAAGTCTCAGACCTTACCTCTAAAGAACTTAATTTAACTGAATAACCTAAAGCCTCACACAAATTATACAAATTTTGAATCTTATCTTCTGACTGAAAAGTAAATATAACTGTACAAGTGTTTGCTCGAACTTTACCTTTATTCTCTATATAGCGATTGATTCTAATCTGATCTGTAGGGTTAATGTGGGAACGCTCTCTTAATAGAATATAGAATTGTTCCTGTAAGCTTAAAGGAATCTTCTTTTCAGATTCAAAGGATCGAGCTAACACCAAACGTCTAGAGGGGTTTTTAGGTAAATCTGCAAACTCTCGCGCTTCTAATACATGAGAAGTATAAGTATCCCACGAATCTTTACGGTAACGAGAGTTCTGGGCTTTCTCAAATAACATACGGTGACCGCCTGAAACTCTCAAATCAAAATTCTTCGCATGAATTTGGTAAATAGACTCCGCAAAATGACTAGAAGTTTGACTTACTCTCTCAAATCGAGTTGTCTCAGTCTCTTTATTATAAGCTAAAACAATGTCTCCTTCTTTAATTTGATTTACAGGAACCCAACCTCTATCAATCGTTAGAAGTTTATGGTCTTTCGTATAACATTCCATAAACTCAATATTGTTCAACACTGCTTCTTCATGCTGTGTACGAACATCCGGTTTAATCGCGGATACCCCGTCCACCGACTGCAAAGTGTCTAGTAAGGTGAGTCCACCGAAGACCTTACCTACCAAATCCTTTTCTTTCTGTGGTAGTTTGCGCCAATCATCTAAGTCATTAGACAAAGGAATACGAGTGTCTAACCAAAACTGTTCCGTCAGTTTCTCCCAAGTCGCTTTATCAACTACGTCCTCAATGGCGTTCCAGTTTATCGCCTTGTAATATTCTGTTTTTTGTGTCACTGTTTGCTCACTTTCTAATCGTAACATCATTTGTAAAATCATTTTGTAATACTCTAAAATGTACCTCAGAAATTGCACCACTTTGATAAAGGTTGTACAACATAAAATGTATATAACGTAAGTGATACCGCTCGTCCTCTGTTAAAAACAAATCGTTTGAATATTGGAACTCTAACCAATTCAAAATCTTGTGAACTGAAGCAACTCTGAAACTCTCTAACTTCGGAATAGGTGTTTTAAGTTCTTTCTTAAATGCGTGTAAGAAAGATAAAGCTAAAGACTCAGTTGTGATTGGAATAGAGGAAACATCAAATGAAACAATTAGTTGTTTACTCATACTAGTTACCTCTCAAATTCAATCACAAAATCAGTTGAAGTTGAACCGAACCAACCGTAGTCAGTTCGTTTACCTTGAATATCACCTGTTTTACCTTCTGCATCTGAACCATAGTAAATCGTAAAAGGTTTGAACTCTTGAATTGAACCTGCGTGGTATTCTTTTTCTTTGCTACGAACCTCAGTAGCTAAAGTTGTGAAGTCCGGACCCTTAACCTTTAAATCCTCATGTTTCACTAAAATAGTGAACGAATCAGTCCAACCGATAAGTGGACTTGAGAGTTCATTTGTTACAAGAGGGTAAGGGAAATCTTCAGTCCTTTCGCGGTAATCAATCAAAACATGTCTGTCCCAATTCATCATTCGAAAACCTAAAACAAGTGTAGTAACCATCAATAGAAAAGTTACAAAAGACCTAAGTTTCGATTTAGGTTCAAGTGGAAACTTCCCCGCTGACATAAAACCTAAAAACAAGGTAGTTAAAGCTAATAAACAAGAACCAAGTGCAAACAACCCTGTGTGTTTAGCAAAAAGGACATAAGGCAAAACTAAAAATAAGCTAACTCCGTAGATACCCAAGCTAGTCCAAGTTAGTCGATTTGGACTGCTTTTAAACTGCAACCATAAAGAACGAAAATCTTTGGGTTGTTCTTCAATCAAAATACTATCTGTAGTTTCTTCGCCGCTAATCGTCTTATTTTCTGCCATCGTTATTTAACCTTTCATCATTTCAAAGAACAAAATAGAGAACTCCAAACGCTGCCACAATGTTTCCAACTCATCTTCACGTGTAAACACAAATTGCTCAAGCTGGCGCTTGCGTTCTTCTGAGATACCCTTGTGGTTGAGTTCGGCAAGTGAGAGCCACTTGTTTTCCAACTGATCCAAAATAGACAATTCTTTCTCTGTCTTGGAGCCTTGTCGGAAGTGTTCTGTTGCTTTTAGTTCTAATAATCTTTGACGATAAGGCTCAGTCAATAACTGTGCATCTTGTATTTGGTTCAAATAGGACAAAATCGTTTTGTCTGACACCAAAACTTTTGTTTTCAAGTTTACTGGGTGAAACTGCTCTCTTGTGTGCAAGTAAGCGAAGACCTTATAAATGTTTTCCTCGCGTTTACCCGCTGAAAGAGAACCCATCTCTCTTAGTTTGTTTGCCATGTTTTCTCAACTTTCTATTTATAAATTCGCTAATTGTCTCAATTTGACAATTAAACGTTCTGTAACGTACTGTTCATTTTGTGCAAATTGTTTTAGTTTACTTAAACTTCTAATTTGCAAGAGAGTTTGTAACTCAATTTTTGAAAAGTAATCTTTTACCAAAGTTACAAACTCATTTATGTCGCAACCCTCAAAGTATTCTTTCCCTTCAACTAAGCTCATCTTATCATTAGCCAAACGCTTTAAATGGTCTTCTGCACAAAACATAATGTATTTATCTACAACGGAATCTCCTGTTTTAATAGTTTCCCAAAAGTAGCACAGTCTCATTCGACCGTTTGTCTTAGGATTGTTACCGCTAGAGCGAGTGTACACCCCTCTTCGGGATACCCAATTCTCAGTTCTACCAACCTTTATAACTTGGCTATCTGGTAAATAACATACATAGACAATATTAGTGTTGTTCTTAGGAATTTCAGACTCAATCACTTCTCTGTTCAACCACTGACGTTCTTTATATTTGACAGAATTTACGGTATCCGTATGTTCTTCAAACCAATAAGAAACTGAGTTGTAAATACTAGTGTAAGTCAATTCCCTACCTACCCCTATATGTTGATAAACTTTAGTCTCATAACGACTTCGGTTAGAGTTCCATTCAACAAAAGGCTCAAAATATGAGTTTAAACCTAAAGTAAAGAAAAGACCCGTATCTCTAAACCAATCGAAATAACATCTGTAATCAAACTTAGTTTGAAGTCTCTTAAATTCTGAGTCCTTCAAGTCCGAAAATACAAAGTTAGAATGTCTAAAAGCAGTATTGTACTCAGACTCCGTATTATAAACAAAGTCTGCAATCTTTGTGTGAGACAACCCTGTTAAATTTAAAGTAAGTTGACCACCAACAACCATACCCCCCAATTACAATTTCATGAGTTATAAAAGGTATGTTTAAGTAATTAGACCCAAATTCACTTAGTAAAAAGTCTTTAACCGAAACCAAATCACCTTGAATATTGGTGAATACCGCAGTTTCTAAGTCTCTGTTTTTCTGAATAGTATATTTATCTAACCTACTCATTTTTCTCTGTATAATTGAACGTAAACCAACATCAGATTTACGTTGATACCGAGCTTCCCTTTTCTTTTGTTTTTCTGCGATACGGTTTTGTTCCTCTAGTAAGCGTTTCTGCTTCTTAAAGTCTTGTTGAGCAAGTCGCTTTAAAACCAAATTCTGTAAACCATTTCTCAAAGACTTTAGTTTGCGTGTTCTTTGGAACTCTAACATCTCATTAGGGTTTTCTTTCCAAGAAGGTTTAGAAACTTGAGAAGACTTCTCAGAAATCCTATTTTCATACTTATAAGGGTCAAAAGAGTTAGAATCTAGTTTATCAACCCACTGAGCTAAGAATTTTTGCCAAACTTCATGGTTGCAACCACCTTGGGATACCCATGAAGTTATAAATGGGTCTAAACAATTTAAACTAGGCACACCTACCCAAATTTTATGCAAGTAATGTTTTCTGAACTTCTCTAAAGACAAATATTTGGCTTGCCCTGTCACATAAGGTTCTATAGGTAAAAATAGAACCTCTAACCCAATTTCAACTTGTTTTTGAAGGTTGTAAAGCTTAGTTAAATTCTCTACAGTCATAAGATACAACCAAGCATCTAGTGACTTCCACGTGGTTTGCAAATCCGATTTGTAATAATGCTGAGACTTAGCATCGATTAAAACAAAACTCTTAGCAGTGTTAGAATCACCGACTAAATATAACATATCTTATCCTCTGCGAAATTTAGCACTCCGAATCATCACAACTAGAGAAAGCAAATAGTTTTCAACTAACTTAGCTTTCATAAAGTAAGCAGTTTCAGCTCTTCTTAGTAACCATAATTCTGCTTTATCCGAATCAGTAAACTCAAAAACTTCATAGAATCCTTTAATTTTTAGATAAAAGTCTTTGTCAGTATGTAGCAAAGAAACTTCAGCTTCTGGACGGAAATGAGAGCCGTCAAACGTAGTATGATACCCAAAAGCTGAGAGTACAGTCGTAAAAGGCATATCTTTGAAATCTGTGAAGTAAGCATCTAAGTGGTCTACCTCTACCTTTTCTTGCTCTACATTTCTAGGTAATTTTGCAAATCGTTGATCCAACTCTCGCCGCCATTTTCTACCTAAAATGCTAGGTCTTTTCTTGTTTTGTTTTGCCATACTATATTTCTTTCTATGTTATTTTTATAATTAGATTTTATCAAAAAATAAAAAGAAAGTCAAGGGAAAATGACTTTCTTGGTTGGGTTAAATGCGAATTTGATAAGAGGTTGCTGCTTGGAAAAATTCTGCAAAACCGTAGTCAGACATACAGAAAGATACCGAATTGGGGAGCCAAACATCTAAGTTTAAAGGTATCACATAGTTCTCAGCAAACCTACAAAACTTACTGTAGAGTCTATTTGCTTTTAAAACTTGCTCCAAAGTTTGAGTTAGGTCAACCACTAAGATATGATGCGAGTGTTTCAACTCACCAATAATATTAGTGTAGCGGTTTAAGTTCAAATCTGAGTCATCCAAGTTAAAAATGTAATCTGCCTTATAATACTCAAGACGAGTCTTCAGTTTAGCAAAATCGTAAATATTAGGTAGGATAAAATTCTTTAAATCTTGAAGGTCTTTTTCACGTGTTGAGTAGAACTTCATAATTGCTAAGTCTTCCCAAGATAGGACAAGAACCGTTAAGTTTGAGTAGTTTAGCTCTTTATCAAAAGAGACCTCAGAAATGTCTGGGACTACGAAAATCTTTTCTACGTCATTAGAAAGTTGAAAGGTTTGTAACTGCTCAACGGTTAAAGGTAAAGAGCCAATATAATCAATATCTCTAGTCTCACGGTAGCCACCGGATAATAAGGATACCGCAGAACCACCTGTAACAACGATTTTAGCAAATTTGTCTTGACGTTCTAACTCTGAATTTAACTGACTTAATTTCTCTAAAATCTTAGTGTATGACAACGTTTGATAAGGTATGAACATCCTCTTCTCCTAACTCTTTCGCAAAAGTCCTCGTAGACCAAACTCTCTTTGGTAAATAAATAGAACCACTTAAAACTAACTCACAATTTTCCTCAGACTCAAGCCAATTTAAAGCATCAAGCGTTTCTTTTTGCCTTGGTTTATCCAACGAAAAGTACAAAACCTCATGCTTTAGAATTAGGCGCATTTTATCTATTAAATCAAGATTTTCCAAGTTAAAACCTCCATTTCAACAAGTTTAGTTTATCATAAACAGAAAACAAGCGCAAGGCTTGTTTAACATATAAGACTCAAGATTATAATAAGTTTCGGATAAACCGATTCGAGAGGTCTAGGCTCTGAAAGTCACCTGTTTCAATAGAGACATTGAAATACTGAGCTAGTTTTTCTAATAAATCAAGTGAAGTTTCAGCAGTCAATACACAAATATAGGTTTTAGACAACCCTAAACCTCCACTCTCAGTTACATCTTCTTCCACGGTAGAGTAAGATAAGGCAAATTCTTCGCCTAGATACCGAATGATGTACTTGTTTGAGGTTACATAGGAGTTGAAAGAGAAAGACTTAGGAGAACTATCAACTAACTCAACTCCGAAATTCTTTAAAAGTCTAAATAACTCAAACTCTTCTAAAACCTCATCAATAGAAATAAGTGAACGAGAAAACATAAAACCTCCAAAATAATCAAATACAATTTAAACCCTCTAATTTGCTCCGTATCGCATTTTAAATCTTTAGGGTGTAATTCTCCCTTTATGATATTTGAGACGAAACTGGGGCAAATTAGGACAGTCTGAGAACGAATTAGGACAACTCAGAAGGTAAGGATACCCAATGAGTGTACTTCTCTGTAGTCGTAGGTGTTTCAAAGGTGAAAGTGTGACCATCTTTTAATGATTTAACCTTGCGAATATAAGTTAAATCGTAACCCTCTTCGTAACCTTCACAGTCACAGTTTTGCCCCCAATCTTGTTTACAATCACATTCATATTTACGGTCTAGTTTGTACCATAGTTCTTTGAACTTAGCTAAAGACATAAGAGAAAAAGTTTTAGTAGCAAACCTTGTTGACTTGTCAGTAGAAGTTACTGTACAAAAATGCAACTCCCTTGGTGTATAAGCCAAAACAAAAGCATACAATACATTTAAAGCGAAATTACCATCTTCATGTTTTATGTAATTAGAAGTACCACTACTCTCAGCAAAACTGATTAGACTTTCTAAGTCCGCAACGTGAACTTCAGCAAACTCATGCGAGTTTTGGATACCGAAATCATGGTAGTCAATAAGAAAAGCACCTGTTTCATCTTTTGTCATGTAAGAGTAATCTTCGAAGTCTACAATTTCCTTTATACTGAATTTAGGGTCTTCAGTAAGTTGACGCTCTACTTGAAATTCTTCAAGTGTACAAAAACCTTTGTAGTAAGGAGACTTAAAGTCTGACTTCTTGGTACAATCCAAACCACCAATCGTATAAGTTTTAAACGTGAAGTGGTTAGCATACTTTTCCAAAAAGGCAATTAGAGGGTTCTTTCCATAACCTGCAATAAAGAAGTCAATTTGGTCTTGTTGAGCGTAAAATAAAAGCTCTTGAATGTCTGATTGTTTTACTGTTACTGTGTTCATAACATTTGCTTCTTTCTCATCAATTTTCTTTATTATATCAAAACTTGCGTATTTTGTCAAATAAAAAGAGGACTATAAGTCCTCTAAAGTTTTAACGTTCTGATAATTGTACATAAAGGTCAGACAACAACTCTGCTAACTTCACATAATCATCATAAGTCGAAACTCTACGTTTTGCATGAATACGCTGAATCAAAGATACTTGAGTACCAGTTAGTTCAATGTTGGGTTCATTTAAAAACCTGTATAGAACCGAGCGGTAGAAAACATCTACATAAAACTCAATGAAAAGGTCAAGTTCATCAACCGACTTTTTCATTAAGGATACCCAAACTCCTGCTTTTCTAAGTTCAACCTTAGACTTAGTATCTAAGTAGTTGTTGAAATAGTGCAAAATCTGAAAGATTTCACTGTCATAGCGTTTTTCCATCTTTTATCCTCCAATCAACCTTACAAAATTAGAACCCTTCAAGTTCAAGTCGTTGAAGTGTTTGTTTAGTTCCATGAAAGACATAGACTCAAAGTTTTCAAGTTCTTCTTTGCTTGCTAACCAATGATAGTCTAAGTGCCAATCAAACGATTTACCGTAAATAGAGATATAATCAAGACAGTTCAGCGACTCTGCAATCTTTAATACATCGTTATCCATATCAAAATTTACATATTCATATAAACCATTGAGTTTTTCCTCAATAACTTCTTTATCAGTTCCCACTTCAAAAAAGACATACCAATTCTTATGAGACCAATAATTGTCTTTGGCGAGGATACCGCAAGGGATTTGAAGTTCTTTCATCTTTTCCTCTACCTTAGTGTATAAGACTTGTAGGACTTCCTCAGTACACTTCTCTTCCAACTGTTTATCTTCTAAGAGTTTCTTGTATTCTTCTTCCGTTTCATAAGGAATATAGTTCCAAGGTGTTTTTACAAAATCTTTTAGAGAACGCAAAGTTGCATAGTAGTCAGTTAATTCAAAACGCTGACCTTTCTCAATGTAATTATTGTACAAAGGAGACCACTCTGCTCGTGAAGGTTTAAACTTATCTAAAATACAAAGGCGCTCGCCAAAGATAACAGGTAATTTAACAACTCCAAGTATAGTTTCATCATTAGGGTTAGCATACAAATTAACTTCTTTGTACCAAACCCCAAACAAAAACTCTGGGTTTTCTTTGAGTTGGAAGTGCATCATCTCATACGGATTTTTATTTTCAAAGACAAAGTAACCTTTTGGATATTCAACATTAAATGGAGTAAGACCTAAATGCTTTAAATACTGCAATGTGCTTTCCATCATGTTTTTGTTTTCTTTGGTTGCATGTTTTCGTTTAATTCGTTTGTTCATTTTCAGTACCTACTTTTCTACCACTTTTTCTTTGTGAACCGAAATATCGCCACTTGAAGTACGAGCTGCACGCAAAGATACCGTAACTTTATGAACAAAACCTGTACCTAAACTACGGTTAAAATCAGAGTAATTTTGCATATCATCAAGAGCATCAGCTAAATTAAACCAACGTGCCATAACTCGAAGATGTCCTACATCATTTATAGAGACAACATTTTCATAATAGACAAGTGGTACTAAAGGAAAACTACATTCAGAGTCACCTTGACGAATTGTACTTAGTTCTTGTTCTTTTAAATAAGATTCTGCTTCTTCCTTGGTTTCAAAAACTTTTGAGCCTACTTTGTATTGTTTAATTTCTTCTAGTTTCATTTTTATACCTTTTAAATTACTGGGTTCGCTGGGAGAGTTTCCAAAACGGAGATACCCTTGGTGCTGAGTAGAATAGCTAGCGCTTCGACTCCAATTTTAGAAATATAAGCCAACTCTAAGGTCTCTTTGTTCAGTAGATAAACTTTATCTTCTGTTTCCAAGTGTGCTTTTTGAATGCGGTAAGCACTAACTTGTTCTAAAGACTTAAATTCTAAAACTTGCACTGTGTAAGTGAAAGCTCCTAATTCTTTAAGCAAACTCTCTAGTGTTTGAAGTGTCTCGATTACTAATGTAGGTGCTAAAGTAAATTCTATTGGTTTCATTTAAGACCTCCGTTCAAGCGTTCTTCTGCACTTGTTAAAATAGAGTCAATCGTCTTTAACTCATCTAAATTTAAAGTTCGAACTAATTCAAACTTCACTTTAGATAAAATATCTTTCTTCAATTTTCTCTCTAACGCACTAACTTCTGCACCTTCTTTAGTTAAATGTAGTAAAAAATCCTTACTTGTATCACAATCAACTAAACCGTCCGCTAAGTGATACCGAGACTCGGTAGTAGTTACAAATTTAGTTCCGACTTTCTCAACTACTTCCTCAGTTATTTTACCTATAGTATCTTTCAAATAATGCACGGAAGCGCCAATTTGCTCAATGTAGACAATTTGACCTACTTGGAAGTTTTTCTTTGTGTATTTTGGTTTTCTCTTTGTTACCATGAGCACACCCCTTTCTTTAACGCACGTCTATAACAGTTTTACGCTCAATCTCAACAAGTCCATGCGTGCCTTCATTTTCCTTAATCGTAACAAACTGAATATAACCAGAACCGTCTGAACCCATATTGTTTCTATGATAAGGCATATTATTTAAAGCATCTTCTAAGTTAGTAAAAGTACCTACACACTCACGAAACTCATGACTTGCACCCTTATAGACATAATGTTCATAATAAGAAGTATTATGAAACTCAGTGCTTTTGTAAGTTAAGTCATTTCGTACAGACTCAATTTTCTTTTCGACCAAGTAACGTTCTGCTTGCTCTTCTGTCTCAAAAACCTTACCGTCAACACGATAAGAAGTAATTTTCTCGATTTTTGGCATAATCGTTAAACCATCCATTTCTATTTTATTTCCTTTATTATATCAAAATTAAATTATTTTGTCAAATAAAAAGCAAGGTCAAACCTTACTTTCTCTTACTTATTCTAAAGTAGGTACAAGCTCAACATAGAAATTACCTTCAAATTTATTTTCCAATTCCACGGTGTATTTAAAGTAAGTTTCATCCTTGCGATTTAAAAATGACTCAGTTAACTGTGAAAGCAATTCAACGTGGTCAACCTTATAAGCATAATGTAGAAAATGCTCTAAGGTCAAATCAAACAAAACTTTGGGAACCTGATCTTCTAAGGATACCACACCTAAAACATCATGAGACCATAAGTTTAAACGCAAATCAGTTAGTTTTTCTAAACTAATTACATAAACCATAATTCAATCACCTCAACAAGTATAATCATAAGCCAAAAATTTACCCCTCCATAAGGGTATATAAATTGTACCACTATAATAGTCATCCCAACTGGTTTGATAAACATAATAAGGAACCTTAGAAGAAGCAAAATCTACATACTCAGGAGTTATTCCATCTTCTATGCGAGAAAGGATACGATAATTTCTGCAATTCTCTACAGAATCGCAAGAATACTCTCCGTACCAAGTACCTATCAAACGGTTTACATATTCGTACAAGGTAGTGCAATCTTTATAAATCAAGGAGTTGGTTTTATCCGTTAGAGTAGAATAGGGAGCTAAACCATTGCCGAAACCACGCTCATCAAAGGAATACCCATAATCAAAGGTTCCACCTAATTCATCTTGATTTTGATGCAACTCTGAATAAGTACGCACTAAATCTTTAATATTCTTTGGGAGAATCAACCCTGTTTTCTTCTTTTGTCGCTTGTTCATTCTTACTGCTCCAACAAATGAGGTGTTTCATAGATATTGCCAACTACGGCGAAAGGATACGCAATTTCACTAGTTAGTTCAGCTAAAGGAACATTATCGTGGTACTTCTTAGATTTAAACATAAACATAGCTACTTGCTCATTCCAGTAAACTTTAACATAAAGCACTTCTTCATCGGTCTCAACTGCTAGAATGTCACCATCAAAAACTTCTTTATTGTTTTTGTCAAACAAACCTGTTGACTGACCTATGGTTTCTGAGTTCACTGGACACCAAGAACCGATAGTAATATACTGCTCATTAGACTCGATAACTTGGTTGATAATAAAGGACTCTCCACCATCTTCTATCAAATACCCATATTTCCAGTTCCCTACATCTTCATTGTTGTCATCAATGGATAAACCTCTGTATTTTCGTATCATTCTTCTTCCTCATCATAAAATTCAATCTTCGCAAAGTTCTTTGGGTTTATTGTAATAATAGCTTCGGTTGGCTCTATTTGTTGTAAAGTCAAGAACTCAATGTTTCCATGTTCCATGTACCCAAACAACTCAGAGATACGCTTGCAACTTTCTTTTACCTTAATTTCTTCCTCAAAATAAGGATTTTTCAAAACCAACCTAGCCATGTTTTACCTCATCTACTTTCTGTTTTGCTTTCTCAATCCGCTCTTTAGCAATCTCAAAATATTGCTTAGTCAATTCCATCCCAATAAAGTTACGATTAGTATTCACACAAGCAACTCCTGTTGAGCCACTTCCCATGCAATTATCTAACACTAAGTCACCTTCGTTAGTGTAAGTTCGAATTAACCACTCCAACAAAGCTACTGGTTTTTGAGTTGGATGATAGTTTTCTTTCTGTTGATCCTTTGCAAAAACTTGAACGCTCAGTGGATACCGCTCGGTAGAGTCATAACCCGTGGAAGACTCACCATAAAAGTTGTAATTCGAGTCTTTATTATCAACCTTAAGCTTTTGTCTTTCAATAGACTTTGCTCTACTCTCTTTACTTGCGACCTTACGAGTATGACCTTGAGTCTTCTGTGGGTTATAAGTTGGTAGTTTCTTGTAGAAAACCAAAAGGTTCTCATGCGCCTTCATGGGCATCTTTTTAGCATTTAGAAATCCTGTTGGGGCAGTCTTTTGCCAAATGATCTCATACCTCAAATGTTTGAGGTTGGAAACCCCTAAAACTTTGTCAAACGGAGTTTGAGCAAATAAAAGAATAGCTCCACGGTCTTTAATAATACGGTTGTATTGTTCCCAAAGGGAATCCAAATCAAGTACGCTATCCCACTTGTTTCTTGTTGTTCCGTAAGGTAAGTCACACAATATTAAATCAATGCTCTTATCCTCAATAGACTTCATTAACTCTAAGCAATCTCCTTTGCGTAAGTCCAATTTACTAATCATCACCTAAAACACTCAAAGGAACCAATGTACCTTCAATCCTTTCTTTTGCGAGTTTAAAGTAGTCCTCATTGAGTTCCATACCAATAAAACTTCTACCTAATTGCTTACATGCAACTCCCGTAGAGCCTGAACCCATACAATTATCAAGTACCAAAGCACCTTTACTAGTGTAAGTCTTGATTAAGTATTCTAGTAAAGCTACTGGTTTTTGTGTAGGATGTAACTTCTTACTGTCAGGTTTGAAATCAATCAAAGCTTTAGGATACCGCTTGCCTGTGTTAACTGTTGTTACAGACTCAATCTTAGACCGAACCGTAGAGTTATTCTTATCCTGTTTCTGCTTCCCTGATTTACTTACATAAGGAGTACCCTCAGTCATAATAGGGTTGTACTCCATATTATTCCCTTTCTTACTGTAACTTGCAGCACAATTACTAAAAACCATAATATCTTCATAATTTTTACTTGGTTGGTACTTTACATTTAAAAAGTTAGCACCTCTAGGTTTTACCCATTTCCAATCATACTTATACATAGCTAAGTTACTGCAGCGAACAATACTTGAAAACGGTTCACTACCAAATAAAACTACAGTTCCCGTCGGTTTTAATATTCGATTATATTGCTCCCAAAGTTTATCCATAGGAATAACAGAATCCCAACTGCAAGCAGAGGTACCGTAAGGCAAGTCGCACAAGATTAAATCTACACTATGTTCTTCAACAGTAGGCATTAAGTCTAAACAATCACCGTGTTCTAATCGCAAAATAAAACTCCATTTCTGTCAAAATTATAACTTAATTTTAACACAAAAACCCTTGAAAGTCAAAGGTTTATGCACTTAATTCTACAAGAAATTGTGAGCTGATGTAATCAACAAAAGCACTATCCGTACCGAAATCTCCGATTTCATAGCACAATTTCAACCTACTTAGAACTTTGTCTAATTCTTCTAAAGTTGGAAACCACAAGAAACAGTTTAAATCGTAGTGATTAAACAACAAATTAACAAACAAAGTAGCAGTTCTTTTGTTACAATCGTGGAAAAACTGTCTGCGCATGAGGTAAACGTAAAACATCAAAATTTGTTCCACTTTAACGTAACGGTCAATATAATCAGAACTCAAAGTCTCTTTTAACAAGTTGAAAGTTCTATTGAACTCAGCTTGCGCTTCTTTTCGGGATACCGAAGGTGGTTGATAAGTTGTACCACTTATGTTTACTGGGAAATCCTCAGAACGGAAATGACCTTCTAGTTGAGGTTTGTCAGTAACTCCGTTTGAAATCAATTCATGTAAGTCCTCAATAGCAGTTATGCTCACATCAGAAGAACTAAAGAGATGTACAAAAACCCACGCTTCATAAAGGTTTAGAAGTTCTTTTCGGGTTTTGTAACCAAAAGGAAATGGCTCAAAATGAGTATTTACACATTGTTGGACTTCTTGCTTTGTTAAAACGTAATCTTCAAAGACAGTTGAATAAGCTACAACCTCCAATAAGTTGTGTCCTAAATAATCTTGGAACAAGGAAACCATAAATTACCTTTCTTTTACTTTAATCCGACAACTTTCTTAGCCAATTTATCTACAGTATGGTTGATTTTGAGTCCTCTATGTCCACGAACCCAAATAAAGTCAATTTCTTCAATACCGTTGTCTTTTGCTTTTTGCAGTAAATAAGCGTGATATTTTCCAACTAGTTTCTTCAAAGATATTCCCCAACAAGCTTGTTCATTGACCTTTACAGACTTAGGAGCCGTCCATCTAAAAATACCCTCATAGTCACAAACGACTGTTAATTTAGTTAGCTTGCGCTTTATTGCATCTTCAATCGCTAAACCAAACCCACAAACTTCTCCGGCTACATTACGAGACTGCGCAAATTGAGGTTTATTATTTGCGATTGCTTGAGCATCCAATAGAACTCCATTTTCATAGCAAGCAAATGCACCACCGTAAGTTTGAGTTTGTGTATTGAATGAACCATCAATCGAGTACAGAATACCATCGATACCCCAAAGAAGTGGATTAGAATCTTCTGCCATTCTAATTGTTCCTTTTATTCCACAATCTGAAACATAAGGAACAATCTCAGAAGTTTTATTTGTGGATAAAACAGGTTCCTCACCTCTTAGATAAGCTTCTGCTTGTTCTCTTGTAGGAAAACTTTTAAACTCAACACCTTTAGCGCCTTTCACGACTCTCTCACAGTCTGACCAATTTTCAAAGATTTGATTAGTGTTTCGGACTGCGTAATATTTCTTCTTTTTCGCCATATATCAACCTTTCAACGATATTCTTAGAGAAATTAGAGAACCTATTACAGTTAAAATAAGAGCTAAACTCTCTAAATAATAAGTTAAACCAACTGCAGTAACTACAGTTAAACTCAAACAAGACAAACCAACAAAAAGTAGACTGAAAATTAAAGACCTAGTTGCTTGAATATCACTAAACCTTAAATAATATTGTAATTCTGGTGTTTTCTTTAAAGTAAACAAAAAGAAAACCCAAGAAAACCAAAATAAACCTAAAACAATCAATGGATACCTCTTAATCTGAATCCCAATGCGCTCTAATATATCTCCAAATAACACAGAAAGCTAAAGTGGAAATGAGTGCGTAAATATAACCTATTGCGTCAGACCATTTAGAAGATAAAGACGAAATCACACCTAAACCAATAACTAACCCAACTCCTACTTCCATTGTGAAATTTGAAATAGCGTTCAAATCACTATCTTTAAGTTTCACACTACTACGGAAAGAAGGATCAAAGAATGGAAGGTAAAAGTAAAGCACGTGGAAAACCCACAAACTAGCAAAACCAATAAGTAAACCTAAGTTGAAAATATTATTTAACTCTGGGTTAAAATTCATGTAAGACCTCGTTCTAAATCAACTCAATAGAAATAACTACAAAATTTGGTTGTAGACCTTCAAAATCTCTAAGAATATAAGTTATTTTAGCGTAAACAGAACGACCTGTATAAGAACCATCTACATATTCCATTAACTTTAAAATATCCCCAACTTGGAAATTTCTATCATTGTAGCGAACTTCAAAAGTCTTTTCTTTAGAGACAACTTTCTCAAAGTAATTAGGGGTAATTTTTAACCCGTGTACCATAACCGAAATACCTACTTTCTATTCTAAACAAAGAAATAAGCTGCTTTACCAAAATTCTTCTTAAAGTCTTTAAATCCAAAAGTACGATAACTCCTAGACCACATCTCAGCTATATCAAGCAAAATCAGCAATGTGGATACCCAAATGTGGAAGCTAGAAACCTCAGAACCATAATGCAATTCGTGAATTACAACAAAATAAAAGACAGATAAAATCGTTTTTAAAACAAAACGAACTCTACTGTAATAACGAAAATACCCTTTAGTATCTGTCCAAATCATCAATGCCCAACATACAAAATAAAAGAAAGCGACAACTGTTAAATGAACCGCTCTCACTAATAAAATCCAAGTAAGCATTAAATCTCCCTTTCTAAAAACTTAACAGAATCTTTAAACTCCTTTGGAAAAACCTTAGAAACGTATAGATTAAAAAGGTTCATAAAGTTAATCTCAACTTCCCCATAAAAGTCTCGTCGAACATCATCACCAAATAGTATGTATGAGAAGGAAACAAAGAATACACTAGAACCTAAAATTATTAAAAGTACCAACCCAAGCATTAAAAAGTTATAGGCAAATGAAACCTCTATAAATAAAGAGCTTGATTTAACTAAGATAGTTAAAATAAAGTAAGAAAGTAAAGCAACTAAAAAGGAACCTACTAAAGAACTCTTGAAAGCGTTAAACCTATGTTTTAAATATTCTCTGGACAATTTAATCACCCCAATCATAAGGTTCTGCGGTATCAAAGTCTGCAATCAGTTGAGGATACCCTATTTCAGTTTGTACAACTCCATTTACAAATCCGAACAAGTTTAGACGACCATCCTCAGAATCGTCAAATCCTGAAATCTTTACTTCTACAGAACTTGTTGGTGGAAATTGCGACAAGTATGCAATCAATTCTGAAACGTTCATTTATTCTCCTCTCTCAATACAAACCAACCATACAAACAAACCAAATAGAACCATAGCAACCCATCAAAAGTGTAGAGTAACTTAGATTCTGAGATTCCTAACTTTTTCACTACACAAAACAATGCAACTAAGTTGAGTGTGTAAAGAACAGTAACAAGAATAGCGTTAAAAACATCTCTCGAAGACACCTTAAATGTAGTTTGCAAATACGGACTTGCATAAACTATACCTAAAACAAATAAGTTTGTTAAGTACAAAACAACAAGACCCTCAGACAAAACTTGAATCATGTTACCGCACCTTCTTAACTAACCAACCATCCAACAAAATCATAAATAGAAACATAGTTCCATTCAAGATAAGAAAGAAAACTAAGTTTGATACACCGATTTGACTTACAAATAAAATGATAAAAGTAAGTAACACCGTATAAAGAACAAAAGTAAGTAACCAAAGTGAAACTGAACGCACACTCAAACCTAACTCATGCAAAACATCTCTCCGAACAAGTAAACTGAGAGCTAGAGCAAAACCATGCGCGCAATAGACAAGACCAACTAAATATTGAATAAAAGCTAGAAACATCAAAGTACCTCTTTCTCCATATCAATCAGCAAAGTTAAGTATTTATCAATAATAGCAATACACTCTTTGAAAATACGCTCATTATCTAAACTCATTGTTAAAGTTTGAGCCGTTCTGAGGATACCCAACTGCTCCTCAGACAAGTCTGCGAAGTTCTTAGTGTTAACTTCTGGAACTAACTCCAAATATTCAGAGACAGTCAAGTTAGGTGCGCAGAGAGCGAGGTATTTATAAGACTGTTTAGCCTTTTTCAACCAACGTTTGGCTTTCTCCAAATCTTGGATACCGCCTTTATGTTTATAGCGAATCACATATTCAACTACAGTACCAATCGTGTGAGGTAATAAAGAGAAAGTTGTAAAATCCCAAGCTTCAACCTTATTCTCATTGTATCGACTTGGGTGTTTCAAAATCTCATTCTCAACATATTTCTTAGTCATCTATTATCTAAACCACCTATCTAAATTTCTTTCAGTATATCACAAAAACCCTTGAAAGTCAAGGAGTTCGCTGATTTAACAATAAAATCACTACAGAGAAAAGGTTTCAATTAAGAACATGCTGAGAACCAAACCTCATAATCATACCCTCACATAATGTTCTACCGTAAAATCAAACTTATTCTGTTTATCTTTCTCATAATCTTCACTACTCACTAGAGAAAACTTAGAAAAATCAAAGTTTTTAGGGAAGTAAGTGTCTCCTTCAACCTTAGCTTGAACTTGTGTGACAACTAGTTTATCAACATAAAGTTCAAAGAGTTTATAGATTTGACTACCTCCTACGATATAGAGAGTTTTGTCTTGATTTTCGTACCAATCCAAGACATCTTCTACACTTGTTACAACAGTTGCACCTTCTACTTGGTAATCAAACTGACTTGTTAAAATCAATGTTTATCGGTTAGGAAGCAAGCGCTTATTCATACCCTCAAAGGTAACGCGACCCATCAAAATAACTTGATTTAACGTTGTTTCTTTGAAATGCTTAAGGTCTTTTGGTAGGTGCCAAGGGAGGTGGTTATTTTTACCTATGATACCACACTAGTCTTGCACCCAAATTGCTATAATTTTCTTTGTCATAAATCTCCTTAAATTAAAACCCTCTAAAACACCCTCTGTCCCGTTTTAACTTTAAACCTTATAAGTTATCGAAACTGGATTTAAAATTAAAACTGGGGCAAACTGAGAGGTTTTAGAGGTACTTCGTCCCTAGTTAATTAAGAGAGCAATCTAGTATCATTGTTGATAAGCTGCTAAAAGTGCTTCGTAACTCAAATAAAGTACGTTATCATAAATATAAAACTCAGCAAGAACCTCATGTTCTACGCTCTTATATAAACTATCGAAGAAAGAATTTGCAGCCACTTGATTATCTACATAAACTTGAGAAAGAACGTAATGCTCAGTCCCGTAAAGATATAGAGGTTCACCGTTCCAAGTCTCTTCAATGTTTAAATCTTCACGTCGTAAAAAGATTAGTTTAACATCAAACAAAGTCTTATCACTAGATTTAACTGAGAGTTGATCCAGAATACTGTGTGAGAAATAATAAACTTGATTATTATCACCCAACCCACCAACATCAGTTCGAAGTAAAGTTAAACCTTCAATCCCAAGAGTATAGGCAACTGCTTCAGATAAAGCTTGTGAAATGACAAAATTATTTGCATTTGTTCGGTTTGTTTCTAACATGTATTGCACCTCAAAATTTTCTTGTATTTAGTATATCAAAAGAAGTCTTGTTTGTCAAGTAAAACCTCAACAATCAAGACTTCTTCCTCTTTTAATCTTCTACTTTGTAAATAAAGTAAGCATTGATGTAGCCTTGTTCCCCTTCAAAGCGATTAGGTGTGTAAACTACAGACAAGCTCGACAAATCTGGAACACCACCCCTATCTTGAACATCTTGTAATGCTTCGTCTAGGTACTCTGCCAAGCGGTCAGAAGATTTAGCTGAGATATGTTTTGTTCTGTACTTCAAATTAAACCACCTCTACTACTTTACTTCTTCCCCTAAGTTCAACTCAGATTTAAATCTTTATAACCTGCTAGAGTTCTTAAGTTGTTTACACACAAGAAAAATAACTCAGGTTCCTTTTCTCTGTCAATACCCCAAAAGGTGATTAACTCAGGAATGAGGAAAGAATCTTTCCCTCGAACATGGCGCTCCAAAATGCGTTCAACGATACCCCAATTAGGTAAGTCGAGCTTTTCTAAACCACTTTCTAAATCAGAGAAGAGTTCTGCAATTTCTCTACGAGTAAGGTTGCGAGTAACCTCTTTAAGTTGAAGCCATCGGAACAAATCGTGTTCTAAACTCACTACACTCAAAAGACTTGCCTCCTCATACGAAATCTTCAAACTACCTGTAAAGGAGCGACTTGGTAAGTTATTTGCATCTAAAACATCACCTAACGATAAAGCACGTTCATAAAAGAAAGTTGACCGTCTCTCTAAATAATACCTAAAGTGATAGACGGCATCAATCCAATGACTCTTGTTTAAAAGAGCTAACGCAATTTCGATACCCATTAAGGTATACAAAGTGTAATCTACATAAGGTATGTCTCCAATAAGGTTATGTACGAGCGAGCCACAAATTACCAGCAATGCTAAAACTATAAGAGCTTGTAAGTCTAATAAACGAGCCACAAATCTACACATTTCAACAAACGGTGAAAGGAAATAACGTAAAGCATTTAAAGTACAAAACAAGACAGTTTGAGTTGTATTTAAAGCTTTAACTTTCGTTTTGTAAACATTAGCTAAATTAAACCTTGAAGTACCATCTGGTACATAGAACTTAAGGTGGTTCTTAGAGTCTCCGTTTGGTAAGTCAAAGGAAACAACGGAACCAAAGATACCGAACGAACTATAGTTTGAAGCGTAATAATAACGGTCTTCGTAATCTAAAAAGTAAGTAGGTAAAACTACTTTAGGGAAGAAAACGTCACTTTGAGGTTTAGCTCCTCTGCAATAACGATCCTTTAAAGAAACTTCAGTCGAAACTCGACTTAATGTGTACTGTTGTGAATTATCCATGATAATTCCTCCTTAATTTAAAAATGTTATTTTTAAACTAAGGTTTAGTGTAAATAGAATAAAATAGAATAGAATAAACCAAACTTAGTTTAGGTAGACCTACAACCTCATAGGTTATAGACCTAGTAAACCAAATTTACCAAAACACCCTCAACCAAAAGTTGAGGATGCTTATCGAGGGAAATATAAACCGAATGGAATGATATTCCCCAATGCTCATTAGAACCATTACTCATTATAATTAGTTTAGCACAAATCTAAATCGTTGTCAAGAGAAAACTATCTAAGTTCTCTCACTTCAAGCACCAAATTCCGATTCCAATCGAAAATTCTCTGTGCTTGTCCTTCTGCGCTTGCTTTCATTTTCCAAAAGCGAATAGAGTGCAAATCACATGTGAACTCAATATCATATTGTTTTGTTTTACGATTGAAAGCTACATAAGACACATATAAATCATTACTTGGATTATATAAAGCGAAATTGTGCATAGGGATACCCTCCGAATTTTTAATTAGCACCAAAACGAAAAACATGATTTTCGTAGGTTTGAAGTTCTAATCTATCGTTGTAGTTATCTTTCAAGATATAACCGTCAAAGTTAATAGCTTTATCCAAAAACTCTTTCAATTCAGACTTCTTCTTCACATAGATTGTGTATCTAGGAGAAATAGCAAAACCGACTCCTATTTGCCCAGTAATTGCGAACTTACGACCGTCATCCAAAATCACAAATTGGACGAAATCATAACCATAAGAAGTTTCAAAACGAAATTGAATGTTGTTCATATATTTACCTACTTTCTAAGACTTAATCCCAAGGCATTGTTGAATTGAAAGCTCTCAGTTCATCATAAAAGCGAGAACCGTCAACTTCCTGAAACCCATAGTTGAGTAAGTCATTTACGACCCACTTCAAGTCAGACTTCTTAGCTACTCCAATCTCAGACAAAGGTGACAAAGGAGCGCCCATACCGTAAGTGCTACCTGTAATTACCAATTTGCGACCGTCTGGGAGAATGACCGCTTGGATGTAATCATCTTTATACTTTAATCTAATTCCTCTTGTTGTCATTTGTTTTCCTACTTTCTAATCTTCAAATAATTCAGCATAACCCAATAAAATTTCCCAATTAGGAACAACATGCATAGGTTGATACCCCTCAATCTCTACAAGCCTATTTTGAGCATAAACTAAGTCACTCGCACGTTTTAACTCCACTTCAGCAACTGTAGCTATAGGACAACCTTCCAAAGTGTTCCCATAAACCAAAACTTTCTCACCACTTGGTAAAATCACTGGTTGAATATAGTCATAACCACAATCTCTCTTTTTATATAGGAGACGAACCCCTCTTGAACCTTTAAACATTAGAAACCACCATTCTATCTAGTTTTCCCAATAAACAAAACTTCTCAAATTAAGATACAACGCATCTCTAAAAGCCACTACGCGGCTTTGACTTGAGATACCGAGAATTAAATCGACCAAACTTGTTTTGACTCCGCTCAAAGGTATATCTACTTTTCGGCTCGTTTTAGTTTTGTCTACATAGTACAGATGCACCCAAGGAGCATTTTCTTTAATGTAAACTTGAATTACAAAAGATTGAAGTGCTAAAGTATCGAATGTAATCAAATCTATATACAAAGTATTTTCACTCTGTGAAGTACGATACGTTAAACCCAATCGAGCTGAACCTTTTACATTCCTTAGAATATCATCAGGTAAACCATGTTTCGCCATAGATTGACAAACCGTAACCAATTCTTCTAACAGAGCTTGTCTTTCTTTATTTTTAAATAATTGTTCCATGCTAAATACCTTTCTAACAATAATCTTGAACTGCCGTCATCCCCAACCAATACGCTAAAACTTGGTCTTTCTTACGAATGTAAGGAACCAACTGTTTTGTGAACATAGTTGGGTTTTGTTGTAAATCAGCCCAATCACAACGCAAACTAAGAGACTTGCCAAACCAAATTTCCCCAGTTTCCTTAAACGGACGACTTGCAAGCTCTACTACTTGTCTGCTACCGCCAAACTTATCAATCTTGATGTTGTGGTAGTCAATACCGTTAGTGTCTTGCAAGGTAAAGGAAATTGTTCCTTTAGAACAACCGACCCAAATGAGGTATTCTCCTCCGCGCGGAGAGGGGATACCGGTGGGAAATTTACCCATAGGATAAGAAGACTGACCATCTAAATATTTCAATAAGAAATTTAGCTTTTCTACTACCAACTATTCGAGTTGGTCTCTTTTTAGTCCTTTGTATTTGCTCATAATGTACCTACTCCCTACCTACTGTTGCTACAAAAAACTCTTCGCTCCACATAAATTGGTTCAATCCTAAATTGAAACGTGCAACTTGTTCAAGGGTCGGTATATGATTTACCAACTCTGCTAGTATTTGAGCAAGTTGGGAAGAAGTCAATTCAGAAACGAAAATTTCGGTAGATACTCCCCCTGTACATTTACCTTTAACTTGAGTATTAAACCCTTTAAAGAATAATCTACCTTCTGCTCGATTTACACGAATTTCAAGCTCATGAATTAAGTCTGATTTAACCTTCGTTTCTGAATTGTATTTCAACAACTGCAAGTGGAGGTGTTGTTTTGATAGTTCAACAGAACAACTGTACTTAAAAGAAACTTCAACGACCTTTTGGCAAGACTCAAAGTCTTTATCAGCAAATAACAACTCACAAGCATTCATCAAATACCGCCAAAGCACTTCTCTTTGAGGATGTTTAATTTTATTCATATCGTATTTCCTCAACTATATCAAAACCTAAACCTGAGTAACGTACACCTAAGTTTAAACACTCTACTTGTTTAAGTGTAGCTACATTTTCAACCAGAGAAGTTAAAATATGGTTTAAATCATAATCAAGTAAGTTGGGGAGATAATACTCACTTGAAACACGATTTCGTTTTCCCGTTTTAGGATTACATGAAACACTTTCAAAAGCACCTCTATCCAATTCTTTGTCGAAATAAATCAGTATTTCATGAATCAAGTCGGTGTCTAAGTTTGTCTCAATCGTGTTTTTCAAAAGTCTCAATCTAAACACAGAATCTTTTAGTAGAATTTGAGTTTTGTACCGTGGTGAGACTTGGGATACCAAACTTGTAGGTTGAATTTCAGCACCACCTACAAGTAGCTTAAATCCTTGATATAAATAGTACCAAAGTTCTGTTGTCTGTTTGTTTGCTAGTCTTATCATATTACTTATACCTCTTCCCTTTTAACAATACTCTTGAACAAGCCTTAAACCTAATACGAAAGCCAAAACTTGGTTTTTCTTTCTAACCCTAGACACTAACTTTTCAAGGAATAAGGTCGAGTTAGTCTCTAAATCCTTTACATCACATTGCAATTTACACGTTTTATCAAACCAAGGAGAACCAACATCTTTGTAGGGAATACTTCTAAGTAATACTACATTTGGATTAGTATTAAGCTTTTGTAGCTCGAACTTATGGAAGAAAAACCCAGCCGTGTCTTGTAAATCAAAAGAAATCTCTCCTTTTGTACATTGAACATTGACTAAATAATCCTCTCCAATTCTTGAAGGAACACCTGTAAAAAACCTACCTACAGGGTAAGATGACTGACCGTCCAAATATTTTAAGAACCTAGTTAATTGATTTATCAACAAGGTTTCTAATTGACTTCTTGTTAAATCCCTATAACCACTCACAATATCACCTTTTTAAACCTTCTATATAAACCCATCCAAAGCACTCAAGAAACAAGCTACTTGAAAATCTGTAGAAATTGACTCAACCAAAAGTTCAAAACCACGTGTAAATTGTGGAGTCCCTTTTGCAGCGTATTGTACAATATGCTCTAAAGTTTTAAGTGGTAAAGAACTAAAAGTTCCGTAGGTACTACCTGAGAAGAAAACATCTAAATCATCAGATACCGAAATATGCAACTCGTGAACCCTCTTGCCTGACCGCTTACTCTCCAACGAAAGATAAATCAAGTCTTTTGCTAACTCTACATAGACCACATATCTATCAGAAACTTCAATCGTCTCACCATTTACATCATCTGCTAAACCAATAACCTTATCAAAGGTTTTCTCCAATACTTGTTGGAGTTGTTGTCTTTTATTTTTCATTTCACACACCTTTAACCTAGACTAGCTAATCTTTTTAAGAAACAATCTACTTGAAAATCTGTAGGAACAGTCTGAGATAACTGTTTGAAGTTTGTATCAAATTCACTAGAGCCTTTCTCAGAGGTAAAAGCATGAAACTCAGAAACTATACTTGCATATTCAGATTTACCATCATAGAAATATCCCTCAAATAAAACATCATCTGAGGTATACACTTCATCATCGTCAGTAAAAGTCTCAATAGACAAAGCGTGTACTTTATACCCTGACTTAGTGTTTGTTAAAGCTACAAAAACTACTTTATCCGTTACATTTGCAATAATAGAATATGTAGCTGAAACTTCAACAGAACCTAAACTCGAAGTTCCTGCAACATTGTTATAAGTATAAAATAAGTTCTTTAATTTCTCTTGAAGTTGTTCTCTTTTACTCATTTGAACCACCACTTTCACTTTCTAAAGCTAATTTAATCTGCTCCGCAATTCTTGATACTAATGGTACTGTTATGCTATTTCCTGCTTGTTTGTATAAGTGGCTATTTGCCATTTTCTCCGGGAATTGATACGAACGAGGAAAACCTTGAGTGTTGAAACACTCCCTTGGAGTCATTTTCCGAATTTCATCACTTTCGGTCAAAATCAGAGGTACATTGTTTCCACCTGTACCCATAGAAGCTAACAAAGTAGGTACGACACCGCTTTTATTTTCTCTTACAATAGTTCCTCTACGATATTCGTAAATGCTACCTACAGACACAATGTTATCTCTTAACAAAGGATAATAATGCTTATCTTCTCTGTAATAATACTGCTCTTCTACTTTTGTTTTGAAGTCAATCACATCAAAGACAGTCTTTGTAAGTTCAACCTTATCTGGGAACTGAAAACGCTCAGATACCGCTTTATCTTTAAACCCTACAATGTAAATGCGCTCTCTACCTTGTGGAATATTGCCATATTCGGCAGCGTTCATCACTTGGTAAGTCACATAATAACCTAAGTCTTCTAAAGTCTTTAAAATCACCCTCAGAGTGTTCCCTTTATCATGACGAACCAAGTTCTTTACATTTTCTAAGAAAATAGCAGGAGGTTGTTTCTCTTCTATGATGCGAGCGAGTTCAAAGAATAATGTACCTCGACCTTTTCATCGTGGAAACCTTGTTGATAACCTTCTGTTGAAAATGCTTGGCAAGGAAACCCTCCAACAATAATATCCGTTGATGGAACCTCAGAAGCTTGAACTTCTCGAATGTCTCTCCCGTCTAATTGAACATGAGGGAAGTTTAAAGCAAAAGTCTCTCTTGCTTTTTCATCAAATTCATTTGCGTAAATTGTTCGAAAACCTTGGCTTTCAAACCCTAAATCGATACCACCTACTCCTGCGAAGAAGGAAGCGCAAGTTAATTCTGCTGAGTACATAAACTCCCTTTCAATAATTTAACTCTAAAGTATAACTCTGTACCTAACCACTGAACCGTTCCAACAATAGCTCCGACTGCGAAAATAGACTCAAAGCTGAGTTGTAGTTGATGTAAGAACAACCATAATAACACAGGAGTCAATATAGCGGTCGGCACTGCGTAAATCATTTGAGCAACACCATTCAAATCGTGTCGGTATGAGCGACTAATTGCTAGCCACATATAATACCTTAGTTTAGTGACAATCTCAATAGGTAACAATAACCAAATAATTGGCGAGATAATTCCTTTATAAATGGACTCTGGTAACCAAGATAAACCGAAATAAGCAATTAGATAAATAAGACCTATCGAAAGAATTGCTCCGATAGTGGCTTTCCAAAATACAAATTTATTGTCTTTGTACGGGATCGATTCATTTAAACCAACATTTCGAGAAACGTGACTATTTAGTAAGCCTGCCATTGAATCTACCCAACCTTCTGGTAACATCATTAGGTTTGAAATCCAGTATTTAATTGCTGCATAAATTGGGTTGATTGTGATTGTAAGACCTACCCCAATAATAGCGGATACCCTTGGAGCAAGACGTCTAACTAATTCCCACTTAACTATTTTCCAATAAGTTTTAATTTCTTTCCAAGAAAACTCAAATCCTTTTGAAAAGAATTTAGGTATTGGTCTCTTCCATAAGAACCAATAAAGAGGTATAGCATTGGTTATCATATTTACCACCAATGCAGTATTTACACCTAAATGCAAAATATGAGTTGTGAAGAAAATACCAATTAACATAGACCAAGCAATACTATGGTCTAATACTGTAGCTTCTTTACTTCTACCCCTTGTTCTCAGATATGACGGAATAAATACTGCCCAAGGTGCTGCAATTAAAATAGACAGAATTGAAAGTTGGAAATAAGGTATATAGAAAGGTAGGTCAGTTGGAGATACCCCTAATATGAGCAATAATTTCGGTAGAAACATGAAACTACCCACTGCAGACGGTAAGAGCATCAGATAAAATAAGTAGATATGATTTTTAACTACCTTAGACTCTAAACCTAAACCGTATTTTTCTATCAACTTAGGTAAAGTTGCAGTCATAGAAGTACGAGCAGTATAGTAAGTTGACGACAATATAACCCAAAAGGCATCGTTTACTCCAAAGAGAACAGTTATTCTTTCTACTAAACTTTTATCAGCTAACAAACTAAAACACAGAACCCAACCAATTTCAATCGCATTATCTGCCAGAGAACCAATGAACGCGTGATAAAGCATCTGTGTCAACTTTTGACGAGTCCAAGGTTTATTTGTTGACATTGGATACCCCACCTAAATCTTTACTTTGTGCAAGTACAGAGTTTTTAAGTCTGTAGACTTGGGTCGCACACTCAACTAAATCTTCCTTAGTTGAAAAATTATCAGATAGTAATTTTAAGTAAAGACTCTTTACAGGGAAAGTATCATCCCATTTAAGTACATCAACTATCGAGTAGAAGTTCAAATTTACAAATAACTTAGACCCATCACTAACTGATATTTCAATACCGCAATTTGAATTAGTTAAAGCCTTTACTTCAAGTTCAAAACCAAACTCACTAGAAAGTGTACCTAATTTATATTTTCTTTTTAGCTTGTTATCAAAAATCATCTTTACAATCTCTTTTGTAAGAGAGACATTTGGTTTAGAACCTGACTTTAAACCATAGCTCGTATAAGGATTAACAAAAGTACCCTTGGGAGAAATATAATCAATATCTATAATAAAGTTTCCCCCAAAGATTGAATTTCCTATTGGGTAGCAAAGTGCGGTATAGTTATCTTCTTGAGGACTTCCTATCTCTAATAGATAAGGTACTTTAAAACCAAAATCGTTTTTGTAAGTGGACAGTTTAATTAAGTTGTTTGTTGGCATTAGATACCCCTATCACTTGCGAATGCAAGTTTATCAATAACATTTGACATGACTTCAAAATTATCTTCTGTGAGAAGAGACTGCAACTCACTCTCAGTCAATTTATTTATTGCAATGATAATACTTCTACTACCAAATTTTGATTGAAGTCTTTCTACAGTAAGCATATTACCGTATTTCAACACAACCTTTAGTTTCTCAACAGAAATTTGAGAAATTTCATCTGGAGTGATAATAGTTAAACCTTGAGTTAATTTTGAGATTGAAACACTACTTACCATCTCAACTAAATCAGCAACTTGTAACTCCTTAAAAGCAGTTAATACATTCCCCAAAGGAACTTTTGATAACAAACTAGGTAGTGATTGACCTGTTTGCTTTTCTACCTCATTTACTTTGTTGAATAGTTGTAAATCGAACATATAATACCCACTTCCCCTAATCTCTATTACCGTCTATTATTATTTGGAGAATTACACACAAAACAATTAACAAGAACAGACCGACATACTCTATCGGAATCTCCGTAACTTCTAAGAATACTGGAACTCTCATACTAATCCTCACTTCTAGTTAAATTTCGCAAACCTTTGAAATAACCCAAAACTTCATTTAGTTTATCAACATACGGTTGGTCTAACTCTTGAACTTCTGGAGTTAAATAATCAAAAGGTTTCATTGATGGGTGAAGTTTTGAACTGTCTTTATAATAAATAACAACAGACCAAGCATCATGAACCATCTCCCTAGTAAACTTAATGTCATAAGATAATGCGGTCAAAACTAAGTGAGAGTAAAAATTTACAAAATCTTGCGATAAAGAAGAATTCTCAGTTCTAAACGCTGAATCAACTTTTTCTATAACTTTATGTACATAAGTGTCACCCAAGTTAGGTGCTTTCTCTAAAAGAACACCTGAGAAAGCTAAATATTCACTCAGATAATAAGGTCTATCAAAAATAGTTACTTTAATATCTGTTCTATCTTTATAGAGAGCTAAAGTTTTATCGTAATAACCTCTTAAGTTATGCCAATAATATTCATTATTACCTCGACGCTGACTACGCTCTCTATAGATAGACTCATAGTCTCCAACATCGACAACGACAACTTCTACTGGATACCCTTTATTGACTAGGTAGTTTAGACAGTCTTGTTGCATCCAACCTGTCACAACATCGTACTTACCTGAGTCAATAACTTTGCACCAGTCTTCCATATATCGTTCAAACCAACCTTCATTGATTTTACGATTTGGTAGACCTTTGAACTCTTCATTGGACAGATGTTCAAACCCTGTTTTATCATACTTATAATCTAAAGTATGTTTATCGAAATCATAAACGTTTGAGTAAGTCTTATCAAAGTGTGTTTTACCAACACACCCTACAGTTAAAATAAGTCTTGTTTTCATAAATGTCACCACTGAATTTTCTCAGACCTTAATTGGGAATAAAGAGTAGGTGTAAAGTATTTACTTAATCTCTCACACAAAGAAACCAACTCTTTTTCACTGCTATAATCTTTCAATAAAATAGAATAAATAATACTTATAGCATCTTTTAATGTTTCAGAAATAGTATTATCTAAACCTAATGTTTCATAACCTAATTGGTCTATCCCATTATAAGTTAAATTAAGGTAGGCATAGAACTTATTATCAGCAAACAGTTTATAAGTTAATCTACCTTGCTCAAAACTGTCTAATTCTAAAGTAATCTTATAAAGATTTGACAATGTACCTTTAGGGTAGACAATCATCGATTTATTAGCTAACACTAAGTCTGCTAACAGAATAACTAGGCTAGTTTCTTTCCTAGAACCACTGTTAATACCCAATTTATAGTATATATCAGAAGTTAAAAGAAGACCTAACTCATCTGTTACAGTAAGAGATAACAACTTAGTGTTTTGTGTTACCGGATTTAATTGAAACACATAATACATTGGAACAGAGTCGCTATAATTACCAATTTCAATTAAAGTAGGTACTCTCTTAAAACCTACTAAACGCTTACGAATCTTTACAATATCGGTTTTTACCATAAATATACCCCTTATTCTAAAACCATATCAAACTTAAACCCATGAAACTTAGTCAACATAACCGAAATCAAAGCACCTAATTCCATCTCTAATTGAGATAAAGGTATTGAAACCCTCTCCTCAATCGAAACTGGAAGCTCATCAAATGGCAGATACCCTCTCATCGTCTTATAAGGAACTAACTCGAAACCCTGAGTTTGACATTTGAAAAACTGAACCACACGTACAGAAGTAATCTTCTTCTCTGTGAACTTTACCTCCACATAAAAGTTTTCTGCACTTTTAACAACAACTTGGCTCTTACCTACAAAATTTACCTCTACAACATTAAGTAGAGGAACCAAGCGCAAGAGAAGTTCCTCAGTTAGAGTCCACTTACCCTCACGGATAGAATGAGCAATTACAGAGTCTCTGTTGAAAATGTACGGGTTGTATGGAAAAGTAGTTCCGTCAGAGAAAGTTATTGTAGTTTCTGTTGTCTGTAAAACCATAGTAAAACCTTACTTCAAATCACCACTTTTGATAAATGTATCATTTTGAGCAACCAAACACAAAGCAGTGTAAAGATTTATAAAACGTTCTTTTGAAGAAATGGATTTGAGAATAACATCCAAACCTTCTTCATTAAGATAAATGTCAGACTTATTTACAAATAAAGTAAACATAGTTTGAGAATCTAATTTACCTCGTAAATAAGACCAACCTCGAACAGTGTAAGTATCAAAGTCACCGTCAACATAGAAATAATAAGCTTCTACCCCTTTGCAATAAAGAGTTATGTATAACTCATCTTGGTATTGAGTATAAGAGTAAGTATATTTTCGATTATTTAAAGGCATCTGACCTTGTTGATAAGGTGTGAAACCATGCAAATCTTTGAGGATACCCTCGATAGTAGCCTTAAAATACCGTTTTTCTTTGTCTGTCAAATTCATCTAGTTAAACCTCACCGTGTAATTCTTTTAGGGCAGACAACATGACTTGCGCCCGCTCATCTGAACTAATAAATTCAATTAACTCATCAAATTTACTTAATTTCTTAGTTTTAAATTCTTCATAATTTAACTTAAATCGAACTTCTTGGTACTCCCCGTCTTTAGTATAACCCTTGCGAATGCTTCGGCAATAGACAATCCCATCTTCAAGGATAAAGTTTAAAACGTGTTCTTTGCCTACATTATAAGTGTATAAGGCTATTTCAATTTCAGAATCATCTCGAAGAAAACGGAACTCATAGATAAGCGAAGTATCAAATACTACCCCTTCGGTATAAGGGTTTTTCTCCCACTCTTTACGAAGGAACTTTACTAAATAATCACTTAATACTTGTCTGTTCTTTGTTAGCATTATTTTAAAACCTCTTTTACATCTTCTACCCATAAATCCAGCATCTTACTAAGAGCTTTCAAATGTTTATCTGTAGTCAAAACCTGTGTTAACAACTCAAAACAACTGTTATCTAAGTCTTCTACATACAAACTTACCTCTAAAAACCTATCTTTCTTACCATTTTTATAAGGACAACTTTGAATGTACCAACCAAACTTTCCTAAACTATGTATATAGCCATATTTTAGAAAAGCAGAATATACTGACCGTTTGGTTCTCTTAGTTTTTAAAGTTAAAGAAACCGAATCACCATTTAAAGCAATACCTAAACTATAAGCACCATATTCTTTGCTAGGTGTGGTTTTAATTGAGGTAATTACCTCAGAATTTCCCATATTTGAAATTAAGAAACCAAACTGAGAACAAACACGACTTACTAGTTCTCTTCTATCTACTGTACTCATAATAACCTCTATTTTTATTCTTCAAAACCTAATTGGCGCAAACCCTCAGAGAAAAGGGATACCGCAGAGGTAGTGTGAATATTACTTACCAACGCTTGCAATGTAACTAAACTAGGAGCCATGAGACTTCCTTTTGCAGTGTATAACTTTACATAATCACCTGCACTTTTCTTAAATCGTTCAAGTTCCGTTTCTACATAATCAGAAGCAAAAGTCAAACTAATTTTGTAAGTTGGGAGACTTTTCGCTTCATCATATAAGAAAAAAGAATAAATTGCAAGACCTCGATTACCTTCAAATTTATAAAAATCAAATGAAAACTCATCAGAAATCATGAAGGCACAATGGTTCGATAAACTAAAAGAGTTCGCTGACTCTTTTACTAACTCCGAAAATTGTAGCAGTTGGTTTGCTAACCTTAAGTTTATCTCTTCACGTCGATTTTTAATCATCTTCTAAACCTTCAACTTTTAAGTGTGGATGTTCAGCTTTGATTAAAACACTATTCAGAAATTTTGTTAGAGCCGTTGCTCCATCAAAGTAAGCGGAAAGCAGCTCTTCCTTATGGATACCCTCCCTGGTCAAACGAAGTAGTTCTTTAGGTTCAACATACGAACGACTGAATCCTACTGTTTGGTCTGTTTTCAACTTACCTCTGAAACAAGAGGTACTATACCCAATATAAATCTGACCTTGATTGAAGACTTTAGAGTTATCTAAAGCTAATCTCAATGAATGTTGAGCTACACCGTTTTCTTTCTTATAAAGGGTTAAACCTAAATCATAAGAAAGATAAGAGCCACAATCAGTTGCAGTAAAAATCACACCCAGCTCATATTTAGAATTACAGTCGATTTGTGTAGTGTAAGTTCCCACAAAACCAAAGTTAGAAATTGAATCTAAAGATTCATAATAACGTTTAAGCGTTTTCGCTAAATAGTCTTGCTTTTCTTCTGTTGTCCATGTTAAATTGCGCATTTGTTGGATACCACCTTCCTTTAAGGGTTATATAACGGAATTTTGTTTAAAGCTATCTTGAAAGCTTTAGCATGTGACTTAGGCATAGATTCTACAAGTTGGTTTAGTTCGTCTTCAAATATCTCAGATTTATAAACCTTTATATAAGAATTATCATGATCATAAGACCCCTCTTTAGTATAAGGCATAGTACCATAATCATAAAAATGTCCTACAAGACATTCATTTACATGGTAAGCACCAAGACCTATCTTTAAAAACCGAATAGTTGTTCGCTGTTCGTTTAATCGAAGATAAATAAACGAACAGCGAACAACTATTTTTCCTATACTTAAGGGCATATCTAACATGAAACCCACCTGAGACATCAAATCCAATTAAACCATTTATGTCAGTATAAGTGCTAGGATTAAGTTCATATCCAATTTGTATTAGTAGTGATACCAACTCCTTTTGGTCTTTTGTTAATTCTGTCATATTTTCACCTCTCAATAACTAATAAGGTTTCTGAACTTCCATAAAACTACTCGCTTTTTCTAAACAAGTAACTAATGGAGTTAATAATTTATCTCGTTTGCAACTAGTTAAAACTAGTTGTCGAAGGTAAGTTTCAAAAACTATTTGGTTCGTGAAACCAGTTTCCAATTCTTTCAACTCTCTACCATATTTGTAGGGGGTGCTTGTGAAAGCACAGAAATTAAGTTCATGTTGGTAAGTGTGAGTAGCGCTTACCTCGAACCGATGCAACGGTGCTCCGAATGAGGTTGAAAGGACGATACCGATAGTTGTGCGTGTTCTATCTTCTAAGTGCTCTCGTGACACTGCAATAGCACCAATATAGTCATTTAGTTCAAAGATTGCAGATATAGGTTCTTTTTTACCTTTGTTATATAGGTAAGCTTGCTCATATAAATGGTTCAACCAATGGACAATTCTAGCTATCTTTTCTTCTTTGGATTGTCTCATATTTCAGTTCTCCTTACAAGCGACCTATTGCGTGGTGCAATACCCACTGTTGAGTTTCTGTCAAATGGTAGTCCAAAAATTCTTCCAAGTCGTTATAAGGTAAATCATCAAAATTATCTAACGTTGAAGACTCTCGAACCTCACCTTTGAACAAAATATCACATAAAATATTGTAAATATGAATATTCTGAGTAGTGTCAAACTCTCTACGGATAAATAAATTACGTACTACATAGTTAGTTTGGCGATTCAGTAATCTAAAAACCATATAAGTATATGTAGGTGTAGTCACTTTAGAAAACCCCACAAACCAAGATGCATTTATTGGATACCAAATATCTTCACTAGTATCGTTTATAAAATCAAATTTCAAAGTTAAAGCTTTTAACTCATCTACTAAGAGTTCTTTAATCTCCTTAGTCATAATTTCACCTCATATTATCTATAAACCTTTAAATAGCAGATTGTTGCAAACCTTTTAAATAAGTTTGGACTGCATCATAGTGCTTAATATCTTTCACAACACTTAAAATCTCTATAGTACCAAATGAACTTTCAGTAATGTCTTGTGCAAAAACCTTAGAACCACCCACCTTTTTACCATACTTATAAGTTTCTAAAGCCAAACAAAATACAAACCCCTCTTTATTTAACCGTAGACAACTAAAAGGTAAATCTGTTGAAGTTTTATAAACCTTTAAAATGATTGTATCCTTTAAAGCCTCTAAAGAAAACGAATAATCTTTTTCAAAGTTTATTTCCTCAAAATAATCAAAACCACTTGAGCTAATCTCCAACCACTTGAATAGATAAATCAATTGTTCAGATAGTTCTTTTTGACTAACAGTTAATTTACTCATAAGTTTATTACATCTCTTTCAAACTTGGATAAAGCTCATGTAGATACCGCAAAAGAGTTTTTTCCAAATAATTGTACTTCATGAACTCTAACAAACCTACTAAATCTTCAAGTCTACCATTCGGAGAAACTACAAATTGAATAGCTTCTGTAATCTCTCTGATTGAATTGAGATGGTGAGCTTCTACATAAACAATGTAAAGCTCAGTTGGGTCAGTTAATAAATCTAAGTAATTTGTTACAAGTAACTGAAAAACCATCTGTTTACTTCGGTTGTAAAATCGCAAATGGAGAGTAGGATTCATTCTAACTGGGTCATTATAAATCGACCCAATAATCTTACCCTCACTTGTTAATTTCATCTTAGGTAAGTGCTTGTTCAAAACCTTGCTACTTAAGAAGTCTTGAATTAAGGTATCTAAACCTAGTCTTAAATGGCAAAAATCTTTTTCTGATAACATTAGTTACTTCCTCTCATATATCAGCTACTTTGCGTAAGGATACCGCAACACGTGAATAGATAATCTCTTAACTTAGGTGCAACCTCATATAGAGCAGAAAATACATCTTCTTTCATGTTTCCACCCAACAAAACAACTTCTAAATCTGAGAGTGTAATCAGACTGGTTGTACGACCACTAACTAATTCTACTTTAGGTTTACCTCTAAAGTAAGGCATATTATAGACCTGATAGCGAACAGACTCCTTGTCGTTTAAATACCCCACTTTAGTGAGTCTGATAACGTGAATAGGTAAATTAGACGACTCGCTAATTACACGCACTAAAATATCAATTTTACACTCGTTAGAGTCGTAAAACTCTCTGAAAACCTCAATATCTACAGAGTGTTTATTTTTAAATCGAATGGACTTATATGCTAAAGGAAAAACCTGTTGTGAAGATAAAACCTCTAACATTGTAGAAATAGACCCAAATGTATCAACGAGTCTCTGTTCTTCTACTGTATAAACCTGTTCACTCATATTCGTTTAATTTCCTTTCACATAAGCTAACCAAGCATTATCTTGGTCTAAAATCGCTTGACTTGTAAATGACCTACGGTGAGGATTCCATACAGAACCACTAGTTGAAACTTCTGAGGAAGTTGAGGATACCGCAGAGCCACCGTCAAAACGAGTTAAATTGTAAGTCGCAATCAAATTATTGAGTTTAGCAGCATAAGAAGTATCTGTTGCGTAACGACCCGTTAAGTGCGCAGTTGCAACATCATAAGAACCTGCTACTGAACGGTGCGCTCCTTGATATAAAGGAAGTTGCAATAACTGAGCATAGTCTTCCAAAGAAGCTCTCCAAGAAGGGTATTGTCTAAATGTATCGTTTATCGTGTAAGTGTTCCCAGCTCCATCATCTTCCCATGTCTGAAACACTGCACTTGCACCATTATAAGAACCCTTTACTCCAAACAAGTTGTAATAAGGAGCATCTGAAAGTCCAGACGTTCCCGAACGAGACTCTAAAATAGCTTGCGCAATCATAACAGAAGGAAACAAATCATATTGATTTGCCAGCTCTTGAGAAACACCACCGATACGGTTGATAAAATCATTTGTAGTATCTGTTAAATGGACTGCTTCTTCTGCTTTGGCATCTGGTGTCGTCAACACATATAGCGCACCTCCTAAAAATGATACCCCCTACAAGATTTAGAAGTGCTACATTTCTTAGAAACTTTGAGGACTTCTTCTTACCTCGTTTTGTTGTCTTCTTCTTAGTTTTCGTCTTAGCCAACTGCTCTTTTCTCCTTGTATTTAATCGAAATCTTATTGTTATTAGTTTACTACAATTTTTAGAAAATTGCAAGGATTTCACATAAGAAATTTAAAAGAAAACTCAAATTAAACTAAAAGATAAGAAGTACAAAAACTTGAACTTGGCAGAGTAGAAACTAGTTTGTATTAAAGGAGGTTTAACCAATTAGCGATAGAAGGCTCTCATTTGCTTTCTAACGCAGTTTAAAATGTGGAGGGGTAAATAGACCTCTTTATGTTTAAAATCGAAACTGAGGTAATCTGAGAGGTCTCAGACACGAAAAAGAGAGAATACCAAATGGTATTCTCTCTAAATCAAATCTAGTTAATCTTCTTTTCGTTTCTTAAAGCTAAACCCTAACAAACCAAGAAGCCCAACTCCACTTAGGGCAACTAACTTGTCAGAATCAGAAGTACCTGTATTTGGTAGCTCTTTCGCTACAAATTGTTGTTGTTGTGGAGCTTGTGGTTGAGGTTGTGGAATCTCAACTACTGGCACTACTGGTTGTTTTGGCTCTTCAGATACTGTAGGAATCTTGTACTCAGGTTTTTCCAAAATTGGAGCATCGTTCGGTACAACCCCACCTTTGAACTCTGGGAGTTCAAATTTTGGAGCTTCGTTTGGTACAGAACCAAGCGGTGCTTTGTACTCAGGAACCTCATGAATTGGAGCATCGTTTGGTACAGTTCCATTATCATAAGTTGGAATTTCAACTTTAGGAGCTTCATTTGGAATAACTCCACCGTTGAACTCTGGCAACTCATGAACCTCTGGGTCTCCCGGTTTACCAACCAAACCTAAGTAAGTCAATTTGTCGTGAACTTCAGGGATACCGGGTGTACCGATAGGGTCAGTATACTCAGGTAAATCAGTTTTAGGTGCGTCATTTGGAATAGTTGGATATTCATCAACTTTTACAACTGCTCTGTAGAAGTAATCTACCGCAGTACCACCTACAGAAATAGTACCTTTAGCGTTGTTTGGAGTTTCTACCAACTCATAACGAGTTGTTGTAATAACTTCCTTGTTGCGCTCTACTTTTCGATCTACTTTAGGAGCAATTTCAACTGGCGTTGTTGTGTAATCTGAGTGAATCACCAATTCTTCTTGAACATCTTGAGGGTGAAGCGCTTCGCGCGTTCCTTCAAGCAAGTAATTAACTGTCAGAGGAGCTTTCTTCATCACAGTTGTCTTACTTACAGTTGGGCGGTAATAGTAGTTCACAACCTTACCTTCACTTGGAACAGTACCTTCTGCATCAGTTGGAGTTGCTACTAATTCATAGGTTGTAACCGTAGTAATCACACGGTCTACTAAGTCTTGTACCTCAGTCTTCGGTGTGATTTCTTTGGATACCGTAGAGTAGTTACTTCCAATTTGTTTATCGCCTTGGTTGTCACTGTCTGCTAACTTATCAGTTGTACCTTCGATGTAATAATTTGCAACTACTGGTGCTTGTTTCAACACTTCATTTACAGTCACAGTTGGAACGTAGTAATAATTTACTACTTTACCACCTACAGGCACGTGACCATCTTTATCAGAAGGAACTTCTTTCAAAGTGTAAGTTGTTGTAGTTGTTACTGTTTTCTCTGGTGTGTCTACTACTTCTGTCTTAGAAGGAATATCTTTCGCCACAGTCGAGTAATCAGAACCAATATTTTTAAGTCCAAAATCCTCAGAATCAGCTAATTTGTCTGTTGTACCATCCAAGTAATAGTTTGCAACAACCGTTGCAGTCTTAGGAGTTTCATCTACTGTTACTGTTTTCACATAATAGTAGTTGATAACTTTTCCACCAACAGGTACGATACCGCTTGTATCCTTTGGAGTTTCTTTTAGAGTATAAGTGGTAGTTGTTACAACTGTTTTCTCTGGTAACTCTTGGACATCTCGAATTGGTGCAATTTCTTTCGCTTCAGAAGTGTAGTTAGAACCAACCTCTTGTTCTCCCTTATCTACAGAGTCAGCGAGTTTAGTTTCTGTACCGTCTTCATAGTAGTTCACCAAGACTGGTGCTTTCTTCATGACCGTATCTTCTTTTACTACTGCACGATAGAAGTAGTTCACTACTTTTCCACCGACTGGAACCGTTCCTTCTTTATCTGTAGGCTCTGATACGAGTTCATAAGTTGTTGTACGAGTCACTACTCTATCTTCAAAGTCTTGAACCTCTACTTTAGGAGTAATATCTTTCACACTTGTAGAATACTGTGAACCAATTTCTTTCTGTCCTTGGTCATCTGAGTCAGCCAATTTATCCGTTGTGTTTTCAAGGTAGTAATTAGCTACTACTGGAGCTTGTTTCATCACAACATCTTCTTTAACAACTGCCCGGTAGTAGTAATTTACAACTTTTCCACCTACTGGAACGTTGCCGTTCTTATCTGTAGGTTCAGAAACCAATTCATAAGTAGTTGTTCTAGTTACTACACGGTCTTCCAAGTCTTGAACTTCCGTTTTTGGAGAAATGGATACCGCTTCGGTAGTGTAGTTAGAGCCAATATCTTTTTGGCCTTGGTCTACAGAGTCAGCTAACTTAGTCTCTGTATTTTCAAGGTAATGATTAACTACTACTGGTGCTTGTTTTGCAACCTCAGTTGTCTTAACTACTGCACGGTAGAAGTAATTAACGGTAGTTCCACCTTCAGCTACTTTACCTGTTGCGTTGTCTGGAGTGGCTACCAACTCATAAGTAGTAACTGTAGTAACTGTCTTTTCTGGTAAGTCTTGAACTTCCGTCTTTGGTTCAATCGTCTTAGATTGAGTTGTGTAGTCAGATTTAACTGGTAAATCAGCTTGATTTTCACTAGGTGCTAGAGAAGTTGTTGTATTCTCTAGGTAGTAGTTTACGTTTAGAGGTGCTTTCTTCTCACGGTAGTAATGAGTTACTGTAGAAGTTCCATCAGCAACAACTTTATAGGCACGGATTGGAGTGATGATTTCACGTTTGTTGTAAGTTGTTTCATTATGAGTGCTTGTGGCTACCGCTTTGAAACCTGAGAGACCGTCTCGCTCTCTTTCTTCTTGAGTTACATGGAATAACCCATCTTCTGAAAGGTGTAACTCTTTACTAGGGTCATCTACATCAGTAGAGTCACTTGATGAAACCTTATAAAACTTAACTGTTGGGGCAGTTTCTGTAGTTGAAACCGTAACAGAACCGTCATCATTGACTTTAACGTTACCTGACTTCACTAGCTCAGAGAACTCAGAATCAACTGTTTCCACTTCTGGAACCCATGTTGAAATTACACTTTTATCTATAAGATGTGTAGCTGTCTTAGTAGTAGTTGTAACTACACTAAAACTTCCAGTATCATCTAAAGTGTAATCTTTACGGACAGAAGTTGTAACTGTTACTGTACCAGATTGAGCTGTAGTTTCCTTTAAGTTTGAGAAAGTTAAGCCGTTTAAGATTGAAGATACCCCTGCTCCACTTGGAGAAATTAAATCGTTAGCTTCATTGCTAGTCATAAAATCAGCAGGACCGCCTGTAAAGTAGTAACCTTTCTTAACACCGCCCCTTGCAAGTGTTTCTGGTAAATAAGCTAATTTAACACCTTTATCAGCTAACTTAGTGGCTACACCCTCTAAGTATGTATCTAACTTAGCTTTTGTAGCTGCGACCTTATCTTTATCTTCTTGACTAGTTGCCTCATTTTGAGCAAAATTCAGAATTTGGTAGATTCTGTCATACATTTTGTGCTTTTTAAGAGCCGTGGCTAAGGTTGGGTTAGTTGATGGGTCTAAAGGAACGTAATCTTTAAGTTCGAAGAAAGGTTTTAAGTCTTCTTTTAGAGAGTCATGTAACCAATCTCCACCATCTGCGAAATCGTATAATTGATTTGCATCTACACTCTTACGAACATCATCAGAAGTACCGAAAATCCCGTCAGCTCCTGCTTCTAGTATGTTTGCTGACTCACTTAAACCCGGACCACTGAGAGTATATGTTGGGTTAGTAAAGCTAGAACCTCTATCTACATTTAGGGAGTTTTCTGCTAAATCAAAAGTAAACCCGTTATAACGTTTTCTAGTTTCAACAGTCTTACTACTGTTATTACTCACTGCGTATGTATCTTTGTCGAGAACAAGAATAGAGTCGCCTTCTTGAAGAGTTACATTTACTTTAGTGAAATCTTTAGCACTTGCAAGACCAGCTTTCCATTTAGAAACAGCATCTTCATCGCTGGATACCCCATTGTCAGCTACGACATATTTACCGTATTGACCATCAGCAGTTTCTTCTACGAGGTAAACCTTACCTGTTGTCTTAGTGTAGTTAATTTCTCCGAGGTTGTTGTGCATGCCCTCTGGAGATACACTTGCTTCAATATCGTTGAATTGAGTTTTACTGTACTTAGCTTTGTCTGCACCCTCAACCTCAGAACGAGTACGCTCGTAAACTTTACCGTTTGCTTCAATAGTGTCTTGTTTACCTGTTTCCTCAGAAACAGTGATACCGCTCTTATCAGCAGTTGATTCACGATAGTCTTTACCGTCTGTGTCAGCTGAAATACCCTTCTTGTCATAAGGAGTTGTAATTGTTCCCGAACCTGTTGCTACTGTTTCAGTTTTCAAAAGTGATTTATCTTCTTCCAACTTGTAATTTACAGTAGTTTCAGAAGTAAGATTTACAGTATCAGCACCGTCAGCTTCACCTTTGTTTTCGTTAGCTTTAGTAGGTTCAGCAACACCTTTATTCAAGACTGCATCAAATTTAGCAGTTTTAGTTGTGTCAGTGTTATCTGTAAACGTATTTGTATTTGCAGAAGTTGTCTTAGCAACACTATCTACCAGTGCAACTTCGTTACCACCTGCTCCATTTACAACATCAGCCGAAACTGAATGTGTAGTTGTTACTAAACCAAAACCTAGTGCAAGAAGTGTTGCACCAATTAACCTAGAATCTGTACGTCCATTTTTATACTTACGGAAAGAGAAAATCTCACGCTTGTTATCTCTAAACATTTTGTACCTCATATTATAAAATTTAACATAAGCCTTCCACAAAATAAGGAAGGTAAAGGTTTTACTACTATCTCTAGCTTATAAAACCTACAGGAATTAACCTAAAATTAAGTTACTGTATAAGTTTAACACAGAATCTTTTATATAGCAAGAATAATATTTTGAAGACTTAAAGCACTTGCCAATTCGATATGTTAATAGCAAAGATTTCAACTCTTCTGAGGTTTTAAAAAGCTGAGTAGTATCACACTTATTCGCATAATATTTGTGAGCTAAATCAACATCAGACAATAAACAAACTAAACCATTTGCGGAAGCTTCGACTGCTGAATTAGCAAAGCACTCGCTTTGCGAGCAAGAAAGATACCCTTGATGATTTTGGTAAGGAACTTCTTCTACAAAACCTTTAAAATGAACATTTTTAGGTAAGTTATCCTCAGTGTAACCTTCGGGTAAATTACCATATATCGTCAAAGAGTAATCAGACGGTAAGTTTCTAAACACTTCAATCGCCCACTCACACCTCTTTATGAAAGTCATATTACCTACAATACACCAATCCGTAACTGAACTGAAGGTTCTTTCTATACCTTTATCTACATAAATTGGAGGTAAAAATTTCACGTTAAACGAACCTAATCGCTCTTCCAAAACGGGGCTTGCAACTAAATTTTGACACCAATTTTGTAAGACAAACTTCATTTGAGGGTCTAAAATATTGTAATGAGTATATGCAAACAAGGTACGACCTGTGTTTTGGAAGAACTTTCTGAGTTGTAAAGGGTATTCATTGACCATATCTACAATGAATTTATCCTCAGTAGTGGAGTGTTCAGCTAAATACTTAACCAATAAAGACCATTGACTATCTGTCTCCCCTGTTCTCACGTTTTCATAAGTATGATAAGGTTGGGAAACATCACCTTTCAGTAACAGACCTTGACTATCAAATAACTCAAATTTTGTATTATCTTTACTTAATCTATAAAGAAGAGCATTTGTATAACACTCAACTGAACCATCCTCATAATAAACTAAACCAACGAAACCTTCGTTGGTTTTTTCGATTGTGGATACCCTTTGCAAATTTAAGTCACTCTTAGTTAAACAAGGTTCAATTCTTGCTAAATCTGATAAGTCATAAATAGAATGATAAAAATTTTTAAAGCCAAATTTATCTAAAGTCTCTACAAAATTTGGAACTAGGTTTTCTATATTCGTCAAAACCAAGTTATGTTCTATACCCAGTTCGGTAAATAACTCTTGACGAGCTAATTGGCTACTTTCAAAGCCGAACTTTCTTAAAGGAAGTTCCTCTTTTATTGTAAATACTTTCAAATCATCACCTCATCTAACGTAAGTCCTCTACTTTTTGCTAATCGAGTTCTGAAGCGCATCCGATTTTCATAAGACTCAGATAATCTATAAAAAGCAGTTACAGTATCTAAAATACAAGAATTGTCTTTAGTCATTATACGAGACCACAAATGCCAATCTTCAAATCCATCACAAGCGGAATCATAACCACCTGCTTCTAAGTATGCGGAACGCTTGAATACCACCGTGGAATGGTTAAATACGTTCTTATAAGCTAACACTAACCATAAATCTTCACCGCACAAAGTACCAAAACCTCCACGGTCTAATTTCATAGGTAAACTAGTGTAGTCAACATCAACTTTAGAACCAATCAACTCTAAGTTTTCAACTTGTTCTAACTTATAAATCAACAAGTCTAAATGCCAAGGCAACCAAATATCATCAGCGTCTTGTCGAGCTATAAAGTGAGCATTCGAACTTGAGATACCCTTATTTAAAGCATGTGAAATACCTTTACGTTCTGAGAGTCTAATGTAACGAACTCTATCATCAAACAAGTAAGACTTACAAATTTCAGAGGTGCCATCAGTTGAACAATCATCAACAATAATCAAGTTGAAATTAGAATAGGTTTGGTTCAATACAGACTCAATAGACTTTTTAATCGTTTTCTCACCCTTATATACAGGTAGAACAATATCAACACAAGAATCTGACACAGATAAATTAATCTGATTAACACCCAAGTCTTTTAACAAATTAGACTCATAGCAATTCAATAAGGTATTGAAACTAGTTACGCTAACTCCGGGTATATTTTTAACTGTCAATAAAGAAGTTGAATAAAAACTATAAACATTTACAAACTCATATTGTCTCAATAAATTATAAATTTCTTCTTCAAAACAATAAACCGTCCGAGTCTCACTAAAGTTAGACTTAATTTTAACTCTTGGATGACTATAATATTGACAGTCACCTAAAGACCTTAAAGCTTTATTGGTTAAAAGCTCCGTCAGTTTATAGTCCTCACTATTTACCATTGAACCTAAAAACTGTCCCAAGAACACATTGACACTTTTACCATTTTTCGCACGCTCAAAATCAGTCGGCTTCAAATCTAAACTCAATTTAATTTGTTTATCTTTAGAAAACAATGAGCAGTCTTCAAAAACAGTAAAATGAGCCTTAGACGAATTAAACACATCTTGAATAGTGTAACTCTTATAAACAATACGACCTAATTCCTCAGTATACAAATTGAAAGGTATAACTGAAGTGCTACCATCATCAAACGTAAATAAATCAACATTTAACCTAAAATACAAACTGAGAGCCGTTTCATTATCTAAACTAGCTAAATAGAAAGCTTTAATGTTAGTTCCTTCAAATGTATCTAAAAACAATTTAGCACTATCATAATCAATCCGACTAAACTTAAAACAAACAGACTCCAATTCTTTAGAGTAATGTGCGTGTCGAATATCCTTTGAGGTCGATAAGTAGATACCGTGGAAATCTCCGCCAACGCTCTTTATTATTTCCTTAGCAACTAATACTTGAAATGGAGAAGTGCAAAATATTAAATTCATAATTACCTTAACTATCCTTCTAAAATGTGATTTTTAAACAAATACTCAGCTACCTCAAAATCACAAGCGTCATCTATATCAAAACTAAAAATTTTACCCACTAAATACACAAAGGTTTTATCTGTGTAAAAAGTTTTGTCTCTTAGATAATTCGATTTAGTTGAAACCCAAATCGAGCCTGTGGGGTATATGTATTTAGGTTCATTTTGACGAACATAATTACCACCGTGGCAACTAGGTAACAACAAACCACCCTTGTCTGCAGTCATGAACAGACGCTTACTTTTATCCGATTGATTAAAAGAAACTAAGTGGTCAACCTCATTAGTCTCAAAGAGCAACATCGCTTCTTTAATTTGTTCAGTCGTTCTAATAGGTGAGGTCACTTGCAAATTCATGAACACAAAATCCTCAGTTTTATCAGAAAACAAGTCATTTAATGTCTGATACGTTGTAGTTTCATCAGTTGCAAACTTAGGATTACGCAAATAATATTTACATTTGTCTCTAAATTCCAAATCACATAGAGTTAAATAAATTTCAGAATCTGAGGATACCCAGACTTCATCAAAAACATTTGATTTTATAACCTGTTCAATCGTCCAAAAACATAAAGGTCGCCCACAAAATTGACGAATATTCTTATTAGGCAACCCTTTAGAACCTTCTCTGATTAAAATAATACCAATCTTTTTCAATTTAATTCTTCTTTCTTTTCAATCAAAGGCAACCACCAGTCTTCGTGGGTTTTATACCAATCAACCGTTGATTTTAAAGCTTTTTCAAAATCTGTATGCTTATGTTTAAAACCTAACTCCGAAATCAATTTAGTTGCGTCAATCCCGTAACGTAAATCATGACCTTTTCTATCTTCTACGAAATCAAAGTAATCAGAAGGATACCCCAAGTGTGTTAATATGAGTTGCAAAACCTCTAAATTGGTACGCTCATTATCTACTCCAATCATATAGGTTTCCCCAATAGACCCTTGTTCAATAATCAAACAAATTGCTCTACAATGGTCTTCCACATGAATCCAATCTCGAATGTTCAAACCTGTACCATAAAGCTCAGGTTTCAAACCTCTTAGTAAGTTTGTAATCTGTCTTGGAATAAACTTCTCCGGGTTTTGAAAAGCACCATAATTATTAGAACAGTTCGATATTGTAGCACAAACCCCAAAAGAACGTACCCAAGCTTTCACTAATAAATCAGCAGAAGCTTTTGTGGAAGCATACGGAGAACTAGGGTTATAAGCAGTCGTTTCTTTAAACTTATCCTTACTCTCTAAAGGGAAATCACCGAAAACCTCATCTGTAGAGATATGATGCAAACGAATATCAAACTCTCGACACAACTCTAAAACATTAAATGTTCCAATCACATTACTTTCCAAGAATACTCTTGGGTTTTTCAAAGAAGTATCGTTGAAAGACTCCGCTGCAAAATGCACCACTAAATCGACATCCGAAGTAATAACTTCTTGCAATAAGCTCATGTTAGAAATATCTAACCGATAAAACTCGATTTTTTTTTCAGATAACAACGGTTCAATCGTTGCAAAAGAGGAAGCATAAGTTAATTTATCTATAATCACAATCTTTTGAGGATTGTGATTGTTTAGGAGATACCGCACAAAGTTTGAGCCGATAAATCCAGCTCCACCTGTTACTACTATTTTCTTATACTCGTTTAAACTTACCAAAATCAACCCTCTTTCTATGATTCAATGTAACTTTCTCTATCTACAGGAAGAACAATCCAATTACGAGTATCTGCAATCTGTTTACCGTCTGAAAGTAGAGTAGTATTGAAATTCGGCACAAACACTTGTACAAAAGGACTTGCAACCCTTAGGAGATACCCTACCCAATAAACAAAGGTTGAGTTAGGACTTATTAAATACTTCTCACAAGCAAAGAGTTGAAAGAAATTCTCTCTACGGTCTATTGGCTCTAACCAAATATTTTCAACCTTAAGCCCATAAAGTTCTTGCAGTTTCGGAACTAAATGACCTATGCACCAATCAGAATCATCTGAGGTAATTCTCAAAGTCAGTTCACTTAAATCTTCAACCTCTTCTCGTTCTTTGATATGGTTCAAGGCTTTAAACACATAATCAAATAAATCAAAACCGTAATAGTACAAGTTTTTACCTTTCAAGTAATCTGTTCTACGAACTGCCAAACAAATATCTGCTTTCTTATACGCACTTGAAAACTCAGTTGTAGACTCTAACAAATACTCGTTACAAAAGCTGTCCAAAGCTTCCGAGGTAAAGTCGATACCGCTGGTTTGGAAGTAAGCAAAAGGATAAAGCGTTTCTCCATTAGCTTTAGAAAACAACTCCGTAGTCTTTGGAAACATAGCTTGTGCTAACTGAAACCAACCTGTTCTTAACACCGCAGCGTTTTCATCTACTTTGTAGTATCTATCTTGGTGCGCTTGCAACAACAAATACAATAAGTTCCCTAGTTGAAAACCTTTGTCATTATAATACAAAACCATAAAGCACCTACCTACTTCACTTTTTGTTGTTTTGTCAAATAAAGTCCAAGTTCTGACTCATCAGAGTTATGCAACAAAGCAAAAATCTCTTGACCTGTATAAACCCTAGAACTCTTTGTACCAAATAAAACCCCACGTGGAATGGTAAGATACCCTTGTAGTTCTTCTACCAAACTTGAAATACTTGTAGTTTGGTAACACATTGTATCTGAATATAAACTTTGAATTGAAGGTAAATATTCCAACAAAGGAGTTGGTACCTCAGAGGTGCGTTCCCATAACTGCTCTGTTAGAGGTTCATAATACTCTTTTAGTTGAGGTTCTTTTTCAATCAAGTCAGTTTTCAAATAAGACCATTGTTTTGTAAGCAAGTCTGAAATAAGACCTTTCTTCAAGGTATCACCATACAAAGTATCTAGTACATAAACAGTATGACTTTTATGTGTACGAATAACAGACGAGTAAACCCATTGATGTATTTCACTATACCTAGAACCACTCTCAAAAATAGACTTCGTAGACACTAAAATAAAGTGGTTTGTTTTAACTTGTTCTATTGCAGAAAGCAAAGTCGAGACCTCTTCATCTGTGTTTTTCAACCCTAAATTCGTTAACAATTTTTCAGACGAAGGTGCAGTACAAATTACTACATCATATTCTTGCTTTACTAAGTCTTCAATGTTTTCTCGGTTGAAATAAGATACCCCTAAGGTTGTGTCTTTCTCCAATGTATCCTTTAAAACAGATCCTACAGAACCAGTTGACCCAATAAGCGCAACTTTAGTCTTTTCCGTTTCTATAATCTCTAACACTTGTTTGTAAGTACGAGCATTGGAGTCTTTTTCAGATATAAGATAAGGCTCCTTTTCACTCCAAGGTAAATTCAAATCTTTATCCAAAGGAGTAATGCTCAAATAATCTTTATTTGGTTCATAATAATCAGTCACCAAGTAATTTAAAATACCTTCATCTTCCAAGGATTGAGCACCATTGGCTACACCGGCAGGAACAAAAATAGACACCCCAGGAGTTACATCTATAATATCAACTGCCTTATAAGTTTCAGAACCTAAACGCAAATCAATAAAGACCATACGGAAAATACCTTGAGCGACCGTCATAAATTTTGGATATCCTTGGCAGTGAATTCCTCTTATCGTACCTGCATGAGACTTAGAAACATTATTTTGTAATTTCCCTTCAAAGAAAGACTCCGGGACACCAAACTCCAATAAGTCATGTTTCCTCCAATTCTCTGTGAAATAACCACGAGAATCAACATGCTTAGGGGTTCCAAACACACCTAACCCTTCAATCTTTGGTTTTCTTTTATCGTCTAATCTGAACATTTTATTTTATTACTTTCTAACATTGTTAAATATCTTTTATTTTACCACAATCCTATCAAAAACGCAAGAAAGAGAGCTTAAAAGCTCTCTCCTATATTGTTATTTAATTTTCCAAATCAGATGACTTCTTCCATCTACCGAAAGCAAGCGCACCAAGGATACCCAAAGCACCTAGTGAACTGAACATAACTTCTGAATTACTTGTTCCTGTATTCGGTAAAGTAGGTTTGTTCTCAGAAGCTCTATTTTGCTCTTTAAGAGGTTCTTTTGGTGTTGGGGTGTTTATTTTGCCCTCAGTTGAAGTTTTAGGTTGTTCTGAGACAATCTGTGGCTTCTCAGGCACTTTTAACTCTGGTTTGTCGAGTTGAGGTGCGTCCATAGGAACGACACCGCCTGTGAACTCAGATTTGTCCAAAACCTCTGGTGTACCTTTCGTAGAAACTACACCCTTATAGTCCAAAAGCTCTAACATAGGTGCTTCATTTGGAACTGTACCTCCATTGAAATCCTTAGAGTAATGCACTTCGGGAGTGCCTTTGTCAGAAAGGATACCCTTGTACTCTGGTACTTCCAATTTTGGAGGATCAAGAGGAACAACTCCACCTTCAAAATCTTTTACTTCATGTCCTTCCGATGTGCCCTTCTCACTAACTACAGGTACCTCAGCTTCAGCAACTTCTAGGACTTCTGGTGTACCCTTCTCAAACTCATAAGTACCATAGTAACGAATTGTTTGATAAATACGAGATACAGTTGCACCAGTACGCTCAACTCTGTAGTTGATTTTACGAGTTACAGTTTTCTCATAATCTTTAGGTTTAAATCGTAAAGCTACATCAGGTGTTTTAGTACGAGTTGCTGGAACCCCATCTTCATCCGTGAAACGCTCACCATAAGGAAACTGTTTGATGAAGTCTTCGTTTACTGAAGTGTCTAAGTCTTTAGGCACTCCGGGGCGAGACTCTGTTGGTTTAGGTGTGGTTGTTGTGTTAGGTGCAACTGTTGTGTTTGGTGTAGTTGTTGTATTTGTTGGAGGTGTTACACTGGTAGAGGGTTGAACCGTTGAATTAGGTTGTGGTTCATCAGCGGATACCCCATGTGAGAGGAAACCACCTACTAGAACAGAACCTAGCAACAAGTAAGAAACTACTCCTACTTTCGTTTTGCGAATGTAACCATGACCTACATAATTTGCGATTTTAGTAATCATATTTTAGGAAACTCTTTGTCTTTATTGAATTTACAAGACTTATTATAACAAAATAACAAGCAAAAGTAAATAGAAAAGATGTACTTCTTCGCTCAATAACTTGAACCAAGAGTGCATCTTTTTAAGAGAAATTAAATCAAGTCAAAATTAGTCAGCGAACAACTGTACACCGCGGATGCCTTGTGCTAAGTAATCAATGCTTACTCCATCATTTCTCCAAAAGACAGAATAAGACATATCAAAGGCAAATCTGCGGTAATGTTCACCTACCATGTTTGCGTAGTGACCCGGAGAATTGCGCCACTGTGTATAAAGTTGTTTAGCAATCGCTTTTTCACTAAAGACTTTGTAAATGTTATGAGGCAAAGTAAATCCTGCTAAGTTCTCACCTAACCAGTTGTTTGTAAAGGAAGAACCTTCTGTTACAGTCAACCAAGACTTACCTTTATTATCTCGAACGTGAGTCATGACCTCATTTTTATCATTCCAAAAGCGAATATGCCCATTTTTACCAATTTCACTTGTGCGTTCTTTCGTTAGGTTAAACAATTCCTCGTCCCATGTAAACTCATTTAGACCTACCCTTCTACGCTCTTCATTCACTAACTTCATCACTTCTAAACCGACATTTTTGTGGTTAATGTAAGTTCCGTTATTAAACTTCGCAATCGTATCTTCCGACAACGGAGCATTGGCAATCGTAACGTTTGTCCAACTCTTCGGATTAGCTAAAGTAAGGTTGTTTTCAAGAGACTCATCACTCGCTCTACGGTTAATCTCATCTTGACCTAGAGCTTTAATTTCCTCTCCTGTAAGTGGAATATCTTGTCTGAAGTCTACAATATCCATTTCAGAAGTGTGTTCATGCAGACGGTAAAGACCTTCTTCTCCTTTATGGCTACCGACTGGTTTTGTACCATAACGATACACATGGTAAACTGGATCAGTCATCGTATCGCTCTTTAAGGTGCTATTTAAAATTGTACCATCTTCTGCAACAACATCCTCATAAACTTTAGTAATGTTTCCGGGATGACCTTCTACAATTTTATCTTTTGTTCCAACTTCTCTACGGAAGTCTCCCAAATTAAGGAAAGCAGTTGCAATCGGAATCACATCTTCTCTACGGACAATTCTAAACTTGTATTCAGGTACAGTTCCTAAAAGAACTTCCGGCTCCCCTTTTTCAAAAACGACACCGAGAGGTTTATTTGGTTCTACTAAATGTTCTCCTTTTTCAGAGACAACCCCTAAAGGTAACTCTTCTCTAACTTCTGGTTGACCTTTTTCAGAAAGCACATAAGTTGGGTTTTCCTCTTGGACTAACGGTTGTCCTTTACTTGTAATCGTAAGTTCTTGTTTAGCTGGCTGAACTAAAGGCTCTCCTTTTTCTGTAACCACCAATTCTTCGAGAGGTGTTTGAATTTCGGGGATACCCTTTTCAGACTTCACTTCTGCAATCGGAGTAGAAACAGGTGCAGTATAAATTGGTAATTCTTCTTGAACTAAAGGAGTTCCTTTTTCAGAAACCACACCTACTGAATTTTCCGGTTGTACTAAAGGCTCACCCTTTTCAGAAATCACATAGGTTGGGTTTTCTTCTTGAACAAGCGGAGTACCTTTTTCTGAGACGATACCGATCGGTTTCTCATCTTGAATTAGAGGTGTACCTTTCTCAGAGACAACGTAAGTAGGAGTTTCCTCTTGAACAAGTGGTGTGCCTTTCTCAGACACAACTCCAACAGGGTTTTCTTCTTGAACAAGTGGTGTGCCTTTCTCAGACACAACGCCAACTGGTTTTTCTTCTTGAACTAAGGGAGTTCCTTTTTCTGTGACAATACCGACTGGGTTTTCCTCTTGTACCAAAGGTTGACCTTTTTCAGAAACAACCTCTGGTTGTGTTGGTTGAGTTGGTTGTGGAGTTTCTACTACTCTTGGTTGTTCTACAACTGGAGGTGTTGTAGGTTGTTCAACTACTTTAGGAGTCTCAACTACTGTTGGTTGTGTCGGTTGTGGGGTTTCCACAACTGTGGGTTGGGTCGGTTGCTCAACCTCAGGAGGAGCAGTCAGAGTTTTAGATACCGTGGGTGTTTCTGCTACACTTGGTTGAGTAGGTTGTGGTGTTTCTGTAACCGTTGGAGTTGTTGGTTGTTCCACTACTCTTGGTTGTTCTACTACTCTTGGTTGTTCTACTACTCTTGGTTGTTCTACTACTTCTGTAGGTTGACTTTGTGGGGCAATTTGAACTTTAGGAGTTTCTGAGGATACCGTAGTTGGTGTTTTCGGTGTTTCTTTTCGAGGAACTGAAACCGTTACTTTCTTAGTTTGGTTCAATTTAGAAACATCAGCTTTCTCAATCGGTTTACTCACACGTCTAACCGTAGTTGTAGGATTTAAAGTACGAGGTGTGTCCTCAACCTTTCCACTAACTGTAGTTACTTGTGGAGGTGCGACATCTTCTTCTTGTTCTACTTCCTTTTGTTTCTCTTGAATACTAGGTACATTTGAAGTAGAACTAGCGTCATCTTTTGGTTGACCTACCTTTTCATCTTCTTTCTTCTCTGAGCTTGCTTGATTTGATTTTGCACTCTCATCAGATTTGCTAGGAAGTTCAGTAGAAGAAGAGGATACCGAAGAGGTGTTTGAAGCTTCTTTTACTTTAGGAGTTGGTTTACTTGCATTCTCTGTTGTGCTACCTTTTGTCTGTGGTACAGTAGGTTGAGAAGTAACCGCAATATAAGTACCTCCTACAACTGCACTTGCAGCAGCACCCGACATTAAAATATTTTTAAGAGATTTTTTCATGTCTCTACATCCTTGTCATATCAATAATCTCCTAATCTGTCTAAACTAAACTGTGTACGACTCGTTTCGCTCTCCAAGTCGAAAATGTAGCAGAAAGAAACTGATACAATCAACTTGCTCAATTCTAAATTCAATCTGCTATAAGAAAATTATATCAAAACAAAAGTAGAATTTGCAAGCCTTTTCCTAAATTTACAAGGAAAGAGCAAGAAAATACTTGACAAATTGTGAAAACCCTTGCCGTACCTGTAGTTAAAGCACCTAAATCATATATGTTATTTTCATAAATTTACATCATAAAGTATAAACATATTTGATAGATAAAATAGTTTTAACCTTAAAAGTATTAAACCTCAAAGAAAACAAAAAGACCACTCAAGGAAAATATCCATTTGTGGTCTTTCTTTTATTCAGTTTATGAGTCAAAATCCTCATCTTCTCTGATGATACCGTAAGAAATTAGAGCTTGAATATGATTTTGTACGAAGTCTCGGACTTGTAGGTTGTCTTGCTCTGTCTTTTCCAAGTTGAGGAATTGCTCACTCGTTAAGCTTTTCTCAGTAAGAATACGCATGAAATTGAAGAACAACTCCATTGCGATTTCATCTATTTCTACACCGAATGCAGATAGAGAACCGTCTGCATCAAACAAACCGACACCTTGTTTTAAGAAAAGTTCAAAGGCTTGATAGGCATGCTCTCTAGGTACTGCAAGGTAAGAAGAGCCTACGATTCGCTCTTTGTAGCCTTTATGGAGCGAAACTTCAATGACTCCTTCTACATTCTTCTTATCTTGTAAAAGCTTTTGGTTAAAGAGCATGAGATTTTTCATTATATCCTCTTTCGTTTTAGAGGTGAATTTCTTTTCTTGTTTGCTCATCTAATCGTTTTCCTTATCTGTTTCTTCTTGAGGAGCTACTTGGATTTCAGGAAGTGTTTGTGGATACCCGACAACCTCTCCAACTCTTAAGTTTGCAACTGCTTCATGACCCTCTACCAAGGCTTGTTTCTTTTGGTACTGCTTGATTTTCATGGCGTTTCTATAACCCGTACCAAAATAGAGTTCTACATAATCTAACAAAGAGACAAAAACCATGCGAACGCAATCTGCATCTTTACCACACGAAACAGTTGAGTTTGAAAAGATAGACATAGATTGATTGAAACCTACTGGCAACACCACTCCATCTTCTATCTCTGGGTAAACTACTTCAAATAGCAAGTCAACTAGGTTTGTTTCATTACCTTTGGCGTCTCTATCAACTACTTTCCAAAGCAATTTGTACTCAACCAAATAATCAAAAGTCTCTAATAGTGAGTGCCGATTGAACTGCACCCTTTGAGACTTAAATCCTTCTACGCTTAACGAACCGTTCGCTAAGTTCTTAAATTCAGTTAAAACAGTCAAATCGTCACCTACTTTCAAATTTCATTTAGTTTTCCAAAGACTCATAAATTCTTTTAAATAATGCTTCTAAGCAAGGAACTGCAATCGAATTTCCTGCTTGTTTGTATAACTGCAAATCAGACAACCCAACTGCTTTCGCTTTAGCGTAATCTTCATAAGAAAATCCCATCGCTTTCCAACATTCGCCCGGAGTCAGATACCGCATAGAATAGAAACCACCCAAAGGTTTCTGTTCTTCTGTTTGATTATCAGACAACATCAAAGCTAAGTTGAACAAACCTTGAGGTTTGTTTACAGTTTTCTCTGACAACCATAATACGTTTGGGTCTTTCGCTAGTTCTTCTCTTGTAGAAGAAAGACCGCGCTCATATTCTACAAACGGACGAGCTAGAGGGTCACCTGCATCTGAAGGGTACAACTTAGACGGAACTTCACAACCTACACCCTCTACAACTGTTTTAGGATATTTGTAATCAGAAGCCAACATGCAACTTGCTTTTCCTGTCGGGAAAAGGCACTGAGTTCGCATTCCAATCGACTCTTTGATGGTTGAAGGGTCTATATCCTCTAAACCTTGTTCTTTCAATTTGTCTATCTTGTAGTCAACTGGTACATTGAATCGACCGAGGTAATGCACAATACCCTTGTCTCTTAATTCGTAAGTAAAGCGGTCAATGTTGTACTGCTTGTGCCACTTCTTCGTATCTAATTCACTACCCAACAAGGGAGCCATAGTTGAACCATCATCAAAACCGTTTGGAAAACGATACGGTTTGTGTTTTCCTAAAATAGACACTACGAAAATACGTTCTCTGTTCTGAGGGAGTCCAAAGTCTTTTGCATTAAGGACACCATAATAGTTAGTATAACCTAAACCTCTCAAAAAGGAGAGCCAAGAGTGGAAACCGTCTCGAAACTTAGCACTATTTAGAGCCTTTACATTCTCTAGTAACAAAGCCTTTGGTGTCTTACCTTCAATAATTCTCTGACACTCCCACAAAAGAGAAGAGGATGTGCCTGAACCCTTTTCAAAACCACGTTGTTTACCTGCAGAACTTAAGTCCGTGCAGTTATGAACAATACAGTTTTGAACTGTAAATGATTGATTATCTTTTACACTAATATCATAAACGTTTGATTTATAAGGAGTGTAACTAGCCGAGTCTACAGATACCCAAACATAATTATCCTCGAAAATCATGGTATCTGATTTAGTTTCCAATTCACTAAAGGTAATTGTATAATGGTTGTTCTCAGACTCTATTACCTTAAATGGAACTCTGTTAGCTTTTAGAACTAATTGACTCAAACCATAAAAGAGTTCTTTTCCTGTGATAAACAAAGCAGAGGTAAACTCGATTGTTTGTCCTGAAACACTCTGGTAGCCCCATATAAGCGCTCGAAGTTGTTGGAGAGGTAAATCTACCCACTGAGCTTGAAAACGCAATTTACGGTGCTTTAGACCGCTCTCACGCAGATAATTTACAAGAGCGCAACCTCGAATACGGAAATCGACTTGTGAGGTGCTGATATCTCTGTAAGAAGTATCAAATAAGTCAGCAGTTAGAAGACTTAATAGACCGAAATGTTTATTATCTACTTTGAGAATAACTTCTTCGCCTTTCAAGGTAAAAGGAAAAGCTAAGAGAACACCTATCAATTTCCAAAAGTTTAGCTCTTGGAATTTGGACTCCAAAGAAGGATACCCCTGTGGGAGTTGAGACTCTGTATTGATTGGGAAACCTAAGTAATCTGAGGTTGTCAACTCACGTGATTCTTTCCATTGTGGAGAGTTTAAACCCTCTTCAGATTTACTACGAACATAGAATGGATGGTTTTCAGTAGTTGAAATATCTCTTGTTAGTTCTGAACTAACTGAAAATAAAGGCTTTAAACCTTGGTTATAAAAAGCAGTAACCTCTTTATACTCCCCTGTATGAGTTAGAACTAAATCTCCTACAATCACACTCTTAATCGGCACATAGCCTTTTTCTTTCACAAAAACTAAAGAGTCACCTATAAAACAAGGAAAAGAATAAGTGAACAAGTCAAAATCTGGTAAGTCCTTTGGTTGGAGTTTTGAAATATCTCCAAAGTTAGGAGTCTCCCCATGAATAGCTTCATAAGCCTGATGGGCGAATTTGTCAATTTCGGATACCCCAACAACTTCGTAATCAACTCCTAAGTTTCTTAGAGCCATGTGTTGAGAACCAACTCCTGCAAAAGCTTCGAAAACTTTTAAATGTACCATACTTAGACAATCTCCTTTGTGAACATCCCACGAACTCCGTCAAATCGACTGCCGACATTGTGATAAACTGCTACTAAGATAGTATTTTCTTTCAACTCATCAATGGGAAAACCTTTATCTTGTAGTCTGTTGTAAGTACCAAAGGACACTCGATCTACTACCGTAAAGTCGAAACCTTTCTCCTCACCCTCCATAGGAGAGAAAATCAATGTGTACTTCATCAATCAACCTCCTATCTCTAAATATGGATTTGGAACTTAAGAGCTTCAACCGTTAGTAAAGCTAAGTCCAATGGTGGAATAATATAATCAGCACCATATTCTAAAGGTTCTAACAGACGATACGGTTTTCTTCGGAGTTTTGGCTTGCGCATATTTAAGAAAGCTCCGTTTAAGTTCATAGCTCTATATCTATCCTTAAACTGCTCTCCTTCTTCCTCAGTTAAACCATATTTCATTAAGACTGAAACCATTTGCTCAACTTGTTCAGTCGGTTCTTCAATCTTTACAAACCAATCTTTAGCTATAAACAAAGGAGACAAACCTTCTGTAGAGAAGGAAACTTCTGCTAAATTAGGTAAAGTGTACTTATCCAGTTGGCGCTTGTAAGGCAAAATTGGATACCGCTTGCCTGTAGGTTTATACTCATAGAAGACCTCGCTTGGTTCATAACGGAACTCTTTGAAGTTCTCTTCTTCTGCTACTTTTTGCAATAGTTCAACCAAGCGTTTTGGTTTTCGATAGAACCCTTTCATACAAGGAATCGTATCAGAACTATCTCCTCGGATAATCTTAGTAGCTAACAAGGTATTGTAATCAGCAAAACCACCTAGTTTCTTAACAGAAGACTTGCGCTCTAACATGCGCTTGTAAGTGCGAGGAGTGATTTGCTCGTAGTTGTTCAACTCCGGATACCCTTGTTCAGCAAAGGTTTGTGTTGCTGGGTACATATAAACAGACACTTGGTCATCCACCAAAGGAACCATATCCAAGTCTCCAGTCAACACACAGATTGGGTTATTTGGGTATTGAATTTTAGCAACTCTTACTGCTTCTGCAATCAAATCATCTGCTTCATAGTTGTCTTTCTTTAAAACACAAACTCCAATCTTTTTAAGGAGTCGCAAGCACAAGTCTGCGGAGTTCCACCAATCTGGTGCTAACTTCGGACGACCTGATTTATAAGTTCCACCTTTACCCTCACGTTTCAATAAATCTTTCATATACTCTTTGCGAGACCAAATCTTAGAGTCAGCACAAACCACCATAGGGTTATATCCTGCTCCTGAAAGTCGGTTCGCAAAGAACTTCAACATTGCAGACAATACCGTAGTATCTACTACAACTGTTTCTGTATAAACAGACCCCATAGAGTCTAATCTCTCAACTTCTACCTCCGCAGACAAAGTGACACCTTTGGCACGCATTCCTTGGAAATATTTGTGTACTAGGTGGTTAAAGTCCACCACCCAGACAATTTTTGACATGTCTAAATTATTCATCTTATTTTCTTTCTAATCGTTTTCTAAACTGACGACCGTTTGGGCGTTCAATGAGAACTATTATAACACAAAAAGCGAGATTTTGCAAGCTCGACACCGCTAATTAGGAGGTAAAAGAAAACTACGAAACAAGGTCGTAGTTTCAAGCTTAGTTATTTCAACAGAGCCTTTTGGAGTATTAAATCAAGCAAGTCAGAGGTTAAAGTAGAGTTTAAATTAAGGATGTCGCAAGAGGTATGCAAAAATCGAGTCACTTTTTTAGACTTATTATAGCCAAAAGCAGAATAAACCTGAGTTTTCGCTTCATGATAGTTAAATTCAATGTAAAACTGCGAAACTTCCTTACCCACTTTAACATAAAAATCTAAACAAGCGAACCTATTTCTTAGCTCTGGATCGGAGAGTAAAGATACCGAAACTTCAACTTGTTGATTGTTCCACTCAAATACTTGCTTTTTCAAAATAGGCAAAGAAATAGACTCAGAACGTAAATTGTACTTGTACTTCCCAAAAGTTTGAAAAACCTCTAAGTATTGAGGTTGATTTAAAACCTTGTGAACGTAATCTTTAAAGTCTTCTTTATTGATAAACGAGGTAGAATCAACTTCCTCAAAGTATTTTCGTTTTATATCAGAATCTATATCTGCTAAGTTCAGTTCATCAATATCAGGGTTGTAAAACATAAAATCTCCTAATCTAGCGCTTAATCTTGTTTTTGCGCATGAATTTGTCAATAGCATGAGGAACTTCTAAAATAAGTTCTGTAGGGTTAGAATAAACCTCAATTAAAGCTTCGATTGGGTCTTCTAAAGCATCACGTTCTTCCTTAGACCAATAAACATAGCTTGTGTAGGTAAAACCTTCTTCTGGGTGTCCGTTCTCTGCTTGATTGAAAAGTGTGCTTTCAATCCAAAACCCTCGGTACTCAAATTCTATCATCATAGTCTGTAAACCTTACTTCTGAAAAGCTTTAATGGGAATGAAATACTCACTCCATAAACCTAGTGAAACAAGGCAAGACTCTAGTTCTTCTAAGAACAACAGTTGATGTTCTTTCGAGATAGAAGAAACCATAATTGAACCTTCCTTATAGTTGAAATCACCCAAGCGAACTCCAAAGGTACTCAAATACTTCTGCTCATCTGCAAGTGAAAAATACCCTAAGTGACCATACCCATAACCTTGTGGGCGCACTTCAAACGTATAACTACCTAGTTTGTCAAATTTAATTTGGAAAGTTAAACGTTGAGTAGAGATAAATAATTTAGATAATTCCGTATCCGTAACTTTATACTCACTACTTACTTTACCGTTTTGTAAATCCATCAAAAAATGTAAATACATACGAGTCAAACGAGCAAAACCATAACTTAACTCCAATTCAACATCTTTAATCTCTCTGTTGTGTCTCTGAGTTGACTCAATTTCCTTTACATACTCAGAAAGTTCACTAGTTAAATGAGAAATAAAGACTTCATACCAATTCTCATACTCTTTAAATACATCATAATCACAATCTGAGCGCAAAACTTCAATGTGTTTCTTATCTAGTTGGGAAACAAAGGTTTCATAATCAATCCTCTCAGCTAACTCTAACACTATAGAATCTGCGAAATTAGGACGGCGATACCGGTAAGGGGTTAATTGGACTTGGACAGTACCTTGGTCGGAGAACGTAAAAGTCAACGTAAAGTAAATTGAGCCTGAACTTCGTAGAAAGACTAAGTACAACCCTTTTGAATCTATGGTCATAATACCGTTATTCAGTTTAAACTCATAGAAGTTTTCTGACCCTAACTCTAACCAAGTCTTTACTAACGCAGAAAATATAAACTCTGTTTTCTTGCATTCAGTTAAAGAGTGATTTTTATCCACTAAATCTCCCCAATGTCTTATCTTCATTAAACTTCTCCTTTTTCTATTTTAATAAACCTATTATACCAAAATAAAAGGTTTTTGTCAATTTAAAACTAAGGAAAATCAAACCCAGCTAGGGATACCGAAGGTACAAGAAAAAGAGCTAATGCTCTTTTAATTATCAAAAATTATTGATGTAAACTAAGGATACCGAGAAACTTACCCTCTGTAAATGACACCCCAATTTAGTGCAGTCTCAATATCAAAGTAAGAAGTTGTCAAAGCAAAGGCAGTTGCTTTTACATCACCATAAGCTTGTAGCTCAGAAGAGTTTTCAGTTAAACTGAATAAAGTATGTGCATTCTCAGAAACAGACCTAATTTCCTCATGAGTTAAAGCAACACCATAAGGAAGACTACCAAACTCAGAACTTACATAAAACCTCACAGGGTCACCTTCAAACAAAGGAGGTTTAACCGTTCCTAAGTGAGTTCTACCTAAGTGATAAATGTAAATATCCCCAAGTTTAGACTCTGAAAAGAAAATCTGTAATTCAAAATCTTCAATAGTTGCAGAAGACAAATCAATTACATTCTCTAAAGAACCATCTCTTTTAAGGATACTGAGAATAGTTTTCATTAGAGCTTTAAAAGCATCCTTTTTGTACTTGTAGTAAGGTTTTGTGGTTATTGACATAAATAGTACACCTCCAACATCAGTAAAAACTGCAGTAAACCTTATCTAAGGCTCTCGTTTGGTCTTTGAAGAAAATATAGTTAAGGTTTAAGAAGTTGAGAATATAATTCAACTCAGCGACATGAGGTTCTAAACTATGCAAGAAATAAGTGATTTCTTTAGAATAAACTTTGTTTGGAGTCATGAAACTATCCTGTGAAACTAACAAAGATAATAATTGCTTAAAAAGTCCTACAATACTCTCTACATCTGCACTAGGTGTTAAAACAGATTGAGACTCCAAAAGGTTACGAAAAGCACTAGAATTAAATTTGAAGCGTTTTCGAGCATACTTCGAACTTAATTCCATGAAAACTAAGTCCGAATAGGAGTCAGAACCGCTTATAGGTCGAGTTAAAAAGTTAATCTCGGAAGGGTATGAATAACCAAAATCTTTATCTTCAACATAACGTAAATTCACCAAATTAGGATTTGAATCCACAGAACTGATGTCTCTTACACTTTCAAGAAATAAAGTAGTGTCCATAACTAAGTTATTTACCGAAGTACGTTTTCGTAATAAGTTATAATCACAACCAGTTAAATGAAGTCTTCGAGGATACGCAAATCCTAATTTTAAGACTGTACGAGTGACTTCAGCTAGACCGTGTATAATCGCATATTGATGTTCTCTGTTAAAGTTTTCACGGATAAAGGGCAGCAATAAAAGAAAATTTGAAGAACTTCCTTATTTATACTCCCAAGTTGCAACTACCTTGTTTCGTAAATAGTAATGGATAACTAAACCTAAATTTTCGGAAGTCTCAACACCTTGATTATCCAGAGAATCCACATGAACTGAAAATAGTTTAGCGTTATCTCTAATAAAGGGTTTGCCACTATTTCTGTGGAAATAGAATTCAAAATAAGGAAAATGAGAACCCTCACGTTCTTGTGCATAACCTCTTACATTAGGGAGTTCCCAAGCGTGAGGGAGAGGTGGGATACCCTTATCTTGTAGTACCTCAAAGAAAGTTAGTATAGACAAAGCTGCTTGGTCTTCTAAAGCTAATTCACTTACTAAATCTAGTTTCATAGTTTTAACACCTCTAATCTCTTAAATCCAACAAATTAGTTGCAACACCAACATAATATGAGAACTCTGATAGCAAACCAACCGTTTCAAAACCTTTAAACAAACCTTGAACCATCAAGTCCACTGCTTGTTCTGGGAAATTATTTGCTAACCTCAAGTAATCGTCAAAAGTTGCATGAGGGTTATTTAAGTCAAGGGTGTCTCTAGCGATACCCCTAAAGTAATTTTCTGCAGAAATGTAGCAATGACCTTGAGGTTGGTGTTGCATAAGAATACTAGCAAAAGCACAGTCGCTGCCTTTTCTCCATAAATGGAAAGTCAACTCATCTGATCGAATGTACAAATTAAATTTATCGTTTACATCTCTTCTGAAAGGGTGAGAAACTGTGTAGTGCTCTACCCAATTAGAGTAGACTTTCTCTGTTGCCATAATGGCAATCGCTAGTTGTGTTCTGTTGTCTAGTGTTTGGAACATCTTTCTCTCCTTTATTTCACATAACCAAGCGAACTATAAGCAGACCAAAGACCTACTTTTGTGATCAAAGACTCAAACTCCTTGATGAAATCTAACATATCTTCTCCGGGAAGTAAACCCGTTAGGCGATTAGCATCCTCATAAAACATACCGTAATCTGTAAAGCGACCTAAAACCCCTTTATCATTCGTTAAACTATAACTGTATCGATCTCTTTCACCTACGGTTTTAAACATGTTGAAAGTATAAAATTGACCTGACTCAGTTGAAACTTGGTAACACAAACCACGAGCAGTTACATCTAAACTACCTTTTGGAGTCTCTACAGAATAAGATTTATCATCCAACATAGAGTGTAATAAGAGAGTTTTATAAAATTCTGAAATGCGAAGAAATGTTATTCTTAACTCTTTTCGTGCATCTACTTTATCTGCATGTTGTCGTTTTGCTAACTGTTTAGCAGTCGGAAGAAATTGCAAAGAAGTTGATAAGAAATGATTAAATGTTTGAGACCATATATTATCCTCACTGAAAATAAGCAGCAAATTATTTACAAACGGAGCTAAATAGTCAGAAGGTAAATCTGAAGCTAATTTCTCAAAATCGCTATGTGCAGAGAAGATACCGCGTGTAACTTCATTAAATTGAGGGTTGTTTCTAACATACGGAGTTACTGCAAAAGCTAATTTGTTATCTTTGTTAAAAGTGAAACTAAATGTGTACCATGTCAAATAATTTTGTCTGAGAACATTTACAAAGCAACCTTGATTATCAACGTTCAAAATCATTGTATCAGCGTTAAATTCAGCCGTAGCAGGTCCGTTTAGTTCTTTTCTCAACTTTTCCCATGTATCAACCAAAGCAGTCGCTACTAAGGCAAAGCGTTGTTCTTTTGTGTATCGTTTTAAGTCTATCATTTACATCACCTTTTCTCTAAACTCTACTTCTCTATCCAACTGTGTTAAAATATCTCTTAAAGTCATTTCTAAGGTAAAACGTTGAGACTCATTCAAAGGAGCTAAAATCTCAGAAACGTAGGGGTACCACATGGAAGAGTCCGTACCTAAACTATCTCTCCAAAACTCAAACTGCACCTTATCTCGATTGAAAAAGCGCACACCTGACTTAATTTCATAATCAGAAACACCATTAACCCAAAAATCATAAGGAGGGCAATTTCCATTCAATCGAAGTAAAATACTTAGATTTAAGTGACCATTCCCCCGATAAGTAGTTACAACTAATGAGGAACTATTTACATGAAGATCATAAGAAGGATAGTTAGCTCCAATGTTAAATTGTGGAAATCTACGACCTTCTAACCAACGATACAAAACTTTTTGAAATAAACTATTTAGTTTAACTACTTCTACTTCTGATTGAACCATCTAATTAACCTCCAATCCAACCGTTGAGAACTGCGAATCTGTGTTGATACCCCTGAAACTGACTCTCTAAACCAATCAAGGTAAAGAGCGTAAAATAGAGACATAAGCCGTTTGAGGAACTACATCTAGTAAGACTTTAAAATCATCTACTGAGAACGCAACACCTTCGAGCGCTTTTGTGTCCATTAACTTTCCATGAGAATAGTTTTGAATCATTAAATTCAACTCTAAACCATTGTCTGCTACTGTAAAATACAAAAACACAAATGGACGTCCTGATTGTCTTAGGACTGTGTAACTAAATGTATTTGAAGTACAGAACCATTCTACTCCATCTTGTTTTAAACCCTCTGCGCTAATACTTTGTAAGTACCTAGAGTTATCAAACCAAACTTGAAAGGCGGAGCGCATTGCTAATAAAACTTGTACATTCTCCGGTAATTCGTTGACATATTGAGCGACCATCTTTCTTTTCTCCTTAATTATTGATAAATATAGTATAACAAATAAACTAGAGTTTTGCAAGTGATAAAAGTGGAAAATAAGAAAAAGTTCCAACAGTTAGATTGGAACTATGAATTTGGGGATACCGCAAGACAAAGAAAAAGAAAGCACATTAGACCAGTTAGTGCTTTCTTTCTGAACTATGGGGCGCGCAAGCTATTACAAGTACATGGATGAGTTAATCTTTTTTCAATAGTAATGGTAAACTTTCGACCGTTCATGTCGAGAGGTAAGACTGCACCTTCTTTGTTTTTATCACTTACTAAGTCCAAGAGAATTTCTAAAACCCCTTTTCCGATTAGAAGTTGGGTTTCCAAAATGTTTGAATCTGTGTTGTTCATAGGCTTACGATTCTTTTTCTTCTTCGTTTCCACCAAGCAAACGCTCTGCGCTTGCAAAGTGAAGGTCAAGTAAGTTGCGGACATCTTCATTACCCTCAACCAAGGCAAGCATGCTTTCCTCATCTTTAGGCAACTTATCCACAATTTGACCAATGTAAGTCATAACTGTGTTCTTAACGAGGTCATCAGCGTTCAAACCAAGTTTCTCAAAAGTTTCCTTAGTGCCAAGGATACGAGTAAGGGCAGTTACCATAGTATCCAATGTAACATAAACTGAATCGCTACGAACGTGAGACTCACGGATTGAGCTAAAACCTTGTTTGTCTTCTTGCTCAAAAGTTGCAAGAGATACGAAAGACATTGGTTCTAAGATTTCATCCCCTCGGTCTTCCCAAAACTGTAGGTGTTCTTTTAAATCCATAGCTGGGCTAGTTTTTGTTGTCATATTTTCATAACTCCTTAGTTTTTAAGTTTATTCTATTATACCACAAAGAAGTAACTAAGTCAACAAGAAAAACCACTTTCGTGGTTTCTCTAACATTGTTAAATTGTGAGTTCGTTTTTCTTTTTCGGTCTAGCAAGCACCACCAAGCATCCTTGACCGAATTGAAGTCTTTCACTTACTTCTTTATTAGAACAGCATAAAAAAGGGTGATTTGTCAAGGTGATACCCTATGTGAGTTAACCTTCATCAGATACGAAAATAAAAGACGAAAAGTGATTACTTACAAAATCTTCCATCTCTGGGTGAGTTTCTAACAAGTTATTTAAGTCATCAACCTCACCTGACTCAATGTTCAAAGCAGTATTGATGCGATTAAATAAGTAATCAACTACCTCAGAAGCTAAATCTTGAGTGTTAAGTCCAAACTCACCTAAATTATCACCTTCATCCATAGAAGTTAAAATAGTATCAAGCGCGCCTAACATAAGCGAGTAGTACAGATGATTTGAACAAGTCAGTAAACTTTCTCCATGTGCTTCTTCCTCATCTGTATCTTCAACAGAAGCGACCGTGAGGATACCGGTAACTGGTTTTTCAGCTTTTAGCAAACCCTGAGTAAATTCAAGTTGTTCGTTCAATAACTTCTGAACCTTGCTTTTTGTGAAAATATTAAAGAGAGGTTTATCTTTACTTTCTTCAATAGGTTGATTGTAGGGAACATTATTTTTGGACATAAAATATCTCCTTCAGTTTAATTTTATAAAGTTATTTTATCATAAAATAGGAGAAAAGTCAAAAAAAAAAAACGCACCGAAGTGCGTTCCTATAACTTTTTAAAAGGAATTTCTAAAGAAAAACCAAGCAATAAAGATAATTACAAGGCAAATTAAAGCCCCTTTTGTGTGGTCTTGCAGAGAAGACCACCAATGTTTGAAAAATCGAAACATACGAAAGATACCCCTCTTTCCAAACTAACTACTTAATTCCAACCACTATCCGATTGAAACCAATCTTCATCTACTTCAACTTCGCTCACTACTAATTTCTCCTCTTGTTCTTCTTTCTTTAGGTATTCACTTCTGCGAACCCATAAGAAGTAACAAAAACCACAAATGAGTGCAAAACAGACTAAAGTTAAGACCCACAAGAGAATTTCATTACTAGTGTAGCGGAACCAAAATTGCATAATGGTTCCTAACAACACCAAAATGAGCTTATAAAGAGTAAATAGCAAAGCTAAAGATACCGCTAGACCAATTAAACCAAAGACAAACAACCGAGTCTTTCTGTGAGTCTTAAAGTAAGACACCAAACGCTTTAAAAACGGTTCTTTTGGTTGTTTGACTTGTTGATTATCGGATACCGAAAGAGACTTAGGTTTAGAGGTTTTCTGTTTACGTTTAAACATAGACTAGTCCTCCAACTCAGCTTTCTTACGAGCTTCAAGCTCTTCTTTCGCTAAACGCTCTAATGCTTTTTGGTCTGCCTGAGCTTTGTTTTCTACGAGTTTCTTCGTATTGCGCTCCATCTTACGTCCATACTGGTCGTAAATTTCATCACCTAAAGCATTGATATAAACTGCTTCGTGCTTATGGTTAAATGTTTTGCCCCACATCAAATTCAAAGTCTTCGTCTCTTTAGTGTTAAACCAATCGACCATCTCTGCAGTTCCACGTGCTGCAATCTTAGCACGCTCTTGGAGACCATACATATTACCTGTTCGGTTAATTAAGTTCTGCTCTGGGTCTGCTAACGTAAACTCAGAGTCAACCTCGATTTCCTTATCAGACAAGTTCTCTACTTGGAAGTGGACTGTACCTAGCACCAAATCAGAAACATTGGTAAAACCTTTGTTCTTATCATTAAAGGTCTGAACATCTTTAATGGCTTCATCACCTACTAAAACCTTAGTAACGGTCACTCGAACATCTTGGTAATTGCCTGATGTATCTTGCATTTTAGTAACAAATGGAGTGCCTAAAGTTACTGGATCATCATATTTGCCTGAACCAATGTGGACGTTAGTGCTTTTCGCATCGCTTTCTTTACTTGCAATGTAAGTTGAACCGACCCAACCATAAGAAACCACTTTGTCGAGATTTTTCTCTCCGTTAGCGTAAGTATAAGGACTAGGCTCTACTTTTTTCAGTTCGAGCCATGAAGATACCGCACTATCATAGGTTGGATTGTCCAACTTATCGAAAGTATTAGGGTTTTCAACATTTACTTGCTCTGTTCCCTTATCTGTTTTCTTGGTTTGTTTGACTTCACGCGCTTTCAAACCCAAATAAGGGCGCAAGTTATTGATATAAGTCGAAAGTTCTTTCTCTCTAGCAGACCACTCAGAATGAGTTTTACTTTCGCTCTTCTCACCGTAACTATCCTCAGTTACACCTACAAAGAAATCTTGGGAAGTGTGTAATTTTTCAGCACTAAAGACCTCTTTATCGAGAGTGTTTGTGAACTCAGCAGTTAGCTTGTTATCTGAGGATACCGCTCCTGCAACTTCTGTTGTTTTGTAAGGTTTTGGAATATCAGGACCTTGCATATATGAAGCTACATAAGCGTTCTTGTACTCTAACATATCAGCTAAATTTTGAGCAATATATTTAGCATAAGCGTCTACTAAATCATCTTTGTAAGTATAAGAATCTTTCTTCAAATCTTTAGTTAAAGCTTTGATTTTATCGTGGTCAACGTGTTTAATGACCCACCCGATATATTCCCAGTTAGGAGACTTAATCGTAGCGTCAGAACCATTTAATTCAATGGTTACTGCTTTTGAAACTGCACCTACAAAGTCGGTGCGTGAGGTGTTGGTACTAACATAAGTGAGGTTCAAATCCCATAAGGAAATACCATTTGTTTCAGAAGTATCTGAAATTTCTGCTAGTGAGAACTGTGATACACCACTTGAAATTTTATCTTGCAAGTCTTTCAAAGCATCTTCTTTCGCTCTCTTCTCAATCGCTACTTTCTGACTATGTTTATAAGCCAAAGTTGAACCTGCACCAATGATACCGAGAGTGGCAATTACACCTAATGTTATCCACAACTTCTTATGTGACTTCTTAGGTGGCTCTTGTTGAGGGTTTTTAAAAGGTAAACCTCCACCTTGGTTAAAGTTAGAATTAAAACCCTCACCTTGGAAACCACCTTGGGAGTTAGGATTTGAACCAAACCCACCTTGGTTGTTTGACTTTGGTTTGGAAGAACTCTCACCAAATAAATCAACTTGATCATTCATCTGCTATCACCTCACTTTCTAATTAAGTCCGAAACCTGTCATGAGAGCTGAAGTGTCTACTAGAGGACTAAGCTCAGACTCAGACGAAGATTGTTCGCTAGGTGTAGATACCGCGTGTGGGTTTTCCTCAACACCAGTAACTTGTTCTTCAGCTATCTCTACAACCTCATTTTGAGGCGCTGTCGTGCCCTCTGGTGCATTTTCTAACTCTTGGGGTGTACTTGTATTCTCAATCGTCTCAACTGCAACCAGTGGCTCTGTGGGAGCTTCTGAGAGGGGTTGCTCTACACCTTGATTTGTAGACTTATTGGACAAAATTTCATGAACCATGCTTGCTACCAAATCTTTTAAATCATGAGGGTTTACTTCTTGCGAGAGTGACGGAGAAGAACCCAATTCAGTTGAGGATACCACTTGGGGGTTTTCCTCAGAAGACTGAGGAGTTGAACCTCTCTCAACTAACTCTAAACCTAAGTCATCCAACAATTCGAGCAAAGCCGATTTGACATCGACTTTAGGCATATCTAGTCCACCAAAGTGCTTAATCTCAGCACTGCGAAGAGTTGCGACCCAATCTTCAAAAGGTATATCTAGTTTTAAAGACAACCACTTCTCATACAAGTTCGCTTGAATAGTAGACTCTTGTAAGCTATTATAAGCTACCGACTGGTCAGACAAACCAAGTAAAAATTGAGTTGTAGACACTCTATCTTGGAGCAAAGCTCCTAGCAACAAGGAAATATAACTACTTAATTTCTTCTCTGTACGAAGGACATCAACCAAATTTGACTGCTCCTCAGTTAAACGTACAGACAACGTCATTCTTGAACTCAAATTGAGACCTCCTCTACAGAACCTTCGTGTTGACGAACTACGCGAGACCATGAACGCTCACTTAGTGGACTACCTGAACGCAAGACTTTGGCTTGTTTATCCAAGCGACTTAGAAACTCAAAGACACATCTATTTGTCTCCAAACCTAAGTACAAAACAACTTGACGATTTAGACGAGCTAAATCATCAAATTTTCTCTCCCAATCAACTTCTGACAAAACATTTACTGGAAGTAATGCGTTTGGAGAAGTCAATAAATCAAGACCATCAGCTACTCTCAATTTAATCTCATCATAAGGAGAGTAAAGAGAACGAATGTTTTGCTCCCCTAACAACCACTTCGCAACACGGTTGCGCTTAGTGATACGAACTAAAGTATCCATAATACTCTCTGGAGACAAGTCAATCACAAGAGTATCTTTCATGTTTACCAACAAATATTGGTAAGAGGGAACTAAATCTAAACTTGAAGCTGTCACATAAATTTCTACGTTCCTTGGAACACTCAAAGGAGTTGTTGGAACTACCGCACTTTCTTTAAGTTGTGCTTTTAAGTCCTCATTTTCAACTTCTAACTTAGCAAACTCCAACTTCTTATTTTTGAAATCATCCTCAACTAACTGCAGAGTCTCACGTGTTCTGTTGTGTGAGCTTTTCTCGTTTTCAAGCTCTGCTTTCGTTAAATCTAAATCCGTACGCAAGTTTTGAAGTTGCTCTGAGGATACCCCTGAACCTTGGTTTATGTTAGCAGTTTTCAAATCTCTACGCAAGCGATCATTGTCTGCTCGCAAGACTTGAACTTCTTCCTCTAATGTGAGACCAAAACCATCATCCACTGGGAGAGGAGTCTCTTCTTGAATTGGTTCTACCAAAGGTGTTTCTTCTACTTGTGTGAAACCACTAGAAGGTTCAACTGTTTCCATTTTGGAAATAACTGGATTTGCCCCATATTGTGGGGTTAGTGGGGATACCGCTTGGGGATGTGGAGAGTAGGTTGTGTTCTCCTTAGTTAGTTGAGCGGTTTGTGGTGGTGGAGTTGGAGTTGGAGGAGGTGCGACCTCCTCTTTCTTAGGTGGAGCCGTTAAAGACTCCCCTAGTTCGCTTTCCAACAACAAAATCAATTCATCAGCAGTTGTAATCACGTGCGCTCTGTCTGGTCCAACTGTGTCGCGCACTGTTGCATTTGCATCTAATTTAACCTTTTCATCAGCCGTTAATAGAAACCCAGCCGTGCTAATCTTTTTAGCGTGACTTCGTGCTGATAAAGGTTGAAACTTTGAACCTCCTGAAACAAATCGAATATCCGTTCTATGCGCTCTGAGAAGTAAATTCTCAACCTCCGAGATAATCGACTTACTCAGTTCAAAGTAGTAATAGTCAAAATCTGACATAAAATCTACCTCATCAAATTCTATCTAACCTCATTTATTGGGCTTTTTGAGTCTTTTGTGCCAAAGAAAAGGCAGTCATTAAACCTAAGATGTTCAAGTAACGTGGACTTGTAAGGTCAAAGGGGATACCCTCAATTTCTGGTTCTTCAAGGTATTGCAAGTCTACTAAGTCTAAAGTTGGAAGTTCTAGTTGCAATTCAGACAAGAGCGCTTCAGAAATAGTGACTGTTGAACCGTTTGGAACAACACCACCTCCTACAAGCAATAGACGGTCAAATGAAGAAACCTCTACCTCAGCACCTCTTAGGTAAGTAAACACCTCTTGCGCAATATCAGATGCAACCGAATAAATCGCTTGTTCCACATCTTCACGAACTTTGTGAGTTGTTGAACCATAGCGAACTTCACACGTTTTTAGCACATCTTTGAAACTTGCAATCGGAATGTCTAAACCAAGTCGTTTATTCACTGAAGCTCTTACTTTGCTCAGAATAGTTGAACCACCAATCTTAATCGTGTGTTTCAGACCATCTAGCAAGCGCTGACTGGATACCCCAATCAAATCTGTAGTACCTTCTCCAAAGTCAATAATCAATACATTTCGAGAAGCCAAATCTTCATAACGAGGGCGAGGGTTTAAGTCTTCATAGCTCAAAAAGACTGAGTAGAAAGAAGAATACCCCTCTGGAAGAACCTTAACAGAGTTCACTTTCAAGTCAAGTTCAACACCGTCATACAAGTTCTTATAAGTGAATGTTCGAACTAAGTTTTGTTCAAATACACTACGAGCGGAAACTGCTTGGGCTGGTGGAACTAACACCGCTAGGTCAAACACAACTTCTTTAGACAGTTCTTGTTTTGTACTTGTCCTATAAATCGTGTTTGTCCAATCCAAAACCTTGTCCATCAAGTTAATCAACACAACATAGTTCAGTAAGTTATCTGCTTTTGCTAAGTGACTTACTGGTGTTCTTAGTTTCTTAGGTAGGTTTGCAGTAGCAAGGTCGCCCCACATCACCAATTTGTCAACCTTACTTGCTCCAACTTGAAGAGAAACCTCAAGAACATTAGAGTCTAATTTACTAAAATCCTCAGACTGAATGTATGGAGAGTAAGTTTCTTTAGTAGCCAAGCTCTCAACTACAAAGTGGTTATCAAGCAAATAACCGCGAGTGTGTTTGATGATACCCTCTTCTACAATCTGCGCTACTGCGCGTGTTTCTGAGTTACCTAAATCCACCATCAATTTAATCTCTGTCATTTTACTACCTATTTCTTTCTATTTCTTATTCTGTGAAAATATAACTTTAATTCAAAGGGAATTTTCAAAAAATTGAAAATAAACCCTTAGTTATTTCCTCAATATCAATTTCAATTCATCACCGTATAAATAAGGCACAATCAAAGCATTCTTTGGATTTAACTCCTTGTCGAAGGAGTCAACAAACATACCATCTACCTCGTAACCTCGTTTTTTAGCTGATTCTGTAAATGTAGAATAAGCTAAACCACTGTATGAGATAGAATGATAGTGAGAACTCAATAAAAACTCGTTTTCATAAGCCAATTCTTTTAATCTATCAAAGTTCGCTAACAAATTCGACATTACATGAATGTTCGAAGCTTGTTGAGTTGCGCCTTGTTCGAGGATACCGAGGTCTTTATTTAGTGACGGAAAGTTAATTGCTCCTTTTACAGAAACCAAACCAAATGCACCTTTATGACCTTGTGCATCGAAGTTGTGATGTTCAAAAAACTCTCTGTACTCTATATCCGAATGAAAACCACGTACAGAACCTCTGAGCCAATTCCCTTTTTCCACTGCTGCAATCAAGACCGTCTTCCCTAAGTCTCTCAAATACTGATTCGCAATCAATCCAAGAAAAGAAGTGTACTTGAAGTTGTACTCTTTCGAGTCTGAGGTCTCTGGTATTTCTGCTACATCAATCGCTAAAATAACCAAATTTTCAAGTTCTGTGACCTTCAGATAATCTTTCATGTGGTTCAAAATGCGAGTCCGAATGGTTTTAGCAGGTAAAGAGTAAAAGAAGTCCGTTTGGATACACAATCGGAACAAATACTCACTCAAATTCAACTGATACGAAGCGTTAATATAAGGTGACAAGCTGAAGTCCACGAAAGTTCTATCCAACTTTTCGGGGAACCTCTGAAAAGCAGTAGGTACTTCAGCTTGACACACATGAACTAACTTTCTCAATACAGGCATCTGAACTAAAGGAGTTTCAAATGTGACCTTTAAAATCTCTCTAGCTAAAGGGTTTTCAATGTCTCGTACATCAGAAAGCAAAGTGACTCCGTGCATGGCGACCCACTCCGTCTCAATCTCAACATCTAAAATCTTTGATAAAGCGTTTAACACAACCCCTGTACCTGACCAAAATCTAAGCTCTTCAGGTTCAAACTCATATTGGTTATTGATTAAAACCGCTTCGCCAATTAAGTGGATACCCTCTGAGGTTTCTTCCTTAGTTGACCAATACTGTTGACTTGGAAATAACGGATTGCTCTCCACCTCATGGTGATCTAAGCTGATTACAAAGTTCCCTTGTGAAGTTAACTGCAACATTTCCTCTGCTGAAATGGAAGAGTCCACATTGATAATGATTTCATTTTGGTGGTACTCTGTGGGAATGTAATAATCAAACTGCCCCCAACTGCGCTCTTTTTTGACAAGCTCTTCTTCGACCATGCCGTGTCTTCTATCTGTGTTGACACAAGAATGGAAGGAATAACCTGCTTTCTGCAGCATCTTAGCGCCTACGTACCAAGCCATGAGACCGTCAACGTCCGGGTCGCCTTTGAGAACTATGGGATAGCCCCTTGCTAAACCATTTGCTAACACTTGTTTAGCTAAGTCAACACCTTTTAGTGTGTAATTTTGTAAGTCCAATCGTCTAAACCGCTCCTTTCCGAGTTCAATAAGATTATTATAGCAGATTTTAAAGGGTTTTGCAAATCTTATGACAAGTGTATGACAAGAAAAATGAAGTTGTGACAAGCATATAACTAAGTGCGACAAGTAGAGGATAATTTAAGACAAATTTAACTAAAACTATGACCAAAATAGTAAAATGTAAGTCAAACTTAGAGTGAACTAAGACAAACTAAAGGAAATTTAAGACAAAGAAAAAGTATCCTCAAAAATAAGGATACCGCTAGGTGAATTATTCTTCCCACAAAACCGTATTCGAATTATTCACATATAAAGGAAAGGTTAGGTTTGTAAAATAACTCTTTGTTTCCTCATCTACATTGTCTGGGGAGTTGAAGATAAAGGAATGACTGTTCCAATTTCCTTGAGCGTCAGTTGCGCTTACTTCTACAATTCCATGTTTCGGAAAGCCGTTTGCACTATCCTCAGAAGACTCTGGGAAAGCGATCTCAACGTCCCAAATCTTGTGGTTTTTAAAGTTGCTCACAATAAAGTTTGTAATGTCCATTAAGAATTTTGTACTATTGTTCATGTTGTTTTACCTATAATCTTTCTAATTAGTTGATCCAGCGAACCGAAGGTTCTCCTTGATACCCCTTCTTCCAAACAAACCAAGCGTAGCAAACTGCAGAACTACCATATTTGTGAAACTCACCACTTTTAGCGCATCTTAGTCTACTACTTGCTACATAAATGTATTTTGGCGGAAATTGTTTGAAGAACTCCTTGCGCTTTTTACCTTCTAAAAACTGAATTTTGAGGAACATAGCAACCTTAGAACCATCTTCAATAATCTTCAAACTATGCTCTACAAAGTCTACTGCTTGGGAGTAAGGAGGATTTGTTACAATGTCTCCGTGCCAATGCGTGTAGTCAAAGAAGTCTTTTACTTCTGCTCCTGCACCTCTATCTATGAGGTCTGAGGTAGTGACTTGATACCCCTTGTTTCGGAGTACATCAGTTATGTGATTGAGACCACAACACGGTTCTAAAATACTTTGTTGAAACTGTTCTTCTTCTAGTAGCAGTTCTACTGCTTTTGGTTCGGTTGCATAGAAGTCATGTTGTTCTCTATCTGAACCTACTACCGTGGTGCTACCTAAAACCCTCAGTGTTGATGTTATGTTTTCCAAATTTGAAACTCCCTCAATAATATCTTCTTAACTCCTCTTGGTGTTTCTCAAAGTAATCACGCAACCAGTCCATTCCGTAAGCTATGTTGAAACCCTCTAAAATATAAGCGAAATCTACAGTCTTAAAACCAGTTTTCTTCAAGAACTTGTATAAAGTAATTGGAGAGCTTAAACCTCGATACCTAACAATCTCACCAACATCTATTAAATCTTGCTCACGCGCGCTTGTTAGTTTCATTCCTAAAAGGTAGTCTAGTGAAACTGTGTAGACCGTTAAGTTTTCAAAAGAATACAAAACCTCACAAAATTCAAAGGGAGGTTTTGGGTTTAAGTTTGCAACGCTATTGTTTAACCAAACATCCTCAGAAGTATTCAAACCTAGTTGTTGTCCGACTCGGTAAATGACCTCGTTTATTTTAGGTGTTTCAATATAAAAAGCATCTATGTCTTGAGTGGTTCTGAAGCCATGTTGCTCCAAAACAAAACCCCAACGCAAATAAGAGCTAAATTAAGACCTTCTTTTGCTAATTCTTCATTCAATAGCTCAAAAGCAACTTGTCTTCTATCCAAACTTGAAATCCTCCATCAACTTCTTTACTTCTTCAACATTTGCCGGTTTATTTAAGGATACCACATGTTCATGCGTTGGAGAATCTTGTTGTACCGCAAACTCTAAACTGACCTTTTGAAAAGCAGTTAACTCAGTTGAATTGAGTAAGTTCTTTATATCTTCATCAGTTAAGTAAGTGTAATCTTCGAAAATAACTTTTCTTAAATAGCGGAACCAATGTCGAGCAGTATAACGAGACTTTTTGGCTGCGTTTATCATGAAGTCGTACCAAGTCATCATAGTTAAAACCTCAGTTAGTTATTACTTTCAGCTTCAATATCCTTCAAAAAAGAATCTAGCGATTCGTAATGCGAAACCCACTCCGTTAAGTCGAAAACCGGCGGTTTGAGAGATACCACAAAGTAACTGTAACTAGGGTGTTCAACTAAACCAACAAGTAAATCTCCAAAAACATAAGTTTTATTCGAACTGTACATGAACGTAAAAGGAATGTCTTCGCTCTCAATTCTATTTATAAGATAGTCCGTGTTTACAACTCTACGGTTATTTGCTTGAATAACAATACCGTTTTCTTCACACAAAGTATGCAACAACTCAGTCTTGTACTGCTCAGTTTCTTTTAGAATCCTACGGACTCTAGCGACCATACGTTTATTGAAATGTTCTTTCGTTTCCACTAAAAGCACCTCTCTTATCAACTACAACTATAGATTTATTATCAATTAAACCAGTAGACCAATAATCAGTTAAAGTTAAACCATCTTTGTCTTTAATAGGACTATTTGTCTTGCCGGTTCTATTCCCTATAAAGAAAAACTCTTCAGTCATACGTCACCTCACTATTCTAAGTTATCTGCAATATATTTACCCAAATTCTCAACAACCTCAACAACTAAGGCATTTCCCATAAAGAATTTCCTTCTTGTATCAGATACCGCTACTTCCTTACCTTTACTGAGTTTAACCTTAGTCCAGTTGTCCGGGAAACCTTGTAAACGCTCCGTTTCGAGGGGTGTTAAGAGTCGATACCCTTTATCATCTTCAATCAAATGCGTGGTGCGACTAATAGAACCCTCAGAAGTTAACAATGTTCGAGAAGGTAACTCTGCGCTATCCACTAAAGCCATAGCACCTTCTGAATAGGTGTAAGTGAACCCCTCAGAGTTGGTGCGCTCAAACTTCTTGGCACCACGCAAATAACGGAATTTATCCACTTTATCATCAGATAAATAAATAGAGTTTGTTAAATCAGAAGGGTTTTCTAATACATCTTTCAAAACTAGTGAAGCTCCATCATAATAAGGCTCTAACTCCTTTGTAACGACTTGACCATCTATCATAGTACCTGAGTTCCAAAACTGCGTAGAAAAGGAATCTGATACCTCTACGATGTCTTCTGGAAGAACAAAGGAACTACTTCTATCTTTTACAACTTCATTTTTAGTTTCGTGGGTTTCCTTGAAGATACCGCTAGAACCTACCCCAAAATCTTCTAAGGTTTATTGTTGTCTGAAATAGTCAGTGTCTTTTCGATAAACAAAGAGAAAGACACGTTTTCTTCGTTGACACCAACCATAGTCTGCAGGGTTAATGACTCTCCAGTCAACTCCGTAACCTAAATCAGCAAAAGCTCTCAACATAATCGCAAAGTCTCCACCACGTTGTTTTGAAGGTGCTTTTAACAAGCGATCTACGTTTTCAAGGAGCAAATACTTAGGATTACTTAGTTTAGTGGCTCTAATGATTTCCCAAAAGAGAACTCCCTTTTTACCTTCGATACCCTGTTCCTTTTTCTTGGTTCTTGCTACAGAATAGTCTTGGCAAGGGAAACCACCTACAATTAAATCTACTTGACCTTTTAGAGCAGAAAAAATGCTCATTAGGGATTGTGGTGATGTCTTCGTTCCAATTCTCGCTATCTGGGAAATGGTAATTGTAGACTTCAAAGGCATCTTGCGACTTTCTCGACGGTTCAAACTGATTTGACCACAAAGTTTTAAAAGTAGGACTTGCTTTCTCAAGACCCAATCGGAAACCACCTACTCCTGCGAATAATTCAAGTACGTTCAAGTTAATTAGTCCCTCTTCCTTTAAATTAAATAGAACAAGTTCCCCAAGTATAACACAATAGCGCATCACGCTTTAGTTCTACATTCGGGTAATCTTGTAACAAACCCCTTGTATCAAAACGCTGATTTACAATAACTGAGTAACCATTTGGCGTTTTGTGCAAAGTTACAGATATTGGAGGTCGCTTTTGACCTTTCTTTGTCTGCGTGGTCTCATGTGCAATATGTAAGTCTTCAACAAACTTAGTTAACAAAACCTCAGTATCTTGACCTTCAACTGGATCGAAGTCGAACAACCAATGCTGCTTATCTCCATAAGCATTTTCTACCTTAGCTGCAAGAGAAGCTACTTTCTGAGGTAATGTAGATAAATCAAACTCTTGATCCAACATCTTGTGCTGCAAAGCCTTAAAGGTTTTTGAATTAGATCGAGGATTAATAGAGACATACATCCTCGAAAACTCACCAACTTGACCGTCATTAACAAAAACTTGAAACTGGGACTTAATTTCTTCAAAACCCTTAGTTGTAACAAATGATACTTTTCTCTCTTTAAATGTTTCAAGGGTCTTATTATCCTTATTTCTTGAGACAAACAAGACAACGTTTAACTTATCTAAATCAAAATTAACGTCTAAAGCATTTTTAGTAAGTTTTACCATAATCAACCTCTAACTTTCAATATACAAAATCTCAGTCACTTCAAAAAGAAACTGCTCTAAAACTTGCTCCGCTTCAATTTGAAGATACCCAAAGACAGGTGTAACCTTATCCTCAGACCAATAAGGTTCAGAATCACCTAAAATTACAACTTTTTCTGTACCATCTACAAACTCAACTGAAATGTGCGATTTAGTTAATTTTATAGAGCGAACGAGAGTATAAGTGTCCCAAAGTTGTTCTTCTTTAACCACACTGTGTACCACAAGCGAAATCAGAGTGGAAGCTAGGTATTCTGGAGCAGTTTTGTCCAACATATAGTTTTCATATTTTAATTTCATTTATCGCACCTCTTCATATAGATAGTCTATAGCCACTTGTTTCATTTTCTCCAATAAACGAGTTACACTAAGGCAACTAGAACCAAAATCTGGTTTAATCTCATTTTCTGCCCAATAAGGTTCATTATCCCCAAGAATTAAAACCTTAGTTGTATCATCTGTAAAAACAAATTGGATGCAAAGACGAGATAGATGCACGGAGCGAACAAAATTTAAACGATGTCTAAAGCTAGACTCGCTATCTGTAGTAAAAACAGTGTAACTAGCTAAGATTTCACTCAATTCAATTACCAAATTTGTATTTTCTGTGTAGTCCTCATATTTTAACTTCATTTACTAACCTTCCCCTCTTTCTTATAATAGTGTGAAATCACTTTCTTTTTCAAATACTTCTTTAAATGTCCCGAATTGGAAACAACAGAAGTATGTTTTTCATTCGACTTCCAAAAAGCTCCGTGTTCTTCCAACTTCAATGTATTTACCACACCGTCTGAGAACATAAACATAATGCCAAATTCAGTCTCTCGAACCTTCCAAATCAAATTCTCTACTTCAACATGACCTACAAAATTTCGAACCCTATTCAAACTTGTAAAATTTCTAAATAGCTTTACTTTATTTACTGGTTTCTTTCGTCTGACTAGCACCATTTAGACCTCCACATGCTTGAATCGATACCCTAGAGACTCCACCTTAGATTCAATCTTCCAAAACGAGGAAATACCAAGACCTGCAAAGCTCTGCAGACCAATTTTGGTTACAGACTCTAAATCTGTAATAAATGTAAACCCCTTAGCTTTCAACAAAGCTCTAATTTTAGAATTGAACAAGTCAACGGTAAGGCAAGGTTCAATCTGAGAACCATTCTTTTTCGGACGGTAAGTAACAACACCTTCAACCTCAGTTAAGACTTGACCCTCTTTCAACAAACGCTTAGAAACCCTAGAAGAGCTTCGGTAACGAATGACCAAACCTTTATCGTTGATGTACCAAGACTTGCTAACGTTTTTGATAATGTTAGCGATTGATTTTTCAACAAAGGATTGGCGAGTTGGAGATACTCTTTGGGTGTTAGAAACTGCTACTAGAAAGTCTCCTGTGTTCTTAGCAGTCAACCAAGTTGAACCTTTGAAGAACTTCTCAAACCACTTCTGTTCTGTTTCATCTACGCTTTTTACAACTGTATCTACAAAAGGTAGAAAGCTAGAAAAGAAATCATCTGAAAGCTCGGTAACCTCAGAACCAAAAACCAACCGACAAAACGAACCGAAAGCCGTTTCACTCATATTATCTAGTAAATCGTGGTTAAAAACAAGTGTATTTTGCAAAGGTGCTACCACTCGACTATTTGTCCAAGCACTCTTATTTAACTTCTTACGAGCAAAGCTAGAGTAGTTTACTCCCAGTTGTTTTTCTGCTTCCGTGGCTGAAATGCGACCCAAAATGAGAGCGGACATAATTGAGGATACCCTATCAGCTTCCTCTTTTACTGCTTTGTATACTTCTTTATCTAAGTTAGACACACTACTGCTCCTTCTTCTTAAATTACATTTTCTAAAACTGCTGCAAACAAGGTTTTCTTTTCTGTCACATCAGTTAGAACTACTAAAACTCTACTTGGAATAAGGCTCTCATTATCATAGAAACATTCAACCCCATATTTGTAAGTATGAGTGTAAGCTTCAGCACTTCTGTGAACCAAGTTTCCTACTGCACGTTCAAAGTCATCGAGAGACAAGCGCTGAGTTCGTTTTGAGTCTGAAAATGCAAAGGCATTTGACGATACCGCTTGTACAATCTGACGAACCTTTTTAGCATGAGTTTCGTCATTAGGAATGAACTTCAAATCTGCACGAAAGCCACTGTTTAAGCGAGCCGTTCCAGTAAACAAGACACTTTCAAATTCCCCATCATTCAAACAAAAACGGTAAGGAACTAAATGCGTACGGTGGTAGAGAGGATACGATTGGTCTTTGATTTTAACCCACTCAGACTTCACTAAGTCAAATCCGGGAACTTGGGCGTTCTTGCGAACTTCGTCATCACGTTTGTAAAAACCTCGTTTAATGTCTCTCCCTCTTTCATCTATTTCTTCACCTGTAAAGGTAATGAGACCACCTACAATACGACCTAATGAGTCCTTCTTAGCTAAAGTATAGGAGTTGGTTTTAGGGTTTACTAAAGCTATATCAGTTAGTAACTTGTGGAAATCCTCTCTAGTTCCAACTTCCTCATAAAGAATATCGTTGTTATAAGCTAAAAAGGTGTGTTTGGGGAAATTAGCAGTCTTGCGCTTCATGTAGGCTTGTCGTTCCTTTTCAATATCTGGTTTAAAGCCTTCATTCAAATTCCCCTTTTCATCTGAGTTTCTAAAGAGAATAACTCCTGCTAACAATAACAAAACCCAACCCATTAACCAATATGAGGTAAACAACATAATTGCACCACAAACTGATAGAAACTGCACTATTCTGTACATTTTTATCTCCAATTCAACCAAACTTTATTCTAAACAAAAGTGCTTTCAAGCAAAGCTACGCATTCCATAAAACTCAACAAATCAGCAACGTATTGTCCTGCCCTCATAGAGCGAGAAGAGACAACCCCAACTGCCGAATTGGGAGAATGATACCGGAAAACCAAGGAATCCCCTTTCGTTTGCAAATCAAAAGAACCGTTCAGTTCTAATTCATACTTTACTTTCAAATTTTCTACAGTTTCTAACATAAACGAAACCCTCTTTCTTCTATTCTTTTAGTAGTTTTATTATACCACAAAAGATAGAATAAGTCAAATAAAAATAGGTGCGGACACTTGTTCTACACCTACTTCTTCTATTCTAAACTACAATTATTGCCCCAACAAAGAGCAAGGTTAAACCAATCGTCCCCAATCCTGCTAAATATAAATGTTCCCTTCTCATAGTTTCTTTATTCTTTACTTCTTCAAAAAGTTGAAGTTCTTTCAAAACGTAGGATACCCCTATTCCAAGGAGAAATAAAGAGTTAAACACAAAAAGAATCCATAAATAAAAGCCGTCCATAGAGAATCACCAAAAAGCCCCTTTCGGTTTATAAGACTTAATCTTACTTGAAAGCTCTCCACGTTTATTCTCATCAGCCTTCTTGAAGAGTTCCGTACGAGCTAGAGCCATTTCTGAGTCATTCAAAGAAGGGTCTGCGTATAAACGATAGTCCAAATTGAAGCGCGCACCTTCTACCAACTGGTACATTTGGTACTCATTATAAATTGGAAACCCGTCTTTATCGGTACTACAAACCAAACTCAAGCAACCAAAGTCAGAAGCTCTCCAACACTGTTCAATCTGACCTGCAGTGAAGTTCTCATTGATATAATGCTGAATGAAGTCCACTACAGACATCTTCAAGCGACCTCTCAATATTGCCAAAATCTGACTTTCAGACCATGAACCCTCCAAAAATGGAGAAATATCAACCCCAGCCATACGAAGGGAAATCAGAAAATCGAGGTAGTCTTTGTCGGATACCGCTCGACTGTTCTGTAAGTCGGAAATTTCAACACCTTGAACCAAAGCAGAAGCAAAAACTTCTATCGTAGATAACGAAATTAAGGTGAAGTCAACCTTAGAGAAGTCTACATTTTCAAGCGCCAAATCAACAAGGATACCGAAGGTTTTTGGTTCTACCATCAACTCATAATTGGTTGAGTTGAAATAGTTAGATAAACCACTAAAGTCCAAAGTTCTATGAGCGCTATACAACTTGTACAAAGGAGTTAGCACATCTCTATCCAAATTAGCGTTTACCAAATAAAGAGGTACATCATGCTCCAAACATAGACGAACTGCCCTTAACAGCTCAAAGTCTACCTTATCACTTGTTATAAAAGGTGTTAAATCCAATCCGTGAAGGAGACCGAGAGTCAACTCGTCCTTCACGTTTCGGTTTACATCTAATGCTTGTATGTCAAAAAAGGACAAACCTAAATTCGCATTCTTATTCAAATTAGTTACCACACAATCTTAAACTCAAAGTTTCAAATCGAAGTCTGTAAACGCGCCAAGTTGTTCTTCGACCTTGGCTTTTTGCATGCGTTCTCTTAGACTCATTTCTTGTTTTAAGTGCACCCCATTTAAGACCACTCCGTCAAGTGGAGTCCACGATTTAATTGGGATACCCATCTCTTTCAAGAACGGTGAAGCTTTTCCTCTGCGAGTGAGGTAAATCGTAACCTCATCACCACGTGTTCCTGCTACGAAGTGAACTCGACGTTCTTCTTCATAACTTAACTCACCACTCAAAGTATAAGGAAAAACCGTCAGTCAAAAGTGCGAAAAATCAAAATTGAATAACACGTTTGACATTCCCATATTGAGCCGAATTTTGCTTACGCTACTCTTCGTTTGATATACTCATAATTTTCAGGGCGTGTATATTATAGTGGTTCGGCTTTACGGCTGACCTACCACTAAAACTATTTTCCTTTAGTTTTCAAAGGTAATAAAACAAAGTAAAGTTTAAGCTAGAACATATTTGTCAGTATTTGCAAGGTTTATTGCAGCGTTGAGGTCTCTATCTATCTTTTCTTGGCAATTATCACAAGGATACACTCTTTGATTGAGTTTTAAATCCTGTTTGTAACTACCACAATAGGAACAAGTCTTACTAGAAGGGTAGAACCTATCCACCAAACGAACTGCTATCTTTCGCTCTTTTGCCTTTCTAATAAGGTGTTCTTTGATAGTGTAAAAAGAACAATTTGCAATATCTTTTGCAAGATGTTTATTTTTCATCATTCCTTTTACATTCAAATCCTCTACTGCAATAAATTCTGGTTGCGTCTTAACCAACTCTGAGACAAATTTACGAATATGGTTGATACGGATATTCTTTATTGAACGGTGTATCAACTTAATTTGTCTTTCTAGCTTAATAATGTTCTTTGTTTTATTGTGTTTGTTGCATTTGTTGATAAGGTATTTACGAGAAACCTTACGTTGTAATCGTTTTAAGCGTTTTTCTAATATGCGAACTCTTCTAAAAGTCTTGATATTTGGAACAGTTGTACCATCAGAAATGGTCGCAAGAGTTTTAATCCCCAAATCAACTCCCACACCCTCTGTATAATCTGGTAAATTAGTTACTTGAACTTCAATATCTTCAGTATAGGACAAGTACCAATATTTCCCATCAAAGGAAATAGTAGCAACTTGTTTCTTACAAGATAAATCAAAATTTCTTCTAGTTGAACCGAAATTAACCTCTCCGAGAGTTGGAATTTGAAGTTTACCATTATCTTTTAGATAAATACGACTCGGACGCTTCTTGTCAGAAGAAATACAACAAGTGACATTAAAACTTGGTTGAATTTTGTCGATACTTCTAAACTTCAGTTACCCTTTATTCTGTCTCCTAATCTTTACTAGCTCCCTAGCAAGGGAATTGTAGATAAAAGATTGATTAGGTTGATAATACCAAGACCAAACTTCATAATCTTCCTCTAAGTTCTTAGAGACAATAATCTTAGCAAGGTTTGAATAATCAGATTGATTAAGACTATAAATATCTCTATCGTAAAAGTTTGAATGATAGGTTTTGTTCCCATTTCTACTCAGGAGTTCATCAAACTCACCTTTATTATTTCGTTTGTCAATGTCAACCAAAAGGTTCCAATAGTTGCGTGAGACTTTACTAAACCACCACGCTTTGTCTTCTTGTTCCTTAGTCAGTATCAATCTAAGCTTCTGACTTCTCATCATTTGCTAACTTCTCCAAAACAGCTTTGTTAATGTACGCTGACAGACTCATATCCAATTTATCTGCCATAATTTGCGCTCTTTCTTTATCCTTTGGATAAATTTTGAAAGCAGTATGTACCTTAACACCCTTTTTAGATTTAGGTCTTCCTGTCATATTGATTTTCTCCTTAATCATTTGATAAACCTATTGTATCATATTATAGATTTTAATGCAACAATTTTTATCGTGTTATTCAATTTTCAATGTGCTTTTCGTACTTTTGACAGTTTCCATTAAGGCGCAACCCCTAACAGCTAGGTCGTTTCCTAGACACTTCCATTACAGAACGTGCGCAGACTATATGTCAATCTGAACCACTCTAACACAAATTTACTAAGTAGCCAGACCAAATATTTTTCTTCCACCATTAGCTTGTGGCTTTACTCTCCCATCAGGAGATAGTCGTTAGAGGTTATCCATATCTCATTTTTTTTTTGAGACTTAGGACATTCCTACCGAAACTTACCCTTGTTTGTATTGACTTAGCACTAATGTTTTCTAGTAGTCACTATTTTATTTACTAGACACTAATTAGCTTTTATTTCAGCTTTACAATCGTTCACTATTGTGTTAGCTACTAGACTGTATCAATATCCTGTTTCTTCTTTCTGCTTTCGCTACCTTCACACTTGAGTTTTCACTCTATGTTGTGGCAAACAGGTTTTAAGGTATTTCCTCGGTTTAACTTTTGTAATGATACACACTCCTTACAGAATGTGCAGGGCTTTCTATTTGTCATTGTTACTTAATGTAGAATCAAGAATACTTCTATCTCTTTTCTACATTTGCGTAAACTGTTAGTTTACCCCATCAGAATCATCAAAAATAATGTTGACATTGGCTTCACGACCTTTAAAGCTGAACGGTGTAGCAAAGGTCAAGAGAGATGTACCACCTCTTTTCGCTTCACGAATTTTATTGTTGATAAAGTCCATGTTGCTAAAGAAGTCTGTGATTGTATCACTCTCTTCTGCCAAGGTTGAAATTGTGCCAACAACTTCTGCATTTGCAGGTTCACCCCAATAAAGTACATGAGCCAAAAGCTCTTTGAAGAGAACCATTTCTCCGGGAAACTCTTCTCCATAGGTCTTTCTCAACTTGTCTACCAAAGTAGCCATAGACTTGAGACCATATTCTTGGGCAATGAAGTCCAAATAAGCGTAATTATCTGAGAACAAGATATTTTTGTTCTCTGGAATAGCGTTCATTAGGCGCTCTGCGAGAGTTTTCGCATCCCAAGGTTTTAGCTCTGGCGCTAAGACTTTCAAGTTGTTCTTAATATCAACTAGACCTCGCCCACGCACCATTTCAATGAGGTTCCAAACCTTTTGATACCGTGCAGTTCTGAAATCCCTTACGTCTCCTAGTAAGTTGAAGTCTCCTTGGCGCTTAACTGCGTAAAGAATAGAAGACGGAGAGTAAGTGAAGTTCACTCGTGACTGAACTGCAATGGTTTTTCCTTCTGCTAAATACTTATCAATCAACTGCAAGGAAGCGTCAGCCATATCTTTTACAGAGTCAAATTGGTAAGCTTCAAGGACTCCACCCTCTTTAAAGGAGCGAAGAGAGTGTTCGTAGCGATTTGAGTTCTTCTCAATCGACTTGGTAATGGGTTTCAAAATGTTTGAAGGGCAACGGTAAGATACCGAGAGTGGGTACTTAGTTGGTTGGTACTCCTTGTCGAACCACTCCATGACCTCTGGGTTTGAGCCACGGAAACCGTAAATCGACTGGTCTGGGTCTCCTACAATAACGACGCGTGGACAGTTCTCAAAAATCGGCTTCAAGACTTGGTACTGCAACTCAGACATATCTTGAGCTTCGTCCAACATAAAGTATTCGTAGCGGTTTTTGTAGAAGTTGACCCAAGCCATTTGAACTGGATCATCTTTCTTCTCTACAACCATATAATCGTAGACAAGAGACATCAAATCGTCAAAGTCAATGACGTTCATAGAAGTCTTCAGCGCTTGGTAATCTTCAACTATCATAGGAAGTAAATTTCTTGGAAGATTCAAGCGTTTTGCCGTGTCTGCTGCTTCACCGAATTGGTACTCAGAAATAGAACAGTTACGGTAGTTGGAAATAATAGCAGCTAAGTCTCGTTTATCTTGAAGAGAAATATAGTTACTGCCTTCTTCTCCTAAATCATGTTTGCGGAATAGACGACCCATAATCGCATTGAAAATACGAGAACCCTCAGAGTCTCCTCCACCTGTGTCCAACATTTGAACATAGTCTGATTTTGATTTATCTGTAAGGTTGAACCCACGAAGTCGCAAAAGTTCAAAAAACTCTGACTGTAAGGTGCTGAATGTGAGGTCGTTTGTGGATACCCCTGAAAGACCTAACTTAGCGAAAGTGCGCTCTACATTTTGTTTAATCTCTTCTGCTCCTTTACTTAGGAAAGTAGTAACCCAAGCGACTTTCTCCCCTCTCTGAGCTGGAGACAAGCGCCCAATCGTTTTATCCTTTGCTAAAATCAATGAAATCGAAGTGGACTTACCTGAACCTGCGGTCGCAAACAACTCAGTGCGACCATCTGAACGAATAATTGGCTCCAACTCTTCTAAATTATAACCTTTAGAAGCGACTAGCTCCAAATACTTCTTCATATTTGCTTCGTAAATTTGTTCCTCAGTAGGTTGTTGCTCTGAATTTGCACTAGGTTTAACCCCTAGAAAACCCTTGTCGTTACTGAGGTTGTCGAGTGCTGATTGATACATTTTTGACCTTCTTTCTTCTATTAAATAGTAAGTAAATAGTAAGACTGAAATCAGTCCATTTATCTGTTTGTATATTTAAAATCTAATTTGTTATGTTTATGCTAAATTGAAACTGTGGAGGAAAAACTGCGAAAAATCCAAAATCCGATTATTGGCAAGTTAGTGACAAGTTAGTGTTCGGAAAAAGGTAAAATTTCATAGTATTGGGGAGATACCCACCAAGAAGTTATTAAATCAAAGGTTTTACTTGATTTTATAGTGAAAACTAGCGAAACTGCTTGTGGGATAAGGGTTTTCTAGGTTTTCTTTGAAAAATTGCCTACTTAAGTTGGGAAATACAATTAAAATGAACACGTGAGAATCAAATTTGAGGTCTTCTTTTAGATACCCTCGAAGTGAGGTTAGGAAATAAGGTTTAAACCTTTGTGTACCAAGGACTTTCAAGTTTGTTACCGATAAATTTTGACTTTTAAGTGGCAAGCTCCGTAGAAAATTTTGGAGGTACAGGAGGATACCCACCTTGGTAGTTTGAGAAAAGGTAGATGAACCCTTATGCACCAAGGACTTTCAAGTTTGTTGGCACAAAATTTTAACTCTTTATTTCTTTTAAGAGTGGAAAATTTGAGAGGTGTTTGTAGATACCCTCTTTGGTTGGTTGGGGAAACTTGCTTTAGAGCAAGCTTACCAAGGACTTTGGAGAATTTAAACACCTGTTTTCTCTTTTTAACTTCCCTAGCCTTAACTAAAGAAATTGAAAAATTGAGAAAGGTCTTTAGATACCCTCCAACCCATTTGGCAAAATTCTTTAAACTCAACCGTACCAAGCACTTTAAACCTTGGCAATCGCTCAAATAATTGTAAATAAAGGGAAAGAGCCACTTAGTTGAGAGAAAATCTCAACCTATGATGCGATACCTTCGAAACCTTGTTAAATCAAGGAAATTACTGTTTAAGTTCGCTAAACACTTGCTATTGCTGAGTTTCTGAGAACTCAACCACCTATGAAGTAAAAACCCCACAGTTAAGTTTGCCAAATTGGAGAAAATTGCGAGGTATGTTTAGATACCCACTCACCAACTTGGCAAACCTTATTAAATCAAGGTTTAATGCAATTTCACCTACTAAAATCTAATTTGAAAAAGCAACATAGCCAATAAGAGCTAAGAGTGGAACCAAGATAGCTGCTAAAACCCACAGAATAGCAGTATTTGTCTTAGGTTTATCTTCTTTCTTATCCTCTTCCTCAGTCTGAACAGGCAAATAGTGCGCAGACGAGTGACGATACCCATATAAAGGGCGGTACAAAAGCACATTTAATGGAGTGTCTGAAGAATAAAAGGTCTTCACAGTGTTTTCAGACGAAGTGAAAGAGGGAACTGAGGTGTGACCACTCTTAAACTCTGCTTGAGAACTTAGCGACCGCCAAGAGGAAATTGGCGTTCCTACCGCACTTGGTCGGAAAGACCGACCGTGACTAGAACTAGAGTGTGAGCCACTTTTAGAACCTGTCGAACCTACGTGGTTGCTTGTGTTGTGTGAGCCAGTTGAACCCTTAGAACCACCTCCGGAACCTTTTGAACCACCTTTAGACCCTCCATGAGAACCACCGTGAGAGCCACCGTGAGAGCCACCGTGAGAGCCACCATAACCACCGCCATGACCTCCAACCGTGACCTCCTCTAGCGAGCGCCACGGTTGGAGCGGATACCGAGAGGGCTAATAAGCCAACTAAGGCTATTTTTGAAACTTTTCGCCACATTTGCCTAATCTCCTTATGTAATTGTCTTCAAGCTCTGAATAGTTTGAAACCAAGAACTTGTACTTATCTGAAGTCACTTTCTTATTATAGAGGTAAAGCTCTGGTACTGCTACTTTAAACGCTTGGTGCAACAATTCTAATGGAAAAGTCTCACGGAGTAGGGAGATACCCTCTCTCGAAAGTTCCGTAAGTTCAAATAAATCCTTGTGTAGCAAGCGATTAGAGTAGGTTGCCAACTTCTTTTTCTTGTATTCAAAAGGGTAAGCCAAAATCTCAAAGAGACACGTGTAAGTTCCTTTCCCTCTTGTCTGAACCAAACCTCTGTAAAGCCTATGTTTAAAGAGGTTCACACAGGAAACAGTGCGCTCAACCCCATCGTCTACTATTTCAACTTTGTATTTATAGGTGTCTTTCATCTAAACCACCTCTTTTTCTAGTAAAGTTCCTTAACTTTACAAAAATCACCTATTTCGTAACCTAGCTTTTCTTCGAGTTGCGAGGTGTAAAAGGATACCCTCTCACGAATGTGCGAAACCTCTACGGAATACTGCTTTTGGTAGAGTTCTTCATCAAAAGAAACTCCATAAGACAACAATAGGAAGAGAGTTGCAACCTCAATCGGAAGAACTGTTGTTTCAAAGTGTAAGTTCTCATTTAAAACTGTAATTGGTACAGAATAAACAGACTCCACTTTGGTAATGAAATAATGCTCTGCGTAAATTGAGTTATTGGTTTGAGCGTAATTGACTCCCAACGTGTCCCAACCAACCTCTACTCTGCTGACGGTTAGTGAAGGCTCTAAAAATTCAATGTAGCTACCATATAAGTCTTGAATAGACTCTGGGAGACTTTCAAAGTCTTCTAACAAACCTTCTCTCGTCTTATAGAAGTTGTAAGTATAGAACTGAACCTCTGTGTCTGTGACCTTTGTAATCTTAGCTAAATGAACTTTGTTGATAAACTTATTCGTACCTTTGCTACTGCGAACCTCTTCATTTGCTACATAACCTTTTTCATAAAGAAAGACGAGCGAACCCTCCTGATACCCTTGCTCTTTAAAGAGCTTTTGTTTCTCAGAAATTGGTAAGACCTCTTTGTTCATGTAGCCATGAAAACGAGCCATTTCAACATAGAGCTGACTGTTAATAGTATCTATGTCTTTCGCACTCAAATCGTAGTCAATCGGTAAATACTCAAAGAGCTTGAAATAGTAAAGAATACTAGATTCTGTTAACTCTGAAGAGAGACCTTTTACACTTAAATGAAAGTCTCCTACAATCACATCAAGGTAAATCGCAAACCACAAGACCACCATACTATAAGAAAGTTGGTAAGGGTAGTTGCTAGGTTTCAAATAGGTGTAATTCTCTTCTGTGATTACAAAGGAAGTGCTTGAAACTCTGAAATGCTCTACGATTATTTCAAAATGAGCTAACAACCTACGGTAATCATAACTTGGAGGAACTGCTGCAACCGTCTCTTTCAACTCCAAAAGCTTACGAGCGGAAGCCGTGCTCACATAAGGATACCCGTCAAGTTTACTGAGAGCGCTAGGTTCAAAAGAAACTGTTGGAATGAACTCTGGAGGTGCTTTATAAATCTCACTATAAGCAATATTGTAGAAAGACCAATAGAGAGCCTTATAGGGAGAGTCTATCGTGTATTTATCAATCATTGTTACACACCCTCAACCCTTTCAAAGGCTACTGAGTTCAAGTTAGGAAAGTCCTTCTCCTTTAGTTCAAGAACTAAGTCAACTGGAAGTGTCTTGTTCAAGGTTAGATACCGAGAGAGGGAACCCCAAACCTTAATATCTTCAAGGTTTTCTGATAGAAACTGCTTTAATTTCTTCTCTACGTCTAAGACCTTTGCAAGAGACTCAGTTATCTCTTCTTTTGACTTCTCTTTAATTAAATCTGCTTGGTACAATTCACTTGTACGCTGACCCAAAAGGTTTGGAGCAACTTGCACTAAAGGAAACTCTGAAATTTCTTCTATAATAGTAGAAAGTTCATCAGAATTGACCTGTAAATACTCCTCAATCACTTGAAATTGGCGGTTTTTCCAAAGACTTAATAATCCTGTCGGAAATCTCGATTCAAGACTTTCTTCGACCTTTTGACTTGCGTAATAAACTTGACGAGAAGTCAAACCTGAAAGGTCTACAAGTTGTTTGCGATTGAGTCCTGATCGATATAATTTCAAAAGACTAAGAGTGCTTTCTTCATTTGACTTACTTAAATTTAAGTAAGAACCGCTCTTCAAAAAATCAACAAGCGTTTTTGCAAATTGCAAGTCCTCTACAGTTTGTAAGACCGAACTAGAAGGAATATGCTTGTTATTCTCCAGTCTAGTTTGGAATAAAGTAATATCAGAATAAATCTGATTTAAAGTATTAAATATCGGTTTCTTTTTACTCATTATGTTTAAAAACCACAAAAAACTACTATTTTATGATTTACTTTTAAAATACAAAATAAATCATTCTACTTTTCTGTACTTTATCCTCTCTGTAAAATTTTCAGTCTGAAATCTAGCTATATGACTAGGAATTTTCATTACTGAATTTCTTAAGGACTATTATACATTATTTTAGAATAAAAATCAAGTAACAAGATGTACAAAATCTAAATCAAAATGAGATAAGTTCATTATTTTTAGACTAAATTAAAGATATTGGATTGAAGTTGAATTTACTATAAAGAAAAAGGAAATTTGTGGATACCCCTGTGAGGTTTGTGGAGTTCTTTCAAAAGTAGAAAAATGAAGTTTGAAATTGAGGTTCTGCTTTCTGCTGTCTGCTTTCTGCTTTGTCTATGAGTGCTTCCATTTTTTAATCGGATAAATTTCATCTTAAAAACGCACGTGGACTGAGGATACCGCAAGGGTAGTTAGCGTTTGCTCTGATTTTATTGGAGTTTGAACGCTCTGTGAACTGCTGCTTAATCTTACTGAAGTTCAAGTTGCTTACTTAAATTAACGCTCACAAAAAGGAAATCAGCAAAGCAAGTCTGAAGCCTAACGGAAGTTGGGCGTTCCTCTCACTTAAACAAGAAAGTAAGGAAAAGAGAGTGTAACTAGCACTAAGTAAGTACCTAAATCTATAGAAGAAACAAAGCTCACTAAATGAAACTAAACGGAGTTTGGGCGTTTCTCTTATTTAAGAAGTAAAGTAAAGAACTTGTAGCAAGAACTGAGAAATACCTAAAACTAAGGACGAGAGAAAACCTTCACTAAACGTAGATAGACGGAAGTTGGGCGTTCCTTATACTGAGGTTAAGTTCAAAAGTAAAGATCAAAACGCAAAGCGAGGATATCACTGGGAGGTTTGGTGGGAGGTTGAAGTTTTAAATGCAGACCTCAAACCTCAAACCTTACTTAGGCCTCAAACCTCAAACCTCAAACCTTACTTAGACCTCAAACCTCAAACCTCAAACCTCAAACCTCAGACCTCAGACCTCAGACCTCAGAC